AACTTACTGCTTCAACAGAATACTCTAATAAAGAATCCCAGAGGCTGTTGTAGGTGGCTTTTATCCAAGCGGCTGAACGGACTATATTTGAAATGCGAACTTCATCCATTATCTTAGAAGTTGCAGAATTACCTTCATCATTACCAATATAAAAAGCATTATTATTGTCAACATCAATGGCATTTGCACCAGATATTGCAGTTCCTTTCTCAGCACCATCTCCAAAAACCCGTAAATAATCCCCATCTCTTTGACCAACTATATAATGATAAGAATTGTCTGCATAATCTATTGGCTGATCATCTGATTGGATTTCAGTAGATACATTATCAACTGTAACACGAACATAAGGGTCAGAACTTCTTAAATACACTCGATAATAACCATCACCTGAATCGGTATGTATTCCTTTATAGATGAGCCTTGAAACAGGATCAGACGTTTTAATAATCGTCTCAAATGTAAAATCTCCGGTCCCGAAGTTAAGAGTAGCATGATTTGGAACAATAATGGCATCATCTACTGCATCAAATTCAATTCCATCACCAACTTGACCTGACACTAGATCAGCAGTGGTCATAGACCCATCGGGTGTACCATTATTAGCATTTGACGTTGAATCTTTAATAGCGTCTGCAACATCACCATTCGGAACTTGAGACATATGATAAACAGCGACAAAGTTAGAGTCCCAAACATTATGTGTTACAGCATCGGTGGTGTCACCAACATATGAAGTATTATCTGATTGAGTAGAATCGTAATAGAGATATAAAACCGTGTCGGCAGAACTTGAAACAGAGGGTACTTTTACATGGAGGACAGCCTCTTCTCCGGTATCGTCCCACTTCTCTATTTCAACGAATAACTGGCGATAACTGGAATCGGTGACAGCGATCTTCTTGCTGTCAGATCCAAGTTCATCAAAGACAGCGGTAACATCAGCAGAACCAATACCTGAAGATGAATTAAGTTGAATTGTAACGGGGAAATCTTCAAGATCGGAATCAACTTTGGATGAGTCGATGGTGAGTTCGATGCTGTTGGCCCAACTACCCGTATCAAGGATGCCGTATGTTCCAGCACGGATTTCGTCAATTTCATCCGTGGTCAGGATGTCTTTGAAGACAACTACTTCGTCTATTAAACCGTCAAAAATATTTACAGGGTTCCCAAGCCCAAGCATCGCTCCAATAGTAAGCGGGGCATCGCATACATTGATATTGTTTGTTGCTGTACCTGAAGTATCAACAACTTTACTACCAGCCGTATCATCCCATATAACCAATTGCCAACTTTTATCTGTGTCGTCATATGTAAATCCGGCATGATACCACCTGCCAGTTTGAGGAGTACCATCAAGATACAGATTTTCTCCATCGGTTCCGCTAGTATGCCCAGCAGCTAATACAAAATTTGGCGTATCAGTAGCCATTAATACTATTGATCTATCACTATATGAATAATCCCATTTGTTAAAAAGCACACCTGTTGATGCTAAACTCTCTATTTTAAACCAAAGACAGACACTTATTTTCTTGTTTGAGTCACCATCTTTTAATGGGAATCCAGCATCAAGGTTTGTATCTGTAATAGAAAAATACTCTGAATTACTAAGTTCAAGATCCGCACACGCAGACCCCTCCTTATAGTCACCAGTGCTTGTACCTACTGTGTTGTTATCGGTGAGCGTATTTGTCCCGATTGAATCAGTCGTTAATGCACCTTCTTCAAATTTCCATAAAGCTACACAATTACTATCACTACTAAAATCATTATTTCCTAATGTTAATCTACTAGATGAGCTTGATGATTCACTTGAGCTACTAGAAGATGAACTAAAAGATGAACTTGAACTTGATGATGAACTACTACTCGAACTTGATGATCTACTGCTACTTGAACTACTACTCGAACTTGATGAAGAACTACTTTCTTCTGAAAACGTAATCAGCGAATCCCAAAGACTATTGTAGGTAGCTTTGATCCATGCTGCTGAACGGGCTGTTGAGGATATGCGAATTTCACATATAACACCATCCCAATGATTATATTCTGCAATGTTGTATTTTTGGCATCCTATTACCGGAGGTGATCCAACGTTCGTGCTGATAGTCCCCAAACTGGCATTCGTGGCTGTCCCATCTTGTGAACCATCTTTATAAATATATGCGGTTGTGCCGTCCCGAACCCCGGCAAAATAATAAAAAGTAGAGCCAGAAATCCCAGATGAACCCACAGCAGATGCGGAATCTGAGTCTTCGTCCCTAAAGAATGCTCCACCTACGTTCACAGAAGATATATATAAATTATAAACAGACGTTATGTCTGAATCGTAATTTGTAAATAAATGATGGGTAGACCCAAGCGCATCGATTGACGCGATGGCTTCGACAGTTACGTTACCAGCTTCAGGGGACAAACCAGCCGTATTCGTCAATTCTATCCAATCATCAGACCCATCAAAATCAATTCCATCCCCGATTTTACCAGCGACAAGATCAGCCGTGGTCATAGTTCCGTTAGGAGTTCCGTCATTTCCGTTTGATGTAGAATCTTTTATCGCTCCAGAAGCGTCACCATTTGGATCTTGAGCCATGTGCCAGACACCAACGAAATTAGAATCCCAAACATTATGCGTAACAGCATCGGTGGTGTCTCCTACATAGGATGTATTATCATCCTGAGTAGAATCATAGAACAGATATAAAGTGGTATCAGCAGAACTTGAGACGGAAGGAACTTTTACATGGAGGACGGCGATTTCATTTGCATCATCCCATTTTTCAATTTCGACATAAAGTTGATTATAACTAGAATCTGTAACAGCTATTTTCTTTCTATTAGCATCGGAGGTTAGTTCATCAAAAACTGCTGACGTATCAGCATCACCAACACCAGAAGCCGTGCCAAGCTGAATCGTCACTGGGAAGTCAGTTAAAGTTTCATCAATTTTTGAAGAATCTATTGTAAGTTGTATTCTATTAGCCCATGTTCCTAACCAAGGATAATTAGAGCTTGAAGAACTAGAAGAAGAATTGCTTGAAGAGCTAGAAGAACTGGAAATACTATCTGAACCTTTCGAACTTGAAGAAGAAATGCTTAATGAACTTGAAGAAGAACTTGAAACTTCACTTTCAGAAAAAGTAACCAAAGAATCAAACAAACTATTATAAGAAGCCTTAACAAATCCTGCAGAACGTGATCCGTTTATTCTAAGTTCAGATATAATTCCATCATGCCATACTTCTCCCCAACCATATAAATTATTCCCATATCCTAAAACTAATCCAGTCCTTCCAGTAGAATACTCATCTCCTGTCGTAGAAGCTACTTCAGTTCCATTGACATATAAAATTAAATCAGTTCCATCATATACACTTGCCACATGGTAAAATGTTCCATCTGTTGCAGGTTCTGTTGAACTCCCAGAAGTAGTGTTGAATGTAGCACTTGTTCTTGTAGATGTAAGAAGCGTACTTCCAGATCCAGTAGCTATATCAACATCAAAAGCATCACTAGCTTCTCCAAGTACAACTATGGGCTGGCGATATGAAGAACCAAAAGAAACAACTGCTTCAACCAACCAATAACCCATATTTTCTGAATAAGATGAATTTACTAATTTATCATTAATTCCATCTAAATCAATCCCTTTACCTGTTTGTGCTGGAACTAAATCAGCAGTAGTCATTGATCCAGAAGGGGTTAAGTGATTTGCATTTACTGTTGAATCTTTTATAGCATCAGCAACATCTCCATTAGGATCTTGTTCCATGTGATAAACAGCTTTATATTGTCCTTCTGACCAAACAGTTTGAGCTGCTAAATCATTAGTATCTCCTACGTAAGAAGTATTATCTGATTGAGTTGAATCATAAAATAAATATAAAGTAGTATCCACAGAACTAGAAACTGAAGGAACAGAAACATGTAACCATGCTTCTTCATTTGCATCGTCCCAAAGTTCTATTTCTACATAAAGCTGATTACAACCAGAATCTGTAACAGCTATTTTCTTTCTATTTGCATCTGAAGCTAATTCATCAAATACAGCAGTAACATCAGCAGAAGTTATTCCTGAAGATGTTGATAGCTTAATCATCACTGGAAAATCAATTAAATTAGAATCAACTTTAGAAGAATCTATTGTTAATTCTATTCTATTAGCCCAAGTCCCTAACCAAGGATAAATTGAACTCGAAGAAGATATACTCAAAGAACTAGAAGAGCTACTTGAACTACTACTTGAACTGGAAGAAGAACTTGAAGAACTTGAAGAACTACTTGTTCCAATATAGATTCCTTCCCTAATAGCATCAATTTCATCTGTAGTCAGGATGTCTTTGAAAACAACTACTTCATCTATCAGGCCATCAAAGAAACTATCAGGTGTTCCATCTAAAACTCTCGACCCGATTGCAAACGTAGCATCATTAACAAAAATATTATCAGTTGCAGTTCCGCTTGTATTGACAATCTTAGTCCCAGAAGTATCGTCCCAAAGAACTAACATCCATGACCTATTAGCGTCATTATATGTAAACCCAAGATGATACCATCTTCCAACTGTCAGTGTCAGTCCACTGTAAAGTAATTCAGAAGTCCCTGTGCCGACTCCAATTGCAAATTGGAATTCATCTCCGCTGTTCAATATATAACAATAAACGGTCCTGTAGTCTGACTCCCGTTTTGCAAAAATCTGCATGTTTGCATCTATTGACCTACATTTAAACCAGCCACAAATACTAAAGGATTTGGATGAGGAACTACTTTTTAAAGGAAATCCACTGTCAAGGTCAGCATCAGTAATGCTAAAGTATTCAGAGTTGCTAAGTTCTAAATCAGCACAAGCAGCTCCCTCCTTATAATCACCTGTAGACGTTCCTACAGTATTATTGTCTGTGAGCGTATTTGTTCCTATAGAATCAGTAGTTAATGCACCAGATTCAAAACTCCATAAAGCTACACAATTATTATCTGCTGAAAAATCATTATGCAAAACAGCAGAAGAAGAACTAGAAGAACTAGAAGAACTAGAAGAAGTAGAAGAAGAACTAGAAGAAGTAGAAGGTTCAACCCACTCAACATATAATTCTGGCTTTTCTGTTCCTGAATTATATTCCAGTGTAGATATAAATCTATAAGCATAATTTGAACTGCCATTGTCTGATATGACAGCCATTACAGCATTTCCTGATTCGTAACCTCCTCTATCTATAATTTCTTGTAAAGGTGCAATAATACTTGGACTATCATATTTCACTCCATTACTAAATCCAGGAACAGAACTCCAATTTGTAGTAGCTGTAGTTAAAGTTAAACCTTGCACCTCATATCTATCAACTGGAATTGTAGCATTATCAACATCACTAAAATTAATTTTTAAATTAACAGTAGTTGAAGAAGAAGTTTGATAGCAAGTAAGTCTCAACATTGCCGTAATAATTGTTGATCCTGCTGGAATATTGAGATTTGGAAATCTTATAAATGCAATAGATCCAGATGTTGTAATTCTACCAATTTCAAAATAATTCTTATCATTATAAAGGGTTGTTGAATATGCAAATCCATCATCTTCTCCGACCACCGGATAAAAAGTTCCAGAATCTGTTGAAGCTTTACTACTAGAACTACTTGAAGAAGAACTTGAACTACTTAATGAACTAGAAGAGCTACTTGAACTACTTGATTTTGAAGAAGAGCTACTTGAACTACTGGAAGATGAAACTCCAACATAAAGTCCTTGTCTTATTAAATCAATTTCATCCGTGGTTAATACATCTTTGAAAACGACAACTTCATCCATTAAGCCATCATGAAGCCCTACTCCTGGGCTGCCATTATCCAACCATGCGCCAATACTAAGAGGGCCATCAGTAACATAAATATTGTTGGTTGCAGTACCACTTTGGTCTATTATCTTGCTGCTTGCGGTATCGTCCCACACGACAAACTGCCATGACTTATCCGAATCGTTGAATGTCGCACCTACATGATACCACCGACCAGTTTGAGGCGTCCCACCCTCATAAAGAACTTCGGTGTTTGAACCGTCATAACTTATTCTGAAACGAAAACTCGGTGCATTGATAGTCGCTATATCTATAGATTTCTTGTTTAGCCCATATTCATAAAAAGAAAAAATAGGGTGAGAAGCTACAACGTTTTCAAATTTTACCCATGCACAAATACTAATTACTTTATTTGTATCTCCATTTTTGAGAGGAAAACCACTGTCTAGGTCAGCATTGGCTATTGAAAAGTACTCGGAATTGATTTCATCAAAATCAGCACAAGCTGCACCTTCCTTTGCGTCTACCAGAGATTGACCAACGGTACTATTGTCAGTAAGCGTATTTGTGCCTATAGAATCTGTCGTTAATGCTCCATCTTCAAATCTATATAGAGCAACACAATTAGAATCACCTGAAAAATCATTATGCAAAACAGTGGAAGAAGAACTAGAAGAAGAACTTCTACTGCTACTTGAGCTTGATGATTCACTTGAACTACTACTTGAACTTGATGATCTACTGCTGCTTAAAGAACTACTTGAACTTGATGATCTACTGCTGCTTGAACTTGATGAACTGCTGGAGCTTGAAGAACTACTACTTGAAATACTGGAAGAACTTGTTCCTACATATTGACCTTGTCTTATTAAATCAATTTCTTCAGTAGTCAGGATGTCTTTAAAAACTACTACTTCATCTATTAGGCCGTCCCATACGGCCACCGGCGAATCAGAATTGAAATAAGCTCCAATTCCTAATGTTCCAGCAGCGGGATAAATACTATTTGTTGCATTTCCACTAACATTTACAACTTTTGAACCTATAAAATCGTCCCAAAGAACAATTTTATATGAATTGTCACTATTATCAAATGTAAATGCAAAATGATACCATTTTCCAGAAGATAAATGATACGAATTTTCTAAGGTTTCACCATTTTGACCAGAATTATATCCGATTGCAACTGAAAAATTAGAGGACGAGTCACTTTGTACTATAAAAGTTCTACCAGAGTTTCCGTAATCGTATTTTGAAATAATTCCATAGTAGTTCCCCAAAGTCCCAGCTTTAAACCATCCACAACAACTAAACTTTATACTAGAAGCACCAGATTTAATAGGAAACCCAGAATCAAGCTCATCATCAGCGATAGAAAAATATTCGCTGTTTACATGATCTAAATCAGCACAAGCAGACCCTTCTTTGTAATCGCCCGTAGATGTGCCGACAGTGTTATTATCAGTGAGGGTATTTGTCCCGATTGAGTCAGTGGTCAGCGCCCCGTCTTCAAACCGCCAGAGGGCTACGCAATTAGGATCATTTGTAAAATTGTTGGTTGATGGCATGAAAAATCCCTCTAATTAAAAAACAACATTTTCTTATGTTTTAATAAATCAGAGGGAACAGATATTTAGTGGGTAGTATTCTTTGATTTTAGAGATCACTACTGTTTTATAATTTTAGATGCGTAGGTATGATTTATATCCTCTATTTTTCCTCATATGAACCTCATTCTATATGCTCTAAGAGTCGAATGTATATATTTTATCGTTCTAACTTCTTAGAGCATATACAAAGACAATTTTAGATGAATATACAAAGAATTGATAATTGCTTTATTTTAATTTACTGATGATTTGCTCGAGCTACTCGAACTTGAACTACTTGAGGAAGGAACAACATTACAATCTTCTTTAGCATTTATTCAATCTTCAATGTGTAATGTGTCGTAACTCCATTCTCACCTCTTAAGTTGTCCATTCAATGTATAATTCTGGTGCAGTAACATTGGTATACGTTTCATCTGCCACTGCTTCATAGGGTAGGAGATCTACTGAATAGTAATTTGGATCATCATTGAAAACAAGTAATGCGATGGAATTTCCAGATGACCAACCAGGTCTACTTACGATTTCTTGTATTATACTAACTAAACTTGGAGTAGTGCGTTGAGTATCTTCATCCCAAGAACCATTAATTGTAAAAGCTACAGATGCACTTGTTAGTGTTAATGCATCACCTTCTGCATCTGTGGTTGGCAATGTAGTTACATTATCGACATCATTTGCATATATGTCTAGATCAAAAGTATCGCCCCATCCCATACAATACAATTTAAATACTGCAGAAGTGATTGTTGCGCCTTGAGGAATATTGATATTATTAAATCTAAATAGTGCTCTGTCTTCACCAGCCATTGAAATTTCGATAGCATCATCCACGACATCTCCACCACCACTCATATACCAATAAAGATCATCAGAGCCAGTAGTGACGTAGAATGTATTAGAGGATACACTCATTGACATACTACTTGAACTGCTAGAGCTACTACTTGAGCTAAATGAGCTTGAAGATGATTCAGAAGATGAACTATTGCTTGAACTAGAAGAACTTGAACTACTTGAACTTGATATAGATTGACTACTTGAACTTGAACTACTACTTGAACTACTACTTGAACTACTACTTGATCTAGAACTACTAGAGCTTGATGATGAGCTACTTGAACTTGATGATGAACTATTACTTGAACTGCTAGAAGATGAGCTGAATAAACTACTTCCTGTTCCACCATATTCTACTGTAGGTGGTGTAAAATTAGAAGTCCAGCGAGCTATATTACTAATTCTAAATTCATCTACCTGACAATTTGCTGTTACCCCAACATCTTGACTTTGACCTATCCTGGTGTAACCACCAATTGGTGAAATTATATCTGTCGAAGATCCAGTTGCACCTATTTGTGTTCCATCGACAAAAAATCGTAAATTTCCATTTGCTCTCGTAAGTGCAATATGATACCAAGTTCCTGTATCAAGTGAAGTGGAAAACACAAAATTTTGATTTACAGTCACTATTCTAAAAGCACCAGATTGGTAAGCTAAATTTAAACCATTATTATACTTAGAACCTAAGTCAAGTAAACCCTTAGTGGTCGCAAATGATTGTTCTGAGTAAAGCCTAAAATCAATGGTGAAATCTCCAGTACCAAAATAAAAATCAGAACTGAGCGCTGTATTGATGAATGTATCAATTGAACCATCGAATTTACCAGAAGCTGTGCCAAATACCCTTTGTGAAGTATCTAGTTGTGAATTACCATTAGCAGTCCAAGTTTTTCCTGATTCATCTGTAAATGTTGTACTTTCATCTGTTCCATTGAAATGAAGAAGTACTTTAGTAAATTCATCATCACCGTTACTAGACGATAAGCTGCTTGAGCTTGATGATAAGCTGCTTGATGAACTTGAAAAACTTAAACTGCTAGATGAACTGCTACTTGAACTGCTACTGGAGCTTGATAATGAACTGCTGCTTGAACTGCTGCTTGAACTGCTGCTTGAGCTGCTGCTTGAACTTGACGATGAACTGCTGCTTGAGCTAAAGAAGCTACTGCCTGTCCCACCATATTCAACCGTTGGAGGTGTAAAATTACTTGTCCATCTAGCTATACCTTTGGTTACTCTAAATTCGTCAATCCTGCCCTGCATGTAACCAGTATTTGCACGTCCAATCCAACATTCCCCAACAGGTGCAATATTATTAGTGATAGTTAGAGTACTTCCAACTTGATTTCCATCAATGAATAATTTGACATTTCCACTATACCTTACTAATGCCCAATGATGCCAAGTATAAAGATCATCCCAAGAGGTAGCAGTCCAATTTCCTGTGTATCCTCCTATATAAATTTGTGATCTACCAACTTGAATTCCCGGTCCTTGTCCCCAAGTCCCAATAGTAAAGTATCTAAATTGATAATCAGTGTCAATTCTGTCAAACCATATCCAACAATCAATAGTAAAATCTCCGGTCCCAAAATTATGATCGCTCGTAACTGGGGTAGAAATGTATCCATCTGTTCCATTAAAATATCCACAAGCAGTTCCAAAAACTCTTTGAGATGTGTCAAGTTGTGCACCACCATATGGAGTCCAAATTTTAGTTGATTCATCTGTAAATGTTGTAGATTGATCTGTTCCATTAAAGTGTAATAATGATTTGGTGTATTCGTCATCTCCATTGCTTGATGATTTGCTGCTGCTTGAACTAGAGGAAGAATTGCTAGAACTGCTAGAAGAACTATTTGAACTTGACGAACTTGATGATGAACTACTTGATACAGAAATTGCACCCCATTCAAGATGAAGTTCGGCTTTTTCTGCGCCTCCATTGTAATCGAAAGCAGAACATTCTCTTTGAGTCCAACTTTCACTGACAGGAGTTTCTTCTACAAAAATAGCCATTAAAGGTTTGTTGTAACCCCATCCAGGTCTATCAATAACTTCTTGGACTAGACTAGAAATATCTGGAGTATCATACGTTGTTCCATCTACCCATGGAATAGAATCAGTCCACAATACTTTTGCAGTAGTTTTATCAAGGGCTAACAATTCAGTAGAATCAGTAGGAGCAACTGCATTATCATGAGCATTAAAATAAATGTGGGTGCTTCTAACTCCAGTATCTGGATTAGACGCATATGCAGTGAAACGAATAAAAGCTGAAGTTATTGTAAATCCGGGACGTGCAGTAACATTCGGAAAACGGAACCAAGTCGTGTATCTCGTCCCACTTACCTGATTGTCCTGTCCAATTATTACAGAATTTCCATCTGTATTAAATGATCTTAAAATAGCATAATGTCCATCATCAGTTGAAGCTGCTGGGTAATAAATTCCTGCATCAGTTGATTCAAAAGAGGAACTGGATGATAAACTTGTACTGCTACTCGAGCTTGATGATTCACTACTACTTGAAGATGAGCTACTTGAAGATGAACTCAATGACTGAGATACATATGTGACATGTAATTCGGCTTTTTGACTTCCACTACTATAGTCAACAGAAGAAAATTGTCTTCCCGGTAAAGATGAAGATCCATCATCCCAAAGTCCAATTAGTATTGCATTGCCCCTTTCAAAACCAGGTCTATCCACTATTTCTTGTATAATATCTATTAAACTTGGTGAGTCATATTGAGTTCCAGCAACCCATTCATCAGTCACATCCCATGCCACAAAGGCTGTCGTTTTATCAAACCCAGTCATCCAAGTATAATCGGTTGGATTAACAGCATCATCAATGTCATTTCCATAGATATTATAATAAACTGCCGCACTTGAATTCGATTTGCTGGTTACCTTTAAATACGCAGAAAGAATTTCTGTTCCTTGTGGTACTAGAAAATTAGGAAATCTAAAGTAGACGGTTGTTTTTATTCCATTACCTTGATATCCCCATGATAAGTAATCCCGATCATTATAAAGATACGTATTGTAGGAGAATCCATCATCCTCTGAAGATACTGGATAGAATGTTCTTGATGCCTCTGATGGTTGAGAACTTTCTGAAAATGATGAACTACTTGAAGATTTACTGCTGCTTGAAGAACTACTTGAACTTGAAGATTTACTGCTACTAGAGCTACTACTTGATGATGAACTACTACTTGAACTTTTTCTATACTCAATATGAAGAGGTGTAAAATTCTCTGTCCATTCAGCTATGCCATTAACAATTCTTAATTCATCTATCCAACCATGAAGAGGTATATTCCAACCATAGTGCCTTCCTACGTAAACACCACCACTATTTGGATAATTATAGGTGACACCTGTAATTGTAGATTCAAGTTGAGTTCCATTTATAAATACCCTTAAATTACCTGAAGAATCTCTAGTAATTGCTATGTGATACCAAGTATTTTCAGTATAAGTCCAAGAAAAAGTATCAGTAACACTGCTTCCACCCTCTTCTCTACGCATTATTCGAAGTGTAGAATCGGAATAATGATAGATTGAAAAATATCTAGAGTAGCCGCTGGAATCACCAAGTTCTACAAGAGCCTGACTGTCAGAAATTGTTGCTGCGAATCTTACCCAAAAATCAATTGTAAAAGGATTCGTTCCAAAAGCAACATCAGTTGTTGTATGAATGTATGTTTCAGTATTCTCATCAAAATATCCACTTGCAGTTCCAAATTTCTTTTGGGTTGTATCTAATTGTGCATTACCATAAGCTGTCCATATTTTTCCTGTCTCATCAATAAATTCCGTACTTGCATCAGTTCCATTAAAATGAAGTAGAACTTTTGTGTAGGGAGATTCAGACGTTATGCTACTTGAACTTGAAGATTCGCTTGAACTACTTGAAGATTCACTACTACTTGAAGATTCACTACTACTTGAAGATCTACTCGAACTTGAAGATTCGCTTGAACTGCTTGAACTGCTTGAACTGCTTGAAGAACTCATACTCGAACTTGTCCCCACGTAAGTTCCTGATCTTATTTGGTCTATTTCAACAGTAGTAAGGACATCTTTGAATACAACGAATTCGTCTATCCTGCCACCAAAATTAGCTCCAGGAGCGCTACCATTGTTAAAATATTCTCCTAACCCAACTTTGGCATCTCCAAAGAACATATTGTTTGTCAGTGTTCCACTTTCATTAACATTTTTTATTTGATTCGAATCATCCCAAACAACTAATTTCCATGATTTGTCTGAATCATCATAAGTAAATGCAAAGTGATACCAACGACTAGAACCAAAAGATCCTCCTGTGTAAATGGTTTCAGCAGTTGAACCATCAGTTGTTCCAGCAGATACACCAAGTCCACTTCCACTATGAATAGTAAAAATAAATGTTCTCTCATTAGTACCATAATCCCATTTAGAAAAAACCACATCATCGTTAAGAACATTTGGATAAAACCATCCACAAATGCTAAACTTTGGATTTGTTGCACCAGATTTTAAAGGAAAATCAGAATCTAAGTCAATATCGTCAATTGAAAAATATCCACTACCATTATAAAGGTTAGCTGAAGCATTACCTTCCTTAAAATTAGAAGTGTCGGCAGTAATTGTATTATTTTCTGTTAAAGTATTTGTGCCTATAGAATCAGTAGTTAGTGCTCCTGATTCAAATCTCCATAAAGCAACACAATTATTATCTGCTGAAAAATCATTATGTAAAACAGTAGAAGAAGAACTTGAACTACTTGAAGATGAACTGCTACTTGAACTAGAAGAAGAACTTGAACTACTTGAAGAACTACTACTAGATTCACTAAATGTTAATAAAGAATCCCATAAAGAATTGTAGGTGGCCTTGATCCATGCCGCTGAACGGGCGGTTGATGAAATGCGGACTTCATCTGATTTAAGATTAGAATATCCAGCCCAACTCTCATTGTTATTAAAAGTACCAACCCAACCAGATTCTGCCGTATCTGGAAATGCTACAGTTCTTTCGGTAGGTCCTGCATCTAAACTCCCATCTTTATAAAGCCTAAAATTAGTTCCATCATATGTCCCAACGGCATAAAGAGAGCCTGTAGAAACGACAGTTTCACCAATAGTTTGTTGGTCCGTGTTCTTTACTCCAAAAATAAGTTGGTCGCCACTGCCAGTGCCAAGCCAGATGTCAACTTCGTTGCCGTCTGCTGCTTGAATAAACAATGATTGGCGATAGGCATAATCTAAATATGTTAGTGATTCTACCGTATATTCTGTGGACAAAACACCGGATGGTACAGACATTAACTCTAAATAGTCATTTGAAGCATCAAGGTCTAACCCATATCCAACCTGCGTAGACACAAGATCGGCCGTTGTCATGCTACCGGCAGGAGTCCCATCATTTGTGTTACTGGTACTATCTTTTATCGACCCAGAAGCATCTCCGTTGGGATCTTGTGACATATGATAAACGGCTACGAAGTTGGAATCCCACACGTTGTGCGTTATGGTATCAGTGGTGTCGCCAACATAGGAGGTATTATCATCCTGAGTAGAATCATAGAACAGATATAGTGTGGTATCTACTGAAGAAGATATACTTGGAACTTTTACATGAAGAACGGCAGTTTCATTAGCATCATCCCACTTTTCTATCTCAACGAATAGTTGACGATATGATGAATCTGTAACAGCTATTTTCTTTCTATTAGCATCAGAAGTAAGTTCATCAAAAACCGCTGTTGTGTCTGCAGAAGTAATTCCAGAAGCTGTACCAAGCTGAATCGTAACTGGAAAGTCAGTTAAAGTTTCATCTATTTTAGAAGAATCTATTGTAAGCTGTATTCTATTAGCCCATGTTCCTAACCAAGGATATATAGAAGAAGAGCTACTTAATGAACTAGAGGAACTGCTAGAACTACTTAATGAACTAGAGGAACTGCTAGAACTACTTTCTTCTGTAAATGTTAATAAAGAATCCCAAAGACTATTATATGTTGCTTTGATCCATGCTGCTGAACGGGCTGATGAAGAAACACGAATCTCACATATTTTACCACCGAATACACGAGATAATTCTATACTCTGACGACCTATATTAAAATCACCACCGTTCCAAGCTATAGTGCCACCAGTTCCAGAAGTTGGTGCTGCAACAGAAGACCCTGCATCATAAAGAGTAAAAGTAGTCGCATCCTCGACTACGCCTGCGATACAAGACCAAGCGTCGGCCTCAACTACATAATTTGTTGTACTGGCACTTCTTCTGTCTTCTGCTGTTGCCCCAGTACCGTCTCCAAAATTAGCATTAAACTTATAATCGGTGCTTTTAGCCGACAGCCCAAACCATAACCCATAATATGTAGAGGCGTGCTGGTCTAGGTTTATAATTCCATCATATCCGTCACCGTCATTGTAACCGCCAATAGAAGAGTCTTTATAGACAACCGCTTCAAGCGTAAAAGGTAGCGAAGGCGCTGCGGTTGCTATTGCGTTTCCGCAGTTGATATAATCGTCTGTTCCATCAAAATCAATGGCATTACCAATTTTACCTGCCACTAAATCAGCAGTCGTCATGCTTCCAGCAGGAGTCCCATCATTGGCGTTGCTTGTACTGTCTTTTATTGCATCAGCACCGTCACCGTTAGGATCTTGCGCCATATGATAAACGGCTTCAAAATTTGAATCCCAAACGTTATGAGTTACGGCATCAGTGGTGTCACCAACATATGATGTATTATCTGATTGTGTAGAATCGTAAAATAGGTAAAGAGTAGTATCTGAAGCTGCTAATATTGAAGGAACTTTTACATGAAGAACAGCGGTCTCATTAGCATCATCCCATTTTTCAATTTCAACGAACAATTGCCGATATGACGAATCTGTAACAGCTATTTTCTTTCTATTAGCATCAGAAGTAAGTTCATCAAATACAGCAGCAGTATCCGCAGAAGTAATTCCAACAGAAGATCCTAGTTGAATTGTAACAGGGAAGTCTGTGAGGTCTGAATCGATCTTGGATGAATCAATAGTTAATTCAAGATTATTAGCCCAATCAGCAGGATTAATCACATTATATGTTCCAGTGCGGATAGCATCAATTTCATCTGTTGTCAGGATGTCTTTAAAAACTACAAATTCATCCATCAATCCATCAAACTCATAATTAGCAGCAGGAGATGCTCCAATATAAAAACCAGCATCAGTTATACTTATATTATTTGTTGCTGTACCAGAAGCATTTATGACTTTACTCCCATCTGTATCATCCCATATTATAAGCTTCCATGATTTATCAGTATCGTCAAAAGTTGCAGCATAATGATACCATCTACCATTAACAAGTGTTCCTGCATTATGCAACACTTCACCCGCTGTTCCACTGGTATGACCAATGGATAATATTACATTTCCCCCATACTGCACAAGAGACTGAATTGACCTTGTGTTTTCAGCAGCCATATATTTGGCGAAGAACTCCAGCCCATAAGCCACAGGAACTGTTTCTGTTTTGAACCAAAAGCATATTGATATTTTCTTATTCGTATAGCCTGATTTTAATGGAAAATCAGCGTCAAGGTTGGCATCTGTTATGGAAAAATACTCGTCATTGTCACGCTCAAAATCAGCACAAGCCCCTCCTTCTTTAACATCTACCAGGGATGTTCCGACAGTGTTATTATCGGTAAGAGTGTTTGTTCCAATAGAATCTGTCGTTAATGCACCAGATTCGAATCTATATAGAGCGACACAATTAGAATCACCTGAAAAATCATTATGTAAAACAATGGAAGAAGAACTTGAAGAAGAACTACGGCTTAAACTACTTGAACTACTTAATGAACTAGAAGAAGAACTGTTACTAGAAGAACTAGAAGAAGAACTATTACTAGAACTGCTTAAAGAAGAACTAGAAGAACTGGAACCTGCTGAAAAAGTAATCAGCGTATCCCAAAGACTGTTGTATGTGGCTTTTATCCAGGCTGCTGAACGAGCTGTGGATGATATACGGACTTCGTTGATGATGCCTTTAAAATACTCATTGCTCCCAGTACTTCCAATTATAATAGCGTTTTCTATATCATCAATTGCGCCTAATTTTGTTTGTGTATCTTTCTGAACAGAGTCAACATACAAGTAAATATCGGACTGATCAAAAGTCATCGCAAAATGTGAAAATTGATCATCTATAAACGGTGAATTTGTTGACTCAGCCTTGGGAAGATTGGAAGTTCCATACGTAAAAACCCACCCATGCAAATCGCCTGTGTTTTTGTAGTAAGTGGCTTTGACTGAATTTTGATACGTGAGTACCGTATATGTGTCCCCTTGTGTGCTGTATGGAGAAGCAATCCCCTCGATTGTTGTTGAATCACTATTTAGAGAAGTATCGAAAGGAATTTCTATATAATCATCTGATCCATCAAAATCAATACCATCCCCCACCTGTCCTGCCACAAGATCCGCAGTGGTCATACTCCCTGCCGGGGTCCCATCGTTAGCATTCACTGTACTATCTTTTATCGCACCAGCCACATCACCATTCGGATCTTGCGCCATGTGCCAAACACCAGCAAAATTGGAATCCCAGACATTATGCGTTACAGCATCGGTGGTGTCACCGACATATGAGGTATTGTCTGATTGTGCTGAATCGTAATACAGGTAGAGAATGGTGTCAGCAGAATCGCTTACGGAGGGGACTTTTACATGGAGGACGGCTTGCTCGTTGGCATCGTCCCATTTTTCTATTTCAGCATAGCACTGTGTCGTACCATCGGAGGTTGTGATGGCAATCTTTTTCCGGTTAGCATCCGAAGTAAGTTCATCAAACACAGCAGTTGTATCAGCAGAAGTTATTCCAACTGAAGATCCTAATTGAATAGTTACTGGAAAATCTGTTAAAGTTTCATCAATTTTTGTTGAATCTATAGTCAATTCTACTCTATTAGCCCAACTTCCTAGCCAAGGAATAGTTGAACTTGATGATTCACTACTACTTGAACTACTTGAACTTGAACTACTTGAAGATGATGATTTACTACTACTTGAAGATGATGATTTACTACTACTTGAAGACGATGATTTACTTGAGCTTGAACTGCTAGAAGACGATGATTTACTTGAGCTTGAACTACTTGAAGATGATGATTTACTTGAGCTTGAACTACTTGAACTTGATGATTTACTTGAGCTTGAACTGCTTGAAGACGATGATTTACTTGAGCTTGAACTACTAGAGCTAGAACTTGAAGATTTACTACTACTTGAACTACTTGAACTTAATGATGAACTACTACTGGATGATGAACTAGAATTAACTAACATAAATCCAATCTGAAGATTATTAATATCAGAAATGGACCATTCTAACCCTGTATCTGGATTAATTTCCCAAATGTCAATTGGTTTTGAATAAGTGGGTGTTAAAGCATGGGAAGAATTCCTATATGTTGAACCGTTCGTTTTTACTGAAATTTTTAAATATCTAGAATCTGGACTTTTAGATTTTGCCCCCACTGCTACTGATTTTATTATATCAGTTTCTTCAATTGGTAAATCTGCAATTGAATATAAATCCTCAGCAGAATCTGTAGCTGAGTAAACTCCTGCGCTATTTAAAGGTTGAACTGCAACAGCATTACTTTCCGTTGTTGTAGGATATTTTTCCCATTCAACAGAAACATTTGATTCTGTAAGCAGTGCTACAATTCTTGACTGTCCAGGCCATTCCGAAGAATCAATAACTATGTCATCAAGGCATGCATATTTATAACTAACAGCAATGTCTTCATACAATGGTTGAAAACCAATCTTCTTTATATTTGAAACTGCATTTGCTAAATAAGAAGATTGGGAAGCCACAATATCATATTGCACTGACCCATTTACTTTTGTTTGTATTACAACAGATAGATCAGAATTTTGTTTAATTCTAAATTGATAATTATTTATATCGGAAAGAAGAGGAATTGGTGGATCTAGTTCTTCTATTCTAACATAACCATACCATGCCGGATCTGAAGCTCCACCATAGAAAATCCGTAAGTTTCCATCTTGTGAAATGATATAGAGTCCATTAGTAAACAGTTCTTGATCGTTTTCTAAAGTAATGCTTATTTTAAGACCAGAACCATTTCCAACAACTCCAACATCTTGTTTGGTGTATAAATTGAACCCAAAATAGATTTCATCTGTCAGAGATGTTAGAGTTTTAACTATATTTCCAGGTGGGGCTAATGAATAATTTCCAGAAATAGGGGAATAACCGTCTCCATCAATAATTATGCCATTAGTTGTATCAACATCCCAAGTGGAAGTGTCACCAGATTCAAAACCATCTATAAAAATTCTGGACATTATTTATGAGTCTCTTGTCTTCCAATCTATTAAGCATACTTAATTTTTATGGAGGCCAAGTCATTTGCTAAATTGCCAGCACCACTATCAATGACTCTTTTTATCCATACTCGAATAGCTTCTGACGTTGGAATATCCGGGAGTGCTAACTCACTTCCAGAGTATCTAGTAGAAAAAGATATAGATGGGGAAGTAGGTTCTAGAACAGACGACAAAACTTCTCCATTCCAACTAGCTGTGTGTGATGTGGCACCAGAATTGGAACCATCCTTAGAAGATGTGTCATATCCAATTTCTAAATGAGAATCTTCACTTACAGTTGGTGAAGAAACCCAAATAGAAACTGACTCAGCCGTAGCATCTCCACTATTGTAAATATCAATTGCTCTATAATCTTCATAACCAACACTTTGTGCAGCCTCTGCAGCAGTGATGTCATCAAAAAGATTATTCATTGGTGAAGAACTAACGTTGACACTACTCATTACTCCTCCAATAGAAGAATCTGGATCACTATTGGAGGAACCGCCTGTTAATCGAAAATTCAGATCTGCAGCCATTTCTTACCCCCTCCGAACGAAAATTACTGAATATCAACTTCCATTCTGGTAATAAATAGAGTAGAAGCTCCAGTAGCAGTCGGAGATAAAGATTGGCCTATGTAGAAAGTGTGAGTAGTAGAAGGTGTTGTAGAAGTTCCACAACTCATAGCACTTGCTCTACCATGTGGCTGAGACCAAGTGGTACCACCCAATTTAACCGTTTTGAATGTGATGTTGGCTGGAGCATTGTCAACATTGCTTCCGTCATAAGCATACAATCGAGAACCAATTATGGAAACAGTAGTATCTGATATGACACTAATCTGTAAACAGTTCTCTTCCGTAAGTGAAGTAAGAGCTACAGGAGAACCTCCATTAATGGAAACCTCAGTGCTACTTATATACTTTAAATTTGTCAAGTGTGGAGGAGTGCAAGCATCAGTGTCGTCGGATGTGGAGGTTCGAACGTGCATTGCATCGTTATACTGTCCAACTTGAATTGGAGAGCCATAACCTCCAGAACCGTAGAATCCAATCACATTTGTAGTACCGACGCTAAAATTCCATCCACTACCGTCGTGTCCCTTCCATTGAAAAGAAATTGCCATAGTAAAAAAACCTCCTACGAAGAAATAAAATTTTAAGACCTACCTAAAGTTTTTACATACGATTTTTATGTAGTGGACCCACATTGGAACGCATTACCCATTGTAAAAACATCACCAGACACATCTGACAACTCTCTATTACGGGGACTAATCCCATTATCAGTAATTCCAAAGTTATCATCCAGAGCTTCACGAGTTGCGCTCTCAAGATATTTATTATATTCTTGAATCCTATCTCTATCCATATTGTAATATCTGGTTTGCTCACTCAACTCAAATAGATCTGAACCCATCACAGTTACTCTCATTTCAAAACCTCCTACTCAATTTTCCAAGAAAAATTTAGTTCTTTAGTATTAAGTATCTTCCATGCTATGTCTTCAACCTCATCACTATTAATTTTCCAAGAAATTGAGGTTTCTTCATACTTTGGGTACCACCAATTCGTCGATATTTCGAAAGTGTATTCAACATTTAAATTCAATGAGAATCTAGCACTTCCAACTAAGGTTTTTTCAATGTCCACATCCAGACTAACTTTACCTCCCATTGTATCTGTAGTGGAAAGATTTATAGTACCTGAATCTGTAATAAGTAAAGATCTTTGTGATTTTACATCTTTGATTGATTCCTGATCATATACGTTGATAGATTCTAAATGTCTGTCTGAGTATAATTCCTCCTCTGTAATTGAATCCTTATCAGATTTTACATCCAGTAAATTGGATAGAGAAGATGGAGTTTTTGAAACATAAAGAGGTTTAACTTCTATATAGCAGTAAACTTCAGTTTTATATTCTATAGTGGAATAACAACAAAGAAGTTCATAATACTTTGGAGTGGCAGGTATAATTGGGAAAGAATGAACATGTCTAGAAGAACTTATTACAGAAGCACAGTATCTTTCATCATAAATCCTGATTCTTTGACATACCATTCTCTCTGAAAAACTAGAAGTGGTTATTAAGTATGTTCTTTCTGTATGCGTTGCCAGACTATGACAAACACAAGTTACATCATGAAAAATTGCCCCAATTGAAGATATAACAGGTTGAGAACGAACAATGATCTCCTCCATTGTCTTGCAAGAAGTCTGTATATCACTAAAGGTTGTGTAAACGGTTACAATTGGAATTTGGTAAAAAGCACCGATACATACAGCAATACTTCTTTCTGCAAAAATTTTTATAGAAAAGCTTACATCAAAAGTGTCGTAGTCATTGAATCTAGTGAGAAGAACAGATGTTTTTCTTTCACTAGCTATTGTGTATGGAACGATAATAATTCTTTGCGTTATTTGTGAATCCTCTACAATTATCGTTCTTTCACTAATGTATCTGAATGTAGAAGAAGTTGGAACACTTAGAAATGAAATCTGTCCACCTGGTAGATATATTCCAAATCTTTCACCAGCAGAGGCCGATGGATCAGAAATGACAACATATCTATTGGTAGAATAGTTACCTAAGTACGCATGATAAAAAATTGTGCGATCTGTAGAGTGTACAGCTTCCTCAAAATGAACATATCTATAAGTGGAGACAAGTTCTACTCTTTTGTATGTTGTAGTTCTTTCTGAAGATACTCGATAACTAAGATAGATCCATCTTTTCGTAGATGGGGATACTGGGGCATTTATGCATACTTTTCTTTCATCTTCTGTTGATATTAACATGACCTACTAAGCTTCATATGGATAAATGCCTCTTACTACAAGATCTTTGGTATGTGGCTTATCGTCAATATTAATTGCTCTGATGTAAAATTGAATCTGTCCACCAGATGAGAGTTCATTTGTAACAGCTAGAGGAGAACTCTGAGTTTTAATTCCCCAAGACTCATCATCTTCTGGAGTCAATGTAAATTGTAACCAATCATTATCATGCAAGTATGCTATAACTTGCGTAACCGGATCTGTGTTGTTATTTTTTATAACAACACCAACTACATTCGAATATTCTGAACCGACTTCTAATGGTTCTAAATAGAGAACATCTAGTGGTGTCACAGATTCTGGACTGTCATAAGCGGCTATTATATCTTGTTCTGTTAAGAGCTCCACTTTGTTTATTCTACTGGTAAAATTATAGGGTCTCACTGGATTTTTGTAGTAAACTCTTACCTTAGATATTGGAAGTGGGGCTCCAAAAATAGAGGTCAAATCTGCTACTACGTAATTTGGTGGAATTTTTGAATATTGATATCCGGTATCACCTGTCCCAGTAGTAAAGGTTCTGACATATCGTCTAGTTGAAATTCCGTCCCAATCCCAATCGATTTCGTTAACGACAACATCTATGTCATCTCCAGATATTGAAACCCATCCATTGGAAATATCGAATATTTTAATTTCTACATTCGAAAAATTGTTGGTAAGATTATAATCACCATAAACCCTTACCTGATCAACTCTTGTAAATTCTTCTAGTTGAAATTCAACATCATATTCTCCATCTATTCTTAACCAACTGTAATGTAGATGACCCACATGGTTCATTGTATAAATCCGCTTTCTTTTTAAAACAGCTGGCCATAATTTCTGGTTCACCATATCTGGAAATTGCTTTGCTACAGCAGAAGTCAAACGCATATCGAAATAGAAATTATCCCATTGTCTTTCATAGACATTCATTACTTTTCCAGCAATTCCTCCAAGTTCATATAGATAGCAAAATTCTCCATCGACGCCACTACAGGCTTTGATTTGTTCAATGTTAGTTTCTTCCTCCCCTCTAGAATTCACCATTCCCAATAAAATTGATGTATCATCTTTCGGAGCTTCAGATTTATCTAAAAACCACGAGAATGTATTTAAATCCATTCTAGCCATTTTTCCTGTTTTTGATATCAATGCCAAATAATTTGGTTCTATAAAGAACGTATCCCATATTGGATCTGTCCTAGAATCCCCAAGGAAATTACAATCCATACATGGAGGCAATTGATACCACCAAGAATCATTGGGATCAGTTAAAACTTTTTTGAAATTTAATCTCCAAATATTATACTTATTGTATATACAGTAGACATACGTAGATCCATCATATGCCAATGCAACGGGTGAGACCGCTATAGGATATTCATAGGTGATATTATTTAAAACCCTGCCTGCATCTAGAACTTCTAAATCAGAATACCAGAATCTAAGATGGGCCTCTCCATAGCCTCTAGCAACTGTTTTAATTGCTTCAATTCCAGACTCTTCAATTCTTTCACCAATGATAAACATATGTTTATGGTTATTTGCTCCATATTGCTCAATCCAAGAATACCGAAAACGAAAATTAGAATTTTTTAGTCTATAATCAATAAGTTCTTGCATTGTTTCAGGATATGCTTCACCACCAATCATAGATTCTACAGCATCTTTTGTCGGATCACTTGATGCTCCAGCAGACAGGCTGTAATCTTCGACTATTTCACTAGAAGCTTTTATTGGAATACTAAAAACTTCACCATTCGTTAAATCCCATTTATAAGCACTTAGAATTGTGTTTCCATCATTATCTTTATTTGGAACAGGATTTAATACATAAGAGGTATTTTCAACACTAGAACTTTGTTCATCCACATAATATTCGTCTTTTACAACTAAAGCTCCAAAACTATGAAGGTCTTCGAAGGACTTATACATGATATTCTTTCCAGTATCGTAAATCCAAGCGTCAGTGATAGGAATATGAAAGTATCGTTTTATACTACACTCATCGCTAGGTAAAGGTATATTTACTGTTCGAAAACCATACATTATCAACAATCTACTGTCATCTAACCATTTTAATAATGGCTTTGCTCTTCCAGCATACGTTTCTGGAATTCCTGACAACTCTTCATAAGTATTGGTTTGTATATCATAGACCATTATATCTGAAGAAGGTTGTGTACAATCTGATCCTTTAAATCCACCAACTATATAGATGAATCTTTCATCTGGACTTGGAATAGCGGAACCTAAGTACTGCCAATACAAAGTGAAATTTAATTCTGTCCACGTTCTAGTTTCCATATTGAAAGAAAATGCTCTTCTTCCTTCTTCATATTCATCAAATACTGGTTCTGCCTCAGGATTATTAGCTGTTACGAATTGATTATATAAACTTCCAGGTTTAGAACAATGATAAGGTTCTGGCTCTTGTACTACTATACAAGAGTCTGTGTAGCTATCAGCTCCACCAAAAACGTACAAGAAATTTCCAACTTGGGTACTAGCTGCATAAGCTCTGGAAAGTGGACGTGTTCCATTTTCAAAAGCAAAATCGAATTGTGACATATCATCAATTATAGGTTGTGTTGCTTCATATATCTTTTGTTTTGCTTCATCAATTCCTCCGGGTAGAATATTGCTACTTGCATCTTCTATGTATTTTTCAATCAATGAAACTAAATGTTCTTTAGTTTGTGTGTAATCAACAGAAGCAACCTCTTTGTCTCTTAGGTAATTTTCCACAGACCCCAGATTCATTTCATTTATGTTCATATCAAATTGCATTAATCCAGGATGAGATACTTCAGTTCTTGTATTCTTTTCTCCTTGAATAACTATTGGTGCTGCTTCCATGCCATTTTGTAAGTAAGTTTTTCTGGTAGCATTTCCTTCTGAGTCTTCTCGAAGCCCCCCAAAGATATAAAAAATGTTCCTGTTCTTATGGTATCCAATTGCAGAACCTGGCCAAATACTAGTGAAATAAGTGAAGAACGTTCCATCTTCAGGATTTAACTTCATTGTGTTTCCATTATCATATATGATGTAAATCTTTCCTAGACTTTCATTAAAAACAACCCTTTGTGCACCAGTATAGGTATCGCTTTTTCCAACCACGTTGTAACCAGAATATAAAAACCATGGAGCATATGGGTAGACTCTTGGGTCTATCATAGCATCAACAGTTTCATTCCATAGAGCTTCTTCATCACCAAAGTCGAAACTTGGAAAATCAGTTTGTTTTCCACAAAAGGAAACAGTTTTATTAACTAACAACTTAGCTTTATTTAAAGCATCTGTTCTGTTTTGTATTGTAAATGTTCCAGAACTGTCCTGATAAATAAAATTGCTATCTGGATACACATTTCCCCAATCATAGAAAAATAAACCAGATGGAAGAACTCGATTTAATTGTGAACAGTAGTAACTATTAGGAACTTGATTTTTCGTAAGAGGTTGTAAAGCACTAACATTTACATAATAGGAAGATAACAAATCAGAACCAATCCCCCAATAAGAGTCTAACCAGATAACATTGGTAGACATTCCAAACTCTAAATTTAAGTCAGTAACCACCTTGCTTTCTAAATCCACTTGGAATGAGATTTTGGAATTCTGAACCAGTAATTTTCCATTAACAACTGCACAATTTATAGGAATATCCATATAAGATTTAGATTCAAGAATGGCTATAATTCCTGTTGAAACCTTTTCATCATTGGTGGTTTTTTCCGTCTTTACTGTTAGAAATGGAGAGTGCACAAATTGCTTTCTATCGAAGAAAAATCTGTACAATTTTTGTCCATTGAATAACCAGAGTCTATCCCTCCATTCGAAGATTTTGTAAATAGATCCCCAAGGTATGTTATCTACCACAAAAAGCTTTTTCCATTCCTGAGTTGTTATGTTGTAACTCCAAAAATCGTTAAAACTTCTAACATCTGAATATCCTCCAAGGAAATATAGATAATTGGTGGCAACAACAGCTAGTCCAGTTTTAAATCTTGGTTGTGGAAAATCAGGATTTTCTTCATCTGTGTTTTCTTGATTTTCGAAAACTTCAGTCCATGTCTTTAATCCTAGATCAAAATACCATAAATCATTGTAGAATTTTGTTCCATCTGAACCTCCAAACAACCAAATCCTACCTCTGTATTTGTCGTAGGCTAATGAAGTATACACTCTTTCTGTTGGACGTTCATCAGAATCAAAATCATATTTTTCTACATCTAAAGTTGTATGATTTAAAATGTATGTGCTTTCATTAAACGTATTTTCGTCTGTTAATCCACCAAAGAAAAATGTTTGCACATTATCCACATTAATTCTTGGAATACTTTGACCAGAATCTGGAGGAAGAGTCATTGTTTTGGTAGAAAGCAAAGAATCTCCATAGGAATACAAAGCTGCTTGTGAAATTTCCATGGTTCCCATATTGGCATTTTCACCGAAATTCTTAGATACATCGGAAACAACCCAGTAATTCTTACCATTGGGATTAATACAAGATATTCCCTGTTTAACTACTTCGAATAAAGAAGTGGAATTATTCCATTTATATAAATCTGTTCCTACTTGAATATGAATAACACCATCTATAAGAAGAACAACATTTTCGTAAGATGGTTCGAACTGAGCTGTTATTTCTTCATACGATACTGTATCAGTTGCAATATCTAAAGTCCATATTGCTAAAGGCTCCTGTTGCCCTATTGTATTTAAGCCTCCTTCTATAAAGACTTTGACAGATGCACTGTCGATATGAACTATATTTCCTTGTCTATGAGGGAAAGCTCTATCTAAATCGTAATTTGTCCAAGCTCCAGAATTTAAATCATAGTCCCATAGATCATTCAAAGTTAGCAGTGTTCGAGTTTCTTCTGAATTTACAGTGAGGATATCAGTTTCTCCTCCAAAAATCCAAATAGAAGTTCCGTGAACAATACAGCTAGATTTTCTTCTTCTAGAAGGACAAGTATTGGCAGAGAGTGTGGCAATACTAAAATTTAAGTTCTTCCAGCTGTTTGAATTTATATCATATTCCCACAAGTCATTTGAACATCTCCCATTGGCATCACCACCAAAAATGTACAATTTTGTACCATCGAATGAGTAACTGAAATAATCTCTTCCTTGCGGAAAACTATTGCCGATAAAAGAATATCTAAGATATCTAGCATCATCGGCTAACTCAGTAAATAAAAATCTTACATCATTTCTATTATGAAGGTAGAATAATCTTTCTAAAGAATTACTATCCAAAAATGGTATGGGGTATCCAATAGGTTTGTACACATTGATAGTACCAGATGTATCTACTAAGTTCTGTGCCGGAAAGTATGGAACATCTACAATATCTTCTGTCTCAACTTTGGTTATACCATAATTACTTCTGTTTTTAATATTGTATGGCACATTGGATAAGATGTTGCTGAATGTCATGTCTGCCTCCAAAACATCGAAAATGAATCTAGAACTTCCCTAGAAGTTTTGTCAATGTTTTACTTAGTTTGGAAATTAAAACTAATCTACTAAATTAAATAAAAAAATTGGAGGAGTCTTATGGAATTTAAACCACGATTTATAGAGGCAACAACATTAGATGATGCTTGGTTCCAACTATTATATAACATTAATGAAGTTGGGAGAAAATATGAAATTACTGCAGGAAGTTATGCAGGAGATACAAGGCTGGAATTCGATAAAGTTTCCGGATTTATTCATAAAGTGCATGAAAGGCCATTGGCCCCCAGAGTTCCTGAGGGTTCTGGACTTCCAGTTCCAACCGATGATGATGCCATCGAGCAATACTTTGCAAATTATTTAATGGACCCCAATCTAACACCAGAAGAAGAATACCGATATTCCACCTGGATTAATGGGCAAATGCTCCCTTATCCAGAATATTGTAGATGTGTGAAATGCGAGCATTTGGAAGGTGAAGGCAGCGCTTACGATTCCCCAATTTGTATGATTAGTAAAACATCTATTCTATATGTTAAGAAGTGTCCACTCGGGAAAATCAATACACAATTGGAATGGGTAATCAATCATTTCCAAACCAAAGGATATGGCAACAATCACTGTCACATTACAGTCGGCGACAGATATTCTTGTCTGTCTTATGATAGACCATGGAAAGAAGAATTTGAGAGGGGAACATCCCCTTGTCTTAGAGGCATTGATCTAAAGATAAAAGGTGGAAAATTAATTATGGGAATCACCTTTAGAAGTTGGGATTTATACGGTGGTTTTCCTGAGAATATGGGAGGGTTTACTCTTTTGAATGAGTATATTGCCGCTCAACTTGAAGGGGTGGAACCGGGACCTTTAACTTTCGATAGTCAAGGTCTTCATTGTTATGGATTTCAACTTGAAGTATTAAAAACTAGATTGGGAAAATAATGGGGGACGTAAATGACAGAATATTCAGAAAATGCCAAGAAAACTTATGAAAAATTATATTTAAAAAGAGATCCATTGACACAGAAGTCGGTAGAAACTATTGAACAATGTAATAGAAGAGTTGCAAACTTCTTAGCTATAACGGAGGAAGAGGAAGAGGAATTCTTTTATCTGCTACAAAATCAAATTTTTAGACCAAATACACCTGCTATGGTTAATGCAGGAATAGTAGATAATCCCAATCTTGCAGCCTGTTTTTTACTAGGTCTGGAAGACGATATGGATTCCATAATTGAAATGTGGGCCACTTGTGCAAGAATCTATGCCGGTGGAGGTGGAGCTGGAATTCCAATTTCAAATCTTAGGGAAGCAAAATCACCTCTTAAAGAAGGAGGCTACTCCAGCGGCCCCCTCTCATTTCTAGAAACAGTACAATCAATATCCGATCAAGTCAAATCCGGTGGACGTTCAAGAAGAGCTGCCAATCTAGCTTCTTTCAAATACACACATCCAGATGCTTTAGACTTTGCTACCTGTAAAGTTTGTAATGATAGATTCAGTGCTATAAATATTTCTATGTGTGTAGATAAAAATTTTATGGAAAAAGTGGATTCCAATGAATGCATACCTTTGGAGTCTCCAAATGATCTTTTAGATGGTAAAAAAATTGAGAAATTTACGTATAAAGAACTTTGGGAAGCTATTGTTGATTCTGCTTGGACTAGTGGTGATCCTGGACTCTTATTCATTGATAGAATCAATAGTTTAAATCCATTTCCAAGTAGAGGAGATATTGAAACAACAAACCCATGTGGTGAAGTTTGTTTGCCTCCATGGTCTGCCTGTGATTTAGGACATATAAATTTGAACTGTTTTTTTAATGAAGAGACGAAAAATCTTGAGCTGTTTGGAAAATTCGAAGAATATATTGAAGTAGGCGTTCGTCTATTGAATAGAATCATCGACAAAAATACTTTTCCCAACAAGAAGTTTAAAGATCAAATGCTTAAAAATAGACCTATTGGTTTAGGTCTTATGGGATTCTCAGATGTTCTATACAAAATGGAGATTCCATATAATTCCAAAGATGCTAGGGACTTGTTGAGAAATATTACAGCCATAATGACAAAAACAGCCTTTCGTTCTTCCATAAAATTAGCAAAGGAAGAAGGTGTGACAGTTAGTATACCAAAAAAGGATGCTAAACGATTTTATAAGTTGTTAAAAGATTACGGGTTGACAGAAGCTGACATCAAGAAAGTAAAACAAACTGGTATAGCCAATTGTACGGTAACAACATTGGCTCCAACCGGTTCTACGGCAATATCAGCGGATGCAAGTTACTCCTTTGAACCAATATTTGCTCTAGCTTGGAGGAAAGTTATATCCGATTCTGATGAAGAATGGTCTTTTATGAATCCTACATTCGAAAAATATTGTAATAAAACTGGGATTAAAATCACAGACGATTTAATAAAGAAGATCAGCAATAACAATGGGAGTATCAGAGGACTTCACGAATTTAAAGAAGAGGAACAAAGAATCTTCTGTGTAGCACACGATATTTCCTGGCGAGACAGATTAAAAATGCAGGCAGCAGCACAAGAAAATATCACGTTATCAATATCTTCTACAGTAAACCTTCCAAATTCAGCTACCAAAGAAGATGTAGATCAAATCTACAGATTAGCATATGACTTGAAATTGAAGGGCATTACCATATATAGAGATGGAAGTAAAGAATCTCAGCCGGTTAGTTTTTCCTCTGTAGATTGCAAACAGGGTGTGGAAGTTCAAGGAATAAAAAGACCCATGTTGCGTTATGGCAAAACTTTAGAAGTAAATACACCAAGAGGAAGAATTTATGTAACTGGGAATTATGTTGATGAAAAAATCATGGAAGTTTTTATTTCCATGGGAAATCAAGGACATTTTGATAATACGTTGTTGAATACCATAGGTAGATTGATTAGTAAAAGTTTACAGATGGGAGTTCCATTAGAAAAATTAACAGACACTATGAGAGGTGCTGGTGGTGAGATAATGTTTCTCACAGTGGATGAAAATGAAAAACGTTCCAGAAAATTAACTGGAATTGTTGATTTAATAGCCACAATTTTAGATGAACACTTCGAGAAAAATGGAATAACAGTAACCACAAACTTATCTGGACTTACAGCTGAAACCGGAGGATTTGATCGTTGTCCTCAATGCAATAAGTTCACATTTACTAAGAGTGTTGGATGTAGAGGAGGAGCTTGTATAAATCCAGATTGTTTGTTTAGTAGCTGTTCGTAGATAAAAGACCCGTGGGGAAACCCACGGGTTAAATTATGCCCACCATATCTTCGTCGTAAACCATTGCTAATTCACCCATCAACTTCTCTTTCTCTTTTAACAAAGCGTCTGTGACATCTTTAGCACTAGAAACGTTAAACGACACAGAAAGGCTAGAAATTGAAACTGATCTAATTCCAGCTTCAGAGGCATAAATGTCAGATTGATAAGATGACAATAGTAAATTCAGTAATAGCAGTTTTTTAAAAGAATTTACAGCAGATGGTGGAATTTCATCTAAATTTCTATACCTTTTATATAGACAATAGTAATCTGTCTCTGGAAGAACTTTTATCTTCGAATTATTGTAAATTAATTTCCTGGATTTAAGATAAAACCAATCTTCCATTGCATATAGAGAGTCTCTGACTGCCAAAAATTCAAGAAGTGAACCACCATCTAAAGCCCTTCTGATAGCTGGAAGTTCCTGTGGAGAACCTAGATAAGTAGAAATTAATCTATTGGTTGTTAATTCAATTTGATCTTTGAGTTCGAATAAAACAAAGCTCATAAAATTTTCATCAATATCTGTATATAGATCAATCTCAACGTAATTCCCAGCTGTAGAAGCTGGAGACGTTATCTCTTTCTCTTCTAAAATTGGTTCGTTTTCAGAGAATTCAATAATTGTCATTTGTGCAACATTCTGTAACATCGACAAATATTGAGTATCATCTGTTATTTCAAAAGGTTTATTAGCAGCATAGTAATTTACAATATCTTGTGCAGTGAGCATTTTAAATCCCCCATTTACGTAATGTTTTCTATTACACTTTCATTGATTCCACTATATGCGTAAACTATTTTCGGTGTACAAGTCAATCCTTTATAATCTTTTAATGAAGTTATTTTATTATATGGAAATAAAGTGGAATTTGCTGTACTCACTTGAACACCATCTCCTCCTAATAGAGTTCTTGTTCCAAAATCTCCAGCAGATCCTGTGAAGTCTGATATTCTAATAAAAAATTGCTTCGTTTCTCCACCTTTTAAAGAGGCTAGGAATCGTATTTGGTTCGTATCCCAATCTTTAAAATTAAATGTAATAGAAGATCCAGAGGTTAATCCAGCTGTAGAAAGTACTTGTCGACTAGAGGATTCAATTACAACTACTGGATATTTTCCAAATACATCGAAGATTAATTTCATATCAACTTGTATTTCAATATCAATATCTGAACCAGTAGCCTCAGATACAAGAATATTGGCAATTGTTAATTGTTTTGGAATGTTATAGGAAAAACTGGTATTCATTTGACTGGAATCTGAACTCATTAAAAATAAGTCTTCTACGCTATTTTCAGAAACTGTTCCTATATAAGCAACGCACAAATCCAATCCCATTATATCTTCCACGACAGATGGTTCTGGGGAAGCACCAGAATCTCCACCAGATAATTCAAGGGCTGGATTAGAAAATAGTTCAGACTGTTCCAATACAACAGTGGTTGTAGAATCCGCTGGAATAGTTGGAATTTTCATTCTAACCACATTAGAATCCCATGTTTCCGGATCCATAACCAATATATCATCAGTATTTAATCCACATACAGGAAATGGTGTTGATTCTTGTGTTCCTGAAAAACCAAATCCAGTATTGTAAACTAAAGCATCTATTAAGTAGTCTGTTAATTCAGACCCTCCAGTATTATCTATTGTTATTGTAAAATAGGAAAAGTCATTAGGAATTATTGATTCTGTTGTTCTATCATATCCTATTCTTGCCCAATCTAACAATGTAACTTTTTCAGAATCATCATAGAAATTAATGAACCTTTTGTCAGAAATACTGATGTACTTAACATTACAAATCACAGATTTATCAATGACAGGCTCCTCTAAAGAATTCTCAAATAGAAATGAATTTCCGTAAACTTCTATGTTAGAGATATCTCCACAGTCGAATAACATAAACATTATAAAATCTGATCCTTTCGTTATATCAAAAGGTAGATTTTTGGAATTAAAAACAGAAGGTATAGAAAAAATGTTGTAGTAATCTATTAAAATGTTATTTGTAATAGATGAAAGAAAGTCATTTTTATGCAAAAATCCTCGTTGTTTATTAAAAAATCGAATATCAGCATCTGAATCGTAAGTTCCTAAGAAAGTGATAATTCCCCATGATTCTTGTTCTTCACAATCCAATGGTGAAACCTGTATGAATCTTGGAGATATTTTCCTTTTAAATCGTACTAAGATCCCTTGTGTGTCATCGATTTTATTGAAGAAAATCTTGTAAGTGGATGACCAGTGAATTTCTTCTATATTCTGACAATTTTCCAAATCGATCAATTCTTCCAAATCCCTTCCCAAGACATGTTCATTATTAACATCTCTTATTGTAAGACCGATTCTTCTAGCATAAGAATCTTCCATTAATTTATTTGTGAATCCAACACTCTCAATAATCTCTAAAGTGTCTATTGGGATTGGATTTTCATAATACAGGTCTATTGATGATTCTTCGCAATGACCCTCTTCAATGTCTACTCCTAAACCAACTGCTCCATATGGAAATGTATCAAAGGATAACATAGATTCAACTGAACCATAAGCTATACTGGGATTTACTTGTACAGAATCTGGGGTAGAAAATTGATGTAGATATTGTAAAAAGCTGGATAATAGAAGACTATCTGGTTTAGTTAAAATAGTGATTGGAAGGTGTTTATTTATATGAAATAAAGTTGGATCTATTTCTGACAATTTAGTTGGTTCATTAACAAAATTTTCATCAGAAATTATTTCCTCATTAGATGAAAAATCCATAGAATATAAATTTAAACCAGCATTTTGTAGTTCAGTAACATTTAAATCTATTGTTGATCCACCCTCACTCAATTTGAAATAAGTGTACAACCTGGTAGTTTCAGAAGCGTCTTTAACGTATCGAATTTTTATAGAATGAAAACCGGTAGACAACTGAATAGAATCCCATATAATAGAGTCTGTACAATTCGAATATTGATAAACTACTAAAATATCATCTATTTGTATCTCAGCTGGTTTTGGACATTTTAAACCAAAATAGTAATTCCCTGTGTTCTCTATGTAAATGTATCCACAATACATTGCTGCATAGCTACTCCAAGCAATATCCCAAGGTTCAGTGTTAGGAACAATCCCTTTACAATAAACTGCATTATTTGAAAATTTCTGGATGAATTCTGAATGATTAGTGGGAACTAATGATGGATCTGAATTTTCTAGAATTACATGAAAAAATCCCTCAACACCAAATTTTAATTTATGTAAATCAACAACATTAGAAAAATCTGCTACACAGTACAACTGGGATGCAGTTGCAGAAAATTCAGAACCTTCAGTACTTTGCAACTCCATAAATCTAGAAAGAGGTGTATTCATTCTAGTTGATGGACTTTCACTGATTTGTAAATCTCTGGAAAGATATCTGTTATGTACAAGTTCTTCTGATTCAAAAACTTGAAAAAATGAAGTAGTGTCCTGTTTATCATATTCATTCAAGTCTGCAGTAGTTTCCATTACTCTAATGACAGTTGTTAAATGATCATATAGAGTGTAATAGGGAACCTCTGCATTTATATCAATATCATATAGAACTAGTTGATGTTTTTGTAATCGAATAACCATATCGAAGTCTCTAATTACAAAAACATCTACTTTAAAATCTAAAGATTCTACTTTATTAAAAGCCATTATCTATCCCATTTTATTTTATGCAGGACCAACTCCACTTCCCCCTCCACCTCCACCACCACCAGGCCCAACTGAACTACCTATTGAAAACATATGAGATATAAAAGATTCGGAAGAGTAACTAGAAACGTTTTCTGATTCAACTCCAAACATTCCACCAACCTGATTTATATGTACTATAACCTCTGCGTCTTCATTAAATGGTCCTCCAAAAATAGGTGAGTCATCTCCAACTCCCACTGTAGTACAACCACCAGTTATTTGAATTGGTGATGAGTTCCCTCCAGTTACGGTATTAGAAAAATCTTGTTTCGTTTCAGATTCACCACTTTGCCAACAAAGAGTACCAGGAGGCTCCAATCCTCCTGCACTTCCTGACGTGCTAATAATTAATCCTCCTGCCGTATTTGCAATTACTATTCCAGGAATTGGAAGGAGAGATTTTATAAAACTACCAAGAGGAGTTCCAGCTTTCACTTGAACCTCATTAATAGAGTAATCCATGCCGGAAGGCAATGTAACACCACCAAAATCTAAATCATTTAGTATATCTTGTGCAGTCCATCCATCTGGGTCATCTGTCCAGGGACTGTCTACGGATTTTAATTTCACAACAGAATCTGGGTTTGATATATCTGCCAGGATTGCTTTTGGAGTTATTGACCTGTTATAACTATCTAACACTGATTTTGGGATATTTTTATAAACACAGCTATTGCTTATTTTAACAAAGTTATTAGATGATTTTTCTGCCACATATGTAGCAGATTCTTTTAGAGTTCCCATTCCAGATCTAGATGTTCTAACGAATTTATAACCTCCAATACCTAGTGTTCCACCAGGCATGTCTCCAGGCAAACCAGTAAGACTTATAGTAATAGTTCCATCTGATGACTTTCTAGCTTCTACAAATTGCATTCCATCAAGGTTTCCACCTTCTTGATCGTCACCAAAAATACCCATTTAGAACCTCCTTCTAACTCTTAACGACTTTAACTTTCCATAAGCCGAAAAGATCTTGTACATCCATAGCTTTGTAACGAATACCTTTAAACACAAAACGATTTTTTAAACTTAACTCTGGAAAATCTGGAACTTTTATATAGAAATAGATAACTTTTTGAGTGGTAACATTATTTCCAGAGCTGATGATTTCTGGTTCTTCACTGAATATGCAATCTACTGTTTTTGAATCATCATAACTTTCGTTATGTTCAGTTCCACTAAAAGGATTGCTAGTATTTTCAGAGGACATTCCTAAGATTGTAACAGTCGGTGATTCTTCAATTCCATGCAACTTTGGAAAAATAACTTTTTCTATAACTTTCCTTAATTGTAACATGACAACTCCTAATAACTAAATGCTACGATAGTTTCTGAAAAATTCTTACATAACCCTTTTAAATCTCTTTTTAAGTCAGAAGATAATCTTAAAGCTATATGACATCCAGATTCTTTAGCAAAATTTAACATCTCAAACAAAGATTCTAAATGATCTCTAGACCAAATAGACAGAAAAGAAATTTTATTGTTTTTGTAAGTCCTTAATTCTTTAGTTTCTGAATCGTAAAAACACAATCCAGAAGACTGAAAATCATCCTTCATCGAAGTTGGAGAAACAGAACCAGTCAGAAAGAAATCTTTTTCATAATAATGATTATGTATATGGCCGTTAAACATTACTATTTTGGTTTGAGAAAACAAATTATGAATTTCTGATCTGCTGTATGTTCTTGATTTTCTAAAAAAATCATTGATGTAAATTCGATTATGTGAAAAGATTATAATTTCTTTGAAAGTTTGTTTACTGTATTGCGATAGGTTTTTGAATAAAAGGTCAAATCTTATATAAGGAACGTATAATAAATTTCTTTCTTCATTCATGTAAGATTCTTCATAAACGACAACTCTACTTCTGTAATTATGATAACTGCTTAATTTAGAAGAATTTATCTTTTGAAGTTTTGTATTCTTATCATGATTCCCAACGACTATGGATATTCTACAATTCGGATTCTTATTTAACATCTTGTCTAGTAGTCCAAATTTAAAATACAGATCCATTGTTTCTTCAGGAGTTTTTGCAGAATCCAAAACATCTCCCAAGAATACTATTTCTATATCTTGATTTGAAAACTCGATATTTATTAGATCAAAAACGTTCATTATGTAGTCTATAGATCTGGAGGTCCAGAGATTAGAGAAATTCTTGTACTTTTCAAAGTTAAAGTTTGGATTTTGCTCGAATCTTAGCATTGGAAAGTAGCTCTTCCCCAAATGTAGATCTCCAATCACTAGAAATTTCATCAGGATTTCCTTTTTCCAATGTAGCTTTAGAATTAACAGCAACAAACTCTTCTACTTCTTCATTCGTAATAACATTGAGATCTTCATTAGGAGATAAATTAACATTTAAATCTCCCTCCTCTACAGATCTAGAAAATTCTAAAAGACCTTGTGTGAATTCTTTAAGTTGTATCTCATTAGTAATAGAAATTTTAAAACTCCTTCAGAACTTTACCAATATATGAAATGTTTTTAAGACATTTCCTATTATAAATCCTCAAGAATACTAAAAAAAAGTTGGAGGCTTCTAAATAATGGGAAACGAAATATCATGTATAGAAAGAATAAGATTAAGTCAAGACTCTAGATGTTATGATTATCTAGACAGGTATTGGTCTGGAATAGACGTAACACAAGATCCTGATCATCAAGAAATGCAAGAAATATGCGCTTTAAGTGAAAAACGAATGTACGTAGCTTTGTTTACAAATGCACTTCCAATAGAATGCCAAGAAAATTATTTTGAAACCCTCTGTCAAAACTGTTCTTCTAAACATGCCTTTGGAAAAGAACGTGGTGCAGCAGTTCAAAATTTTTTAGAAATTATTGGATATGGAAAATATTATCCAATATACTTAATCTTTTCGATTTTTTGTCTTGGAGAAAAAATACCAATATATATCAACTACAAAATTTCCAAGAAAAGTAAGATTCCTTACATCATAGCATCTTGGAATGAAGAAAACCTTATACAAACAGAAGAGTATCATTCTAAAAATTATTTCACTTGGTGGAAGAAAAAAGCCAAAATACTTCATATTTTTCGATTTTTAACGAATGATGAAATTAAAACAGAATATAATTCATTAATGTCTTACGCTGGAATGAATCAATTACAATGGTATATACGGAACATTATACAACAGGTCTTGGAGGCACAATTTTCTGGTAAGGATTTTGAATTAAGTCTAACAAGAGCTTTGTTATTAGGATACATTATAAGAAATGCCACTAATAAAGGAGATAAAAAATTTAAAGTGTATCAAATAGAAACATTTCTAAAAAATTTCATAGAATACACTGGAAATAAAAAGATTGAAAAATCGTTACGTAATCTCCTTCTATTAATTTGTAGATCCAAACATTTTAAATACCAACTGGAGTCTGAGAATGAATGATTTTGTTATCTCTATTTCTATTATCGATGAAAATGGACAAAGTAAAATCTGGCAGCATAATTTGAAAGATTACAAAGCTACTGCTGAAAAAACGGCTTATAGAGTCATGAGAGACTTTACAATAGCCAGTTTTAAAGATGAAAAAGTACAATGGGTTTCTGTTGCTTTGACTATCAATAATCAACACATTTGTGTTATGAAAGGCGATTTAGAATGGTTAACTGGAATAGAATACTTCCAAAAATTCATAGGGTCTATGGCAGTAGATGATTTTCAACATGCTAGCTTTGGCTTCATCGATACAAAAAAACGAATTAGAGTGGAATTTGAGAATGGTATTGTGATGATTTTGCCGGAGTAAAAGTATGGATGATCATGCAAATTTTGCTGGAACTGAATTAGATGACATATCATCTACTGGCAGTCCAAAACTAACAGAATGGGGAGATGATCCTTTACCAAAACCCTATGGGTTAATTGTAGCTGGCATAAGTTCTGAATCTCCTACAAAGAGACCAGTTGTATTTTTAGATTTATATGTCATGGCTAAAATGTATAGAGGAACATGGGATGAAGAACAAGATGGTCCCGGATTTTGTAAAACTTCTATCAATTATGTACAAGGTGGTGAACAAACAACACCACTTCCAGGACCATCATTTGGAAGTGCTATGCCAGATGGAATAACTGGAAAATCTGTTTTTGTTGGATGGACTATTGCTTCATCAGCTGGACATTTTGGTGGCCAGATGTACCGATTTTCTGTACAAGATATAACGAATAACAGTAGGGTGACCGACGATGATAAAGACACAGAAGCTGGAAGTGGAATTGGAGGTGGAATAGCATCCCCAAAAGACAGTTTTACTGGAGCTTTTGTATGTGGAAAAAGAGGAACACTATACCCTGGATTCAGAGGACAACCATTTGGTTTCGAATCAGTACCTTACACTTATAATGATTTAGGTCCAGTTTGCTCAGATTATCCAGCTTTATATGCAGAATCTTTATATAAATATTTTGAAAACTTTGTAGGAAAAGGGAGGTCGGCAACTTTTTCAAAAAAAACCATAGCAGAAACATTTGGTGGAGAAGCATGGCAAAAAGATTTTAAAGCAATTCCAATACTTGGTGTAACTCTATGGACGGAATTTATGACTCATGATGCATTAATGCAACAAAGCAATTTATCAATAGCACAAGCACAACTTGAAGGAACTCTTAAAAATAGAATTTCAATTGGTTACCCAGTTAAAATGACTGAACACATAGCAGACCTTTTACGAATCGGGGGGCTTGATGGTCTTGTTGGAAAAGATCCTTGGTTTTCACGATATTTTATGTTTACATGTGGAGTTCCAGTATATGATTTTTCATTAGCCATAGATACATATATGTTAGATCCAGTAGCTTTTGGTGCAACTTTAATTGGAACATTAACAACTGCATGGAGTGTTGCACAACATGCAAATCGCCCGTGGGTTGGATCATATATGTATTATCCAGTACAAACTGACAAAACCAATTTTTTTGGATCTTTAGTAAGCGCAAATTCCGATTTTGTATTTAGCAGCTTCAAAGCTTCATATCTATATTCATCACCAACCCCTCCTTACTTTACAATAGGAGGTGATGTAAGGGGGATGAACCAAATCTGCTTACCTGGAGATGCTATGAATGGAGGAAATGGGGGGAATGCTATTGATGGAAAGGGTTCACTAGTATTAGATGGCTCAGGTAGCACTTTATTTGCTTACAATAACACTTGTCCTGAAGAATACATTTGCGTTGATTTCTGTTTATTTGCGAAAGCATTGTATGGTTATGGTGGGTACGAATACAATCCGGATTTTAATACGTACAGACCACCTGGAGCACCAAAAATACTTCTAAATGCTATGGATGTAATTTTTAATGTCGAGGATCCAGGGTCTGGTGGTATAACGCTCAAAATATACGAAGATGTCGAATGTAAAATTCCAGATCATATAGCAGGTAGTGGTGGAGGTGGCAATGATCCAATAACGGATGGGAATTCTTGTAATTCATGTCATTATTTTCCTCCAATATATGGAACAAATTTAACAATAGAAGCAGCAAATGAATTTATGCAAGACCCAGGAATTACTTCCGCTTCAGGAATAAATGCGGAAGGTACCTCAGGAACAGCACGTAGTGGTTTGGAAAAATTTTTGAGTGGTGACTACTTTCTAGTAGGCGTAACAATGCAAACTGGAGCTTTAGACTATCTATTACATAGACTATCTATGGCTTATCTTGGATTAGAGCCATTAGATGAAAATAATCCTAAATCATATTCTCCTTGCGAGAATGGAAATGCTATAGTAAATCTATATGGAATGGTCGTTACACAACAAGAAAAAGGAGGAGAATTCTATCATAGGCAACAAGGCTCTGCTTACATGTATGTAGAACATCCAAAAGCTGTTATGAGTTATCCATCCGTTTACTATGGTCCAAAAGGTGAGGAAAACTCTGCCCATTTGTATAACAAATCCAGATGGTTCTATGAAAAATGGTCACAGTATAGAGATAATCCAGGATTTGTTAAAATGGAAATATTTAAATTTGTATATGATGTGAATTTTTCATTTAATGATACTGGATGCAATGATATAGGGTCTATTATGAGTGTTCAAAAAATGCATTTTGGACAACAAAATAGTACTACCGCTATAGTACTATATATAGATAAGAGCGACTCCAGTTTACAAGTGATGCCATTAGTATTAACTAAATTAGAAATTACATGCAAACAAATGAGTTCAATTGCCACTTTTACAAGTCAAAAGTGGTGTAGACCACACTTACATTATGATGGGGTCAATAAAATGTTGACAACATACACAACAGATGGTTTAATAAGGATAGACTTGCGAAGGAATTTAGATTCTCATTACGAATCATCATGGCAACCATATCCATGGCCGGAACCTGTTGGACATGTTTCCAGTCTGGATACTATTGTAACACAATTAACAGATTCATTGGGTCCAGACTGGTCACAAGGAAATGCGTGGTAAATTTTAAATGAAATCTCAGGAGGATGTACTGACTATGGAATTATCGAAAATATCTTATGAAAATTTGGACTTCGTTCGAAGAAAATTTATGATGGAGAATGATTGGAATTTAGAAGTTTTATCAGTATTATTATTTTCCAAACAAAGAAATTCTTCCATTGTAACCATATGCAGCAAATTGGAAAATGGACATATGATTGAATTAGATTCTATTAGAGGAAAGAATGTAATGAAATTTATCTTTCCCATGATTTATATCTCAACAGACTTAACCATCAAAAATGACGAGTATTCGGAAAATACATTAGAAAAACTCCTATCTTATTGCAACGATAAGGAAAAAACAAATTACATACTATCATTCATCAGTGAATCAAGACAAGAATTTCCAGTTTATGATTATCCAGAACACAAAGCTGCAACTTTCGAATTTTTCAATGAAATGAGAAAAATCATTATCAAAGGTTCTTTCTGTTCAGATATAATTTTTCAAGAAGATGGGTACATTGCAAAACTATCATTATTTCTACTTTATGAAATCTGTCAGGAGTTGGCAAAAAGAGAAGGTAGAAATATTGAAGAATTATTCTGGGATCATTTAGTAAACAGACATAATATTGTGAATGATTCCAATATGACAGAAAATTTAGATGAAGATTCATTCGTATTCAAATCTAAAACATCTGATTTCTCACTATTGATACTAGATGAACCAGATGTACAAGTTGCAAGAGATTTCTTCATTTTGGATGGGTGCATTTGTGAACTTGTAGATACACAAAAGAAAGCTCTGAGAAAGAGAGAAGACCCAGATAGAAAAGAGATAGATCAAAGACTTTTGGTTTCAATATTTGATTCAACTTGTCTTTCTAAATCGTTAGAAACGAAGAACGATATTATATCCAAGTCTTGTAAAGATACTGTAAAGAAAATTTTAAAACATTAGTTTATAAAAATAGATTTGCATATTAAAACGGGAGGTACGTTTAATGAGACTTAATCTAGATATAGAAAGTTATCTTCGGGTCTGTCAAAAGGATGCTTCACTGGAAGAGGTTTGGGATAAACAATTCCAAATAGACAAAGTGTCCAACTCAGTCAAAACCAGTAAATACATGACAGATGTTTTCTTCAACAAAATTGCCAATGGTTCAGAAGTTTTAGATCCCAGTATTCTTGGATCTGGCTTTACAGATGTGTTAATTGGGATTGGTGATGGTGCAACAACAACCTTCAACAAAACTCTCACTGCTTTCGCTCCAATAGATATTGATTCTGTCGTTTTAAACTGGACTGAAAGTGGAGCAAAAACAGCTTCAGCAGATTCTGTTGGTTCGCTAACGGGATCCGGACTTACATCTGGCACCATTTCACAGGATGGAACTCTAGCTTTAGAGTTTGCAACCGCTCCAGAAGATGGCACTGCTATCACATTGGATTTTGATAGAGGGACAACAGTAGTAACATCGATCTACTTTGATTTAGCCACTGATGCTTCAGTAGTCACTACAGATATGACAGACTTTACAACTAAGTTAGGTCTAGAATATTCTGCTGTGAATTTGGATTGGATGGAAGACAATAACTATAACATTTACATTTGTGAAATGTCAACCACCTATTCTGGAGCTGAAACAGATCCAATTACAGGAGTTGGAATTTACGCCAAAACATTCGATGTTTCAAATGCAACACTGATGGATAGATTATTGCTGAAATCTAGGTATCCATCAGTATCTAATGATCTATTTCCAAGTGGATTGATTTTAAATTCTGGAAGCACAGGTCAATGTGCAATAACATTGACTATGAATATTAAAATTGCGAAATAGTCGAAGCTTTTTACGAATTCTGAGAAATTGTAAAAGGGAGATGGCTCAACAGATCATCTGTAACCATGCAGAAGATCTGTTTGGATCTCCTCCTCATTTGATTAAAAATAAAGGCAAGGTGAAAGCTGGGAAGCCAGCTAATTTAACATTGCTGACCAAGTTGACTGATAAAATGTTCTAAAGAACGTCCTCTCCCTTTCTCAGAGGTTCGTATAACAAATATCGAATGAAATCTGTGAATTGTCTGAATTCATCAAAATCCATAAATACTGTTCCAATATACTCACCAACTTGAACTCCAAAGTATTTCTCTCTAATTGGTCCAAGTAATTTTAAACATCTCCATTTATTGTGCTTTCTTCGAAAGAACATATCTATTAGATTAAAATCCACATCTGCACTCTGTATAACTTCCCTTGTAATCAAAGAGTCCATTGGAACATAAGCTTTTAAATTTCCAATAAACTTTATCTTTAAACGGACCATTATAAGCCTGTTCAATAAGATATGCTCTTGTCTACTGATACTATTCCCTTTGTATATAAACAATTTAATTCTGGTGGGTTTTGGTTTTTGTTCTAATGCATATCCGGGTTGTCGCAAGCTATTTGCTGGAATTTTTATATTGACGTATTCTTTTTGTACTTCTCTCATTTCGGGGTCCCCCAATATTATCAGAACTGAATAGACATGTGGACATCTTTTTGAAGAGTCCTAAAGATATAACCCAAAGACGCTCTATTTTCTTTGGTCTGATTATCCCTACTAACTCCATTCGACCTTCATCAGAAATTTCTAAAGTTATTCTTCCCTCCGATAGATTTAATTTCTCAAATCTCTTTACATTTTCAAGTACCAATGATTTTCTATGTCCCAAAACTGCAATTCTTATAAAAATCAGAAATACTTTTTGCATTGGATCAGATTTATCTTTGACAGTTTTAATTTCCAAACTACCATTAACTTTAGACAGTTTTACTAAAGTTTTTTGCCAGGGATCTGAGTTTTCGTAAGACATTCTGCGACCTCGTCTTGTTCCAATATAGAGATGTCATCCTCAAGATGAATATCGATTATTCGATCTGCATGATCAATTAACCTTGGAAGATGAGAAACAATTATCAACTGAATTCCCATTTCCTCACTCATCATAGCTAACATTTCACTACAATAAGTTTGCAAATCGACACTCAAGAATTTGAAAGGTTCATCCATAAATAAAACAGGACGGAGGTTTGAATTTAAAACCCAAAAAGTAAGTCGTAAAGCAAAACTTGCTACATCAGCACTTCCCCCACCACTACTATTGGTAGGGTCCAGATCATGTCCATTTCGACGAAAGAATAAATCGCATTCCGTCTTATTCCTTCGTGTTTCGAATTCGAATTTGAACTCATAAGGGTTGGTCAATGAGGTTTTTAAAGCTTTAGTTACTAAAGATTCAATACCACCTGAAACCCTATTCTGAGTTTGTTTAACAATTTTTTGTACCCACTTTCTAGCAAGAATTTGCTTTTCCAGAAGATGTTGTTTCTTTCTAATCTCCTGTAACTTAGATCTGTACTGCTTTCTAAGAATGACTCTTTCAACCTTCTTGTCTTCAATGTTTTTCTTTAGTTTCGCAAATTCTTGATTTATGGCATCCATTATAAATCCACTTGTGGGAATTCCTCTTTTAATTTAACAATTCCATCACTTAACTGCTTAGTAACATTAGAAAGTTGTTCCTTCATACTTTCTAAGGAAGTTCTGGCCTCTTCAATATTTTCAAAATCAAAGTCAGTTTTTAGTCGATTAAAGAGTTCGGACAATTGACCTTCCTTTCTTGTCATCTCTTGTTTTTTGTCATCAACAAACTTTCGTATTTTTAACAACTCATTCTCATCAACAGTTTTTTCTGTATCAGTACTAATCTGCATCTAAAGAACCTCCAAATTTTTGCCTTACCCTGCTGGCAAAGTCAAGAATAATATCCACTACTTCCTGGTCATCTAATACATCTAAACTAGAAACCAGATCATTGACAAAATCAGGTTTTACTAACGTATGTGATTTTAAAGACTTTAGGAACTCTTCTAATTCTGGATCAAAAGTACTATCGTCTACGTCAGCACCAGCTTTTTCTTCCTTAAAAACTGATTCTATTGGAGCAACTGGAATATATTTCCATTCGAAGTCAAAAGAATAATCTGAGTAGATTGTTAATATCCCGACTCTAGGTAGATGATGTCTTTCTGACCATGATTTCCTTACTATTGTTCCAGGATTTATCAACAACCTATTATTTTTAAAAAGACTGAAAGATTGATGATTGTCACCAGAAATTACCACATTAAACCCTGAAGCTTTTTTCAATAATTTAGTAGCTTCTGTATAACTACGTGGAGCCTGTCCCGGAAATAAAGGGTTGTCTTCAGTTACCATAGTATGAATCAATAAGATATTGAATGAATCGTCATCAGACTTAATTACAGGGATTTGTTGGGACCAACTAGTTCCATAAATATTAATACCCACCTTCTCATCCAGAAATGGATTTTGATCGATTGTAGAGGTTCGAAGGGCTTTTAGAAAAGACCAAAGAGGTGTGTTCTTTTTTGATTTTAAAGAATGAAATCGCAAATCATGTTGTCCAAAAATAGAAATAAATTTCACTTTACTTCTAGAAAGGAACATACTTATGTAATCACCTACACAAAGATACGGAGTAGTACTAGAATCAAAAATGTCACCAGCTACTAGAAGTCCATCACAAGTAAGTTCATCGTACAACCTAAGGATTTTTCTCACCTTCATTTTCTGAGATCCATAGAAGAAATCTTTTCTTCTTCTAGGATTTTTAAATCTAACATGCCAATCTGAACTTGTTATATAACGTCTAAGGATTTCTTTAGTCATCAATTTGTCTTCCACATAGAGGACATATTTCATACTGTCCAATGATTTTATGTAATTTCTCTTCCATCTCCAAGACAGAATCTTTTAAATATTCTATCCTATCCTGTGATTCAAGTATTGAAGCAAGATTATTCTCTAGTTTAATAATCTTACTTTTTAAAGATAAGATTTTGACTTGCAAATTTTCCAGGTTTTTAAGAGGATCTTCTATAGAATCAAACTTCTTTAGAATATTTAAATCATTCTTCAAAGATGAATATTTGAAAAGAAAACCCTCCAGATTTTCAATATCAGATCGAAGAAGTTTGTATTTAATATTCTTAGATTTAAGTTCATTGTAATTTTCTTCTATTTCTGACAACACATCGAATTGCTGCAAATCGTTCTGTAAAACTTCTATTGTTTTCAACAACTTTTCAAGCTGTAAAATTTTGCTGTTCGTTTGTTCTATTTCTGTTAGTATTGTATCCAATTCAAGAACAGCTTTACATACAGAAATGTCTGATTCAAGAATATTAATCCTTTCTAAAATAGAAGAAATTTCTGGAATTTTGGTTTCTAAATCTGTTTTTATCTTCATGTAGAAGTCCAAATCTTCCATGCGTCCAGAAGCTTCTGAAATCCAATCCAATTCTTCTATTTGCTTTAATTTTTCCTTTGCAGATTGTTCAGCCTTTACAAGTTCTTTCTTGGTTGTATCAATATCTGTATTGGCCATAGACATAACTTCGTCCATAGCCTCCAATTTAATCACTTCATTGAATTTGGAAGCAACTTGTCCAGGACTGTCGTCCAGAAGAAAATAAGGGTCGTGTTGTTCTTCGATGTTAATTTCATTCATCCTTAAAGCTGTGAAAACCTCTTGTGGAACTTCACTTCGAATAGCTTTTAGAGGTTCATGTGGATGTATGATATAAGCATTCATAGCTGTAGATGAGTGTCTTTCTATTTTTGTGCCATCTGAAAAAGTCATAGTAACACTCATTGGTTCAGATTTCCCTGCAAGATGAGATCTGTATAATTTTATACCTTTCTTTAGTCTATTTTGAATAAGCCATTTAGACGCACGTATTACAGAAGATTTACCAGAATCTGTAGATCCAGTAATAACGTTGACTCCAGGATGTAATTGAATTTTTGAATATACATGTGACTGAAAATTTTTAATTTCAATTTCTTTAATCATAGTAATCCTATTAAAAATAGATAAAATGGTCCATTTCTATTTAGTATTTTAAAATCCTATTCTTTTAATTCCAGTATTGTATGATTCCGAACCGAAGAGAAAAGGTTTCTACTGCTCCACAAGTATCTAAAGCTTCCATAATATTCATATAAATATTTCGAAAGTTAAATTTCGCTACTTCTATAGATTTGGAATCTATTTCTTTACAAATCTCTTTATCATCAGAGAATTCTTTGTTAAAAAGATCATGTTCACTGATTAAAATAATTCTGTTTTCTTTCGTAAGAACTGTGACTAATTGTTCCCATTCATCGGATGGAAAATTCTTTGGTTTTAATTGCCAGTACTTTGGAAGTTCCAATTTTCTTTTATATTTTATTTCCAATTTTTTTGCACAGAAGGGACAAAATAACATCATGGTGTCAAGAATCTTATGTTTCGAATGTTCTGGACAATATCGATAATCTTCTACTGAAATTTCTCGAACATTCAAATCTAACCGTAAGTATGCTCCACAATAAGTTTGAAGATGATTCATTATTTTCTCCTATTTGACAAAGGTATTGCAAAGATATTTATAGTAATTTTCATCAACACAAATCTTCTTAATGGGATTATCTGATATCTTAGCAACCGGACCACCAGCACATCTAATCATTTTAATGACAATTTGTAAAGGTGTAATGATGCCATCGTTGGTTAACCAGGTTCCTATTCCAAATGAAGTTTGAATTGATCCTCGAAAAGCTTCGTATATCTTATTGGCCTCTTCAAAATTTAATCCATCGCTGTAAATTGCTTTTTTAGTTCTAGGATCAATTCCTAATTGTTGATAGTGTTGAATAAGTTTCTCGGTCCATTCATATGGATCACCTGAATCATGTCGACACCCATCGAATAATTTTGCGAAGTACATATCAAAATCAATTAGGAATTGATCGAATCCTAAAGTATCTGACAATGCTATTCCAAGATCTCCACGAAATTCTTGAGCCCAAATTTCTAAAGCTACTTTTTGGCTATCTTTTAATGGAGCAAGTTGTTGATGAGCTTGAAACCATTGGTGTGCAATTGTTCCAAGAGCTTTAAGTCTTAAAGCATGAGCTATATGCATATTAGAAGTTCCAGTGAAAGTTCGAATCCCTTTCAGTCTTTTACAAACATGATGTTGAAATTCGAAACTATCTCTTCTTCTGGTACCCATGTCACCAAAGAAAAAATGACTATACTTTCCACGATACAAATTTATTTTATCTTCCAAATTTTTATAGAGAGCCTCTGTATTCCCACGTTCATGTATTAATCTAGTATAACTCTCACTAATTATAGCCAAAACAGGAACTTCAAACCAAATAGTTTGTATCCATGGACCTTTGATATTAATCTTTAATTGATCATCCCAAACAACGCAGGTAATATACAATTGTGGCTTTAATTTCAAATCGTAAACGAATTGCACAAAGTCTGGTTTGTAATATCTAATATTATTCATCCAACTTTTTTGGGATGAAGACATTGATAATCCTGCTAAATGATCCAATTGTGGAATAATGAGTTTCCTAAGTTTATGAGGATCTATTTCATATTTTCCAAAAGTCTCATCGAAGTTACGACAAACATATTCATATTCAACTTCCACATTTGGATAATTATGGAGGATAGCTTGTGCCATGGTAAAAATGTAGGCATCGTTGTCTAATTTGCTTTTAATAAAGGATTTCATAAAAATCTCCAGAAAAGTTTAAATAATATTAGTATATTAGTATATTCATCCTTCGAATAAAATTTTTGAGATTTTCATGTTCACTCTAGTGTCAAATATTCTTTGTAATCTATAATTCATATTCCCAATACAGGAATATACCTTCATACACAGAAACGCCTGTAACACCTTCTACGTTGGCAGAAAGATGTACAGACGTGAAAGTTAAGCACTTACAATGAGACCCAATCGTTTCCTTTTTGAACTTCAATTAGAAGATTCTCAGGAGACATCAGTTCATCAACCTTTTTTTCCAATTCCGTCTTGTGAATACTTTCAACTTTTAACCAATTCTTAAATTCAGGTTTATTCACAAGACGGCGAAAAGCATTATCTTTATTTCGTTTTTGGCTCCTGGTATCCCTTGCTTCTGCTGAAATCCCAGATTCAATATGAGTAATTCGAACTCCAGTAGCCACTTTATTTTGGTGTTGTCCACCTTTTCCACCAGAAGTAAAAGTGTCTATTCGAAAATCTTTCTTTGTCAATGTTAGAAGTGGTTTCTTTCTCATTTTGAATCCAATACTGTTCTATTTCCTGAATGAATCATCCTTCCATGTGTAATATAATTGGAAGGTCCCATAGAACTTCCTGCTCTTTCCACAATTCCTTTACAACTTTTGCAATAAATTCTGGGTTTGTTTTTGGAGGTCCAATGAATTCTGCTTTTGTGTTCTTCTCCACACCTTGGACAAGTGCATTTATGAAATCTAGCTCCATGTGACATTTTATCATCCTTCTATATGAGTTTTATTACTTCTGATCTGGTTTTAACCTCCGTACCGTCCTTTAATTTAATGTTTTGGGGTCCTTCTCTCATATCGATATAAGAATCAGATGATTGATCGTAATAGGTTAATTGACAATTCTCATGTATATGCTCTAAACCTCCCGCTATTCCAACAGTGCCTTCTACTACAGCACGTGGTTCAGCTCCCATAGCAGAACAGACTCCACAGTATGCAAAACTTGCTGCTCCCAAAGAACAGGAACAAACGAATGTGTCAAGGTCATCTTTACCACAAACGTCACAGATAATACCAGCCATAGTAAAATCCTCTATTATTTTATATTTTGGTTAGAAAAAGAGTGGAGGTGTATGCTTTCCAATGTAATCGTGAAGCTACAGCATAGAACCTTTTCCAATTTTTTCTATTCCCAAAGATTGGTTTAAGTTCCTTGATTAAAAAATCCCATGTGAAATCACATGCTGTCGCCATTAAAAACCCCCTCCTTATAAAGAGTCGAAAAGCTCCACTTCTGGAAATGGTGTCCTACTGAGACGCACTTTGTCAATCGCAAGTTCAGACTTTATACACTGAACAAAATCCCTTTCATTTTTAAATTCACAAACTTTCCCATCTACTGTAAGTCTGTAATCTTCATCAATCAAGTCCAAACAGGTAATTATTAAATCTACTTCAGTTCTAAAACTCAAAATGTAAGGGTCACTGTATATAGAATACTTTAGTAAATCCAAATCTAGTAAAGAAATCCTAAATTTGCCTTGAGCATTGTCATCGGGATTTTCTTCATACGGATTTACCTTTATTTTATGAGGAATGTCCTCATTGGTCATTGGTCCATTTCCATGACGGGTCTGATATGCCCTTGTAACCAAAGTTACTGAAAAACTATTAAACCCCATATTCAGTATATTTTTAGTTCCAAAGTTACCCCTAGATACATGAGGAAAAAAACCAATATGTTGATCCAAAAGAAGACCTTGAGAAGATTCAAAAATGTAATCTTCATAGCCACTTGGAAAATGACTAACACGAATTACATTAGGACAATTTACCAACTCTTCTACACAACTGAAAAATTCAATTTCAGCTTTTTTAAAATCATCAGCCTGTAATGTAGAATGGGCATATCTGGACATTGGATAGTAATGTTTCTGAAACATATCCAATTTGATTTTGAGAACAGTAGGATTGAAAAGATCCCTGAACTGCAAATGAAAAAAGTCCTCTTCTCGTTGATAAGTTGGTCCAACACCGACTTGACAACTGCCATGTTCGTTTCTCCGATTTTGAACAACATTCAAATACTTCTCAAACGGAGTTGTCACAGGACAAAGACTATCAATGTATAATTTCGGTTCAATGCCTTTTTCTTTCAGAACGTCTAATTCATTTAAAATTCCTACTGGATCCACTGTACAATATTTAGCCCAATAGGTGGGAACTCCCTGGAGGGTACCACTACCAAAATTGGAAAAAACGTGGTCTGGACCGTCAGGCAGCACGACATGATGAGCAGCCTGCTGTCCACCAGAAAAACGAATTACCAAAGGATTACTGAAATGCTGACAAAGGTAACTTACAACTTTTCCTTTGCCAGCATCTCCAAATCCGCAATCAATAACGGCTTTTGATATCACAGCATTTCCTCTACTGATGTTTCGACGTACTCTTCCGGTACAATGGTCGGCGCCGTTTCTGTGGCCTTGTAAATTTCGACAATCTTATCGGTAATGATTCCAACAACATCTTCCCTCCGATTCGCAAATAAAGCGTTGTCTGCCAGAATTTGTTTCCATCCATCTTGGACCATTCTTCTGGAACCGGAACTGGTTTCATTGATATTGATATGGAATACATTGTAAGTCAACATTGCTTCTTCCAACAATGCAAAGTCCGAATACTCTTTGGCATATTCACCAGCACCAAATATATTTTTTGCAGACTTTCCAGAAAAAGTACGCAGATCTGGCTCATCACCGATTGTGAAAAGGATGCCCTTCTGTTGACGTTTTATAAAACTGTCCGTTTCAGTGTGTTTGGCTGCAACGTACCAGGCCAAAAAGTAACTTTCACCGGCATTTGCACCACCCCCACCTTCCAAATAAATATCGGTCAACCATTTATCCAGAAGTTCATCCGAACTTTCAAATTGGCCGACTTGAATTGGAGCATCATCGACTTGATGATCACCAATCCCCAAAAACAAAACCTGAGGATCAGGAATTCCGGCTTCAATAATACCATCCATGATTTTCGGAAGACCTTCCTTTACCAGAAAATGAGGAACGCTTCCCATCGATCCAGTTACGTCAAGACCTAGTATAATCGGATATGATTTTGGATGCTCTTCTGAATCCCTGGATTCCCGAATCCCAAGACCATAGGGGCTCATGGCATTGTTGATGTTTCTTTGGGTAAAAATTTCTTGGGCCGACTTCGTATGATATCCAGAATGAAATGCCCTGGTAGCTCTGGCTGTTGATGAATATGTTCCACCACCCATTTTAATCCTCCTTTTTAATCTTTAAAAGTTTTTCCACACCGATCACATACATACATATGAGGCCATACATGCAAATGTTGATGTGGACAACGAAATTGAAACCACTTTTTCGCAACAAACTCTTTGAACTTTATGAGAATGTTGCGAAAAGGTTTCATTGGTTTACACTTCGCCGAACAGGTATTCATATCGGGCCTTGGCAATTTCCAATTTGATTTCGGTATTGCGGATTTTTACTCCCAATTCCACGTCTTTGTTGACGTATTCCTTGGAATCGAAATCGCTTGCCAAAACCAGGCTCCGGGCGTCGGTGGGTGACAAATCCAGCATATTTTCCTGTTCCCGTCGCATTCTCTTCAATGCGACTTCCAGGTCTTCCATGGTCCGCTTGTAGATAAGCTGAGTGTCCTCAGCGATGGCCATGGCCCTGTCATCCCGAATCTGCTTGTTGTTCCTTTTCAAGGAATACATAAAGGCACCGGGAACCTCCACTACTGCTGAGGGATTGCTGGTTGCTACTGCTCCATTTTTGTCTTTTTCTTCCATGATTCTCTCCTTTCGTTTACATTTAAAATAGTAAATAAAAAATCTATATTCTATATATAGTATTTTTCACTTACTTAATCGGGTAATTATTGAAAAAAAATCTAATTTCTTTTTCCAGCCATGATGACAACCTTTGGAAGCATTCTTGCTACTGGAGAAACAAGATCTTTTTGTAAATCCATAACGTGCTCAATATCCTTATAAGCCATCAAAGTTTCATCTTTGTTTATCCCAATACCAAGAATATCGTAATCTTTCATATGAGCATCGACAATATGCTTTTTATACTTTGCCTTTGCTTCATTCCTACTGAACTTTCTACCAGCACCATGACTTGAGGAACATAAACCAGTGACCTCTCCTCTTCCTTCAACAAGATAAGAAGCTGTTCCACTTGAACCTGGAATTATTCCAATCTGTCCTAATTGAGCAGGGGTTGCACCCTTACGATGTATAACTATTCCATTAGGTCCTTCCCAAGCAAAATTATGATGATTTTGATAACGAACAATCTGTTTTAATCCTGACTTTTTCAGAAAAGAATCGTGAATAATCTGATGATTTGCTTCCGCGTATTCACCCATTAAAGACATTACTTTCAAATATTCACGACCAGAATCTTTTCTGATATCTAACCACTCATAATCTCTTGGAATTCCTTTGGCAATAGCCTTAGTTTCTTGTTTTGCTAATTTAATATAATGAGTAGCTAATTTATGACCAACTCCACGACTTCCAGAATGTGTCATAATAGCAACAAATTTGTCACCAACATTCAAAGGTAACCAATCTGCTTCATTTACTACCTGACCTATCATAGCATTGAAGAAATGATTTCCAGATCCACTGGTTCCCAATTGTTCCTCAGCCAAAGACTGCAACTCTTTAAGATGTGAAAGCTCTTTCCATAGAGGAGAATACATAACTGGATGATCTGTTCTTCGATTAGAAATAGATCCTACCCCAAAACTTGAAGAAGCTAACATATGTCCAGCTATAAGTTCTCGATTCTTTAAAAGTTCTGGAATGTCAATATCCAAAATAGTAAGAGTCATTCGACAAGCTATATCATATCCCACGAAATTGGGACTTACTGCATCCTTTAAAGCAGCTACTCCACCAATAGGCATACCATATCCAACGTGAGCGTCAGGCATTACAGCCCCTTCTAAGCTAACAGGAATGGACATAACTTTATTCATCTGTTCAAGAGCTTCGTACTCAAAATCCACACCTGGAATTCCAAATATTTTATAGTCTTTTGGTTTATCTCGATAAGTTAACATTCTTATTCTCCATTTATTTTATAGAAATATAGTATTTTTTTGAATTTAATTCAAATATTTTTTGAATTCACTAAGAATTATGGATTTTTGCTTCTAGGATGGTGTTGATAATCTCTTCTTTATCATAGTAAACTGTCCTGCCCAAATTCCTTCCCATCTTATCAATTCTAGCCAGAAGTATTAAATCTAGAAACCATGGATGTGACATTAGATTCTGAACCTTTGACCTTTTCTTCATTTGTCCTGTTAAAAGAGACCAAATTTTAATATGTTGTTCGATTAACCAAAGGGTCTTCTCAGAACAGTGACATTCCAGCATATCAACAGAACGTTTTTCATGTCCATGGCTACCACCAACTTTTCCAACATCATGAACTAGGGCAGCAACTATAATATCTATGTCTCTGGTTTCCTTAACAGCTATATAGAAACATTGTAGAAGGTGCAGATGCACATAAATTTCGGGATGATAATCCTCTCTTTGAGTTATTTCCCATGTCTGTTCCACAGCCCAAAGTAGAGGTTCCAATTTTTCTGGTGTGTTATAGAACACCTATCTCTTTCCTTTCATAAGGGTAATTCTTCTCCATCCTTAAAGCTCTTTCCTTTCGCAATTTGAAAGCAGTTTCCCAAGCTTCATCAGACAGTTTAACCCATGTGGCTTTGAAACTCCCAGATTTAATATCGGCAGATCTTAATCTTCCAAATGAAATAAAACCACTTTTATTCCATTTTTTCATTATTTCCAGATCGATATCATTAATCTTTCTAGAATCTATTCTACCAATATCATCGGTTGCACAGGATTCTAGATATAGAAGAATTGACTTCTCATCTTTTGTCATACGATCGGTATTCATGATTTTCTCCTATTACATGTTGGAAGAATCAAACTTTTCCAACATTAAGGAAGTAAATTCCACAGTGACATCGGTTAGATACGTATCATGTTTCCCACCAACATACTGTTTTAGGGCTTGTTTAACATTCCCTTTTGCAGAATCATAATACTCCCTAAGAATTTCGCATCCAATATCAATATTTGGAGCGATGTAAAAAATCTTTGGTGAATCTTTAGAAATCCCTCTTCTTTTTAATTTCTTCAGATGCTTTTCAGGGTACACTTGCATCAAACCTTTACAACCTGCACTAGAAACTAAAGTTGGAATAAATGTAGATTCCCTTTTCATCAAAGCAAGAATCATTTCCGGAGGGAATCCATAACGTTTGGAAGATATCAATGTACACTTAGCAATCTGTTCTGCTATAGCTGGATCCAAACGAGGCTGCCTTTTTTCTATAATAGAGGAAAAACGTATTATTTTCTGATCATCCGTTTCTGGTTGTCTAAGAGGTCCAATTTGCCTAAATGGAACCTCTGATTCAAAAAAAACCTCTGAGAGCATGTCAGGTCTCTCAATAGAATTCTCAGAAACTGAAGCACTCAATCGTGGGAAAAAATCCATTACTGCAAAGACTCCCATAGCTATAACAGTTAAAACTATAGCTATAAATGTATTGCTTGTAACAAATTTTCTAAACATTGAATCCTCCTTTCACCGACTGTTTGGTTTTAATGAGTACTGAAAGATCCTTTATAGCCTCACAACGAAGATTCATACTGACGTCCTCATTGAAAGAATCTGGAACACCTTCTACAATTTCATCTTTAATAGTTACATCATCAAACTCACGATCTTGTAAAGCATGTTGAATAATTCTAGCCATTGTAGATTTACCTCTACCAGCTTCTCCAATTATCAGTATTTGTAACTCCTTTTTCCCCATGCTACCCTCCATTGAAATTAATTTCTATAAATTTTAGTATTTTTTGTTACTCGAAGAGACAACTAACTGAAGTTTCATCATGAATATTCAAAATTGCTTTTGCAAAAAGGTCTGCACAAGAGATGACATTGATTTTTTCTGTGTAAATAGTCGACTGTTTTATTGAATCTGTCACATTAACAACCTCGAAGGCAGAATCTGCTATTTTTTCGTAAGCCTTACCGGAAAATACACCATGTGTTACAAAAGCTTCCACACTTAATGCTCCAGCATCTTTTAAAATAGCAGCACCTTTACAAAGTGTGGTTGCTGTATCACACATATCATCGATAATGATTGCGTGCATATTTCTTACAGAACCTAATAGTATCATCTTGTCAACTTCATTTGCTATGAGTCTTGATTTATGAATCATTGCTGCAGGAAGTCCTAAAGCTTTAGAGTAATGAACCGCCCTGGCAATTCCACCTTCATCTGGTGATACTATCACAGAATTTGGGTCTACATGCTTACGCATATAAGGCAAAAATATGGAAGATGCAAATAAATTGTCAACTGGACAATTAAAAAATCCTTGAATTTGATTAGCATGAAGATCCATAGTGAGGACTCTATTAACTCCACCAAACTCAATTAAACTGGCTACAGATTTGGCAGAGATTGGAACTCTGGGCTTCAACTTTTTATCCTGTCTTCCATAACCATAGTAAGGAATAACTGCCGTAACCCGCCAACAATTACTTCTTTTTAAAGCATCTAGTATGAAATATAATTGCATCAAATGTTCATTGGCTGGTGAAGAAGTAGGTTGAATCACAAATACATCACAACCTCGCATATTTTCTTCGATTTCTATTTGAGTTTCTTTATCGGAAAATGTACTAACAACATCTTTGACTTCCGAACCAATTAAATTAGAATTGAAACAGATGTCATCAACCAAAGGAGTATTAGCTGAACCATCAATAATTTTTAGAATTCTACCATTGTTTTTTCCCAATTTGTCCCCCCAGAATCAATAGTTAAAGTAACCTGTTCTTTTTAAAAAGTATCAGTTGGACCCCTTCTACGTTTAGAATCTCGAACTCTTTCACGAAGAGCCTCTACACCTTGCATTTCCGGTGCCATGCTACTAAAATCCTTGCTTTTCAAAGCTATGGTATGAATAGAAATCTTTTTTCCTCTTAGAGCTTCACATTTCAAATGAATATTGGAATCATGATTTTTTAATGGTTCTGAATCATAAGCAGTCACTTTCATCCCAATATCCTGTAATGCTCTTGTTAGCAGATAAATTATTGTGGACTTCCCACTCTGTGGTAAACCAATAATCGAAACCTTAATATCGATATCATCATTTTTATCTAAATTAATCACGTAAAAACACCTCCTTGTCTACTTAATTGAAGTTAGTAGGGAGTCTAGTTCTAAGACCTTAATTCCTAATTTTTCAGCTTTTTGCTGCTTACCACTATTTTTTGTTGAATCTGCTACAACTAGAATATCCAAGGTTTTATCAACTTTTTCCATAATCTCGAAATTTTTACCTTCCAACATCTGGTAGTATACTTTCTTTTTATCAGGAAATTTACCACTGAAACAAATCTTTACAACTTTCGAATCTTTCTTCTTCGGTTCTTTAATAGGAAGAATAGAAAGCAATTTCAAAAGGTATCCTTTATTATCCAAAACACCATCTACTAAAATACTGGCTCTTTCAACCTCTATTCCATCTAAAGAAGTTAATTCGGAAATTGCAGGTTCTGTTCTACACAAAAAGATAAGATCTCTGAGATTATAAACTTCCAGTATTTTTTCACTTAGTGTACTGCCAATTCCAGGAATATTCATGGCTGAAAGAATCTGCCATTCGTACACTCCATTCTTTTTAACTTTGTCTATTTCTTCAAGTAGATTCTGTGCCTTCCTTTTTCCAAATCTAGGAAGTCTTAATAAATCGTCTTCTGTAAGATGGAAGATATCGATCAAATTTACAACACCTATAATTTTCATCATATCTTTAAGGGTGGGTCGACCTAATCTTTCAATCCCGATTCGTACAACGGAATCAGACAATTTTCTAAGATTAGATCCACCACATTCAGGATTTTTACAAACTTTTACAGGTTCTTCATATGTCAATGGTCCATGACAAACTGGACAGTAATCCATTTCTATTGCAACTCTATGTTGAGCTGGAATAACTCCAACAACGTAAGGGATTACATCTCCCGCCCTTTCCACTATCAAAGTGTCACCAATGAAGATTCCCATATCCAAGATATTTTTCCAATTGTGAAGATTTACATTGCTAACTGTAACTCCACCAAGTTCAACAGGTTCAACATTGCCAATTGGTGTAACACAACCTTTACCACAACTAAGAGTCACACCTTTAAGAACAGTTTTAGCTGACGGATTTGCAAATTTGAAAGCAAGTTCTGATTTTCTATGATGTTTGGTCATTCCCAATTCTTTACAATAAGACTGATCTTCCAGTTTTATAACCAATCCATCTGCTGGATAATCTAGATTTTCAGAATCTTTAACGAATTTATCCCATTCTCCACTAAGTATAAAATCCTCCATTTGCTTTAGAGTCTTATACATTGTGTAATTATCGAATGGAACAAAGGTTAAAAATGGTTCTTTCACAGGACTGACAAAATCATCGGTATTTAAAATTCCTGCACAAGCATTTCTGGAATTTTTATAAGGCTCTCCACTTTTTCTCTTTAGAATATCTTTGTATTGTAAGAAAACAGATTTTTGTAAAACCAATTCTCCCCTAATTTTGCCTTCAAATCCAATAGCTGGAATAAAATCTGGTCCTGTCAAAATTCGAATGTGTGGAATTTTATCTGAAATATCTTCTCCAATATGACCATCACCTCTAGTGGAAAGAATGTCATTATCAAGTTCTGCAGAACAACCATCGTACTTAATTTGTAGCAGAAAACACTCATTAACTGTTCTGGCTACTTTTCTACACCATTTCAAAACTTCTTCCGAAGTGTAGACTTTATCCAAACTTAACATCGGATTTTCATGTTCAATTTTTCCAGAAGAAGTTACTTCCTCTTCTTTAAACTCACTAACCAAAGAGTCATCCGGTTCTAATTCTTGTAGTCTTCGGACTAATCTGTCATAATCTGGATCAGAAATAATGGGATTCTGTTCTTTCCAATAAAGATTGTCGTGTTTTTTAATTTCTTCCCTTAGTTGCTCTACACTCATATTTTGTAACACACTCTCATGTATACCCATCAATAAAACCTCCATTTATATTTATAACTTAATTTTAGTATAACAGAATTTTATTGTTATTTCAAGTATTATATGAATGTTTTTAACAGGATTTGAAAAAATCTGGATGACACCAATCAAGAAAAAATCGGTAGGACATAAATCGAAAAGATGGATTGGTGTTAATTCTAAGTATTGTTGTTTCAGGATATCCAAACATATTTACCATTGCTCGAAATAATCTGTCTGTAATTCCTATAAACTTCCTTCTTCCATCTCTTCTACAAATTAAAATGGGATGATGAAAGCCTCCAGCATTTGTTACATCCTCCATAACCTGTTCTATAAAAGATTCCAGAGTTTGTAACGGCATTTTCTTAGCATTTTTACGCATTTTTGGTCTATCCACCAGATCCAAAGGTGACCACTTACCATAACCTCTTTTAAGTTCTAATATACATTTAGCAATGAGTGGTTGACCAATTGGATCGGTAAAAGTTACATCCCCATATGAATAGGCTGTGGTTTTATTCTGCTGTCTAGATCTAGTTTTTGCCCTTGCACCGGAACCTGATGTTCTCCAAAATATATCATCTCTTTCCCCTTCTGTCCACCATAATGAAAGTTCTTTACAAACATCACGTTCAAATTGTCCACCTTTAGCCATCAGAAACTCCATTGAAGTATTACAAGAAATTCTTTCAAAAGGTTTTAGTATTAGAATCCATTTCTATTAGAGTTTGTAACTATCCCCATACCATGACATACCTCTGTACACGGAAACGCCTGTACGTCCTTTACATTTGTTGTAATGACGTACAGGCTAGTTACTGTTCTAGGTGAATAAGCCTTTAGGACATTGACCTCTTGGTTTTAAAAGAAGTCGGATCACTTTACGATGAATTTTAGGGTTACATTCTTCATAAAAAGTGCCTAATCGCCTATGCCAATGATAATCACGTTCTGGATTTGTTTTAAAGTAAATCTCTTCTGTCCAAATCCACCAGACCTTAACACCATTTCCCCAGTAGATTTTATCTTTGCCTTTGCCCTCATAAAATTCTTGAACTTTAGAGTTTGTAACAATTCCTACTCCCATGATACACAATTTATCGGATCTAGGACCCAATGACTTCATGTATATGATATCACCATTGGTAATCCTTCGAAAATCTCGATATATTTCTGGAGCATTTTCTTCTTCATGACCGATACATGCAATATTGTTCCTAATAAAATCTTCGTGAACCCACTGAGTATCGTATCTTGCACCAATTCCAAACACTGCCATAATCAACTCCTTCTCAATCTTTGAAGTACCGTCGATTGCATACTTCTATCTACGTTTCTTTTTCTTCCGAGTAATCACAAATTTCTTTTCAATTTCTTCCCAAAGATCTATCACCTCCTCTCTAAGTTTGTCTTCATAATCCTGAGCTTCGATGTATCTAATAGCATCATTCATTGCTACATAACCTTTATCGAAGACATCATACTTGGTATCACCAGTAACATCTTTCCTCCATTGTAAATTTCCTCGAATGTCATCAATTCCATGATTAAAAATAATGTAAATGTCGCATGTCCTAAAAGGATTATCAATTGAAGATTTAATAATTTCGCAGGAAGATTTAATACCAATAACTCTGGGAACCCTTTTTCCGCTAGGAAGTTCCTTGGTTATTTGCACTTTCTCAGAATGTAAAGGCCACATGGAAACTCGAAGTGAAGCATAGAAAGGCACTGCATTTCCTCCTGGAGTTACTGTACCCCCTGTACCACCCCGAATTTGATTCGAGCATGCTATGATATACTTTTTGTTCTTAATGATCCTACACGTCTTTCTAAGACCTTCTGAGAACTCTTTTGCTCTTCTCATCCCCATTTTGTCTGCTGAATCCATTTCTAATTCTGTGGAAAGAGCTGCAAGAGAATCTGAAGCAATCGTATTTATCACATTCGGATTCTTTGGCTTCCAACCCCAAAGAACTTCGAAGAGTTGTGAAACCGTATCTGGACGTGAATACTCATCTTCATTGATTTTCAACCCATACGTTTCAGCATAATTTCTATCCAAACGAGCTTCTGGATCAGCATAAAGTACACTTCCACCTCTAACTTGTGTACTAGTAGCTATTTCAGAAAGAACAGCTGTTTTTCCACATCCACTTGGACCGAAGAATTCACATAGAATACCTGCAGGTATTCCCCCACCTCTAATCCTACTTCCACAAATATTAAGATCCAATAAAGTGGATCCAGTAGAAACTAAGTAATCTTCTTCCAAAGGTATGGGTTCGTTTAAATCGCTGATGTCTTGTTCGATAGAAGTTTCAATGACTTCATCAACAATTTCTTGCATTTGTTCTTTGGTCTTTTTGTCAATAGCCGCTTTTGCTTTAGCTTCTTCTTTTTTAGTCACTTCCTCTGCTCCGGCTAAGCCTTCTTTTAACTTCTGCCTTTTATCTCTTTTTAATTTAGATTCTGCCATGAGTCCTCCTATCCCAAAAATTTTCTGTTTTTGTATTCAGGAAGACATTCTAATTGTGGATTTTGGTCATATCGTTTATTATCTAACAAACGATTGATCTCTATGACTAGTTTTTCATAACTCATGTTAAATTTCCTTTTTGAAAGGACGTAGTATAGACAATAAGTTAAAGCTCCACGATAAGTACCTGCTAGATATGCGTCTGCACTAGTCTGATTGTCTTGACAACCAGTAATTAAAATGACATGTCCCTGTTCTACTGTATCAACCAAGAAAGGACGCTTTATAGATCTAAGATCCTCAGTTGGTTCTGGAAGTATAAAATTCATGTCTGCATCAACTCGAATTAATGGATTAGAAAGAAGTTTAGATGGGGGAGGTGGCAAAAACCGGTTTGCTAACCACTTTGGTCCATCTAAATTTGAATTAATTGGAGCCCTGAGACCAGTACCAGAATGACAACAATCCAAAACAACAACCACATTTACTTCCTTTGGTAAATCTTTGAAAAAACTGCCAACCATCTGGTCTCTAAGAGGAAAATCCCAATTTAAATTCACAGGACATAAAATCTCATCCCTTCCATCAGGTTCAAAGTTATCTGTCCAATCATTTACTGCCACCTGAGAACCATGTCCACTGTAATGGAAGTATATAGTGTCGCCTGGTTGTACATCACTCGTCAAAGCTGACAAACCAAGCAATATTCTGTCTTGTGTGGCCTCATGGTCTGTAAGCAGTTTAATGTCCTTGGTTTCAAAATCAAATTCTTCGGTGAGCATTTTATACATCAACAAACAATCGTTGACACACCCCTTTAAAGGAGACCCTTGATATTCGTTTATACCAACTAATAATGCCTTTTTCATCGTAATTCCCCCGTAAATAAAAATGGTGATACGCAAAATAGACATATCACCATTTATTTAGTATTCAGAACATTTGAAATTATGAGTTCTGATCGTTCTTCTTCGCACAAGGTGGCCAGAGGCTACAATTCTCACAAGCATCTAGTTCATCAGTGTGAACTCCAAACTCCCCTCCACCAGGACATTGAGGAATTTCTTCACCATCGGAAGTTGTAGATTCAGATTTCTGTTCCGGTTCCGGTTTTGGTTCAGGTTTCGGTTCAGGTTTCGGTTCAGGTTTCGGTTCAGGTTTCGGTTCAGGTTTCGGTTCAGGTTTCACAGAACCTCCCCTAGTTGGACCATCTGGTTTTTCTTCCTCTTTAGAAGAAGGAGGGGGTTGTTGGTAATACAACTCATAAACTTCTTCGTAAGTTGGTAGATACAAAAGTTCATCCAAGATATGTGCTGCATCCAAAATCTCATTGGAAATTGGAACATCTCTATCAACAAATTTATGAGCAACAAATGAAGTATTTTGAGCACCCTGACCTTCACGACTAAAGGAGATCATTTTTCCATCATCTGGATCAGCGAAAGGAATATAAGTAGTGTCGCCATGTCCCGGTCTCTTCGATTCTCTGGCCAGTTTAACAAAGTGCCTTTCAGTGAACCACCAAGCCACTTCCCAAATTTGAACACCCTTGTCCTCTTCTTTTCTGGAGTCGTAACAAACAATATTGTAAACCATTCTACGTTTGGGATACAAATGTTTCCACATATCTTTGTCATCTGGATACTGATTTCTCAGTTCCTTTCGATGCTCACAGATTGGACAAGGTTTGCCATAATTTTCCAACATGCAAATCATTGCACGTTCATCTGTGCCAACACCCTGATGAGCATAAATTTCCAATGCATAGGTTGGATCGCCAGGTTTGGTTAATGGATCGAATTCACCTGCCAGATAAGGGATAATATCAATAATATGATCATCCTCTGACACCTTCCAAAAGCTAGCGTCAATGTCTGATTTGAAGTAGGACTTATTTTGCCCTTCCCTTCTATTGTAAGATTGTTTTACACGATTGGCGAGCTTTTCCTTCATTTTTTCTCTAATTGATGCCATAGTAGCACCTCCTATTCAAAATTCTCGGTTCTTCTAATTTCTAGACACTATTCATTCTCGGTATCGGTTAATTGGCTTCGCGCCTGCATCCTATTCGAGTCTTTGATGTGCCCTCTAATTTCTGAACCTTTCTCATTTTCTACTTTTTGTCTTGCTTCGGCTTTAATATTCGGATTTGAATAAAAGCCTCCGAGCATCAATTGACTAACGTATTCCAAAGCCCTTTTCTTATGGTTCATAGCTTCTTTTGCGCTAGCCAAAACATTAACCTGACCATTTAGATCCAAATAATCTTCGAAGGCTGATCTGTATTTTTTACTTTTGGTAACTATTGCATTAGTTGCACCTTCCGTTGGTTTATCCGGAAGTCCATACACATCTGGATCTTTCTTGATCTTCGTATACATCTCCGCTTTAATAACTTCTAAGTACTGCTTGGCTCTATCCCTCCTTTCTACAGCCTCCGCCCACCTTTCAGCCCATTTAACAAATAACATAGGCTGTTTCAACCACTCGATATCTAAATTATACTTATCTATAAAGAGATCTTCTTTATAGGTAGTTTGCATAAATTCGTAGGAATCTGTGTCAACATCTGCCACTTTATTCATCTCCAAGAGTAGTAATCATATAGCAATCGTACACTAATCCTGCTTTCTTTGTGTACATATAAGATCCTCTACATTGTTCAATAACTGCAGCTGCTAGTGGCTCATCTCCACCAAGCAAAACTTTAGTCATATAGGCTAGAATTCCATAACGGATATTTTCTGGTTCCCCCTCAACATTATTTAGTATTTTTGAAACAACATCCCACTTTCTTTGCGCCAGTAAGGCTTGACAAAGTTCTAGGGTATTAGCAGACAAAAGCTCTCCAACTTCGCTATAAGTCTCGATTACATCCAAAATTTGTTCTTCATCTGTCAAAGAATAGATAGAATCTAAAATCACAAGTGCCTGTCTTGGACAACCATCAGCAACAGTTGCTATCTTTCTAAGAATAACCTTTGAAATAGCAAGATCATTTCTTTTACAAGCCCACATTAACAATTTCATTATTGTTGGAAGTGGTTGCTTTTTAACCACAAAAGCCGTACTTCTAGTTCGCATGGTTTTTAATAGCTTTTGAGGTTCAGTAGTACATAAAGCTATATAGACATGTTTGGGAGGCTCTTCCAAAAATTTCAGTAAACTATTTTGGGCCTCTGGGGTAAGCATATGTGCTTCATCAAACATGTATATTTTACTTTTACCATGCAATGGAAAATAGGGAGCTTCGACCAATATCTGTTTCATCTCATTAATGCCTCTATTCTGAGCGGCATTAATTTCCACAAAATCGTCTACGTGAGTTCCAATTTTGTCCCTAATAATTCGAACTAAAGTAGTTTTTCCACAACCACTAGGACCATGAAATAAAAGACATTTTGGGATTTTTCCTTCTTCTCTTTCTAATACGCTTTTTAAAGAAGCAACAGTTCCCTTGTTTCCTGCAAAATCTTCGAAAGTATCTGGTCGACACGAAATCTGTAATGGTCCTTCGCTCATAGCATCATCTCCTCTTCCTCTTTTTTAATTGATAATTGCGATAGATCAAAATCGTCCTTCGTTGACCATGGTTGATCTATTCCAGTTAGTTCAAAGTCCACTTCCAAAGGAACAATAATCCAGGGAAGCTCTTCTCGCATTTGAACATTCATAATATTATTCAAAGTGTCAATGACATGATACGTTTCATCAGGATGCAAATCGGCTATAATACTATCATGAATTTGACCAATCAACTTACTCTTCCATCTTTCTTTACGAGCTATTTCATCTGCCCTAATGAATGACCATAGAAGACAATGGAAAGCACTGCTTTGTATAGGATAATTAGTAACATCCTTCTTCCCCATGTATCCACCGAGACGAAAACCAAAGTATGTTTCTATGTAACCCTGATCTCTATACTGCTTATTAATCTTATCCTTCCATTTTTTATAGACTTTAAAACGAACGTTCCAAAATTTGTCTTCCACATCTTTACAATGAGCAATAAAATCTTCCAGATTTTTAATTCCTTTAGACCTAATATGATCATATAAACTTATATTTCTTTCCGTTTGTAATTCTAAGCAATTACCCCATAATCCCCTTGCACAAGAATCATACCAATCACCATAGAACTGTGGGAAAACCCAACCATTTTTAGCATAAAATCGAATATCTTTTGAAACTTCATCTGTTTCTAGCAGCCAAATATCAGCTGCACTATCCCTATGCATATCAGTAGTGGGATCATTGATGTACGTTAACATATTGGGATCTTTATGATAACAAGCAGAAATTCTAACTTCAAGGCTACCAAAGTCACCTTCCATTAGTCTGTTACCAGGACTTGGAATTATTCCTCCTCTAGTAACTTCCTTTGCTAATTTGCTGCGAACCGGAATGTTCTGAAAATTTGGTTCATTGGAGCTAGATCTATAAGTCCTTGGAATGTGAAGATTAAAGTTTGGGTGTATTCTTCCATCTTCATTAACCTCTCTTTTAAACTGAGCCAGATATGTCCCTTTTATCTTCTCCAACATCCTCAACTGTAGAATGTCATTGGTAAATGGTAGATTCCATTCTTCCATACAAGATTTATCTAAAGCAGGATTCCCTTTGTCAGTCATTCTCAAAGGTTTCATATTTAGAATATCAAAGAATAACTTTTTAATATCGGAAGTAGATCTGGGATTTATATCCTTTCCTTCTATCTCTCTAAATTTGGAACCATAATCTCCATTAACTAATCGATGCTCTATTTCTGCAATCTGGTCAGCAAGCTCTCCATCTTTTTCTTCATAAAAATCCATGGATACATTAAATCCATTCATTTCAGCCCTTGCTAAAGCCAGAATGCCTTTATGAAAAAATGGATGAGCCATATTTAACGTATTCTTATAACGTCTGAGCTCTAATTTTTGATCCTCAAACAGCATGAAAGTGAACAAACTGTCTAATCCACCATATAATAGCAATTCATCCAGATCAGCTTTATACAATAGATTTAATCCATTCTGATCCTTCTTTATCATAAGTTGATGTAGACTAGCTCCATAATCTGGAATTCCATATCTATAGAAAACCTGAAATTTTAATCCACTAATACCACCCCTATTATCTAAAATATGAGCAGTTAACATAGTACACCAAATCCAATTCTTCGGTTCCGTAAAGAATTTACAAGACCAAAGATGCTCGAACTTCAGGTTGTGTGCACCTTTTAAAACATTTTCATCATTTAATAATTCAGCAACTAATATCTGAATTGTTTTTAATTGCTCATCTGTCCAACATCCAGGATATTGATAAGCAAAAGAATAGGCCTTTTCTCTGTTCCAAGCTAAAGACATAGACCATATTCTATGTTTAGAATCATAAGGTTTCTTTCCAGAGGTTTCAAAATCGAAAACTATAAACTTCTGTTTTCTAGCTTCTATTAAAACCTCACAGACTCTATCAAAATCTTTTACAATTTCTACTTTAGATTCATAATCAATTCTTTCAATCTTTGGTTTAGAAATGGCAGAAATTGCAAATTTTAAATCTCTTTGATAAACCGATTTTAGATTTGCATCATTTCTTTTCCTTAAAATGAAAGACGGATGAAATAGAGGAACTACCCAAACATCGTAATCCAAATCTGGAATACAAAGCCTTCTCCATCTATTTATACCAAGAACATTCTTACTTCCAGAGATTTTTGCAAAGTATTGAGCAACTGCTGCTCCTCCCATTAGAAAAATGACCTTTGGTTTCAACTTTTTAATGGTTGGTTCTACTATGAAATTCCAACAGGCTTTCAATTGTTTGGTAGTTGGTGTGGCATTCCCAGGAGGTCTACAATTACAAGCATTTACCTTCCAAAAATCTTTATCCAGATTATACCCAAGAAGACGAAGTTCCTTTCTAAGAAGTTGTCCAGCATCACCAATAAACTGAGTTGGAACATCATATCCCAATTTTTTCCACTTTGCGTCTTCTGCAGCACCTGGAGCTTCCCCAATAATAAGGGCTTTTGTTCTTCCTTCTCCTGTATACTGCATGAATGGAGATTCACATCCTTTCTTGTAAAGACCACAAACTTCACAAGGATTATCTTTCAATTTTTGATCAACAGTTTTTGTACTTCCAGAAGCTGCTCTTTTTTTCTTTGGCTTGGATGAATTACCTTTACTGTAATCCCTCTTCCTAGCCGCTTTTTTCTCCGCCAAGGTTGGTTCTTTAAAGAAGAAACCTTCAGTACTAAGAATCATTACTTTCTCCTTTACTCTTAACCGGAAGCGCTAGAAGATGATTGAAATTACCCGCCATAAAGAGAGCTCTCCCTTCTGAAATCTTTATGGTTCGGGTTTTCTCCAATATTTCATTGAAGAATACTGGGTTAATTACAAATGACAATTCCCTGTTAATATCGGTTTCAACCCACCTATTTGCCGACACAGTCTCTTTCTCGACAAAACAGGATACTATATTGTCCTTTATAGTCACCGTCATGTGTCTGTCCGTTAAAAAATCCTCCTCTGTTACAACTGTTAATGATTCAACTATGGCTTTTAATTCGGTGGGCAGATTAAAAGTTTCACCTTCGAATTCAAATAGAGCAGAAACATCTGGATATTCAATATCAGAAGTTCTGCAAAAGAATTCAATATCATCGTCGGTCTTAAATCCTAACCAAGGCTCGGATATACAAAAAGAAGTAACCTTGTACTGTAGCAGAGGTTTACAAACGTTACCTGGGATAAAAAAGTCTTTTTCTACTGCAGATTTTAAGTTATATTTAGAAATTCTTAAATTATCAGAACTTGTTACATCAGAAGCAGATATTTTGATGTAGTTAAGATATTGCCTGGTTAAATCTTTGGCAACTGTGAAATGACATAGGTTAATTGCTTCCATAAAATCTTCTGGAAGAGGCAGCCATTCAAAATCTTTATTGAAAGCATCTTCATATATACCTGAAAGTTTCTGGTCATTGTAAGTAGACATCTTAATACTAGTGCCTTCACCACGAATTCGCAGCATATCTTTGACCATTCGAATAACTATGTCTTCATTCTGAGGAAGATTAGAAATCATATTAATAAAATCGTGTCCAGAAACCGAACATGAAAAACTTGTTTCAAATGGATATGCAACACAGATTCTTTCATTGAATGTAATAATTCGTTTTCCAGTAAAACAGATATGTCTGAAATGCTCTATCAAAGACTTCTGTCTATCTAAACCAGGACGTAACTTCTGACATATGCTTTTCAAGTCCTTAACTTTCATTAGAACTATCCTCCTTCTTATCAATATGTGTAGCCAACAGTTTCAGTTCTTGATTGTATAAAGAATCCAATTTTTCAAAAATTTCATCAGAAGGAGGATTTCCAGAATCTCTTAATTCTTCAAGCTCACGAATCTCTTTACGAATTTCTTCAATCGTCTTCGATTTCATCTGAATTCCCCCTTTTAGACTTTATTACTTCCCCAGTTTCAGTGTATTGCAATTTTGGTTCTTTTAACCCATGTAGCTGATCATAAAAGGCCTTGATTTTCCCCTCAGGATCCCTTCCACTTTGCAAAACCCAGTAAGAAACCAGAATGTCTTCAGATCCGGCTCTATGAAATAAATCGGCATCCTTTGGATTAAAATCCGTTACAAAATACATAATCATTTGAAATTCCTCCTAGAGACCAAAGCCTTTATTAATCAACTTTGGTTTGAATGGCCTTGGCCAAGTTAGTGCCTTAGCAACACCAGTAAAGAAAGTGACATTCACATATCGTCTATTCCAATGACTGGTTTTCACACCAATTTCAGTTATACCTATCAAATCAAAGTATTTCAAGATGTGTTCTCTAGCAGCATCAGTTGCAGTTTCAATATGAATATCGTATTCGGATTTACTGGGACTTTCATCTGAAACAGATATTTTGAAAGGAGGTTCTGTGAAATCAAATTCAGCATTCACCGTTTTTCTTGGAACAAAAATGTTTCCAAATCCTGCAGTCTGCGACCAACTAGTACTATCTACAGAATACCATGGATATCGAAACATCAATTTATGTGCGGTCATACCAAAACCATGCACTTTGTTTTTTGGCATGTTGTCTGGTGTATCACAGATAATATACCAGCATTTATCTAAAAAGTTAATTCGAAGGTCCATTGTAGCAGAAGCCATACCACCAAGACAGAAATAATCATAATCCATACATTTGTATAGATATTCTATTGGATCTTCAACGTGAAAAACTGGCAATGGAGTTAATCCTTTGCTTTCCATATATCGTTGATTTTCCCAAGAGGCCTCGACGTCACCAATAACATCCAAATTTGCGTAAACTGTCACATCCTTTTCATTTTGTTTGATAAAAGAGATGTATGAATCTAGATCTATGGCTGAACCTTGAGTAAAAGCAGAAAAGGCACCACTATCTAAGAAAAAGTTCACTCTGTTCCTCCTATAATGAACGATTCTACCAATCGGTAAGCAACATCGTCCTGATATTGTTTGGGTGGATGTTTCATGAAATAAGCACTAGCTGGATACACACATCCACCTGTTTCCCTGTCCAGAGCCAATTTACAGCAACGAACAGCATCGATTACCACACCAGCAGAATTTGGTGAATCTTCCACTGAAAGCCGAAGTTCGATATCCATTGGAACATCCCCAAATAGACGACCATTCATCTTAATATTACAGATCTTATTGTCATCTAACCATGGAATATAATCGCTTGGTCCAACATGAATATTTCTATCGGACAATCTGTGTTTTGCTTGACATTGTACAGCTTCTGTCTTCGAGATTTTCTTGCTAACCAGTCTATCTCGATTCAACATATTTAAGAAGTCTGTATTTCCACCAAAATTTATCTGGTAAGTCGTGTCCAAAGGAACACCACGTTTCTTGAAAAGATCTGTAAGAATTCTATGTACAATCGTAGCTCCAACCTGAGACTTGATATCGTCACCAACAATGGGCAAATTTGCTTTAGCAAACTTTTCTTCCCATTCTGGATCACTTGCAATAAAAACTGGTATGCAGTTCACAAAACCACAACCAGCTTCTAATGTACATTCAGCATAGAATTCTACAGCTTTTTGGGAACCAACTGGAAGGTAATTTACGACAATATCAGCTTCAGATTTTTTTAGAATCTCAACTATCTGCTCTTTAGAAGGTTGTATTTCATTAGCCGTGGAAAATGCACAATCTTCTGGATAATTTGCCATATGTGGAGCAACTCCATCCAAAATTACACCCATATGAACTGTAACCCCATACTCAGGAATATCTGGCTCAAAAACCTTCGTGCAATTAGGTCTTTGAAAAATAGCTTCCGATACGTCACGACCAACCTTTCGTCTGTCAACATCAAATGCTGCAACCACTTCAATGTCACCTGGTTTGTAACCAGCCAAATCCCAATGCATTAATCCAGGTACAAAATCTTTTGGATCTTCTGGATTTTTTGGCATATGTTCATCTTTCGAATAGTAGTGAATGCCTTGGATGAGAGAACACGAACAGTTTCCAAGGCCCATAATTGCAATTTTTATTTTCTTACTCATAGGAAAAACCCTCCAAATCTTTTATTTTAAGAAAGAAGTCCTTCTTCAAATCTTTTGAAAACCGACAAAGTCTCTTTACACCTATTTTTAGTAAAGTATGAGAAATCGCTGTTTTGTAAAGCAACGCTCATTCTGTCTTTGTACTCTTGTACTAACTCACCAGCACCATGATATGGATGAACTTCAAACATATCGTCACAATCTACATCATTGTATGTTAGACATATCCATTTTCTAAGACAAGCTCTACATTTCCCACAATTCAAATGACTGTGCCCTGAAAAACAAGAAACTGTGGTTTTTAAAATTCCCACCTTATCTTCGTATGTCAATTCATCCATCAGGCATTCATTTAAAAACCATGAAACCCAACCGGACTTTGTTCTTTCATTCATACATTTTATGGAAATATCTTTCCCAGAAGTTGTTTTTATCAAATCATGAGCTTGTTTGTAAAAGGTCAAAGATTTGTCTCCACCATATTCTGGTGTCTCTCCGGCAACGGAAGATATCCAAATTTCACCACCGTCTCTGGCTATTTCAGATGCTATTCCAAGAAGATATAAATTTCTGGCTGGGATAATATGTTCCCAAGGACCATCATATCGAACTGGAACAATTTCTTTGTAATAGAAAAAATCTATTTTCAATTTATGCAAAGCCTTAATTTCTTTCTCTGCATAAGGGTGTCCAAAATCTACGTAGATTGGAAAAATAGATTTGTAACCTTCATCTAGTAGACGAAAGTAGGCTAGTGTACTATCTAACCCTCCAGTTAGCAGAAGAACAAAGTCAGCACGTTCATTCAACCCCAGACTCTTCAAATCCATAGTATTCAATTTTGGAACAAAACCTTCCGGTTTTTCCTTAATATCAATCATACAATTTAAGATTTCCGAAGCTTGATCTAAATCAATATCAGTTGAAATCTCTTGTACACCATAACTAAAATTTGTCATTATGGTTTTTGCAAAGTTTCTAACTTTCATCTTTTTCACCTCCTTGGACATTAAGGACCCTAACAACTCGATCACTATCTCTAGAAGCTATAATTTTCAGTTCATCATTTTCTATAACCTCCAGGATAGTAAAACCACTCCTTCTAACCAATGGAACCAGAAACTCTGCCCACAATAAACTTCTATGGGGTGACATTCTTTTAACATTTCTGGTATTACAAAGAATTGCATACATAACATCAATGGAATCCAGATAGTTGTTTTTGTACTTATCGAATGTCTTAGCAAAGTGTGCGAAATTTGGACCAGAAACAGTTAGTATACCATCAGGCTTTAATACTCTGGCAAACTCCCATAGAGTTTCATATATCTCTTCTGGAGTTTGATGTTCTAGAGTATGTTCACATAGAATCTCAGCAGCACATTCGTCTGGTAGAGGCATATCATCAGATGAGCATTCAATAAAACTTTGATTTATGTAATTGACTTCAGAATCGGAAAGGAAAAGATCTAAGTCTTTCAAAAGCGTTCTGGTTATATCAATATTTATATAGTCTTCCAGAATTCTTCTGCCACAACCAACATGAAGTTTCAAACCTTGTACAGGAAGTGAATTTTCAATTCGAACCTCACTTTTCCATTCAGTCATTATCGACCCCATTCTTTCCAGACACAATAGCAATTGCATCATGTTGATGAATACTTTCTTGAGAACTTACAGTAATATTGTACTTTTCCACTGACTTTTCTAAAGATAGTCGGAAAGCACATTCCCGTATAATATCTTCTACAAATTTTGGATTATCGTACATTGTTTCAGTGACATGCTTTTCATCCACTCTTTTTAAAACACTGTACATTTGTCCAGAGCATGAAGCCTCAACAAGAGTTATAATATCCTCTATCCATATGAATTGATCAGCAAATGGTTTTAAACCTACTTTAACCCGAACCCTTTGATTATGCGCCGAATTTTCACTGATTTCTTTACTACATGGACACAAACTAGTGCCAAAGACAACTATAGACATATAAAAATCAGAAGAGTCTTCTGTCTTTATTAGATGAAATGTTACATCATAAGATACTATTCCGGGCTCTCTACTCACAGGTGCAATCTTTTGTAGAAAATAAGGGAATTTGTAAGTCACTTTACACAAATCTACTTCCAACTTTCTTCGTATATGTTCGGCCACTTCATTCGTTACACTGACATCTAATCTTTGACCAGAAAACTTTTGTATAGCTATTGGGATTCTACTCATATCAATCCCTTTTTTGTCTGCTGGAAGATTTCCATACACAGTAACATCTGCAATGGTATTTTGATATGGTCCTGCCTTTGTGCTAACACAAATTGGAAGTTTGAATCCACCAATCCCAACAAAATCTATTGGTATTTGATGAATAGGTTTAGTTTTTTGTACGTCCATCAACTCATCCATTATGAAGCCTCCTTCTGGACGAAACGAAGAATTCCATCCTCTTCCTCCAAACAATCGGCTTCGTTTCTTTTATTTGTGACATTTCGAATATGAGCTTTTATAGTTCCCAACGTTTTCTTTGGATCCATATCAAATTTCTCGGAAACTATAGAAACCAAACTATCCATTGTAATGCCTTCTAAAAGCTTTTCATCAATGAATCCGTACTTGCTATTCTTTCTTCTACCAAAAATATTAATACCAGTGTCAGAATCGGATTCAGCCTTCTTTGGTTCAGGTTTTGATTCAGCCTTCTTTGGTTCAGGTTTTGATTCAGCCTTCTTTGATTCAGCCTTCTTTGGTTCAGGTTTTGATCCATCTTTATCTTCAAGAAGTTCTTTAGCAACTTTCTCTTGAGCAGAAGAGATCAACTTTTCATCCTCCTCTGATACCTCTGGCTTCTTCTCTTCCTCTTTTGATGGCTCAGCAGCCGTAGAAGTTTCAGTAACCACAACTATTCCATCCACAATGTCATTGTATAAATCAATAACTTTTGGTGGAATTAATTGTTCCTTTTCAATAGGAACCAATTCAACAGAGTCTAGAAAACTGTCACATAGCTTCTGTAAATCATCGTTCTCCATATCAAATTCTTTCGATTCTACACCTGGAACCAATTTTGTTTCCAATAAAGCTTGATAAGATTCTCGAATCAGTGCTCTAACCATTTTTAAATTCCTCCCCTCTAGTGTTCTTCCTTCGTTATTCCCCAAATGTACTTATGTAATTGGAGGTTTATAATTTCATCTCCAGTACCATAAATTTCAATCTCCCTTAAAAGCTGTTGTGGAGTAAATTCGTCATGTACTGGAGAAAATGCAAACTTTGCTTCACAACCATTTTCTCTTAGAACCTTTCCTACATCCATAGCTTCTTTAACATCATCAGAACTCCCAACAACAAACTTTACAAAATCATTTTTCGAAAGGAATCCAAAAGCATTTAAATTCATTCTATTACGCTGCCCAGAATTCTTCAACTTAAAATCATAGACCCAACAAACTTCTGGAATACCTACGAATTGTTGAATCGGTTCTAAAGTTCCATTAGTTTCTATTGAAACTTTAATATCTCTAGCAACTAATTCCTGCAATAGAGTAGATAACTCCTCTTGTAGTAAAGGCTCACCACCAGTAATTGTCACTTTCTTTAATTTTTCCCCTCTGGAAGCAAAGAGATCCTCTAAAAGATTAGACAAACTAATTTCCATACCATCTGATCTCTTTGCGGCATATTGTGTATCACACCACTTACATGATAAATTACACTGAGAAAATCTAATAAAAGTGGTAAGAACTCCTTGATGAAAAGCATTTACTTCTCCATCGATTGAATCAAAAATGCTATAAAGTGAAAACATTACATCCTCCCAAAGACTGATAACATATCTTGTTTAGTAAGTGTTATAAAACTAGTTGGACTTTCCCATAGTCTAATAGATTCCAACCCTTTAAGTAAACCATCAAACATCAACCTCTCCCACATCCATACCACAATGTTCTCAGCAGTAGGATTTGGAAAAAAGTCATTGAGATAAGAATGGTCAAGAAGATCAACAATATTCGCATTAACAATTGCTTTTAATTTCTTGAAATCAATTATCATTCCGGTGATAGGATTAATTCTTTTTCGAACAGATACCGTAAATTTCCATTCATGTCCATGCAAGAAGTTACAATCGCCATCATAGTCTGGAAGTTTATGAGCTCCAGCAAAAGAAAAATCTTTACTTATTGTAGCAAATGGAAGGACGCCTTCTAAAATTTCTAATGATTTACAATCGGAACATAAAGGTTCCATGTTTGAAATTAGGATATTCTGGCTATCCTCATCGACAAATGTTGCTCTAACATCTTTATTAGATCCACAAATACTACAAAAACTCAAATCTTGGAAATGTGAAAGATAAGCAGTGGGATTAGCACTAGTTGCTGACAAAATCTGAGATAATACTTTAGCATAACTTCCAGGTATCCACAAAGCTTTCAAATCTTCTACACTTTCTTCCATCGTTGCAAGAAATTCTGGAGTTGGTTGTTTTTCTTTTGCACTATCCAAAAAGCCATGAACTCTGTCTGAACCAATCTTTTTCTTCACATAATTTGCAACAAAACCATATGTTACAAACCAAAATCTTGGATCTTTGGCCTTAAGTATTTCTACCACTTCACCAACATATGTTCTGGTGTTAACCAAAGCATCTATGACCTCATGCACACTAGCTATAATATCTGCATGTGCTTGATCATCTGTTGAAAGTATATGGGACAGAACATCACTGAATCTCTCCTCGCAAATCGGACATATGGATTTACTCATCTTCATCTTCCTCCTTTTTCTTCTTTCTGGGTGGAATAATGGAACTAACACAAACCTGACCCATATGTAAAGCTTCAGTTAAATTCAACTCTACATTCTCAGAAAAATCTTTATGCCTATGGGCTATAACATTAATTCTTTTTATTCCAATATCCTTTTCAAAATCGTTTTGATTTATAGCCATAAAAACATCAACATGTGCGAGTTTTCTAAAATCTTCAGCAACATGCTTTTGTCCTATTCTCCTCTCCTCTACAGCCTTTCTATTAGTCTGACTAGCAGTTATAACTACAGAATTAGTTGCCTCCGCCAAACCTTTTAGAGTCTTCCAAATTAAATCCAGATTATGTCTTGGATCACCACCTCCAAATCCTGGTGGCTTTAGAATATCGGCATAATCTATTATAATCACATCAGGTCGAAACCCTTGAGATTTTGCAACCTCTAAATCCTGTTGTATATCATCAATCCCACCAAGAAAACTGGGATAAGTGACTAATCTAAGATACCTTTTTAGATGCCTTCCTATAGCAAACAAGCTTCTGTGATCTGCTTCATAAGAATTTGAATTAACTTCAACCCATATGGACTCAACACTAAAAGAAAAATCAGACTCTGGACTGTAGATGCAACCAAAGCAAGGCGCTTCAGTATCTTCCACATCATCAGATGGGTAATGTTCTGTCTTATATTTTGTCCTTTCCTCTCTTTTACAAGAATTACTTTTATTGTGTTCACAGTCTATATATGGAATCCTAGAAAGCAGTTCTCCTCCAGGACCTGTTTTAAAATTTCTTTCACTTTGGAATGAACCGTAAGGTTTATTCAAAAATCTGGAATAGAATCTCTGTCTTATTGCTTTGGAATTCATTTCCAAACTAACAAAAAGGACTTTTGCACCATAAGACATTGCTTGACAGGCAGTTTCTAATAACCAACTGGTCTTACCCCTCTTTGGAGGAGCTAAAAAAGCCATCAACCAACCCTTCTTAATGTAACCAACTAGTTTATTTAATGTTGCTGCTCCTCCACTAAAAGCAAAAACGTGCTCAGTATCAACCTTAGACCAAGCAGATTCTATACTTTCTCTGTCAAAAATATCTTCTAATCTTCCTTCGTAAGCTAGGTCTTCCTGAAAATTTTCACCAGCAATAGACTCTACTGCCTTATCTACATTTCCAGAATCTAAAAGAGCTCTAGACTTCATCAAAGCTATATCTAAGTGTCTTTTCCTGAAATACTTTAAAGTTTCTTTTAGAACATAGTTATGATCGCTTACAACTAAACCCTTAGAATCCTGTGATATGGAAAATAGAAGATATTCAATAAGTTCTTTACTAGATGGATCTAACTTAGAAGATTTATACTCAAATACTCTTTCAATATCGGATTTTGGTGCTTTATCGAATTCACGAAAATAGTCCATACACCAATTCATACTATCTCTAATGAATTCATTTTGTATAAATTCAGGTTTATACTTTCTAAAGACAGTTCTACAAAAATTAGTGGAGAGTATTGCAGCAGATAACATTAATTTTTCAGAAGATAAGTCTGTATCTACATTACCTTTCTTACCTCTCCTAAAACGGCTAATGGCATCACTCATATTGAAAATTCCCTTTTCAACTCTTCAACTTCATCTTGTCTCAACTGTGCTGGATCTAATCCAGGATCTAACAAGATTATTTCTGTATCAGTAAAGGGTCGAATTTGATATTCAAGTCTTCTTGCATCTTCTTCTGCTTCAGAATCGAAAATTAAAACTGCTAATTCTAAAGATGCTAGTTTTAAAATCTGTGGTTTGCTTAATGCTGTACCGAATGTACAAGTACTTCCATCTCCCATTCGCCAGACATCTGTAGGACCCTCTAAAATAAAAGCTCTTTCTTGTACTGAATCAAAATTGTAAAGCAAATCGTAAATGTCTGTAATAGGATTGTACTTATTGATAGAAGCCATTTTATATCTTGGCTCCATATCCTTTATAACAGTTCTGGTTGTAAAATTAACAACCTCACCATCTTCTATAATTGGGATGATGATTCTAAATTTAAAATCACCAGCAGTATGACAAGCCATTAACTCATATTTTGGAATAATAATAGATGGATCAAAATCCCTACTTCGTAGATATTGCAAATGCACTTCTGGAAATTCTTTTACACAACCTTTCGGTGGATATATAAAATTGGATCTGCTTGGAACTGTTGCTTCTTTTCTTGACTTCGAGTATGAAGCTATAGAATCAATGTCTTGAAATTCTTCAACAATTCTACTTGCCTGTTTATAAGAACAAGACTCTAATTCTTGTATTAATTTGGTTATGCCTCCTTTTGTTCCACATTTCCAACAATGAAAAACTTTGGATTCCAAATTTATTCCAAGATGATTTGAATGATCATCACAATATGGGAATGGACACTCGATATTGACCCAACCAAAAGAGGTGTTAGTTCCACTTTCACTGTAGTCTATAGATCTATCGTTTAAGTACGAATAAACATCAAAGAATTCTAGCATTCCAACCCTCTTAGTCCCTCCAACCCTTTAATTTTAGTATTTTAAATTAAAGCCAGCCAGACTCAACATAAGTCTTTATTCTATCGACAGTATGAGCTGAAAGATAGCGGTAGGAGTCTAAAAAATCAACAATCTCCACTTGATCCTTCTCATCAGTTCTTCTAAGTCCACGACCAATGATCTGAAGAGTCATTGTATCACTTCTTCCTCCAGATGCATAGATTACAGAATTCAAAGATGGAATATCAATACCTTCACGCCAAACAGCACTGCTTATCACACATTTTATTTCTTTAGCATTTAAAGCTTCCTGAAGTTCCTCCCTTGCATCATCTTCTGTAGCACCTTGTACAAAAGCAATGTTCATCCCATATAAATTCTTAGCCATTGCAATTAAATTATCACCCTGAAGCAATTCCTTTATCATAATAAGAACACTTTTTCCCTGTTCAACTCTAGAATTTGCCGCGTTAACGATAAGTCTGTTTCTAGCCCTATTACTAACAATGCATCTTTGATAATAATCTTGATAGGATCGACACTTATCATCTAGAGTTCTATTAAAAGGAACTGGAACTAAAGTTATTGTTGGATGTGCCAAGATATTCAATTCTATTCCCTCCTGAATAGTTAATTCACCGATTATTGGACCAGTAAGACCTTCTAAAACCAATTCTCTAAGAGGATCCTTTGGTCTAGTAGCTGTAAAACCAATTCGAATTGGAGCTAACATTTTAGAAAGCACATTCTCATATTGACCATCTGGAGCAACATGATGACACTCGTCAATTATTACAATATCGAATTCTGCTCCATAATCTTTTGGATCCATATTAGTGAGGGTTTGAATAGTTCCAAAAGCAATCTTACCACTAATATCCCTACTGCCACCACCAAAAAGAGAAATATCATCAAAATTATATTTTGCAGCTTTTTTAAACGTTTGTCTAATGATTGATTTGTTATGACATAAAACCAAAATCCTGGCATCTGGAAACATTGAAGAAATACCAAAAGCTACAATGGTTTTTCCAGAACCGGTTGGAGCAATGATTAAACCCCTTTGATGCTTTACAGCTGCATGTATAGATTCTAATTGATCTGGTCGAAAGGTAATTCCAGGAAGAAATGGTTCAGGATTATCTGGTTTTAAATGCCAATCATCAGCCTCTACTTCAATAGGAATATTATTTCTTTTACAATATGCAAGAACTCTAGGAAGTAATCCAGTATGAAACTTCTTTCGAACAATAGCATATCGAACTTTTGCTTTTCTGTAATTTCTCTTTGGTCCTCTAACCCAATAATCGGATTCGTAACGCATGCAAGATCTAATAGACTTCTGATCTCCATGCAACTTACAAATAACTGGATCAACAACCTCTATTTTTAATTCTGCCATTTCACCCATTATTAAGCAGTTGTATAACTTCTGCTAATTTCTTACGCTGTAATTTCCATTCTGCACTTATCAATTTAGAATATTGTAATGGATCCTTTCCTTTAGTAAGTGCTAATTTTACCTCAATTTTTGCCTTAATTGTATCCAATTCCTTTTGTAAATGAACCCATTTTAAATACAGAACCCCTGCAATTTCTGAATCACAATTGTCTAAAAAATCGAAAAACTTCCCTTCATCATAAAGATGTTTCATTTCTCTGAATGAAGTTTCATTCTTTGGAGATATGTCAGGATGATTACTCATACAATAACGTTTGAAAATATCAACCAACTCTTCACTTGGATCTTCTATATCTTCCTCTAGAGGAAGGGCCATACATCTACCACTATCCAAAGCCAAACGCTTTAATTCAATTATTTTCTTTTGTATAGTTCCAAAATGTTCTTGGTAGATTTCTGCACCTACATTGATTAAACTTCTATAGAATTCTAACAATGCTTTACCTAAATTCAATTCCAACATAACAAGTTTACTATTATATACGACAGGCAAAGCACGGTTGGAAAGATTTTTCATAGAAAAATCTAGTAATCTTAGCAGTTCTTCTCTATCTAAGTCTTGTACTAACATTTAAAGTTCCCTTATAACCTCTTTTCCCAGTGCATTATTTATGAATCTACGAAGTAAATGTCTATGACAAAAAAATGTAGGCTTCTCATAACAGAGAAGGATAGATTTTTCATACTTTCTGATGAATTCTTCAATATTTAAATCCTTCAAACATTGTAAGTAGTATTCTTCATACAAATCCTCTGTGATATCTCCAGATTTATAAGAGGTTACCAACATCTTAAAAGGTCTAACCTCTTCAAATTCACATAATTCATACTCTTTAGACCAAAATGGAAGATCATTACAAATAGCAATCAACTTAAAATCATCTGGAAAATTTCTCCAATTTCCAAAATAAGATGTGTAAATCATGTTTCAGTAACCTCTTTTCCTAGTTATCCAAATCGTATGAATCTTTCATTATGAATATCTATAATTTAGTATGCTTCAGATGATTTGGACTGAATAGATTTAATAAGATCTCCAACTATTAGACAATCTTTGAAGGAATATACGATTCTATCAGTTGGTATAGATAGTTTAATGCCTTCAATATTAGAATCTTCTGGAAAAACAGCCATTAAAGGCTCTGCCCTTACAAATAACTGTCTATCTAATGGTCTAATAGATGGGATTGGAAGAATAATATTCGTTGTATTTGAACCACTAGAATTAGAAGATGAAATAGATTGTATTAATTCTTTTTTGACTCTTGAAATAAATTGATTCCTCAATTGCAAACTCAAGTAGGGTGAAAATGGTCCATGTTTAGTATCACCAATTCTATCGTATGGAAGATAATGATGTTTAAATAATTTGGAGCCAAATAACTGAATTAAAAAGTACAAAAAATCTGGTTCCTTTTCTCCGGTTTGAACAGATTTAATATTGTATAGAATAGTTTCTAAATCCAAAATATCTGGATATCTAGATTCTATCACTTCAAAAGTCTCATTGGAAGTTAGAAGTGGAGCTAAAGCGGAAAGATAACGAATAAATTCATCTAAATCCTGCGTATTTTGAAGAACTTGCTTTTCAAACTCTCCATATTCAGCTCTAGCAGCCAGGATGTACATTCTTTGATTAACAGAATAGCTATCCCAACTACTATCTAAAGAATCTGGAATTTTAAATGGTGGTGGAATAACAGCACACACAGAATCAAAAGAATCTGCGTCTATATTTTGTAATAACAAGTACTGATAGAATCTTTTGTCAGTATCACACAAACTGGACTGCCGAAACAAACTTCCTGTATTTAAGATTGTTCTTGAAATTATCATTGACCAGTAATCAGATTTGGTCGGATACAACATATTTGGAAGCAATGTCAAATTACTAAGCAAGTAATCTTTATCTGCTAATCCTCCAAATAGAAGGGTTTTAGAAACCATAAGAATTGCTTTTTTAGAATTCAAATGTAAATAGTTTAGTAGTCTAGATAATTGTCCGGCAAATTTAGGATGATCTTCTTTTCTGACTGATTTTTGTCTATAGGTAACTGCTTTACCTAAATCTTCTGAAGGCTCTAAATTTGCTATAGTATTTGACAACGATTTTGGTTTTAAGTAATCACCAGATAGAGGACTTTGAGAAATTTTCCAAGGTCTATTCCTCTGAGTTTTTTTACGAGTAGCTTTTCTAAAAACAACTTGCTCATTAATACGTTCAGATTTAGAAGAAACTGATTCTTCATGCACATCCTGCATATACTTTAAAGATGGCTGCATATACGATTTTAAAGTTAATTCTACAAACTTGCTTTTTGTTAAGTAATAAGCGTAAAGATTCTGAAAGAATCTTTGTCTTGTATGTTGATAAGTTTCTATACGATCAGCTCTACTATATCTGTTGTAGATAACATAAATCCCTCTGGGACTTTTAGCAAATAGATTTTGAAGAAGTTCTTTTATATTCTGTGTCTCCAAATAGCTCTTCAAGAATTTATTTCCTGGAATTCTAGTCAAATAAGGAATTACATTCAGCTCTGCCTCTTGTATCATCTTCTTGACTTTATCTAAATCTACATGATACTTTCTGACAAAAACACCATTTGGACCTCTAACAGCTCTAAGAACTGGAACTAATCCCGGACTGGAAGGGTCAAAACCTTTTAAAAGATCTTCAGGCATAATCACATATTACAGAAAAATTGTTTGGCGGAATCTGGATCAATTCCCTTTTTTCCGAAATCCTCAAAGTCTTTGATATCTTTATGTGGATTTGTGTCCTCTGGAATCATTCTATCTTTGTCTGATTTTCTCCCAATCTCAGAAGATTCCTCGCGTGATCTAGCAGTTCTATTTCCCTCAGCGTCATTTGGATGTTTGGTCCTTCCAGAACTAGTTTCATCTGGATGTTTGGTCCTTCCAGAACTAGTTTCATCTGGTTTTGCAGGATCTTTCTCTTTAGGCTTTTTCTTCTTTGGGTCAATGTAAAAAGTCTGCTGAAATGTTCCTTGCTCAGGTTTAGTAACAGCCTTCTTCACTGGAACTAACTTTTCAATCTTTTTCTTACCACCTTTTTTTGCCATTCAAAACCTCCAATGAAGTAATTTATCAATGTTTTAACATTCAGTCCTTCTAATGTACTCAACTACATCAAAGGGTTTTAAAGTGGTAACGTCTATTGAAAACTGTTTGTCGTAGTTAGTTGCATCAAAAGATGAACGATTTTGATAATGTAATAGAAATGTCTTTATACCATGATGTCCAGCATAAACTGTCAAACCATTTAGTAATCCAATAAAAAATGAGCAATTAATCATTAAAAAATGTAACTGTGACAAAGATACATTGAAATAAACAAAACTAGCTTTTTCTAATCTAGGATCAGTTGAAACTCCAATTTGTACTACAGAATAACCAGATTCCACCAACAAAGTGCACAAAGAATTAAAATTATCGAATCCCCAATCCTTACGTTTGGATAATTTTGTTTCTTTTCCACAAGATGGCATTAAAATGTAATTATCCGGAACGGTTAACTTCTGAATATTTCCAACATAAGTGGAGTAAAAATTTGGAATATACTCTACAGCTAGGTCCGTTTTGTTATTCAAATTGCTTAGCATACTAAAAATCAAATTTTCATTAGTTCTCATAGTGTAAACAATATGTCCTGTAATTATATCGTAATTCTGTTGTATAAGTTTAAGATTTGTACAAAGAATTTCAGAGAATTCTACGTCAAATCCATTAACAATCTCATATATAAATCTTGATGCAGTTCCTAATTTCCCACTCATATTAATAGAAATCTCGAATTGTGGATATGTAATTTGCAACATCTTTAAAACAGACATTGTCATAATCCAATCACCTATACCAAAAGCATCTCTATAAGCTAGAATTCTTTTTCTCATAATTTGAACTATTGACAAAAGTACCAAAAGAATTTACATATATAATACAAGAAGCTTTTTTCCAAAACTTTTTCGAGTTGTTATAAGGAGAGATAAAATGAGAAAACCTGGACCAGACGGTGATCAAAGATTCATATTTATACAGACTGTAACAAACAATAAACGAAGAAAAAGAGCTGGAAAGAAAACACATAAATGCACACTGCCAACCAGAGAAAGGGTTATGCATGTTCTGGTAACCGGAAAAATAAAAGATTATACACATCCCAAAGAAATTGATCCGTTCTGGGATATTCTTTATCGACAATATGAGTATTTAGTATATTCTGAAATGTATCTTCGATCTACAATAAAAGAGAGCTGTTGTGAAGACATTGGTATTAATTCTGGTTGTCTAGATGTTATAATCACTACATTGGAAGCTATCGAAAGGCAAAAGGCAGCATTAGTTACTTATATGGCCAATTTCATGTTTCTAATGTATGGATCAGTTATGAAATCCAGATTTTATGGATGGATGCACTATTCACAGAAGTTTACTTCAAAATTTAATGAAGTGACAATACAATTATTAAATCGATTGAAATTTGATGCAAATAAAACCAGGTGTTCAGTTTACTACTATCAGGCATTTTGGTTATGTGGTTTATCTATAATTGGAGAGATTCGAAAACAACTAACAACCACTTGCAATTTAGAAGTAGATATGGATAGAGGAACATTATCCATACCAGTGAATTCTAGACAGGATTACAAGAAAAAGGTCAAGGATATTAGAACAAATTCTGAAGCCGTTGTACACAATAGATTAAAAAAACTGGAAGAAATACAAAGATTAGAGAAGGAAACTGGTGAACAAGTAGTAACGGATGAAGAAAAAAGTCCAGAAGATATTCTAATAGAAAATGAAGGTGAAGAAGGAAGACAAGTTAGATTAAAAAGTATCCTCTCCAAAATCTTACAACAGATAGACATTAGTACAGATGCACTCTATACATCCACCGAAAGATCACTCCTAAAAATTGGAAGATTCATAAAACAAAAGTTAAAGAAGGGAACATTGGATATTTCTGAAGATGACTTGCTTTTTTTGAAGGAACAGTATCTAAGCGATAAATTATAAGAATCTGATTTTCTGTGCTTCCATAGTATTAGATCTTTGCAGCATTATTTTAATCAAAGAATCTACTTCCAATTTGTTAATTCCAGAATTGGATAGAACAGACTTCAAATAACCATAATCGGAAATTTTGCAGTGTCCAAACACAATATCTTCGTTTAAAACACTTCCTTCTACAAATAACAAGAAAGAGGCATCAGAAAGAAATCTTTCAAGATTCTTCTTATCTCGTAATCTGGAGTATACAAATGCCTTAGATATATCTGTGCCAACATCTTGAATAGTATAGTAAAGCCAAAGAGCTGGATCGTTCATCACATTTTCTGGAAAGTATTGAACTTCTTGTCTCCAGAAGTATCTTGAAAAATTAAATGGATCTTTAAGAGTTGAAAGTAAATGTCCTTCCAGATAGTAGATCAAAAAATACAAGTCTTTAGAAAGATAAGAATTTGGAAGTATTTCTTCTGCCTGTTGGACTAACGAAACTGGAAATTGCTCTTTCAATAAAACCGAAGCCATTATATCCTCAATAAATCTTCAAAGTTAGAAGAAAATAAATCTGAATGTACATCAAAAGCATCTAAAGTTATGAATTTTTGATCCACACCTCTTTTCCTACTAACGACCTCTTTTAGTCTACTAGAAATGTAATTCCAATTATGCTCATTGAATTGAAACCCATAAGGGAACAATTTGGTTACTAGTACATGTTGCCGATCTAAATCTTTAAAAAGAGATAACATTTCATATTCTATTTCTGAATCTTGTAATTGATCCATCTGCTCGAAAGGGATATTAAGCTCTATAAGCCATTGTGAAAAATCAACATGTAAAGAAGCTTCAGATTTTTTAAAGTATGTTGATATTAATTTCATTGGTTTTTTCTGAACAGTTGAAACACACGTAGGTAAGATATAAAAGTCATTAAAAAGAAGATAATCACAGTTTTTATGTGCACCTGTTGACTGTCGTGTGTTTGGAAAATCTGTAACCATACTTTTCTTCCTTTAGAAGTAACTGGATTGTGTTTTTATACAAGATTTATTCATCATTAATAAGAATTTTTTCTGAGCAGGATCTGTTATTCCTACTTGATCTGTAAAGGAATTAAACCAATCTTGCATTTCTGCTGCAGCGGGATGACTTCCTCCAGCCATTTGTTCATGTAAAGGAAAGAATGGACTTTTCTGGTAAGCTGATCCTCTGCGACTAGAAAGCTTTAAATTACCATAGGCTTCTGAGTGAGATCTTTGTCCAAGTTCTACTAATCCTTCTTTTCCAAATCCAATCAAATCATTTGATAATTTTCCAACTATAGAAAGTTGCGAAGCTATATAAGCTGTACTAGGTATTGGTCCTGGATGCCGAAATTCAAGTCTTCTAGTTCCAGTATCTATTCTGTAATTGTTACGATTAGAACTATAATTTTCGGCCACTCCAAGATGTGCTGTACTTTTCCATCTATCAGCATGTCTTCCTAACATATCAAAAACTAAACCAACATTGTTTAAGTAATTAGACATGCCTTTTTGTACTTCATAAGCTCCACTACCAGCAAGATTAGGCAATGTTGTACTAATGTGCATTCCAGCAGACCTATCCATTGGTATGTCATCTGGATGTAACATTCCTTCCTTCTGCCAAGCACCAAACATCATATCAGAAGCCATTAGTAGATTAGACATTGGAGCAGATCCAACTACAACCTCCTGTGATTTTCTACCAGGTTTCTCAGAAATAGAACCATCATTGTATGCTTTGTAAGAGTTCTGGCTTCCAAAATCATAGGGGAGAAGATTTTTTACATTAACTCCAAAATTCTTTTCAATTGGATTGGTCACTAAAGAATCGAATTTTCCTTGTTCAGATGGTCCATAACCAAGATCAAGATCAGTTTTAAATCGACCTTCATATTCATAGGAAAAAAAGTTTGATGATATTCCAAAATTAGGAATGAAGGCTCCTCTATTAGAGCTTAAAGGTACTATTGCTCCATGTTGAAGAACCCTTTGCAAGCCCTCTCTGTCAAATGGTTCATTTCTAATATTAATTAAATTCATACTATCAATATTCAAACCATTTGGAAACCGGCTTCTATTGATTCTATTTACTTCAGATCTAAAGTCATGTAATCTGGTTGGTGTCATAGCCCCATGTGTAGAAGGGCCAAATGCCCAAGATTCTGGTCTATATTGTTTAAAACCAGGTTGATAGGTCATCAAACTTAGATTATTTCCATTTATTCCAGTTATAAATGGAACAGATGTAGCTTGTCTAGGAATCTTAAAATCTAAGCCTCCAGGTGCTTCGAATGTCTCCTTCTGCGAAATCTTTTTTACTTCACTCGGATCAGAACGTGAAACAGATGCCAAAACATCTGGGTCAACATTAAGGTAAACACCATGTTTGTCTAAAAGATCTTTGGTATAAGAAGCTATTCTCTGAAGATCCATAGTAAACTAATATATTCCTTGACTTCTAAGAGTATTTGCATCTGGTGGCATTGTAACCTGTCCACATTTTTGATGCATTTGCCACATAAATTCCTGATTGACTGGATTTCGTATATTTAGGAAGTTTTCAGCAATATTATTAAACACGTTCTTATCACCATTAAACCAACCACCAATAGGAGGAATCAATTTATTTGTTCTAGCAAATGCACCATGATTTTGTGATGCTTGAAAAATGTCTGCAGCTAATTTAGTTCCCATTGCCATAGATGCTAAAACATGATCACCACCAGGAACATACATTGGAGACCTGTATTCCATTAAACCCATTAATTGAAGTTTATGCATACCAAACGTTTTGTACTTTGCCAATTTGCCAACATCTGACATTGACATCTCAAGAGCTACATTTGAATAATGTTTTCCATTATTTCTGTAGTAATCATATTCATTCGTTCTTCCAGCAGACCTAAATTTAGAAATGGATTGAGACCAAAACTGTCTTCCATGTTCCTCATGTGGAGAACTACGAGCATCTGGAGGAAGTCTTTCAGGTTTTATTGTAGAATTATAAGGGGAATACTGACCTCCCGTACTTGGTCTAGAATAGTAATTGTATCTGACATCCGGTTCTGACATTCGTTTTATTACATCTTCCTGTAATCGCAACATATCAGTAGAAAATTTGAAAGCATTCTTTTTATTATACGCTGGAATGGTTCCTATATTTACATGTAAACCTGAAGTGTCAAATCTATCTGGACCTCTATGTATTGGAGGAACATCTCCAAGAGACTTTAGCTGTTCCCCAAGAAGATATCCTGCTTTAAAAGCTCTGAGTCCAGACATAACCGGAGTTATGTATTCTTTACCACCACCATAAACGGATGGGTCATTATGGGAACTAAATTCTCCATTAAAAGCCATATGATTAAGATTATAACCATAGTTCTGTTGAATTCCACGAGTGATTTCAGAAATTGGTCTAGTAAGAAATGATTCTATTTCTACACCCATACTAAAATCTGGGTTAGCAAAACTAGGCAAAAAAACGGCATCACGCCCACCAATCGGCATGATGTATCCCTTTCCCATAGCATCCCGCATACTAATGTCCATATTTCGTATACGCCAGTTATCAGGATTTGGGTCCATCTCTGGAATTGGTGTATCTTGTATGGTACGAAAGTTAGGACGTGGAAAATCTTGTGGACGATTACTCATTGAACTTCCCACTTCCCAAAGACTGTTTAATGGTTCATCCATTAACCATAAATGTCCACCTTCTTCAGATCTTCCAACTATAGCTCCACCCAACATCATCTTTCGTTTAATTTTGTTAGTTACTGTGTCCAACTCACCAGAATGTACCGAAAAATTTCTTTCTCCTATAGCATTTTTCCCTATATTCTCATAAAATCTTCTGTCAGAATCATTGGCCAAGCCAAAGCTCTTTTGAATGTCACGAAGGGTATTTACTGCATGCACAGCATCTGGTGTGCTAACTAAATGTGAACCTTCCTCCTGATGACCAATTCCACCAATAGGATAACGCTTTTCAAGAGCATCATATTCTGCTTCTGATATGATTCTTATAGCACTTGTATCTATAGAAGAAGGTGAATCAACAACGTTAACATTACGTTCATCATACTGAGCCCTTGCTGCACTATCAAAATCCTCATAGTTTACATTGAAACCACCAGATTCAGAAAATGGACCTGGACGACCTGTTCTTTGAGTAGGTGTATCTTGTAAACTGGGAGGAGTATTGTCTATTGAATGTGTGTCTGTGTGTCTAACTTCAGGATTTCCACTAGGTCGAACACCTTCTGAAGATTCTGGTCCACCAGCTCTAGACATTCTTTCAGCATCTTCAACAGAAGAGGCATAACGACCCTCAGTAAAAGCATTTGCAGCTTCGTCTCCATATCTATTCCTAATGTATTCTTCTTCATCTGCAAAATCTGGATCTGGAATGTAACCATCAGCGAAAACGTAAATATTTCCACTTGCTGCCTCACCAGAACTTGGAACATTTCCTTCTGTAGGAGCTTCTGTCGATGGTCTTGTAGTTCCTGACGGACTTTGTGTATGCAAAAGCTCACCAGTTTCTGAATTGTAAACATCGAGTGTCGTTCCTGTGGTAGATGCAAGTACAGAAGCAATTCCTTCACCACTTCTATTGATAATATCGGTGGGTGTTACATCTGGTCTTCCTTCAACATCGGCATCAGTCTGTACAGGTCTATCAAAATCTGTTCCTGAAAGTTGACTTCTTGAAATTATAGTATTAGGTGTAGCAAAATCATGAATGTTTTCGTATTGACTATCTGCCGAATGTTTGACACGAAGCATTTGTTTTTCAAAACCAGCTTTAATACCAGAAGCAGAATCATCAATTGAAATAGAATTTATTAGATCATTTATGCCAGGATTTAATCTCCGTAGAAGATTAGTATCACCCCATCTCTCTGGATGTGCTCTTTGTCCTTGAAATTCACCTCCACTAGGATGTCCGTATACATCCATCGTTCCAAGAAATTGATTAGAGTAGAATAAATTTCTATCTTGCATACTCTGAGAACTATCCTGCCAACGAAATTCAGAAGCCAAAAAATTCTGTATCGGATTAAACTGCGTTTTATTTCTAAGAGAACCTTCAGTAAGAAACGTGGCTAGATTTGGATCTTGCATTCCCATAACAGATATATAGGAATTTAAAGCATGACCAATAGATGCAGCTTCTAAATTGCCCCCATAAGCTTCTGGATTTGTAACAATAGAGAATTCTCCAAGTCTGGCATCTTGCATAGGCATAGTCGGAATGTTAGAATTCATTGCAGCAAGTTTAGCAGAACGAAAAAGGTGTGAATTTCGTGCATCTCCCAACGAAATTTTAGTAATGAATCCAGAAGGACCAGATGCAAAATCAATTGTTGGGGTAACAATTCTATTAGCATATGGTAGTGGATTAGAACCACTCTCAACAAAGTCATTTAAACCATGAATAAACCCTTCTAACCTGGATTCACTACCAAGGCCATATGAAGCTGCACCCCTGAAAAATCCAAAGAAACCAGACATATTGCTTCCTATTTCTTAGAAGAGCGTTTTGCTGAAAGAAAATCCTCCAGTCTTTTTAATAAGCGCTTTCTTCTAACACCTATTTTTCTAAAAACATCAGTTTTATCAATCTTTCCAGCAATGATTTTATCTGAAAAGACTTTTAAAATTATTATTGATGATAATGGTAGATCATCACCAAATATGTCCTCACCAAGCTCCAAAGTAGTTAAATTTTTCTTGTCTGCCAGAAAAGAATCTAGCTCAGCCCTTATTAATGAAAAGTCATTATACTTTTGAATTATAGATCCAGTAAATTTCGAAATAGAATCTGTTAAATCCTTTTCATTCAACTCCTCATCAACGGAATCTGGCTCTAACTTTGTGACATCAGCTTTTGGTTTCTCCTCTTTTTTATGAAAGGTTTTGTCATACAAACTAAGCAGAAAAGATTGCTCAACATTTACATTCCAGGAGGCTGGAATTCGAATATCCCAAACTGTCATCTTCTTATTACATTGAATACTAAAACTCTTGACAGATTGTTGAATTCGAACTTTAATGTCTTCATTAAACAACTGCTTTCTAATTTCCTGTCTTTCTGATTCTATACAATCAACATCAACATTTAGCAAACCATCCAAATTATCATTACTTGGAAAATCTCCAATGTTATTCGAAGACAGGAAATTAGTGGAACGAAGTTTTCGTTCTAACCATGAGGTAATGTTAGAAACTGAAGAATTTAATACTGATTCTTCTAGAACAATACCTTGACGAAGGAAGTTACTCTTTATTTTAACGAATGTAGCTAATTCAACAGGGCTAATGGTGTAAATATTCGACCAATAATGCTTTAACTTTCTAGCAATAGAATTTATCGATTCAGAAGACAGTTCATCTGGAATACCAGGATCTAACGACATACGAAAACCTCCACATATGAGAAAGAAAACTATTTCGAAACAATGAAACGAAACTTAGTCTGAATAGTAAGATTTCCTCCAGCACTTAAAATCGGTATGCCTTTAGAAGTGCCATCCAAAACAGAAATGTCCAAATTCCGTAATTGAGTTGAAGTCAAAACAGTTAACAGGTCTTGAGCACCACCTCTATTAAACAAAATCATACCAGTCTTGAGGTACAAATCAGATGTAACAGTAATAGAGTTTGTAATAACAGACTCTGAAATCAAGTCTGTTTCGGTTTCGTAGAAATCTGCAACGGTAGATGTAGAAGTATATTCAGTATCATCCGTATCGATAAACTTAGCTACGTAACCAGGATTAGACAAAGTGGCCAAACCAAGGATAATATTGTGGATAAGTTCAGTAGTAAATGCTGTTCCAGATGTAACAGCAGCCGTACTAGAAAGCATATCCACTTCTCTATCCATGAAATCATTGGCCTGCGTAAATCTGCAAATCATTTCATATTCCAAATTTCTAATTAACATGTATAAAAATCCTCCTTCTAAGAAACATCATTCACTGAACACACTAGCAAATATATGATTAATGTTTTAATACTGAAGAATTGCTTCATCAATTTTCTTAATGAAATTTGATAAACAACTTTTACATAAAAGGTGTTTTGAATCCAATTGCAGTAGAATAACGGCAAGAGTTTGACAATTGCTACATTTAAGATCATCCCTTTCAAATAACATTCCAGATCTAGGATTATGAACAATATTAGTTTCCAATAATGCCATTTTAACCTCCTTTTATTGAACAATTTGAATCGGTGAGTGCATTGGATTCCAAGGGTGTAAGGTGGGACAGTATTTCTTGATTTCACAATATGGAATAACTTGAAAATCCTCTTCCGTTTTTATTTCATAGTAAACCAGATCTTCTAAATTTTCTGGTGGGATATGACTTATGGCAAAATGGTTTAAGTCTTTAATAGAAGAAAAAACAAAAGCAGAACTTATACCCATTGGATCCAAATCAGACCATAAAGAAACATTGCCAAACATTCCAAGAAATATTCCTGCAACTGGATGATATAAAAGATACTTCTTCATTTTTCCTCAAGACTTTCTTCTAACTTTGAACACCAATCCCCAACGAAATTTACCCTAGCAGAAATCTTTGCCAACATAAAAATAAACCAGGCCTCCTTCTTGTTAATAAGTCCTACTGCAGAATTGTCAGTGATTCCAAAAATATCTCGATTGAAAAGACCCTCAAAAAGGTCAAGTTCTTTTAATGTTTGCTTTTTCAACTCTTCCGGAAGCTTATTAATCTCTTCTGCAAAAGCAATCTTAACTTCATGTAGCGCATTCATTTACAACCTCCTTTAAATATCTAGAAATTCAAAATTGGAGGAGTAGCTCTCAATGAAATTCCTCCTGATTTCAACATTACCACCCATTAACATACTAAAAGATCTATCTGCTGCTTCTGCATCTGGTATTGTTACTCGTAGAAGATTTCTAGTTCTTGCATTCATAGTGGTTTTCCAAAGCTGTTCTGGATTCATTTCCCCCAAACCTTTATAACGTTGAATAGAATACTTAGAACGCAGAAGATTTAAACTTTTGACGTACAATTCTTCGTAACTTAATTCTTCTTCTATTGAAGGAAGTTTAAATTGTAATGTCGGACTATCAAGTTTTATTCGACTCAAAATCTTGTAGGAATTCCTATACAAATTGGATCTGAAGAAATCAATTGGAATTTTAACCTTCTTTCTTCCATATTGTAATAGAAAGTAAGGTAGATCTTCATCTTCTATAACATTCGATTTTAATTCTAGAAAAAAACCATTCTTTTTCATATACTTCTTAAATGGTTCAAATTTAGAATTTAAATTAACTGAAAGGTCTTCATATAGTAGAATCAGTTTAAACAATTCTTTTGGTATACCAAAATCGGATGCTCTAGAAAAAAGTCTCATAAGTTCTCTAATTCGAAGTAAGAAATTTTGTAAAGTTTTCTTTGTATAAGTCTTTTTTCCATTTGTTACAGCAAGAAAATCTATAGAATCCTCCAATAGAAATTCTTCTAAATCAGCCTCATCAGAAAGAAATTTTTCAAATCCTTTCTTATAGACTCTATATAAAGGTGGTTGTGATATATACAGATGTCCATTCTCTATAATCTCAACAAATTGCCTAAAAAAGAAAGTTAGAAGCAAAGTTCTAATATGAGCTCCATCAATATCAGCATCTGTCATAATAATGACTTTGTCATATCGAAGTTTATTGACATCAGTGTCATCACCAAAACCCACACCTAGACTAGCAATTAAATTTTGAATCTCTTTGTTTTTAATAATCTTGTGTGTATCTGCTTTTTCAATATTTAAAACTTTACCTCTTAATGGCAATATAGCCTGAAATTCTGGATTTCTACCTTGTTTAGCAGAACCACCAGCACTATCACCTTCAACAATAAATAGTTCTCGCTTTTTAACATTTTTACTACGACAATCAGCCAATTTACTGGATATCAGAAGATGTGAAAGTCCTGATTTCTTTCTAATAATATCCTTAGCCTTTCTGGCTGCTTCTCTTTCTCTGGTAGATTGAATTAATCTTTCTACAATAGATTTTGCATGTTTTGGGTTCTCATTTAAATAAGTGGTTAATTTACCCCCAACGAAAGATCTAACCTCTCCAGAAACATCATTATTTCCCAACTTTGTCTTGGTTTGTCCTTCAAATTGTGGATCCGGCACTTTGACATTAATGATAGCAGACAAACCTGCTAGAATGTCCTCTCCATTAATTCTAAATTGCTTCAATCTTTTTGCAACGGAATCACTACCTTGTATAAAAGAGTTAAATGTTCTTGTTAAAGCAGTTTTAAAACCAGAGAGGTGAGTTCCACCTTCTTGAGTCTTAATGTTATTGCAAAAAGATAGAACTCTTGTGTTGGAAACATCTGTATATTGGAAACAAAATTCTATCCAAAGACCAGAATCCATTGAATCCGAATCATAAATGATTGGATGCACATTTCTCTTGCCTTCATTCAACTTTTTAAGTAGACTATTAACTCCACCATCGAATTTAAAAGAAGATTCTGCACCAGTACGTTCATCAAAAAGTTCTAACTGTAAACCACCATTTAAATAAGCTAGTTCCTTCATCCTCTCGGATAGCATATTAAAATCTATTTTGTACGAACCAAAAATGTCTTCATCTGGTCGAAATTTTATGGTAGTTCCTCTTTTATTGGTCTTTTTTCCTTTTTTTAATTCGGTGACAGGAAATCCTTTTTCATAATTCTGTATAAATAAATTTCCATCCCTTCTAACACTAACCTTTAATTGTTCAGAAAGTGCATTAACTACAGAAATTCCAACTCCATGAAGTCCACCAGAAACTTTATAACTTCTGTGATCAAATTTTCCACCTGCATGCAATTTTGTCATAACAACTTCTAAAGATGACATATTTTCAGTAGGATGTTTATCTACCGGAATTCCTCGACCATTATCTATTACAGTAATACTGTTGTCTTTGTGAATTAGAACTTTTATATGATCACAATAACCAACCATAGTTTCATCAATACTATTATCTAGAACCTCATAAACCAGATGATGAACACCACGATAGTCTGTACTGCCAATATACATAGCTGGACGCTTTTTGACAGCTTCTAGACCCTCTAAAACAATTATGTTATTTCCGTCGTATCGCTCTTCCATTTATCCTCTTCAAGTAATTTAGTAATCCTATTCCAACATTCTTTACAAAGATACGGGTAGTCACCATCCAAAACTGGCATGTAAAAAATCCTAGCTTCCGTTATCTTTTTACATTTGTCACATTTATTTGAATATTCTGTTTGCATTTTCTTTATATAATTTTAGTATTTTTTTGAAATCTAAAAGGAATGTAACTATATTGAATCTATAACTAAAGTTTTAATAACACTTTTGAATACTAAATTTAGTAAAATTTTAGAGGGGGGTTTGATTTGAAAACGAATATCATTATGGATTGTCATTACGTTTGTTGGTCTAGTTCATTTGCTTTACCAGAAATGTCAACAGACGACCAAGAGGTCGGTGTAATTTATGGATTTTTGAAGCAAGTACTAGCATTATCTAAAAAATTCGAAACCAACAATTTCTATTTCTGTTGGGATTCCAGAAAATCGTATAGAAAATTAATGTTTCCAGACTATAAAAGGAAACGATCAGACAAGAAGAAGGAGCTATCACCAGAAGATCTCGCCAGGATTATGATGACACATGAACAAATATCAAAAATACGAGAATCTGTTCTTCCTGAAATTGGATTTAATAACTCCTTTATGAAAACTGGATATGAAGCAGATGATCTAATTTGTCATCTATCAAGAGGTTTAGAAGGAAAAAATATCATTGTGAGTTCGGATGAAGATTTGTATCAACTACTAGATGAGAATGTCATAATGTATAAAATAAAAGGTGGGAAAAGATTTGGAATTAAAGATCTTGCTAAGAAGTATCGAGACGTCACACCACAAGAATGGGTAGATGTAAAAGCTTTAGGAGGGTGCAAATCTGACGAAGTTCCAGGAATAGAGGGTGTTGGTGCCATAAAAGCTATAAAATATATCAAAGGTGAAATGAAAAGTGGTGTCGTAAAAGGAAGAATCGAATCAGAGGAAGGAAAGGAAATCTATAGAAGAAACCTAGAATTGGTAAAATTGCCTTTGCATGAAGGCAAATTTGACATTACAAATGATGTGACTCAGGATTCTATAGACAGAAGAAAATTAAGACAGGTTTTCGATAGATATGAATTTGCTTCATTTTTAAGACATCATGTTTTCGAAGACTGGATTAATGCATTCGAACGGTAAAACATTTGAAAAAGTATGAGGGAAATATAATGAAATCTGGAAAGTTAAAAGAAATCTTGATGGATAATAACATTGAGGAAATATGGGTTATAATTCCAAAATCGAGGGATTTAACGAAAACAAAAGCAATTGACTTGAAATTCGTTCCAGAAACCAGAAGAGACTTCATACTTAGTGTTACACAACATCCAAAACCAAGAGAAAATAAAACTAAAGCTATGATATCATATCTTCTTAGTTTTAAAAACATACATAACGTATATGTAACTAATATTGATTCTGGAGTTTCCTACGAATTATCCAGTGATTATTCCATAAAAGGAAAGAAATTGGAATTAGCAGTTAATTTGTCTTAATTTAAATTGATAGTGTTCTGGATTGCAGAATTGTATTCCTGCCTCAATTAACTTCTTTGGAATGAATTTACCACACCATTTACAACGATTATAGTATCTATTCTTCTTAGCACCAATGGTTAAAGCCTTGATTTCATTATCACAATTATCACCATCTTCTTCACTAGCTCTAAGAATGAGAAAATTGATAAAAAGTTCCAATGGAACCTGCAAAATTTGCTCCTGTTTTACATGAAATTCCTGACCTAAGAATCGAATAAACTCCTCTATAATATCGGAAGCATTAATGTATCTATTAAACTCTCGAATATTATTACCCTTGTAAATAACCTTGGCATTTTTATCATCAATTCGAAAGTTACCTTTTTTATCTACATGAATAATAGAGCCGTCTTTCATCTTTAATTTAGTGGCGAAATCTATGCGAGCACCATTATCCTCTAACATTTCTTGAATGTCTGGGTAATGATGCTGAATTTGAACAACTTGTGCACTTCCACTACCTGTACTAACAATGGAATCTGACGTAGTAAAAGTAACGTAAGCATTTGTATCATATGCTGTAGAAGCTGTTCCTGTATCATAATACATCGACGTTGCAGTTCCTGAATTTATCATCGTATTATTGTACCCCGACCCTAAGCCACTTATCTCTAAGAAACTGGGAGGCTGTAGAAGTTTGGATAGGAAAGTTGTTCGATTTCCAAACTTTTGCAAAGACATCTTTCCTATGAGATCTAGTGCTCCATCTGTCACTGGTAATAACGCCATCTTCAACCACCCGACAATGTTCATGTCCACAATAAGGGCAAATTACAACATGATCCCCGTTTATCGTCACGTCTACTTCTGAAATAAAGTTCTTTGAACATTCAGTGCAATGAGTGTCAGTTCGAATTGGTTTAACAGGATCTTCCCGTAAACAATGAGGACATATTCTAACTAAATCACCATCTTCGTTCAATTTGCTATTAGCTGTATACGACTTTCGACAACTTTCACAGTAGACTTTTTTGCCGGCCATTTTACCCTCTATTGAGAAAAATCAGAGTATTCAGAAAATTCTTTGCTGCCTCATTAGAAATTCGGTGAACTTCCTCTCTATTCTTATATTTAAGAGTGCTTCTTGCAAATTCATCCTGAAAAGCTACTGCAATATTTGATTGATATGCCATATATAATCCTTCATCCTCTTTCAGAGCATTAGATAAAACTTTGACTGCATTTGCTAATTCCGTTGCCATTGCAATCTCCTTAACGATTTCCCCTTTTTCCAGGAAAGAATTGATTCTTGGTCAGATGCGCAAGCACATGATTATGTGTTTCAGCATCTTTCAATTTAGCCAATAATTTGTAATGTTCCCTCTGTGACCTATCCTTTTCACTTTCGTTTTCTTCGATGGGATCTTTGAAACCTTCACCCATATCATCTTCGACTATTGGTATATCTCTATAAGAACTGTCCATAGAAGTTTCCTTTGGTTGTGGGCAAATGATTCGAACATTTTCTCCTGACCGAGAAAGGGCAAGGTGACCAACCATTACATTCTTTCACTAGATCAGGCGCTTTACCTTTAAGCTATACCCACATTAATATCTTTCTTCAATTATTTGTTTTGATAAAGAAACACAATCGATAAAACCATTTTTATATCCTGTTGATTTATTTTGATATATCGATGTTGATTGGAACATTTCGATTTCTTGTTCAAAATTTTTGACATTTACGATTACTGTGCTCTTGTGACTTTTAATAACCTCCAAAAGTACATTCTCCGGATCTTTAGATTCTAACCATACTTTGTATTCAAAGTATGTCATACCCAAAAATATGTGTAAAGGCTCATGGGTATGATTTTCATGCCATTGATCAACATAATCATCTATTTTATTAATTGCTTCTTTCCCTCTACAACAAGCTTGAATAAAATTCATAGTTACTCCCAAAAACGATCATAGGTAAAAAGATCCTGATTACTTTCTGGCAAGAATTTTAATGCATATCCATGAAGCCATGCCTCATGAATCTTTTCTTTCTTACCATCTGCAAGTTGTAGAATCATATAGTAACACTCTTCAAGGGCTTCGACAGCATCACCAAGATTATCGATAGATTCTAAACCACAAAAATTATTTTCCGAATCTGTGATATGACGGTAGGACCCTGCCATTTTAGATCCTCAATTCACCAATTGCTCGTTGAATTTTATCAACAATGATTTTGCCCTTTCTTCCAACTTTTTTAATCATGTGCTCATAATTCTCTCTTTTAACTACACCACCCTTGAGAGAACGAACTCTAGCCAGTCTTTGAGCTTCATTCATGATAACATCGGCGGAAGGGAATCTGGTTCCATCTGGGAAATTATCCATGATTTTGTTCCAGGGAAACTGAGTTTTGTCATGCCATTGCCAACCATCTTTGACAATACTATCACTGGAACTGAATGAAAATTGACGTTTAAATTGATCTTCAGGAAGAGAATCTCGATACTCGATGGGAGGTGTTGGTTCCATATCAAACATGGAAAATACAACTCTGCCTTGCTCAACACCTTCAATTAAAATAAGGGAACCGTCTGGATGTTCACCCCAGACACCAATTGCAAGTTCATCACGAACTGCACAACCAAAACCAGGAACATCTTGTGTAGACATACAAATACCTCCATGAGCGGTTATCTTTAAATATAATTAGTATCTCACAGAGGTGTTTTAGTATTTCAACTGAGTTTTCTGTAATCGACTGCCTTCTTTGCCCATCGAAGAACATCAGATCGAAGTTTAGAAACAACATCTGATGTTGGAATTCCCTTATAGAAATTTTCGCACAGAAATGGGAAATAGGGTGGATTTGGAGATATTGAAGGATTACTAATTGTATTGACCATTCTATGATGATGTTTAGGCCATAAGGCAAAAATTGGGTCACCCATTGTTAAAGCAACAATTCCAACTCCACATATGGGACCAACCCAACCAAGTGATCTATGAATTGCTAACAATGAAGTAGATAAGTGTTCACCGACTAACATAAAGGGAGATCTTCCAATAGCATTTCTAACTTTCTTCTTTAAAACATCCCAATCAACGTTATCATACTCACTTCCAATCAAACCAATATCTAAACCAAAATTAATGGATAGATCTTTTGCCAAAGATGCCAGGGTATCAGGAGGCATATCTGCCCATACTTTTCTATTTCCATAAGTTGCTCCATGTAAAAATACCAATTTCTTAAGATTTACGGAATCTAATAATTTCAGATTGGCATTTTTTTCCAAACTCAACTTATGATAACTTAAAGGCATTTTCCAAACATCTTGTAAGTGAATTCCAGTCTCCATAAGGGAGTTTACACAAGCAGAATAACCACTGCCATTTCGAAGGGCTGCTACCAATTGTGATTGTGTAAGAGTTGCTGGTGCACAGCCTTTGTAGACCCGCAAGTAATCGTCATCAGTACATGGCATGTACTCATAAGAAGCATTTGGAAGCATTTCTATCAACTGATGAGCCCTTCTTGGTCTCTCAAGTCTTTGTCCACGCCTCTCTTTTGAAAAAGTATTCATATAAATTTGTAAATGTATCTTTTCTGCAAGGTCTTTTACTCTATTATAAGTCCACCAAACATCACCAACTCCATCTATGGTTTTAACAGTCAAAGTTTCTAATTCTTTTGGAGGTGTAACCTTTTCTACTGGCTTTTCTACTTCAAAAGAGTTAGACGAAACAAAAAGTGGTTTTTCTTCCCTATCATTTGGTTTTAAAATTAATGTAATTGTATTAGAATTTCCGAAAACACCTTTATGTGCAATATCTCCCTTTCTTATAACATCCTCTAAATCAATCTCGCTAATAATTTTGGAATTTAATGTTGTTTCCAAAGATTTTCTGGAAAAGTAGTGGAGATGCTCTCCAGGCCTATAATGCTTCCAAGTAATGAAATCTGCAATGTCCATTGGTGTATTTGGCAATGTCACAATATACAAATCAGTGGACATTTTAGAAATTAAAAGAGGATCCTCAAGATGTTCTAAGGAATCAAACATTGTAACAACAGAAAAGTGAATATCTGAGTCATAATTACATTCCTGTATCCCAAAATCTCCTCCATGGACATCAATTCCATAAGTTTTAAAATCAAAACACTCGATAGTTTTCAAGAAATGACCCATTCCATAACCTATATCACAGATAGTACGAGTGTTAGAAATTTTGGCTCCTGATAATAAAGAAGAACAGGATAAAACAAAACCAGCTCGTAAGTATGCCATTTTATCAGAAGATTCATTGTCATATCGTTTGGTACAATAATCCTTGTTGTAAGTCTGAGTTACGTTTAAACTCGATTGCCAAACGTGTTCACATTCCAGACATTTCGAAAGATCTTTTTTCATGTAACAAATGACATCATCGCTATTACAAATTGGACAGGTAGATTGATTAGATTTCAAGAGAAGCTCCTCCAAAAGAATTTAAACAATAGGATTTTCAGAATGTTTTATATTGATACTAAATAATAAAAAATATCTGGAGGAAAAAGATGAATGCTCAAGAATGTGCAATTAAAGTGATTAGAGATTGTAGAGATTTATTGAAAGAAAGAGGTGATGCAATTGGATTCGTTGATTTCTTATTAAGTTCTGATTTCTTCACGGCCCCATCATCCACCAAATTTCATGCAGCCTTCTCAGGAGGTTTATTTCTACACTCATGGGGAGTATATAAAAGATTGCAAATGCTTCTTAAGAGATCTCCAGAAGAATTTAAAGAATTAGGTTCAGATACTATATTCCTAGTTTCAATCTTTCATGATCTTTGTAAAGTTGGAATGTATGAAATTCAAATGAAATGGCAAAAACCTGATGGAAGATGGAAAGAAGTTGAAGTTTGGGGACATAATGATATGGTTCCTCTTGGTCATGGAGAAAAGAGTTTATACATGCTACAAAATTATATACAAGTAACTCCAGAAGAAGCTTGTGCTATAAGATGGCATACTAATCGACATGAAACGGGAACTCATTTCTTCTATCCCACTGGTGCTTCTTTAAGCGAAGCAATCGAAAAATTTCCTCTGACCAAATATATACATCTAGCAGATCTTTATCAAACATATGCACATGAAACAATAACTTCTATATTTCATGATGGTGAATGGATCGACAGAACAGGGAAAGAATTTGATAGCATTATAGATTTAGAAGATCTTAGAAGTGAAATTCCATTCTGAAAACCTTTAACAAAGATTACGAATAATAAGGAGTGTTATACTGTAATGCCTTTTTCGTTCTGGAGTCACAAAGATAATTATCCTATATGGTCTTTGACAAAAAAAGGTAGTTTTAGACCCATTGGTGGATCCATGGTAGATTTCGATGGGAACATTGGTATGGGTTTTGGTGAATATGGAGAAATGGGTTTCTGTCGTGAACATTGTCCAGGATGCAGATCAACATGTTTTGGACAATGTCCAGTTCAAAACAATAGAAAAGATTATAATATTGATTTACTACCTGGAAAAGAACACGTATGTCCTTATGCAGGATTTGTATCCTTATGTCAAAGATTGGAAACTATAATATACGGGGATGCCGTGTATAAGTATGATCCTCTAGTTTGTCCAAAATTGCAAGGTGGAGCCTGTCCTTATTCATGGGTTTTAGCAGATTTAGAAGCAGACTGTCCCATTCCACTGGCTGGACTTAATTGTCAATTGGTTCTCACTACTCTTAATCTTCTTGGAAAGCTTGGAGGACTGTGGAAGAAGGGCACTGCTGGTGCAGAATTAGAGTATAAAGAAGTTTGTGAAACTGACAGTTCATACGATAAAATTGCAGGGAGACCTTGGAATCCACTAGAAATGTCAGATGCTGAACTTGTAGGATTATGTGTACCAATAGAAATAATAGTACCGTCAAGTAGTTCTTCTTCAAGCTCGAGTAGTTCTTCTTCAAAATCAAGCAGTTCAAGCAGTTCTGCTTCTTCTAAAAGTAGTTCAAGTTCTTCTAAAAGTAGTTCAAGTTCTTCTAAAAGTAGTTCAAGTTCTTCTACATCAAGTAGTTCTGCAAGCTCAAGCGCTAGTCTAGAAGCACCCTATGGAACATTAGCAGCAGAACTAGTCGATGGAACATTGCTAATAGATGAGACAACTGAAACATTAGAAACATTCAAATGTAATGGGAGAAATGTTTTAGCAGCTTCTTCTATATCTGGAGGAGATGCAGATTTAATCTATCATAGAATAGACACTAACAACACTCTTACAACAATAGACAATACACAAATTAAAAATTTTATTCAAGAGCATCCTAAAGCTAAAAGGTCATATGGAAATGTTAAAATGCTAGATGTTTTAACAGTAAATACTATGGTTTTTGTACTATGGCATGGTTACGAAACGACAACGACTTTGTTTAATGGGGGAGGTTTGTTAACTTTTCAAACGAACAATGGAACCTTAGAACCATTAGATTTATATGACATTGGTAGCAAGCCAAGTTCTGCCATTGCAAATTATAGTTCGAGATTTTTTATAGAATCTTCAGATGCGTTTATACATCACCTTTTAACTTATCCAGATGGGGGGATAAGCCTTCTTAACACAAATAGAATGACATATTCATATCCATCTGCAAAGAAGTATGTTGCAGTAGAAGGTTTCCTATATAGAATATCAGACGGAGGATATTACATCCACACCTTCTACGTTGAAAGTACTAATGGAGTATATGAATTGCAAGCACACAATGGATACTCATATGGACTAATTCAATCGAAGGATATGACAACTTCCAATCATTTCTTATTTATAGCAGGAGGACAACAAGGCCTATTTTCATTCAAAATAGATTCAATTACAAAACGACCAGTATTTGTAGATTCAAATCTTTGGGATGGAGGTACTGGTAACAATAACTATATTAAAGTCTATGCTTATCAAAACCTTGTTTACTGTGTGTTAGAATCTATACCAGGACTTCTAGTTTATAAAGTGGATGATAATGGATTCTTAAAGTTGGCAGCTCACACAATGCAGGAAATTACTATAGAATCAATACAAGCTATGTACTTCTCAGATGAAGTGAAACTAGCCAGTCTTAAAAATGGTCAAGTCTATAATCTTCAGATTAATCAAGGAATATACTAAAAACAATTAAAGAATGATAATGTTGTATAAATTAAGGGACAAAAATGCCTAGTACCGACGTCGACATAAAAGAAGAAATTGAAAAATCGTATCTGAACTACTCGATGAATGTAATTGTAGGAAGGACTATTCCAAGTATTAGAGATGGGTTAAAACCAGTACACAGAAGAATTATCTATGCAATGACAGAATTGGGCAATAGATACGACAAGCCTTTTAAAAAATCCGCTAGAATAGTTGGTGATGTTATAGGTAAATACCATCCACATAGTGACGGAGCCATATATGATGCCCTGATACGAATGGCACAAGATTTCAACATGCAAAGTGCCTTGGTTGATGGTCAAGGAAATATAGGGTCTGTAGATGGTGATAAACCTGCAGCAATGAGATATACTGAATGCAGATTACAAAAAATAGCAGATGAATTTACAAAGGATCTCAACGAAGAAACCGTAGATTATAGAGAAAATTACGATAGTAGCACTGTAGAACCAGAAATACTTCCGACCAGAATACCTAATCTCCTTTTAAATGGAACCTCTGGAATAGCAGTAGGGATGGCCACCAGTATTCCACCACATAACCTGAATGAATTAGTAGATGCAATAATAGCTACTATTAAAAATCCTGCAATAACAATAGAAGATTTATGCAAAATTGTCAAGGGTCCTGACTTTCCAACTGGAGGAGTTATTTTTGTAAATGACTCCATCTCAGAAACATATAAAACTGGACGTGGAAGTATAAAAATCAATGGAGTTGTTAACATAGAAACAAATCCAGATGGAACCAAGTCTATTGTTATAAAGGAAATTCCATATTCTGTTAATAAAACTACTTTGATTGAAAAAATAGGACATTATGTAACTGAGAAGGGTATTTCCGAAATTTCTGAGATTAGGGATGAATCGGATAGAAATGGAATCAGGATTGTTCTTAGTTTAAAGAGAAATAGTCAGGAAAAAGTCATCGTAGATGGTTTGTACAAACACACTCCATTGGAAGCATCATTTAGCATTAACATGCTATGTGTTAGTGACAATAAACCAAAGCAAATAAATTTGAAAGACTATATAGAAGCATTTATAGATCACAGAAGAGATATAATTCTTAGGAGATCTGCCTTTGAAGCCAGAAAATTGCAGCAAAGAATGCATATATTAGAAGGTTTGCAGATTGCAGCAAAAAATATTGACGAAATTATTGCTATTGTTAGAAAATCAGATGATTCTGAAATAGCAAAACAAAAGATACAAAAGAAATTTAAAACCAGTGAGAAACAAACAAAAGCCATCTTAGGACTTTCCTTACAAAGACTCACAAAAATAGAAAACAAGAAGATAAAAGAAGAGCATGAAAATGCTACAAAAAGAGTTAAGGAACTTAATTCTATTATTGATGAGGAAGAGCAATTAGATAAAACCATAAATGATGAAATGTTGGAAATAAAGAATGAGTACGGAAGACCAAGAAGAACCAAAATCCTAAATGAAGAGGAAGTTGAAGACCAAAAAGAAAAAATATTACTAGATTCTGCCAAATTAATAATTACCCTAACATCTAGAGGGTATATTAAAACCACCAATGCTTCAGAGTATCCAACACAAAAAAGGGGTGGAAAAGGGATAGTTCATGGTTCAGATCTAATTAAAACAATGATATCTGTGGATTCAAATGATGAACTACTTCTATTTACAAATACTGGAAAATACTTCATATTAAATGTTGAAGATATTCCACTAATGAGTAGATCTGCTAAAGGAAAACATATATCTGGTTTAATCGATATACAAAAAGTTGGAAAAAACCCATTTGAAACAAATTCCGAATTCGTAACTTCCATAACCCATTATAAACCAGAAGAGGCAAAAGATACAAATCTTTTCTTTGCAACAAAAAATGGCTACATAAAGAAATCTCCAATGTCATTATTTCGAGGCAAAAAAGTAGTTCAAGGACTTGAAGCTATAACATTAAGGGATAATGATAAATTATTAGGAGTGGAAGAAGTTACAGACTCTGACTACATAATGTTTGTTAGTAGAAATTCAATGGTTTTAATCCTAAATTGTGGGAAAATAAAAGAGATAAAAACCACCAGATCTGCTATGGGATTCTTAGGGATGAATTTGAAAGGCAGTGATGAAATCATAAGTATGGGAAAAGTCGTATACGACGATGAACATTCAATATTTTCTGTATCCAGAAATGGATTTGGAAGAAGAGTAAAAATTGAGCAATTCAAAATTGCCAACAGAGGGTCAGTTGGTTTATCATTATTAAAAGTGGATGAACCAGAAAAAGAAATAGCAGGAGCCGTGTGTGTAACAGAGGATTCCAGGGTAACAATCTTAACTTCTGGAAATGCAACAATGTCGATGAAAATTTCAGATATACCAATACGTAATAGATATTCTATTGGTACAAAAATTGTGAATATGAATGATAAGGATAACGTCAATGGAGAAGTTTGTGATGTAAATGTTATTTAGAAGGAGTCGAATAAATGGAAAACAATGCTATATTTGTTGAATTAGAGTATTTCGAACCTCTTGGAGGGTGGTTTGGATCTGGAACGTATGAAACAAAATATACTCCACAAATACAAAAAATCTGGGAGGAGGTAAAAGAGGTTCTAAAATCTGGAGAAAGACCAGGATTAATCGGCGAAAATGACAGGAATTTCTCTGTTCTAATTAGTATTCCTGAACATGAACGTAATATTCTTCATTTAGTTCCATGTGCAATGGAAGATGGGAGGGTGGTGCCAATGAATATCAAAGAATTTATGTTAGATAGAGTGTTAGATTTGGAAGGAACATCTGCCTGTGAAGGAAGAAAAGTAGTAGATTGCTTGATATGTTTGAAATTCGAAGATGGACATATGCATTTTCTATTCCCAAATAACACACCAATGTCTGACTTTGTTGATGGACTAAACAGAGAAATTGAAAAAACAAAAATGAGAAATGTTATAACCCCAGCTCCAATCGAAGCAAAGAAAAAAACGGAAATTATTGAACCCATAACTTCCAAAAAGTCTACTGAAAAGGGAAAGAAAGCAAAAACTGCCGAGAAGCCTAGCAAAGATAATGATAAAAAAGAAGTTCTTAAACCAGAAATTGTTGATGACCCTAAAAATTAAAAAATTCTTTCTACTTGTTTACTTAATTAGTAAGAATAGATTTAATTTCAAGAAAACCAATGCTGAAATAAAGGAAAGAATAAATATTCTTTATAAAGAGCTGAATTTTCTCATTAAAAGTGCGAAAAGAGAAAACGAAAGTGGACCTTTATTTCTATTATTAGAAAAGGAAGAAAATGAATAAAGGGTTTATAAAATTCTGTCCAGATGTTGGAGGACCTTGCGTTGGAGAGGCTTGTGGTGCTCATGTGATCGGAATGCGTTTACAACTCCTTAGTAATGGACAAATCCTAAATCAAATTCTGATGAATGACCCAATGGAAGAGGATGATAAAATTCCTCTGAGCTTATTGGTGTCATGTTCTATATGTTCTAAGTACGACAAGTTTATTGACAAAGAATCTTCTGAGCTATTCCATGATATTCTAAAAGATTTAAGTGAAGAAACTTAACTAATTTCCTCATGTAACCAACGTAGAAAGGAATGTAGGCGATTCAATTAGCAATTGGACCCATTGTCATTGGTTGCAATAGAATTGCTTTCATTTCCTTGGTTTGTAAGTCCAAAACACCTTTGCTGATTCAAATTTCTCTTTACATTCCAAGCAAAGAAAATCAAAATTAGAAAGGCTATCACACTCGGAGTTATGTACAGTTTTGCAAACAGGACAAACCCAACTCAACATCATAGTCTCCTAAATATGGAAAATTCCATTGTTAAAATGAGGACATGGTTCAAAGTCAACAGGCCCTTTGTACTTGGCAGGAATAGATTCTGAAAATGGTTCACACCCAAGCTTATCAGGAAACTTCTTTATGCAATCAGAACATTGACCAAAAACCAACATCTCTTCATCATCCCACATAAATCTTGAGTAAGTGTTCTGCCACATCATGTATCTCCTAGAATTGACCTCGTGGCCTTATTTTTTTAGAATAAAAGTCCTTAGTCAATTGATTATCATTTGGTAGTGCCCGAAGATATAGTAAACGCATTTTTGATGCATCTTCTGGAACAACTCCACCCATTTTCATTTCCAACATCTTCAAATATTCGAATATTCTTCTTGGTACCAAATCTCTCTTTTCTCGTATGTCTATTATCATGTTCTCAAGAACCTCAAATTCCATTTCTCTAGGAAGAAGTAATTCGAAATCAGAGGAGTTAATAGCAAGAACTTTCGTACCTACTGGCAAATCTATCTTAAAAATGGTGCCAAATTCTAACATATTTGTTTCTGAATTGTTTTTCCACATAAGATTGGTCACTGCATCTGGTTTTAAAGCTACAGAAGCAAAGCCTAAATCCATAAAGGTCTCTCCAACTCTCAATTTCCTATCAATTATGTCATGAAAGTCTACTTGTATCCCTTTATACACCGTCAATCTTGTAGAGATACCTTCCGATTTATTTATAGCGGAATCCATAGAAGCTACATCTTCTTCATTAAATCCAGGAGTCTTTATCGAACTGTTAAGAATGTCTCTGAAACCTATTTCATCGATGTAATCTTGTATAACATCCTTTTCCAGACTTGTTAATCCTTGCATTCCAGGAAATTTCCTGGAATATTCATTGTATGTCCATTGTTTCCTGTCTCCAATATGAAAATCAGCCTCCAAAAGCTGTACTAATGCCTTTCTGGACTCTTCAGAGGTTATTTGAACAGTAAATTCTGGATTTTGAGGGATTTCTTGGGAATTATCACCATCCCAAACAACATTTCTTTCAATATCCGGTGATTCATCTGTCTTTTTCATAACCTTTTCAACCTTTGGTGACAATTTTTTTCTAGTAGCCATATCATCCTATTCAAAAAGGTTAGATATTAACCTTTCTTCCCTCTAATAGAAACATTCATATTCCCCTGAAAGATGAAAAATGAAAAATAAAATCCTTTCCACTATGTTTTTAATAAAACTTTATAAACAGTCTTTGTCATTAATTAATGTTTTCTATCTAATTTGGCAAATCATACTTAAATCATTGATGGAATTGTCCATACAGGAGATAAATAATGAGTGTATCTGATGAATATCACATCTATTATGAGGAAAATAGACTATGGGAACATACATACTGGCTCGGAGTTAATGTTCAAAAGAATCCATGTGACTTGGTGATTATTCAGGAATTAATTACCAAAGTTCGTCCAGATTTTATAGTAGAAACAGGAACAAGGTATGGAGGTTCTGCTTTATTCTTTGCTTCTATTTGCGAATTAATTGGAAATGGACAAGTTATATCTATCGACAAAGATTCAAGCAATTTGAAATCTGACATAATCGATACAATTCCCACCAGCGAAAGAATAACTTTCCTAACAGGGGAAAGTGTAGATCCAAATATAGTCAAAACCGTTGAAGAGAAATTAGAAGGGTCTGTAATGGTTCTTCTGGATTCCTGGCACTCAGAAGACTACGTACTGAAAGAACTTAGTATCTACTCTAGAATGGTTACCACTGGTTCCTATCTTATCGTTGAAGATACCCATGTTTGGAATCCTGTTCCATGGGCATACAAAGATTTGGGACCGATGGAAGCACTAAAAACGTTTATGAAAGACAATACGGAATTTGAAGCAGACAAAAAATGCGAAAAACTGGAATTCACTTTCAACCCTGATGGATATCTTAAGAGGATTTAAATGGGATTTAGAAGAATAGATCTAAGGACAATAACGAATAAAAAGAGCAGGGAAGATTATAGAAATCTATCCCGTCGCTACACTTGGTGTGATAAAAATATTGCTTTTCCCTATCTAAGAGACCTTGGAATAGTCATTGTCTCTCATCCAGGAAACAGAGGATTCCTTAAAGCTTCAATCGAAACACATTCTAAATTAAAATCATGGATTACATTGGCATATGACAACCATTTTGATGTAAATCCTAAAACCACATGGGATTCAAAAATGCCAAATCCGGAAATAATCCCTAAAATAAATGCTCTTGTAATGGGTCCCAGAAGCAGATGGAGCGGAGTTCTATATCCATACTTCTGGCTAATCAGACTTGGTGTAAATACCATGCGAGAATTCAAGTACCTCTATTGCACAAATGGAGATTGTATCATAGAAAAACCAGAAGGCATACTAGAGCTCCTGGAAGAATTAAAAGAGAAGGACGGAGATCTTCTATCCACCGGTTATTGGGAACGCAAAAATAGTACAAGCTTCAACTCTTTAGGCTTCCTTGGTAGAACAGAAGCTATCATAAAAATGATGGATCATTTCGAAGAAAATTTCATTCCTCTAAAAACCTATGAAAGAACTACCCAAGAATTCGGAAACTGCGAAACAAGAATGGGTAGAGCTGTCAAAGATCTTAAACTAAAGAATATTACAGTCCCAAAAAACCCTCTAAACGCTCAAATGTACTCAAAAGAAGGAACATGGTACGAAAAAGCGGGCTTCAGACACCTACATTCAGAACATAACCACTTTATAAGATACGGAAGTGACGACTGTCAACCCCCGGAACTAAAATATTACGATAAACCATATGTACATCCTGTCAATATGAAAAAAGTTGAAGAATGGTGGAAAAACAATGCTTAACTATAAAACTTTCAAAAACGTTCAACCCCTCAACAGAGGATTAAACCTCAGAACAGCCCTAAAATCGGCTAGAATCGAAGGATACTTCATGGAATTCGGTGTCTCCGAAGGTGTATCACTAAACCTCTTAGCTCGAGACCGCAAAGATATAACCTTCCACGGCTTCGACTCTTTCGAAGGACTCCCAGAAGACTGGATCCTCGACGGCTGGGGTTTAAAAAAAGGCCACTTCAAAACTAAAATCCCCAAAGTCGAAAACAACGTAAAACTACACGTCGGCCTCTTCCAAGACACCCTACCCAAATGGAAAAAAACACACCCCAATAAAGTTGCTTTCCTACACATCGACAGCGACCTCTACTCATCCTGCAAATACGTCCTCAACGAACTCAACGACAGAATCACCAAAGGCACCATCATCGTCTTCGACGAACTCATGGCCTGGCAACATCAAAACCCTCTAAAAGACAAATTAGTCAACCACGAATGGAAAGCCCTCAACGAATGGACCAAAGAAAAATCCAGATACCTAAAACCAATCTGCAGAGGAATAAAGTGCGAATCAACTGTTCTCGTCACTTCTTAATAACCTTTCAAATGACAACGGGAAATAACAACTCAAATTCAATAATAAATACTACCCATAAAACTCAATCAGACCGGCGTAGCCGGGCTGTATTGGACTTTTCCCTGGTAAGGTATATCCTAATATAAGGATATACAGGCCTCCCTTGTTGTCTGTCTGAGGGGCCTTTAGGCCCGATTTTTTCTTCCTACTAGTATTTTTAGACCGGCCTGTTTGAATTCCCTTATATGGATGTTTTGTAACTACGGTTTTTTTATTCGGGTTTTTATCGGGAGTATCTGGTCGCCCTATAGTTGCGTTGGGGGAGGTACTTGTACTACCGGCTTTTTTCGTTCGGGCCGATTTTGGGGTTTTTCTTCGGACTGTCGCCAGAAAGCTGCAATCATATCATTTGTGGGTGGGGTCTGGTGGTATCAGTGGGCAGATTTAGATCAGCGGTATCAGTGGTGGTATCAGTGGGCAGATTTAGCGGTATCAGTGGTGGATTTAGCAGATTTAGACCAGACTTATATTACATTTAAATGGACTGCACACTAAAATACTGGATTAATGAGAAGTTTTTTATATAGAATATCAGATATACTAATTAAACATCTACCAAATTAGTAACAACTGTACTAACCAAATGTAGACTTTTTAGTAACAGGCTTAAGGCGATCACCTCTTGAACGCTGCACCCTTTTCAGAGCAGCAGCACGCCTGTCTAAAGGTCCTTTTTCCTGCATTTCACCAGGAGGTTCTACCATTCTATTATCGATGGGATTCCCATTAATATCTATCTTCCCATCCAAATATTCGGCGATCGGATTACGTGCAAGAAATTCAGCGTCAGTTTCGCCAGGTCTTCGTAGAGGATGGGTAGGATCCATGTATTTTATCCAATTAACATCAATCTGCGTGGAATCTAACTCAATAATAGGAGTCGATTGGTCTTTTCTAGTCCTTAGTGGTCTTTTCCTCTCCATAATTCGATTTCCTCTCCATATTATTCTTCGAATTTAGGGTACAATGAATTCCCATTGATAATGTGCTTAGCTTTCGACAATAGAGGGTCATTAGCTGGTAGGAAGTACATGAGAGCTTTTAAGTCACCAAGTTCTTTAGACTCCACACCTATGAGTTCTCTGTAATAAAAGGAAGGGTGATTGTATAATGTGTCCAAGATTCGAAGCATATAACCACTTATATCAAATAAGTCTCCATGAATAGGAACATCCGGTTTCTCAATGACCATAGTCATCTTATTAAAATACATTTTATATAATTCTTTAGTGACTCCAGCACCAAGAAATTTAGAATCATGTAGAAGGTAATTATGTAATCCTCCCTTTCGTAATGACCCATGAGCAAACAGGATGTGCTTACTTCTCATCTATTGACCTCCTTCTTTCATCTAAAAGAGTTCTAACAAGCTGTAACAATTCTCTATTCGAAAAGGGTTTCTCCAGATAAGCTTTGATCTTCCCTGAAACCCTAGTACTTCCATTTAACTTCTCTGAATATCCAGACATTAGTATTATTCTAATATCAGGATATAACTCCAACAACTCTTCACATAATTGCTGTCCATTATACCCTCCTGGCATAACATAATCGCTAACGACCAGATCAGGAATAACGTCCGTCAAGACCATAGCTTCAAGACATTGATCTCCATCAGTGAACGGCATAGTATAGTATCCAGAAGAACTCAATATATCTGTGAACATTGTAAGCAGGGCACGATCGTCTTCTACAATTATCAAATTCTCATCTCCATGTAAACTCGTATCCAGTATTTGAATCTTTTCATCTACTTTAGGTGCATAGGAGTCTTTAGAAACAATGGGTAGATAAATCTTGAAGGTTGTGCCCTTCCCTAATTCACTGTAGACCCATATATCACCACCATGTTGTTTTATTATTCCATAGGCTGTGGATAAACCTAATCCCGTTCCTTTAGCTTTAGTAGTAAAGAATGGTTCGAAGATATTTAATCTTGTTTCATCAGACATTCCATGACCAGTGTCTCCAATTTTAATACAAACGTAACCTCCAGAATTAAGATGGGGTTTCGAAGAGGTGAATTCATCATCAACATTGATAGAAATGCATTCTATAAGTAACGAACCTCCATCTGGCATAGCGTCTTTAGCATTAACGATTATATTCATTAATACCTGCTCCATCTGGGCTATGTCCATATTACAATAAGTATTTTCAATTTCTGATATAAATTTTAGTTGTATATTTTCAGATAGGAATCCTTTGACTGATGTATAGAACACATCTAAGAACTTCTGTATGTTGACATTATGAACCTCCAGGACCTCTTTACGACTAAACTTTAGAAGCCTGGATATTAACTTCTGAGCATTGATGGAAGACTTATGTATTAACTCTGCTCTCTGACGATTTTGACCCTCCGGTAACTCCTTCTTTAGTATCTCTGAATAGCCCTGTAGAATACTCAATAGATTATTAAAGTCATGCGACAATTTACTAGCAAATCTACCAACTGCCTCCATTTTAACAGCGTGTTGTAACTGTATCTCCAGGTTTCTTCTCTGTGTAATATCTTCCAGTATCATATCAGTGCGAATGGGTTTAGATTCATCATCGTGGACAACAACACCAGATACTAAACCTGTAATTTTAGAACCATCTAGAGTCCTTAATTGTAGCTCCATATTGCGGATTTTACCATATTTTAAAAGTCTAAACGAAAGTAGATCACGTTTTTCAGGATTTAGCCAGAAGTCTTTAGGTCGTAACTTATACAATTGTTGTTTATTCTTAGCACCCAATAGTCTAACTAAAGCATCATTAACCTCAATAAACTTTGTGTCTTTTTCTCCAACAGTACAACTGTATATCCCAACATTCAGATTATCTATCAACGTTTTGAATTTAAATTCTGTAGAATGTAAGGAGATCTGTGCTTCCTTGTAATCTGTAATATCCTGAACGATTCCATAAACCCTTTTAGGTTCGGTATCTTCTACACAACGTCCAATAGTATACAACCATCTTGGTTCTTTAGTATCAAATTTAATGGCCCTGAATTCTATTTCAAAGGACCTATTTTCTAATCTACACGTATTAAAAGCATCTATGACCATATCGTAGTCTCTAGGGTCTATTATGGTCTTCCAATCTTCAATAGATAACCCTTTTGCAGTCTTGGATACCCCAAATATTTCGAAAACCTGATCAGACCAATTAGGAAACTTATCACCATTAACAAATTCCCAATGACCCAATTTAGCCACTCTCTGTGCTTCTTCATGAAGTAATTTCTCAGACATTAATTGATTCTGTAATTGATTTAATTTAGTAATATCGAAAACACCTCCTACAAAGCCAATTATAACATCATCATGATCCTTCAAAAGTGACTTTCTAATAATGACCTGCCTAAGACCGTTTTTAGTCCTCACTCCAATAGTATATGATTGTATAGAATCTCCAGATAGCAGCAAAGCTTTATCTCTATTCATACAAATATCAGCAACTTCTTTAGTATGTAAATCATAGACTGAAATACCTTGTAATTCCTCCTTATCTCTTTCGAAGAAATTACAAAAAGCCTTATTGAACATTACGTAATGACCTTCCAAATCTTTACGAAAGATAGGTATGGAAAGAGCATCAAAAAGGGTTTCAAAAAGAGCTTTACTTCTTAGTACCTCCAATTCAGCTTCCTTTTTACCTGTAATATCTCTGGAACTACCTCGAATTCCCAGATAGGTGCCATCTTCATCGTAGATGTTCATGCAAATATGTCCTATCCATTTAGTCAGATGATTTTTAGTCTTTATTCGAAACTCTGTGGAATTTACATTAAGAGTTCCATCATCTTTAGAGTTCATAGAACAAGATTTAAACCTATCCTCCGGATAAATTATAGAATCCATTAATTCAGGATCATTCATGAACTCTTCGACCGTATACCCCGTTATTCTCTCACATGCCGGAGATATATAAAGAAATGAACCATCAGGAGCAACCCAATATTCCAAATCGTATGTAAATTCGGCTACTGTTCTATATCTTCTCTCACTTTCTAATAATTTCTCTTCCTGTTCTTTCTCATCTGTTCTATCTGTATATACCGACACTAGTAAACCAGATTCTAGTTGATATATAAAACTTTCTCTCCATGCCCTTATTCTCTCATCCTCATATAAAGAAGTGGGCCATTCCACAGAATCTCCAGTATCTCGAACGTGCTCAAATGCTTCGTATATACCATATTCTTTTACAGAAGGCCAAATTTCCGTTACTTTACGACCCAATACCTCCCTAATATCAAGATCATCTAGTTCCAAAGCCGTTCTATTAATAGAAATCAAAGTGAAATTACCATGTTCTGGTCTAAATATAGCTACACCAGCATTTATATTTTCAAATAGATTAGTATACATAGAATCTAAATTATTTATCAATTTCTTACTTGTAATTAGACTCTGAGCTAAACTGGAATAAGGATTTAGTAAAACAGTAGTGATAATAGCGTCATATAAAAATAAAAGAGTCAGAATATTAAAGACGATTGTAATTATAGCATGATATGTTGTAAATGGGTCATTTAACACATAGGAGATTCCAGAAATTAAACAACATACCATGGAAGCTAGAAGATAGTAGAAGGTTTTTTTATCAAATGCCTCTCTTATTCTAAATGTCAAGAATAAAGCACAAATTAATAGTACTGCCTGTACCATAAATATCTGTATACTGGTAAAATTAAAAACAATGTAATACTTGAATACTGGATCAATCGAAATAGAAAAGTACAACATTGATAGTAGAAAAACAGAAATTATAATAAATAGAATTCTAAATTTCACTCTAGCAACAAAGAATAATGGTGCTAGTAAAAAAGAAAATCCTTGTATTATATCTGCAAATAATCCTGTTACTCGTACCAACCTGGTAGCGTCGATAGGTACTATAAGATTTGCACCATGATAGAATACAATATGACCAAGTGAAAACAAACCTATGAAAAAACAAGACATCCCCATAAAAGTAATGTAAGGATTATTGATGAAATTACGAGTGTTCCAAGTCAGTAGAAACAAAGACATTGATATTATTACAGGAATAAGTGATCCCGTTAGATGAAATAGATTCAGATTGTACAACCCTAGCACAATTAGGAGTGATAATAGAAAAGCTCTAAGACTGTGATTAAAAATGGTAGATCTCTCAAGCTTATCCTGAAGACGAATATTAACATCAAGTGACATCACAAAATCCTGTATAAAATAAATAATATTTAATGTTTTTTAATCGAATAGAGCTTTTCTGATGTGTTCCAACAAATCAAATGAATTGGGAGCATTTATATCCGGAGCCATTTCAGGACCTTGAATATGCAATATATTAGTAGGAGGATTATTCAATAGATAATTCAACCATCTTCTACAAATCTGTGAGCTATTTGCACCATCGAAGAAATTACTCAACCTAAAACCAAACCAATTAGATTTAGGACCATCCCATCTATATTGAATACTGAATGAAGCTAGAACGGTATTAGGTCCTCTAAAACGAGTCAGATAATTGGCCCAGTAGGCTGCCTGTCTATCATCTTTAATGATAACATCAGATGTGTAGTAAAGGGCTTTCCCCTTCTTTTGTTTCATAAAGGTAAATTCCATTTCTTTCATATCCTTAAATAGTATGAATTCTTTAAATCAATTTTAGTATTTGATAATTTATAAATGAGGAGTCCATTCGACCTTTATGGAGGTAGCAAATCACGGCTATTAAGTCTAGGTTGAGGAGAGCCGCAATATACAGAAGGTCGAATGGACTATGGTGAAAGGCTTGAGCATGGGGAATGTCAATCCAATCACTTAAATGTTTTAGTATATGTTTAAATTTAACCAAACAACCAATCCCAGAAAGTCTGATCCTCAGGTATATCTTCTGGGTTTCTTTCTGCACGGTCAATGGCTTGCTCTATCTGATCCTGAGTGAACAAAGCATTCTTTTCTTCTCCATTAGATTTAAGAACTTTACAAGGGTAATATTCTTTCCAACTACCAAATCTTCTTTCTTTATTGTCTACCACTTCACCCATTATAATTTTTGAATCCATATATTCCTCCTTTATAGAAGGTTTTAATTTATCTACTTACGTGGCTGACTCTGAAAGGCTTTTTTGGTCATTAAGTTAGAGGAGTGGCCGCCGGGCCACCACGGTCCACCCTAGCGCCTTTGGTCATTAAGTTAGCGATGGACCCGCTGGGCTCTGCAGGACGTTTTGTTCATTAAGTTAGCGGCATGCAGGCGGGTCTCGCTAGACGTTTTGTTCATTAAGTTAGGCTGAAAAAGCCCCCAGAAGTGGGGGCTTGTAGAAATCGACTACAGCTGGTAGCCAACGGTGCTTTTGTACAGACGGGATTTCTCATTGATGATGCTGAAAAGGAGACAACGAACGTACTCATCAATCCAGGCTGCCTCGAATTCAAAATCTGACTTCTTGAGACCGAATTTCTTCGAAAGATACCGAAGCGCTTTTTTGTAAGTCTTCCTGTCTACTCCTTTTACTTTTTCCATTTGCTACCTCCCATTTTATAATTAGGTTCCCCAACCTCTTACCTCTATTATAACGGATTATGGTAGAAATGTCAAGTACTTTTTGAACTTTCTTGCAAAGAAATGGGGGCTTTTTAAGCCCCCCTATGATTTTAACTCGAAACTGCCCTGCACATTTTAATAAGGTAGTAGGTTACTGCTACACACCAAATACCACCAGCAGAAATTTCTACCAAAATTAACCACCACGGAGTCGACTCGAACATTTTTATACCTCCTTTGGGGGCCGAAGCCCCCATTAGATTATTAGTACCAATCGTCCGGTTCTTGATAATCTTCCTCTGCTTCTTCAATGAGCCTTCTCTCAACAAGGTTCTCAAAATCAAATTCCGCTTTCCTGTTCTCGAGAATGGTTTCAAGCCTTAATTGATCAACTTCGTTACCGGCGATAACCCCAACCACTTCAAAGTCACCATGTTCGGTAATTACGTTGGCCCTGCAGGTAATTCCCTGTACTTCTAAATTCTCTATAACTTGCTCCATTTTATTTCCCCCTCTTTTCTATTTCCCCAACCTCTTACCTCTATTATAATGTCTTGAGGAGGTTTTGTCAAGTACTTTTTGAACTTTTTATATTAAGGCCATTTCTTTCTTTATCAGCTTAATAAGCTTGTCAATGCCTTGTTGCGAGATGCTTGTATCGGAAAACATAATGGGAAAACTTAAAGGTTCACCAGCCCTATCAACTTCGATAGCACGGTAGCCATTTTCGTCTTTCCCTGTCACCCTTACCTTATCAACCAATAATTTCTTTGCCATTTTGTATCTCCCTTTAGCAGTATTTCCCCCAACCTCTTACCTCTATTATAATGTCTTGGAGACAAAATGTCAAGTACTTTTTGAACTTTCTTGCAAATAGTATTTGATATTTCAAGGAATCATTGACGTACAAATTCCAGTATCCGTTAGCTGTTTTGGTCTTATAGTTAAACGCCAGGCAGGTTATGAAAATGGGGGCCGAAGCCCCCTGATCGTTACTGTAAATTCATTCTGACGAAGGATAATTTCTCCGCACCGGAACCCCTTGCCCATCGACCTTCGTAGAGGTAATACCAGGCACCTTCTTCGTCATCGTTCAAATCCCGAACAACTAAATAAGAGTGGTACCCATACTCATTCTTGTCCTGCAGGTCTTCCAGCTCTTGAAGGCTCTTTACACCATAATGTTTGAGCATTTCTTTTGCTGATTCAAAGGCAACACCACCCTCACCATAGTGTTCCTTATCACTTGTGAACCCTAGCACCTCAACCAAGTCAGCTCCTTGATTACCTTCGTTGTAGGAGGCCAACACGACCATTCCTTTGGCAAGGCTTCTGCCCTGAACGTTACCGATTGCAACGTATGTCTTCTGCTCATCATCCTTCTTGACTTCAATCGGTGCTCCACCTCGTACCATCTGCACATTATTTATTGCTTCAGGTGATCGTAAGAAACCGCTGTTCAATTCATGTATTTGCATTTTACTACCTCCCTTAAATTTTAACCATTTCCCTAACCACTTGCCTCTATTATATAGGCTACAACCGATTTTGTCAAGTACTTTTTGAACTTTCTTGCAAATAATTTTGACAAGCGTTTCCATTCGATAGCTGAAAGTAGCTTTGGTCATATAGTTAAACGCTGGAGGCTTTGTTCGGCAAGTTAAACGTGGATGGTGGGTTGCCCCACCACCACTTTTAGGAGATGATTAGCGAGCCAATTTTCTCAGCTCATAGTAGGAAGACTCAGATTCGGTGACTATCTGATTGTAAAGATGCTCATTGACTTCCTTAAACGTGGACCAATCACAACTTTTGGTGGAACGTTTTTTGGTTTGGCAACGGACCTTGGAACCGTCGACTTCGATTTCAACTTTAGCCCCACCAAATAGGGTGGAAACTTCACTTCGAATGGCTTTCAACTCATCGTCCAAAACTTTGATTTGGTCCTTCAACTCGAAATATCTCTGGATTTTCTCGATCATTTTAACTACCCCCCTTTTAAAATTTTAACCATTTCCCCAACCACTTAAACGTATTATATAATCTGCAACCGATTTTGTCAAGTACTTTTTGAAGTTTTTTTAAAATTTTAGTAAATGAGAAGAAGTAAAATACTGCTGGCTGCTGTAACGGCTATTAAATAATGGACAATGTTTGATTTGATCTCATTAAATAACATTTCGTCACCTCCATTATGTATTTCCCCAACCTCTTACCTCTAGTATAACAGAATTTGTTAAAAATGTCAAGTACTTTTTGAACTTTTTTTAATTAAAGTGATGAAAAACATTAGGAGTATGAAAAATAAACAATCAATGATAGGAGTTTTTCTTGGCTAAGAGAAAGAAGTTAACAAAAGCAGACAAAAAAGAGATGTTTAAGAATGGAATCTGTTGGAAATGCGGGAGTAAATTGGAAGATAAAAAGAAAGGTTACGTATGTGCTAACTGCTCCTAATCTTTATCATAATCGTACTCAGCAATAATGTCACCATAACGAGCCGTAAATTCCTTATCTACTTTATCCGTCCAATGGTTTTTCCAATCATTTGGTGTACCTTTTCTAAAATGATGTTTTGAATCTTCCTCACCTTTCTTCCTTTTTGTAAGATTTTCAAAGCTATAATCATCTAAAGTCCTTGTTATGGTAGCTTCGGTAAGATAAGTGGGTCTTTCATAACCATAACCTTTAAGAAAACCCATATGTCTTGCAATTTTTATTGTGTTTAACAGGATCTCGGCTGGTGAACTAAATAGTTCCTCCATAGGTATGTTAAGGATATTCGTATTGTCCCAGCACCATCCTCTCATGTCATTGAAGTAATCATTCAAATAATCCATCTCCAGTATCAATCCTTCTTCCATGTTAACTTGATGCAATTTCTTTCTGTGTTCTTGAAGGACTGGATGGTTATCAGCTGGATGGCTGAATTTAGATGAATAGTATCCGGATACCAACATATCACGTGGATTTCTATAGATATGAAATCCTATCATATCTTCCATAATCTGAGAGCCTGTTGAACTCTTGTAAAATAGGAAATCACACTTATTTTCATCTAAATACTTCTTAGAATCACTTAAACGGGTTACCCACTGTATAGATAAATTTAATTCCTTACAAAATCTACCATAAACATACTGATGCCATACCAAACTAGCCTTTGGATGTCCGGCAAAAACTAACTGTGACATAGAATCTCCTCTCAGTAAGGTTCTTCCTCTTCTGCATATGGATCATGTTCCCAGAACTGATCCCAATCATCATGCTGATAATCATTGTTATAATCTCTCATCACATCCACACTAACAGGACGAGAAAAATTCACAATGTGTTCTTGCTGAGCACCCTCCTTACTCCAAAACTGGTTGGTCCCTATAACATTGTCCTTATTAGCATGAGTTCTTAGCACCAGTCCCTTCTTACTAGACAACACACCCCTTTGATTAGCAAAAGATGATGCTGTTGTTGGATTTGGTGTCCATGAGGAAAGTGGATCAGAAGAAGCAGAAGCTTGTGGAACACCTTCTTTGTTCCTTTTGATGTTAACTTCTGGCCTAGATGTTCCTCTAAATAACTCAATGGTATCCTGTCCAGGAAATCTTTTATCTAGAATGGATCTACTTAAAGCTTTAGATATTTGTAAACCTCTAGCCAAGTCTGCTTTAATTTCAGGACCAACACCATCATATCTATCTCTTAAGAAAGGTTCTGACATTTCTCTGTGTTTAGGATTCTTAGTGCTATTAAATTGACCACCAAAAGAATCAATAGTAGCAAACTTTAAATTATGAGTTGGTTCTTGTCCCATTGTAAACAACCAATAATCCATTTGTTGGGAAAAATGAGTTGTGTTCTCTCTAAATAAGGACTTTAGACCAGGCATATTCTCATCTTCTGGTATGTTGTCTGGTAAATTCTTTGAGAAGTGATTAACCAGTTCTTCATGAGTCTTTAACTTATCAACACCTTCCAGCAATCCTTTATGCTTTTCCTTAAATTTAGTGACCCTCTCATTAGGAAACTTTTTCTTAAGCTCAGAATATGAAGCACGTTGCAGAAAAGAATCCTTAGCAATATCATCTCCAAAAGCATTCTTTGCTGTGCCTCCTCCATCAATAAACTTTCTTAAATCGTCCATTCCTAATTTATTGAACAATTTCTTTGCAAATCTAGAACCATGATCACCAACATGTTCTTCCCCAGTGTCATTCTTTAACCACTTCTGCCAATTTGCTTTATCCATTATCTTCTTAGCACCAGCAGTATCCATCCTATTTAATGCGGTTATTAATATTGAATAATCATCTCCAGAAGTCTCTGGTCTATCTACAATCCTATGTAATCCCTTCTGATCAATATTTAAAGCCATTCTTTGAATAACTTCAGGATTTTTTTCTTTGTCCAATAGTTTATGTAAAGATTTATTATCCATCCTATCGGTTAACATTGACCTAGCGAAAGGATCTTTGGTATTTAATGCTAACTTAGCCATACCATCAGAGTCTAAATGATCCGATAAAAAGGAATCAACCTCTACTATACCAAGACCACTCTCAGCTATAGTATGCAACTGATCCTGAGGCCTATCTTTCATTCCCTTTACAAAATCACTTATATACTTCTTCCCCTTATCGGTAATAGATCCATACTGATCTCTATCCTTATAAGACTTTTCCAGATTACCAATTTCTTCTTGAAGAGAAGTTCTTTCCTTCTTTGGTCTCAATCTATCTTTACTAGTAGATACATGCTGTTGTCTAACATAGGGGCTACGTTTAACAGCATTTACACTGGTGGGCCTTGTGGGTAATTGTTTTATCTTCTTCGAACCTTTTGCCATAATAAAATGTCGATTAATTTTACGATTACCTTATGTTTTATATAAATAGAAAAGGTGCTATCCGTTAGAATAGCACCTTTGGGAGGGGTGGTTAGGGTGGATATTAGACTCTTGTAATACACTCCGGACCGAAGCCACTTTGGATACTTTCTGGAACCGTTAGACGCCGACCACATCGTCCACATCGACCTTCATGATAAACACTTACTTTCTCAGGTAACTGATCAACCACTACCCGTTTCCAAAACCACTTGAACGCTTTAAAACAGGGTGAATCTGAACTGACCCGACTCTTTGTTGTTCTCCGGAAATCAGTAGAAAAAATGCTGCCAATGTACTTGTAATTGGAGTAATTATCTGGACCATCCAAAACACTAACGAACCAAAAGTCACGAGCACGATCGGGTTGTTTTACTTTGAAGGTGAATCGACCGCCAGACTCCTCATTTTTAATGGTGAACAAAGCTCTACCCGCTGTGACGAATTGCTTAACTTGTTCTACTCTGTAATCCATTGTACTACCTCCCTTGTTCTGTTCTCCCAACCTCTTACCTCTAGTATAACAGAATGGAGTAGAAATGTCAAGTATTATTTGAACTTTTTTTGAAAAATTTTTTAGTCTTTCTTACGATTGACCACTTTACCAATTTGTGCCACAGCCCAAAGAAAAAAGATGATTATGATTATACCTTCCATTATTCTCTCCTTTATTTATACAGTTTAAGGATAGCCTTTGCTTCATCCCGATGATCTATTAACCAATCGATAAAATCATCCCAACTAACAGAAGAACCATAAGTGGATCCAGAAAGTTTATGTTCCTCGTACCACTCCTGTAAAGCAAGAATCTTTTCATGGTCTTCTGCTTCTTTCTCGGTTTTAAAAACCTGACCGTCATTTGCTTTAAATCTTTTAACTTCAGTGACCATTATGCTGCTTCCTTTTTATCTCGAAAATACTTGTTGTAGAAAGGAACGAAGTCGCCATTAGGTATTGGAATTCCAACTCTCTCTGCTTTATTTGCACCAGAACCCAAAAAGTACATCCAGGCCACATCTTCCGATCCATTCTCTTTAACAACAGTCACAGGACGTCGACGATAAAAGCGGGGATGACCTTCGATCCGATCCAAAGATTCCAGAACAGCCGAAGAGACCGTATAAATCTCTCCTTTAACATGAACATCATCCGGCAAAGGAAGAACCGCAGGGTAGTGATGAAAAACGAAACCATATTTTTCCTTGGTTTCTGCATTACCTTCGAATTTACCATTAACCAAAGCATCACTGAATTGAAGACCTTTCCTCAATGTTCCATATACAAATACTCTATGTTGTGTCATAATCTTATCCTCCATTTCCCAACCTTTTATTTCCATTATATATTAAATGAAGAACTTTGTCAAGTATTATTAGAACCTTTTTCTTCATTTAAATACTTTTCTAACTCTTTACGGGGATTTTCTATGACATATAATTGTTCTCGGTCTTTACTTGCACAATTAGAACACTTTAATGGAACACCACCTGGATCAATCCAAAGTCTTCCACAGTCTTCACATTTATAAACCCACCACATTTCCTTCCTCTTCATTCTGGGCATTTCTATATTCATCCAACACACTTTGTACCTTTGGAGGCATAATTGGTGGATTGTCTACCTCCACATACTTTGTCCCTTTATCACAACGATACCGATGACCAGACATACCAACAATAATAAGTTCTGGTTCTTCTACTGCTACCCAACCTTGAACAGGGTATCCCAATTGAGATGATTTAGCCGTTACAAACATTCCAACCATTTTAATCTCCTTCTTTGTTAGGAAACAACTTCTTTACATTGTCAGCTTCTATATCAAATTCCCACCAACCAATATCTGATACAGGTCTTCCATGTTTCCAATCATCATATTGTCCATTGGTGACGCTGGAAACAGACAATATTTTATGGGTCTTTTCTTTATCCAAATAAGCTTGGTCATATTCAGGATAAGGATCTTCATAAGAATAGTAAGGTCCACCACCAGGCATATAAAAACCAGTCTTTACAAACCTTACTTTACAAACAACCACCAACCGATGAAGAAGATGTCCAACTTCCTTAGTATAAATCTTTCTTTCCCTACCACCAAACTTTTTCCTTCCTAAGTAATTGTAAGCCAAGGCCCTTACTATCTTATTAAAAGTAGGATCATTATTAGTTATTTCATTTCTATCTAATGTAAAACCCATTACGTAAGTTCTTGCTTCATCTTCAATACTGTAGATAAATTCTTTGATTTTGTCACCATACTTGTTCTCTACTTCCTTCACAGCATCCTCAAAAGACATGGGATAACCACATCTTTCAAATACTCGGGGATTCATGACTTTAACCAAATCGCCGACTCTGATGATATTTGGATCTTTCTTTCTTGTCATTTTACTACTCCATTACTAAGTATTAGTATTTGTTCTATAAGTTAAGAAAGAGTAGCTCTTTCTTCCTTTACATAATTATAGTATATTTTAGAAGAAAAGTCAAGTAGTATTTGTAACTTTTGGTAGGTGGGAGGCAACTAGTCAACCTCCAGAATGGAACCCAACGATAAGAAAGGAGATTCACCCGCACATACTAGTTGGTGAGCCGATTCAACCATCGACTATGGACAGGTTAAAATGAACCCAACATTGTTATGTTTTATGTGGCAACGAATCGTTTAAAGCATCCCAAAGGTCATGTCTATTTTTTGAATCAATTTCTTTTTCGTTATCAGGAGTCTGACCATAAAAAGGGTTCTGCATTATACCTTTTAACCATAAAGCAACATCCTCTGGAAGGTACAACACTACTTTAACGTCTCGAATTGTTTTGGTTTTTATATTACTCATCGTTCTGTATGTTAAAGCGGAATTTTCGATAGATAAGAAGGAATTTCCTCTTCGATGCCAAAGATTTCATTCCTCTTCTTCTTATCCAGATTGTTGTAATGCCAGGCCAGTAAAGAACCAATGTCTTTGCTGCTGTCGAAGAAGACTGGAAGCAAACGAGTGAAACCCATCTGAAACCTTTCGTCTATAACTTTCCTTGCCTTCGGTCGTGAGAAAAAGTCTTTGTATGACTGAAGAGCCACTGAATACTCAATATGGCTGTCAACAACTCTCCAACCGAAGTTCACTGAAACCCACCAGGTTCGTATGCAATTACCCTTTCTGGAATGGACTGGAAAGCGAAAATATCGATAATTCAAAGCCAAGGAATCATGGAGGGTTTGATACTCCAACTCCCTTGCAGCCCTTGCAGCAGCCTCCTCCATTAACCTTGCAGCCTTTTCTCTGTCCGGAATCTTACTGTAGTCCACTTTGCTCATCTTCTCTCCTCTCCTTTGGTTTAAATGTTAAAGTAAAGCTATCACAATCACCACCGGGATAGCTGTAAATAAAGCCAATCCACCGAATAGATTGTTCAAAAGTTTATTGTGCCGAAAGGACTGTGCTATTCCACCAAAAATAAAAACTAAAAGCATTGACCACCCTAAAAAATCCATTTTGCCACCTCCATTATTAATCAACCATTAGATGCATTATAATAGATTGTAGCTGGTTTGTCAAGTATTATATACAACTTTATTCTGAATCTGGTGGTTTTGGTTCATCTGGTTTAGAAGAGATATTAAAAGCTTCATTAAGAGTTTTTGCAACGGCCTCTCTTATAACAACTCTACCACCACCATATTTAAGAAAGTTGTCAATCTCTGTATTCAAGACCTCATGAACTGTAGAAAGTACCTTATCATCGAAGTCATAAGATTTGATTGCTCTATCTATACCAGCATTAATTATGTCACCAAGTTCACTTCCATGAACACCAAGATGAGTCATAATTCTGTGCTTCATACCCTCTAACTCAAGTTTTATGATAGGCACACTTGAAGTATCCATCATTACTCCTTTTCTCTGTCTAAAGTCTTTGTCAATGCCCTAATTAAACACTTCTGAAATCTATCTTTTATCTCATTCCTACCCCAACCAGTCTTCTTTTGTAACTCTATATCAAACTCCACTATTAAAGTGGAAATAAAACCAGAATAGGAAGAATGAAATCGTAATTTATCGTTTAAAGCTGCCTTGAAACCTTCTTCAAAACATTCAGCACATTCAATAGAAAAATCATTATCTTTATTAAACTGCAACCATGCTTCTTCCAAAGGACCTAATTGATCAGACATAAAATAAGTCTCCTTCTAGTATTCTCTCTTTTGCTTTTTCTAACTCACTATCTGATAATTTACAACTATAATGCCGCCAGAATCCAGGTGTTTTTTCATTTCTTTGTTCAATTTTCTCTACTACACGTTTCCTAATTATCATAGAATCATCAATAGTTGGAAGCCAATTCTTACAATAACCAACTGGATAGAAAAGTGGAGACATTGATAATGCTGTACAATTAAAATTTCTGGAGAAGCATTCTTTTACTATTTCATCATGTCTACGACAAAGATATCGTAATCGTACTTTAAAAAAGTTGATATGTCCTTCCCCCAATCCAAAGGTATCTGGAACATTCCCTTTTATATACCAACCGTTCTTTCGTAAAGATACAACAACCATTGGGAGTTCTCTATACTCAGCTATAAGATGCTGATCTAATAGATATTTTGGATTAATCCCTACGTTACAACGCATTAAGTACCCTCCTATTTTCTATACTTTTAGTATTTATAATCGAGAATCGACAGTAATAAAAGTATAGTTTGAAGGAATATTTTCTTCAGAAAGTTTTTTTCTAATTATAAAGGGGTCATCTATATTCATAACTCCGGACATAGATATGTCTACTGCCTCTATCATCCAATAAGGGACTGTGATGTCATATATCTCTGCAAGGAATTCCTCTAAAGTAGTAGGAGGATTTAATCCTCTACGTTCGTATGCTTCTAAATCTTCATCTGTCCAACCTTCCTTCAGTTTCTTCATACATGCCCTTACTGTCTGTGCGTAACTTTTTGCATCATGTACAATGAATACAGGGGTCAATTTTACTTCTTCCAAGGATAGATGGTCTTCTAAGACCTTGTATAGCATAGTATTATCAGTTATTCGAACATACATTTCGTAACCTGAATTTAGACTTTCACTTGCTACTTCTGTTATGTTAATTTCTTCTTCTGGCATTTTAAATCCTCCTTAAAATAAAAGCGACGATGGGAGCAGCATCGTCGCTTTTGGTCATGTAGGACAAGGCCAATCCTACATTGTGGAGACCGTCATCATGATCTTGGGCCCGACGAATCTCCCTGTTTATTTTTTCAATGTTTTAACAACTGTTTCTAACATATCATATGCATCATGATAAACATTTGGTTCTTTACTAGCCCTTGGACCAGCTACATTTAACACCTCGATATTATTATCTTGTAACCATTTGGTAATGTCTTCTTCAACAACCTCATCGGTATTCATATCGACATAAAGACAAGGCTTTTTAAATTGCTCACAAAGTCTTACCGTTAAAGCGGTACCACCCCTCTTTTGTATTGGTCCATATGTTAAGATAATAGTGCCATCTGAAAGTCTTAAGTTTCTTTCCGTTCTTGGCTTCCAATCCCTGGAATTCGTCTGTTGGAGGTTATATTTTGGGTCTAAAGGACCTTCTTCAGTCCTTCTGCCTTTAGGAATCCACCCACCATGAGGAATGTCATTGTCTATTGCAACATCCAGTCCTGCCCTATCTGCACCGGTCTGACCGCCAGACACAATCTTCTTCAAGACCATTAACTTGCTCCTTTTACTATCTGTTGCAAAGCATGTAGATTAATAGTTTTCCCAGTCTTTTTCATGTTACTGTTATTTAATTCCAGAATACGTTCTTTGCACTTTCGAACTTGTCTTTCCAAATCACTGTTACGCTCAACAAGATCTCGAATCTCCTCAGAACGAGCAGATAACTCAGCGTCCTTTGCTTTTAAACGCCTCTCAAAATTTTTAATGAGGGAGATTATAGAATTTCCAAGCTCCAAAGCTGTTACATCTGTTAAATCAGCTTCTTCCTTTTGTATGGGTTCATATACATGTATGATCTTTTTATTTGCCTTTTTATTTATTTTTCTGTGCGTTCTCTTACCTCTCAAATTGTCGTCGTTAGCCAATTTTTTGAAAACAAAATTCCTTCTAGAGGCGTTTCTTTGCACTTCACAAATACCTTTCTTTTCAAGTCTACTCAGATAGCTTGAAAGATTAGAACGTAACGTTTTTACCTCTGAATCAGGCACATCAAGCTCTTTAGTAAGTTGATCTAATGCATCTACTGAATAGAATTCCTCTTTTACACCCAAAACATTATTCCAAAAATTCTTAATAGCTTCCCAATAAGACATTTTGTTCACTCCTGTTAATTGAATGACTTTAACTTCTTTCTATCATAAACCTTCTTAGATTTATGGGCCTTATTTGGTGGTAACAACTGTCCCCTTACTTTTAGTATTTTATATGATTTATCTTTCTTTTTTCCCATAATATCTACTCCTCGAAGAATATATCTATCATTCTTCCTTGATCATCAGCCATTGTATAACAAGAACCAAAAAAATCACCTTTCCAAAACTCATACAGATATTCGAAAGTGTAATCTTCTCTAACCGGAATCAGAAGAATATCTAAATCATGGTCTGAATGTCCGATTTTATCCACTGAACCAACCACTTCCGCTGTATATCCTTGAGAAAGCAGTAAAGATTCTATTGACTTTAAATATTGTTTTGCTTGTGCTCTATCCCATATCATATATCTATTATATAGGATTGTAGAGAAAATGTCAAGTACTTATTGAAGTAATTTTTGAAGTTCTTGCTTTTTGGAGGGTATTTTATCACAGGAAGGTTGATAACCTTTTTCACACTCGACGGTTAAAGTAACCAACTGACTCTGAATCTTACCAATATCCCTATTAGCAACACCAGTACTGCTAGCACAACTAACTAAGAACAGGAATGAGAGGACAAGTATAAATCTTTTCATTATCACACCCAAGAATTATGATACCAAACTCTACCATCTGCCGATGCACTGATCATTGTATGGTAAAGAGGGCAAAAATCAATGTCCTCTAACCACTCTACAGGTCTATCACCTACTGCATCTAATAATTTGTATTTACTAGGACCAATCTCTAGTAAACAATAAGCATGGTTCATCTGAAATACTTTTGTATTAGCATAAGCATCGTTTCCATAATATCCTAATGCCAAACGAACGTGAGGGTTACCAAGACTATACAATATACTTGCCACTGTAATAGCTGAACCATCACAATCATCCATTCTCTTATCAAATAACCATGTGTATATATCTTCTGGACTTTGTAACCAATACTCAGGAACTTGATGAGCTTCTTGATCCGTAGTATATATCATATGTTCGATCACAAAGTTAACAACATCAACAGGTTTACGAACAAGGATGTTAAAACGGTCCAGATCCAGTTTATAAAACCATTGTGGAAGTGGTTTAGGATTAGGAGCACCATAAGGGTAACGATCTTTTACTTGTCTTGTTAACATACATAATGTTTTGTCGAGAAAGAAAAAGGGGTGTCGACCTTGCCGGCACCCCTTTCTTTTCTCTGTGATAAGCGAACTTTTATAATAACGTAAATGCATATTTAAACATTTATGTCTCAGCGCCTGATATGCAAGCAAGCGCTTTTTAAAGTCACTTTTAGCATTGGCACCTCCCGGCCCACTAGTTTAATCTATGGGGTGCCCACCCCCGTTGAGGCCCATATCTATGTATTAAAAGGGGATGTATTATTGGCCCATCCCAACTAGGCCGGCAGGCCGGTCATTAGGCGCCCGATCTTATTCTGTTCCAGGGGCGCTGGCCGGCAAAGCGGGGGTCTTATGCCCCATACACTTTATGTTTTAGTATTTTGTTCATTTAGTTAGAAGAATTTAGCAATAGCGCATAATAAGCCCCCCCTTTCTTTGTTCTTATAGTTAACGATTTAATTGGGGGGCGAACCCCCCATATAACTACTTCTCTTTTTTCTCCTTCTCTTTTCTCACATTTTCTTTCATTTTCTCCCACCATTCACGATCAATTTCTTCATCCAACCGTTTTTCTTCCCAAGTATCGTATCTCATTCTATCCCCTTATTTAAATGTTCTCCCCAACGTCTTAAAGGTAGTATAACAGATTTTAGAGGTTTTGTCAAGTATTATTTACAACTTTTTTAAATTATTTTACAGGAGAAAAAGACCGTCCATTGGGTAAGTAAAAGTGCCTTTCAAAACTTTATCAAATTTTTCGTCACGCAAAATAGTTAGAAGTTTACCCAATATGTTACAACCAATCATATTCCCTATACCCATAGGAATAGCTCCCCAGAAATTATCCTTACGAGACTTCTCAACGATTGGCAAATCACCAGTGCTTTTAAGGACCGCTCCAAACGTATCTTTGTTATTCCACAATTTTAATTCCAGGACCCAAAGCATTGTATGTATTCTCATCTCTTCTGGAGCATACCAATCCCTCCGAACTAGACCAGCTTTTACAGCACACTTCTGTGTCATCTTAGAACCCATAGCATTTTTCGCCGCCAGAATCCTTCTTTTCACATTAGGATCAGTTCCAGGTTTAGCATCTTCGGGAAGACATTCAACATCCCAGTCATATTTGGTAGCCTGATAAAGTTGTTCCGAAGAATTACACGTTATTGCTCCAAAAACAACCGGTATTGCAGCAATATTCGATAGTTCCCAGTAAGGATCTCTTTTCGAACAAAACCATGCACATTTGTCTTTCCGGTAAGTTTCGACTGTCTTTAATTCATCTACTTTCAATTGATCCATTTTAGTCCCCTCATGAAAAATCCTCTTATCGTACTATCTATTATAGTATAAATGAGAGGATTTGTCAAGTACTATTTGAATTTATTTTGGTGGGCCTGAAAGGATTCGAACCTTTGACCATCCGGTTATGAGCCGGGGGCTCTAGCCAACTGAGCTACAGGCCCTACACAGTCACATCCAATAAATAATTCCAACCAGGATCTTGATTGTTATTACTTATTATCCATTTATCAATTAACTTCTTCGCTCTATCGTAACGCTTAGCAATACTCTGTTCTTCTACAGGCAATTGTTCAATTCTCCAAGGAAATGAATTATGCATAAGGTCTGCATACTTTACTTTTATAGCTAATTCGTTGTTAGTATCTATGATACTGCGAATCCAATCCATGTATGTTAAAGTCATTTCCTCAGGTTTACTGATGATAATTAGAGCTTCTACAACTTCTTTTGAAATACCATGAGTTAGCAAATCTTCTGCAGTCCATTTCGTATCTTCCAGAATATCATGTAACAAAGCTAATTGTTGTTCTTCGAACGTTGCATTAGGACCAAGAAGAATTCTAACGGAATATGGATGTTTCCAATAAGGTTTACCTGCTTTATCTACCTGTCCCTTATGAGCCTCTTTAATAAATTCAAGAGTTTCTAAAAGATCCATTTTGTTCCCTTAGTTAAAATGGCCAGATTAGGTGGAGGAAAGGGATTTTACTCGGACCTAATCCGGCCATATACTGATATTTTAGTAGATTGTTCTTTCTTTACCTTTTACAGAACCCCATGAAATGAGATATGCTGCAAAACACTCCCAGAACTTTATTTACGACCTTGTTATGACAAGCTCGCCTGGGGCATCTGGGGCAGCAAAATCTAAAGGGACATTTGTTGTTACAGACATTGACGATTCATTGCCGGCATCATCAACCGCTGTTACACCAATGTTGTAAGTCCCATCATTGGTAGTCATACCTGGAATTGTTGACAAATCTACACTTGTTGTGTTCCCCAAATCATAAGGATTTGCAATGTAATTCCCATCTGCACCAGTTTCATCCACTACCTCTGGGACCGGTACGATGTATAGATTATAACCAACAACATCCGGTGATCCTGAAGGTGGAAATGATAATGTTACTTTCTTTACTATTGCCATGTTAATACCCTCCCTAATTAATGATTATTGGTCCTGGTGGTGCTACGTAACCATAAAGCCACCAGGGTTTTAACTCTCCATTGACAGTACCCGCTGTCAATGAAGTTACCCATTCACTTACCTGATCATCAGTAGTTCCAACCGATCTTATCTCAGGAATATAGTGTCCTGTCTTTGGAAGTTTTAAAGAAACTTGTAAACCTTCTACATATCCATACTTAAGATAAACATGTTGTTCTACATGATACAAACGAATATCGTATTTTACCGCATTTTCTGCTGCATCCCATGCCATTGTAATTGTCTTGTCTGTTGTTCCAAAGTAGGTTATGTAATCTAATGGTTCAAATTCATGAGAACCAGTAACATATATGGAATCTGCAGAATAAACTTTGAAGGGAAGTACTAAAGACAGGAATAAGATTGGTAGAAATAAAATTCTTTTAATACCCATAATCTTATCCTTTTTTTGATGGTGGATCGGCCGGGGCTCGAACCCGGGACCTTCTGCTTGCAGGGCAGACGCTCTCCCAACTGAGCTACGCGACCCATTTAGTTAACGATTCCTTCTTCGTGATGCTTTAACAATCTTCCGTTTGCATTTCTTCTTAATGTTTTTCTTATGTGTAGGTGAGTCAGTTCGTATGTTCATCATATCTACTCCCAATCTAGATCGATCTCTTAACATGTATAAAGAATCTTCTGCCAAACGTAAGAAAGGATCTAATGTGCTCATACAAAACCCTTTTAGTATTATGGTAGACCCTGCGGGAATTGAACCCGCGTTATGGGATTGAAAGTCCCATGACCTTTACCATTTTGGTCTAAGGGTCCAAGGTTTTGGCAGTCCCTACGGGATTTGAACCCGCGATCTCCAGCGTGACAGGCTGGCGTCATAGACCAGACTAGACTAAGGGACTGCATATTAAACATCATCTTCTGACTCAACATCAACTGCGTAACCCAGATTATTCAATTGACCAATCATCTCATTCAATTGACCAACATAATCGTCTTCAAAATTTTCAAAGGCAATTGTTTTCTGAACCCGCATTGTCACCATAATCTTTGATTGTTTTGTCATTTAAATTCTCCATGATGACTAACTTTTATTTCCAATATTATATAATATCTAGAAATAAAAGTCAAGTATTATTTACTGATTTTTGAGAATTTTAATGAAGGTATAAAAATTTGGTTGCGGGTGTGGGAATCGAACCCACGATCTCCAGAATATGAGTCTGGTGCCTTACCTCTTGGCTAACCCGCGATAATTGTTCATTCAAAAAGGAAGTTAAACTGGAGGCCAATTATTTGACTTGTTCATTAAGTTAAGACTCCGGATGTCTTATCATATTCACGTATGGGTACCGTTGGGCTTCAGAACCAAAACCGCTTTATACACTGGCAAATTCCAGCAATTCCCGGAACCCAAAAAGGGCGGCTGTTCTTCATCCAGGACCGTCAGCCGCCGCGTCCACCAGTTGTGGACGGACAAGGGGGTCTAACCGGGGGAATCCCATCAATTAAAGCTGCAAAGCTACTTCGACTCTAAGTGCATCGTTTCACAATTGTCGCTTTCTCCAGCTTAACTTCCTTTTTCAAAGAACAAAAATTCCAACTTCTTATACTATTATAGTGTATTTGAAAGGTTTTGTCAAGTATTAGTTTGTATTTGAATAGAAAGTCCATATTCTGAAACATCACCATTAAACTCTTCCATCACCTTCTGTCCTCTGGTTCCAGCAATATTACAATCGAACTTCCTACACAATTCCAAATTCCTCTGTGCTATTCCAACATGACGTTCATATTCATACTTAGGAATCCTCTTCTTTTCAGCCATTGTTTCCACAGTAGCCAAAGTACAATCTAGCAAATAGGCCAATGCATCTTCTGAAGAAGCTATATGATAAAAGTGCATTTACTACCCCTCATGTAATTCAAGAAATCTTTTGTAAGATTCTGATTCTTCATCAAATTTAACGATTGGACCGCCAGACCATTGTCCAATATATCGCATTCCAGGAACGATGATAGATGTAAAAGGTCTGATAACATCAAAATGCTCTTTTTCCGTAAGTTTAATAGAAACACTCATTTTGTTCTCCTAGTTAAGTGGAGGGCCGGGTGGGAGTCGAACCCACGATGTTTCATTTGTCACGGATTTACAGTCCGCTGCTCTCGCCACTAAGCACACCGACCCATTACTTATCTTCCACCAACTGTTCTTTGATTTCGATCTTGGCTTCTTTCTTACAAATGGCCCGAATGACACCTTTCATGGTCAACTTGTTAGCTTTTCCACAACAAAAATCTTTGGCATTGGAACAAAGGAATTTAGTAGGTTTCATTATCTTTCCTCCGTATTAATATTTCCCCCAACCACTTAAATCTATTATATAGGAAATGAATGAAAATGTCAAGTATTATTTGAAATTATTTTGGCGGAGGAGGAGGGATTTGAACCCCCGGAACTTTTACATTCGACAGTTTAGCAAACTGCTGCCTTGACCTGACTCGGCCACTCCTCCATCTTACTAACAACCCAATCCTTAACAGATTGTTTGTAATCATTAAGAACAACATCAACTCTTCCATAGCCTGAATTAAGTGGAATAGGAACTTTAAACTGTATTAAAGCATCTATTCCAGTTTGAGCAATACTTATTTGACGATTAAATTCATTCTGCGAACGTCTTTTTTTAGACGCCATTGTAATAACCGTTGCCAACGTACATTCAGTAAGATAAGCTATTACTTCCTCAGGAGATGTAAAGGCCTTGTTCATATCAAAAGCTCCGCTAGTTCTTCCAGATTTGTTAATACTTCATAAAGTCCTGAACTATGCCCTTTATCCCAAGCCAATTCGAAAGCCTTATCAGCTTTCAAATGACCAGTTAATCCAACATACTCGAGAGCATCTTCACGAAATTCCTTGGCTAATCTGGCTTGTTCTTTTCGATAGACCAGAACTTTCTCGTTGTGCTCTGATATTAAACCTTCATAGATTTTAAGAGCCTTTTTATTCAATTCATTGTATTCTTTTCCAAGAAGAGGTTTTGGCTTTAAAGGTTTCGATCCAGGATAAGGAACTTTGCTTTCGTAGTAACCTTCTTGAATTGCTTTAACAATATCCTTCATACTTGATTTTGCCATTAGTCTTTCTCCCAAGGAAAAATTACCCATGTATCTTGTGGAACTAAAAGAGAATAAGAGTTGATCTGATCAACCCCATCGGGTTTTGCAATCAATGCTCCGTATTGAGCATCAGGAAATAATCTTCTAAGAGTTTTTATGGTCTCACCTGAATCGACGATATCGTCAAGTATAAACCATCCTAAGCCAGTCCCTATGTCAGGACATTTGGAAACTCTTAACTGCCCTTGTTGCCGGTCTACGTAGCTTGTAATGCATACTGTATCGATAATGTCGAAGTCATTTACATGAGATAGCATAGCAGCAGGGACAAGACCTCCTCTTGTTATGGCTAAAAGATTCTTCTCTCTTATCCACTTTGCTAAGTCTTGAACTAACTCCTGTGCTTCACCCCAAGTAATATCCATATTTGTTCTCTTAGTTAGTTGTTGGCGGCGGGTGTAGGATTCGAACCCACGGGACTTTTACATCCACTTGATTTCAAGTCAAGCACCATTAACCAGACTCGGACAACCCGCCGTTTGTTCTATTAGTTTAGTATGTTTTACGCCGAGACAGCAAGATTTTCTTTGTTCCAGGAACAATAGTCGAAAACCCGTTTTGGATAGATAGGGGAGGTGTAATTGACATCGGCCAGAACATCTTCGACCCATCGGGCTCCTATTCGAAGCTTGGGAAGGACAAACTTGTCAACGTCTTCATCGTGAATGGCGAAGAATAAATCGCTTCGACCGCCAGTATTGGAAACCGGTTTTCCATTCTCCATATCAGGACTGGTTTCGATTTCCTCCAAGTACTGACCTTCAACCCCAAACTCGTCCTTCAACCACTTCTCAAAATCTGCTGGTGTACTTTCACCAAGCACGGTTCCCGGCCATACACAAACTTGATTGTATCCTTCTTTCTTTTCTACGTTACCCATTTGCTTCCTCCTTGTTTAAATGTTATCCCCAACCTCTTAAATGTAGTATAACAAAATTTTAGTAGAATGTCAAGTAATTTTTGAATTTTTTTTCAATAAACGCATTTTCATATTTATTCTTGTTCTTTCTTCCTCAACAAAAGTAAGGGATCTTCGAATGTACTTCTCCATTTGTTCCAAGCAAAAGAAGGTTGGTTGTTTCTCACACTCTGTAAGATATTCGAATGCTTTCTCTAATTGATCTCTTACCTTTTCCATAAATTACTCAAATTTTTTCTTCAGTCCTTTCGGAGTACCATCGTAATTCATCTTAATTTCGAATACAATACCTTTCGTTCTTCTAAAACGAAAACTGTTGTAATTCTCTACCTCTTCTTCAGTCAATGCTCTGGTCCCCTTCTTCGGAAACTTAGTCTTGAAATCTCCAACATCAACGACCCAATGACCATAATAGTTCTCTTCATCCTCTGCAAATACAATACATAATCTGTAAATTCCAAGTCCAGGATGAATAGAAAGCATGTAACGTAAGTTGATTTCTTTCATACTTCCCCTCCTTAGAAAGTATTTAGTAATATTCATCCTTTGTTCATATAGTTAAGCAGTTTGCAACGATTGTTTGCAGATTGGATAGGAAGCTGAAAGAATGGGTGGGGGGCCGAAGCCCCCCAGTGGGGTGGGTAACTAACGAGCCAATTTTCTCAGCTCGTAGTAGGAAGACTCAGATTCGGTTACCACACGATTGTAAAGATCTTCGTTGGCCTCCTTGAGGGCGTCCCAACTGCAACGCTTGGTGGAACGTGTTTTGGTTTGACACCGAACCTTGGTACCATCAACCTCGATTTCAACTTTGGCTCCGCCGAACGCAGTGAAAATATCATCCCGAATCCCCTTCAGCTCCGTATCCAAAGCTTTCATCTGGTCCTTCAACTCAAAATACTTTTTAATTTTCTCTACCATTTTGCTACCTCCCATTTAAATTTTAACCATTTCCCCAACGTCTTATTCGTATTATATATTATTTGGAGCAAAATGTCAAGTACTTTTTGAATATTTTTTAATTTTTTTTGGGGGGTTGAAACCCCCCAATTTTAAATTAACCGACCCAAACGAACCCCAATTTTTCACATACAGCATCACGGAGAGTTGGTTCACATTCAAGCATCACCAACTCACGTGGAGTAGTGTCAAGTTGCCCACAAATTTTCACCAGATTTTTCACGTCACCATTTTTGATGTAGCCCCTGATTTCATTAGCAAGTGAAACATCAACACCAAAATTTTTGTACCCCATTTTACTACCTCCCTTTTTAATTTACCCTATCACCCTCACCATTAAATACATTATATATTATTTTGAACAAAATGTCAAGTACTTTTTGAATTTTTTTACAAGGAAAAGGGTCATCATGAAGACTAACCCTTTGGGAGGATAGTGATGAGATTAATGATTAGGAGACAACAATTGCACGTTGAAGTTGGGGAATGGATGCATGATAACCCTTTCCATCGTGAACCCCAGTTAAAAGGATCTTGTTTTTTCGAGCCCGTGTATTGAAGCCTCGAATTGTAAACTGCTTTCCACCAACTTCAATCTTCGATCCAAGAGGAGGCAAGTTATATAATTTGGAGTTAAGTTTGTAAGCGGAAACTTCTCTCGAATCAAATCCTTCTTTCAAACCCTCGATCTTACAGGAAAAAGCTCCATTACCGTAACGAATTCCTCCCTTGATGGAAATGTTGATTCCCTGATCCTTGAAAGCTGCCAAAGCCTTGTTAATTTTCTTTCTCAGATCATCCAATTCATCTTTCGTGAAACCAGGTGTAAAATCTCTAACAGCTGCTTCATATTTCATTTGCCACCTCCCTTATTTTAAACCCAACTCTTTTTCAGCCTGTTTAATCTCTGATTTACTATAACGACTTCTAATGCTTTTATTGAAGTAACTATCCCCCCAGCAAATATTAGACATATCGTTATAGGGGGGAAGACCATTTAACTTCCGAAGATCAGATTTTAACCTAGATAGCCTTTTATTCTTTCTGTTTTTATTAGGCTTACCACCTTTGGTAAGAAAAATCCTGCCATCTTTATTCAAATAAGGCTCCTTATAAAGTTCCAAGTAAAGTTCCTCCTTCTATCCTTCCTTACTGTTTTCCCCAACCACTTAAACGTATTATATAGACTACGAACTAAAAAGTCAAGTACTATTTGAACTTTTTACAAAGAAAAAGGGATCAGAAATGATCCCTTAATCTTCAGGGTTGGGTTGGGAGGGATATTTTGTTCTATAAGTTAATCGTCTTTATGTACAAGCTCCAAGAAAGTTTCCCATTTATAACCATCCACCATCTGTGTCTCCATTTTTTCAATGAGATCAGCTCGATGACCACGAGATATAGGATGATAGGACTTATCTGCAAGATCCGGACGTGGTTTAAAACTCAAAGTATCTGGACCATCACACTCGTCAATAACGATGCAAACATCATCCAATAACAAACCAATACATCCACAACTCCATTGTACAAACATTATATACCTCCAATACAAGTTTCAAGCAATTCGCAAAATCTATCCGTATAGATTTCTGCCTTCTGAATAGTTAAAGGAATATATGGATAGTTATGAAGATCAGAAGAAATAAGTACCTCTTGTTTAATCTTAGTTTTAGTATGAACTTCATTACAGGAATCCATAACAATGCAACGGTTCCTGAGTTTTAGTCCAACACATCCACAACTCCATTGTACAAACATTTGTTATCTCCACAATTTCTTTTGTACTAACTCGAGAAGATCATAAACACTATAAGCCGAAAATGATTGAGGATGTTCCTTATACTCCTTCAAAGTGTACTCATAATGGGCAGGTTCTTTTTCCTTGTACTTCAATTCCAGGTATTGTTCGAAAGTTGGAACCGATACTTCTTCTGCTTTCACTTCGGTGACAATTTTAACCTTCACCACTTCCAGTTCATCTGGATCAAAATCATTCATAGGAGTTTCATAACCGGCATTGTACCAAGGAGTAGTAAAATTGCGAACATATTCAGCCTGATATTTATCATCTACCAACCACATTTTATCTTCAGAGGTAGAAAGATGACAACGAGTATCACCAGCAAAGTCAGCTCCATGATTACTCTCATGATAATAACCGAGCACCTCATCGGTATCCTTTAGCCTCAAGCCATACTTTTCAACCACTTTCTTTTCCATATTAGCACCCCAGTACTTTTCGAATTTCCACCGCCTTACGCTCTTTACCAATTTCAACGGCTCTTTTCACTGCATATGGAAGAATGGTTTTGGTCACATCCACACCAGTATCCAGATCCCAACTGGCCTCAAATTTACCGAACATATGCAACTCAACCACTTCGTTATTAGCAACTATCTTTACTGTGTTGTCTTCCATAATGAAAATCCCCCCTATCTTTTAATTTAACAACATTATATATGATAGAGGGAAAAATGTCAAGTATTATTTGAATTTATTTTATATTACATGAGTTAAAGCATCTGAAGCCGCATCACGACATTGCTTTGCGTCTAAGCCATGATCTCGAATTGATTCCAAAGCTTTTTGCATCTTACTATAGTTATATGCCAAAACCCTTGTTGAAAAAGTTTCACCATATGCCTCTACCACCGGAGGTAAAGAATCCCAAGTTGTTACTACTCTTGGTTGTACTGTATTATCAGGTAAAAAAGCCATCTTGTCCTCCTAGTTATGTAGCTCTTGCAAAGCTGATAGCTGCACAAAATAGCAGTAGTATGGTAGCAACAAACAATCTTATGTCTTCCAAGTTATCAGAAGCCATTAAGACAAGAAGAGTAGCAAACAGTATTAAAAATGTGTTGAGATAACGCAACATCTTGTCCTCCTTAGTTAATCCAGGAAGGTCAGATTCCTTCTAAGAGGTGTTTTGTCTTCCAAGTTAGCCAGGATTAAATGCCATCCGGGAAGTTTGATTGTTTTGTGATCGGGATGACGAACAGTCCCACGACCATAAACTGTTGCATCTCTGGTCCAAGTTTGCCATCCAATCTTATGAGTGGAATCAGTTGTGGGATCTTTCATAATCTCGCTGTATTGTTCCTGACCAATTTCCCCTTCGAAAAGAGGATGGGTATAGACAGTATGCCCTCCCATTCGAACAATTTCAGAAACGATATGAGGCTTTCCACCACCAGTTCGAACAATAGGCTCGTTGGAATGAATAATCTCGTCATCCAAGTTAAGGTTGGTAGGAATAAAGAACCATTCTCCCTGCCGTTTGAAACCCTTGTTCTTTCTCTTGTTCCGGTTTTTGATCTTTCCACGCTTCTTGATGGAATGGGTAGCAGCATCGGGACGAAGTTCGTCTTTTGCTTGTTGAATGGTGGAAGCATTTCCAGGAACGGCAGCACAAAACCAATCCCTTTCATCATGACCGAGAAGAAGACGATGTTTTATCATATCCATGACATTTTTTCCATCTCTCGCCATAATCTTTTCTTTCTTCATAAGAAGAAGGTGTCGATCTTTGGGATCAATGTCCAGGATTGTAAAATCGTTAAATACATCTTCATCTGCCACACCGAAAGAGAAAAAAGAACCTTTCTTTTTGTCCTCCACAACGTCAATATCAAAATCCAGGGCACTGCGACGGAAGGAATGAAGTCCTGTGAAGGCAACATTTGCCCCCATCTTCTCGATTCCTCTTTTAATAAGGTCTTTGTTCATTGTTCCCTCCTCAATTGATTTAAATGCATTATATAGGACATAGAACAAAAAGTCAAGTACTATTTGAATTTATTTTTCGATAATTATGCCTTCAAAAACCAAAGTTTTTTGACAGAGGGAAAGTTGAATGGTTTCAATGGATCGTGCATTTGTCATTACTCTTACAACTTTTGGTTCACCGAACAAAGGACAAAAAACATCACAGAATTGATCAATCTGAAAACGACAACTTTGCGTAACATAAGTATTTTCATCATCAATTCCGTTACGTTGTAAAAGCAACCTTCCTGCTTTATTAATCTTTGCTTTCATTAGTTAATCCTTTTACTTTCTCGTAGTAAAACTTTCTGGTTCTTTTGTACCAGCTTCTTACAGCGACCAGAAAAGAAATAACCTTTGAATCTAATCTATTGTTTAATTCAATAACCTGGATAGCATCATTCAACGTACCCAATGCCGAACGAATCATAATATCGGAATCTTCTTTTTCAAAAAGCAGAGCTGCTTTTAAATCACGTTTAGCAAAAGTAATTTCTGCAACTGCTCTATTTAAATTAAAAAGTTCCATAACATCTCCTTTATAATTTCCCCAACCACTTAAATCTATTATATAGGAAATGAATAAAAATGTCAAGTATTATTTGAAATTATTTTAATGGTCTGCGTGGGGAGAATTGAACTCCCGAAACCTCTCGCTCCCAAAGCGAGCGCTCTACCAGACTGAGCTACACGCAGATAAGTTATTTGTTACCAACAACATCATGCTGCCTTGCAATGAAAACACCCAAAGTTCCTAGAGTAGCTATTGCCAATAGAAGAATTGTCATATCCATAGTTAATCCCCATGTACTGTATTGCTTGCATTGCAATTTTAATCATTGCTGCATGTTGTTTTAATCTAGGTTTTACATGGCATTTAATACAAGTAGTGTGTGAAATTAAATCACCATCACCATTAACCCTGCCACATATACAACATTTATCTTTCATCTTTCTCCTTTACTTTGGTGCCCTCGGTAGGATTCGAACCTACGACCAAAGGATTAAAGGTCCCCTGCTCTGACCAAACTGAGCTACGAAGGCGCATGATACAATATCTAATGAGATAGTATGTAGTAACTGCCGGGAACAGAATCCAAAATTGCATCAAGTTCATCGAGACAATTACCTGCTAATTCCTGAACAGTCACTAGATTTTCTTTTCTCGTAGCTTTAACATCTGCCCATTTCCATTCATGATTTGAAATCACAGCAATCAATTCCTTTGGATCTGCACTTTGAACAGTGTACTCACTCATTGCTCCCTCCTTAATTTTTTAATTTATTATATAGGATATGGAACAAAAAGTCAAGTACTTTATGAAATTTATGGTACGCCCAGTAGGATTCGAACCTACGACCTGAAGCTTAGAAGGCTCCTGCTCTGTCCAGCTGAGCTATGAGCGCAAATTAAATATTCACTGCACCCGACGGCACTTATCCTTTCCTAATGGCTCATTGACCGGTGTGAATCCAAAAGTTCCAGTTCCGCATCTCCCCAAGTCGGGCGACTTTGTGGTATCTTGATAGGTCGCGAGCCCACAATACCCACTATGGTCCACGGGTGCAGTCAATATTTAATTATATGGTGCCACCGGGGTGAATTGAACACCCGACCTATCGGTTATCGGCCGATTGCTCTACCAACTGAGCTACGGTGGCGCTTATGGTGGGCCGGAAAGGAATCGAACCTTTGACACGGGGATTTTCAGTCCCCTGCTCTACCAACTGAGCTACCAACCCGCATATTTTGGTGCCTAGGGCGGGAATCGAACCCGCACGACCTTGCGATCGAGGGATTTTCATACCACTACGATTTTCATCGCCTATAAAAATAGTTTGTGGTCTGGACTTTCTCTTCATCTTATCCTTAGACTTAGATGCACTGTATAAAGTCTCTACACTCACCTTTCGGTTAGCACGGGATTGCCATCAGCATATCTGTTAAGGTTTCCCCGTTTTAGCAGTGTCCACTTTATAAGTTTCCCTATAAAGGCTCAATTTAAATCAAGTCCCTTGCGTCTACCAAAGTTCCGCCACCCAGGCATTTGTTCTCATAGTTAAGCATCCATATTGAAATACTTTGCGATTCTAGCCTCCAACTTCTCATAATCCATTTCCAGCGTAAGATGTACATAGGGGCCGAGACTTTTTCTGTCTTTAGATCCCCTTTCAATCTCTTGGAACGGAGGAGCTTTAGAAGTAATCTTTCCTGTAACTGTTTTAGTTTGTTTCATTTTATTTACTTCTCATATTTTTCAATGATTTTCAATACTTCATTTCCATAACGTTCTTCATAACCTGCTTCTGCTATTGAACAGAGTGCATGAGAACAATTAACCATTCCCATAGCCCATTTTCGAATGTCAACGACACATTGTTGAGCTTTAGAATCTTCCATTTGTTCTCCTAGTTAAATGGTGCCAAAGGGGAGGATCGAACTCCCATGACCCGAAGGTCAGTGGATTTTGAATCCACCGTGTATACCAAATTCCACCACTTTGGCAATGATTATTTCTTGTCTGAATTTCCAGGAACATCTGGATCATATTTGGAAATAAATAATGGAACCTTTCCAAATAAAAAGTACCCTTCGCAAACATAACGTTTGCCATCTTTAAGTTCCACCCAATCTTTATATACTATCACTGTCCAACTCCTCTACTGGTTCTAAACAATAAGGACATATGCTCCAAAATTTAGTATCTTTGGAATATGGATCACCATCACGATCTGTAAGAACATTCTCTTCTGAAATACTCAATTCACATGTTTTGCAGTAATACATTAGCCTAATCCTCTTAAATGGTAGCACCGGGGAGGATCGAACTCCCACGACCTTTCGGTCACCAGATCCTAAATCTGGCGCGTCTCCCAGCTTCGCCACGGTGCCGTATTACTCTTGCCAAAACTTCAATAAATCGTCGGTATCTGCTCCTTGCGCCTTTTTCTTCTTCAAACCTTTAATGGTTTGTTTCCTCATTTGTCGCAAAAAATTATTCGTCCCTGGCTCGTTTGTTCTTTGTTTAGTAACCTTTTCTACTGGCTTTTCTACTACAATGGTGACGAGAGGTTTCAATGCAGCACGAGCTTCATTCACACGTTGCATCTTCTGCAAACTTCCACCAGGTTTATCTGGATGACATTGACTAGCAGCAAACCTCCATGCTTTATTCAACTGCTCAGAATTGAATGGAAAAGATTGTAAACCAATCAATCGCATATATTCTTTTATCTGAGGACTTAACATTTCCTACTCAAGTACTCCCTTTAAATTGTGGCTGATGGATGGTAGGATTCGAACCTACAAATTATCATTTCACAACCGGTAATTGTTCCCGATGTTTGAAAAGCTCAAAGGTTACCGGCCTCAAACTCTCCGAACATCAACCCTCCATTAGGGCACCCATCATAATTTAATTTGGCAGGGGTGGAAGGATTCGAACCTCCGAATAGCGGGTCCAAGGCCCGCTGCCTTACCACTTGGCAACACCCCTTTATTCTTCCTCTTCAAATCCACAATTACGTAAGAAACTTAATCCAACCGGAGAACCAAGCCATTGAATTAAAACTTCTGCAACATATTCATCCCGTTCGGTACATTCACCTGCAGGATAATTCGGATTCTCCGCCAGTAAGTATTCGAGAGTGGTATATGATTTACCTATTCTACTTGCATGTTCCCGCATCCACTCGCTGTAGAATTTAGCTTCATGAGGATGATTTTGTCTTCTATTAGCTCGAATATCATCCCGGATTGATTTCTTTCTACTTGTCACTTCGTTCTTTCCATCTTTCTTAAGACGAAACAGTTCTTGTTCAATTTCAAAGTAACTATCCCGTACTACCCGAAGTGCACGTTCATACTCTTTATTCTTATCGATAGGTTCTGCCAACGTTGCCCAGGCTTGATTTAAGGATATAGTAGCCACAACCTTTTCTCCTTACTAATTAATGGCTCCCCCGGCAGGACTCGAACCTGCGACATACGGATTAACAGTCCGCCGTTCTACCAACTGAACTACGGAGGAACAAATATTAAACATGTGGGTACTTTCGATAAGGGAATCCTTTTCCACGTATCAATTTCATTTCAAGTTCATCCACAGCCTTTTTGGCCTCTTTAAGACCAATTTGTGCATAATAGCGGTAAGTTTTAATGGCTTCGATCTTTCGACCATCAGATAACAACTTCTTAACTTCTTCCAACCATTTTAGTTCCACCTGATTGGGATTTGACCCTTTTTCATCCTTCTGAATCTTTTCGAAAGCCCGAACAATGGCTGAAGGACGTTTACGAACAATCTCTTCCAGAATCTCTTTGTACAGATTTGGGTTGAGGGATATAATTTCGATTGCCTCTTTCATGAAATTTCGATTTTTCGACATTTTCTTCTTCCTTTCCTCTAATGCTTCACATATGGGACATTTAGCCTCTCCGAAAAATAATCCTTTCTTATTAAATTTTGCCTTCGGAACATCAGGCAGCATCCGAATTGTGTGCTCCTTTTCAGGATCTAATTTAAAAAACTTGAATCCTTGAACTTCTTTTTCAGCATCACTAATAGATCTTGGAGGAGATGAAAAATTTGGTTTCTTCGAACTTACTCTTCCAGTAGTAGATCCCAATACTTTAAAATTCTTGAACATTCTTTTATCCTCTTTGGAGCCACCAGCAGGAGTCGAACCCGCGACCAAGTCATTACAAGTGACCTGCTCTACCAACTGAGCTATGGTGGCTAAGAATTACATTGTCATATCATAAAGAAGCTTGTGAATCTTTTCAGCATTTGAAAAATAAGCTGGTCTGAAACCAGTAATACCTTGCGAAATCCTAGGAAGAATCTTATGACCGAAGAAGAATCTTGGTACAGTTCCACCCGGATGTTTACTCACCCACATCACATCAACATGTTTAAAATTCCTTCGATAAACGCCTTTGATGCTGAACTGTGGAAGATCATAACTTGGCCTTTTGATTATAACCGAATCTGGATCCCAATTAACGAAACTGAAATTGTTCAACACATTGGCGATTCTTTTTCGACTTACTTTTGCCCGCTTAAAATTATAACCATTTCGACGTTCCATAATGTATCTCCCTCAATTTTTAATTAAACACATTATAGTATATTTGAGGGGTTTTGTCAAGTATTATTTGAATTTATTTTTGGGTGCGTCTGGTAGGATTCGAACCTACGTTGACGTGGATTTAGAGTCCACCGCTGAACCTCTCAGCTACAGACGCAATCCATTTAAAGCAATCTCTCGTTTTTAAACATTTCGCCGCCAGCAACAGTTGCAATAGCTGTCCTCTGATAACCAATATCAGGTTCCCGAAATGTTACGTACAATTGATTACAATCCATTAACTTCTTTTCCCAATGTCTAAGGTCATCTTCGTTCTTAACTGCCAAGTAGATAAGCGTTCCGTTAGTCCAACGAAGTCCCTAATCCCGTAGAACGTACTCTGCCACGGCATGTCCAGCTTGGACGGCCTGCTGACTTTTAGACAAGTCCTTTCGTATAAGAACATACATTTTTTCCATTAGGCAGCCTCCTTCTTTTCTTCAACAATAAAACTTTCCAAACCATCGAAAGTATGCTTAAAATTAATCTTCCAATCTTTTGGTCTATACTGCTTAATGTATTCGTAAATTGTAGCGTCATTAGGTTGGTTGTCTTCCCTGGGACGCTCGATTTGTTCCATCTTGCGGCCACGTAGAAGACAATGTGCGATGTGCATATGTCTGAATTGATACCGAAGACGGTCTAAATCGTTGTAATCCTGAGTGTTTGTTTCAGTCCTAAATTTGGGTTTCCTTCCGGATTTCCCATTTCTTATCCTCGACGCTAATGCTTTAAGATCTTCCTTCATTTCGTACTTTGCCATTTTCTAATCTCCTTTTTTAGATGTAGTACCAGAGGGTTTGGACCGGAGATTAAAACGGCGGGTCACGTATCTACGGAAAATAAAAAGCTGTCATCACGTCTCTCCTTTCATTAATTTACATATGTTTTAGTATCTTTTACTTATATTATCAAGATTTTTTTGTCATTAAATCATAAAGATGGGCTTTCAAGTCTTTATTCTCTTGTTCCAACCTTGCATAAGCCTGGTCTTGTTTGTCTCTTTCCCTGCTCATAGCCTCAAAAACGATTCGATCAACCATTGTATCCATCTTGGATTGCATGATTTCAATTTGTTCATGAAGCTTTAAAATCTCTTCCTCTCTATCTCGTATAATTTGATCCCGAACTTCAAGAAGTTCTTCTTTAGAATCTGCTTCAGCCTGGGCCAAATCACGTTCTGCTCGGGCATCTTTATCTTCCTCATAAGCATTGATGTACTCCATCACATCGAGAGGGAAATCATTCTTAATCCTCCAGGAACACCAATCAACAAACTCTTGAGTAAATAAAGATGAAATGTAATTATTTGGATATTGCTTAAAGGAAGTATTTAACTTCTCCAGGATAGCCTTTTCATCCACTTTTGCCATATCGTCTTCAATGTTGATTCGAATTTGCATTTTCCCCTCCCCTTAACTTTCATTAACATATTAAACATAATATAACAAAAATTAGAGGTTTTGTCAAGTACTTTATGAAGATTTTAAAAGAAATTACTCTCTAACGTAATCGGGACATTTATCAACATTTGGTGTGCGGAAATTGATTGGAATAATATCTGGATATACTTTGCATCCAAAGTCTTCAGGAAACTTATTTCTGCAGGTACCACAATCAGTGAAAGATAACAATGATGGGTCATCCCAAGTAAACCTTGATTCATCTCCTTTGCTTTCAATAGGTGCCATTTTATTTCCTTTTCTTTCTCCGAATAACAGTCTTCTTAGGTTGTAAAGGTTTGTCACTAACTTTTCCTCTCTGGTTTTCATTTGGCAAAGCTCGTAAATGAATCAGTCGTAACTTTTCTGATTCCAAACCGGTCGAGCCGCCAGCAGAACCACCACCAGTATCGGCATCACTCCCAACTCCCCAAGTGAGGGGATTAAATCCTTGCTCTCCATACTGTTTTAGTATCCTTGGTAACTTCTGGGAATCTTTGTTCATATCAACTACTTGATTATTTAGTACTTCAAAGTTCATGTTTCTGGAAAGAAGATATTCATGCTCCTTAGCATTTATAGGAAATGCTTTCGTTCCTTTCGGCAAACTTATTTGATAGAAGGTTCCCATCTTGATCTTTCCGGTATCTTTATTCTGCTTCCACATGAAATTAGAAGCTACATCCGGTTGTGTAGTGGTAGACATAAATCCATGGTCTGTGATGACTTCACCAACTTTCAACTCTCTACCAATGGTTTTATGAAAATCTCTTCTGGATCCTCTAACTACTAACGTATCATTTGCTAGTGGTTCTGCTTTAGAAACCACAGAATCCAGAAGCTTTACGTCTGGATCATTGGTATGTCCATCCTTGATAGACTTTCGCAACTTTTCATTGAATCCAACTTCCTCTGTGTACTTATCAATAGTTCCTATTTCTTCACTGGTAAGACGCTTTGCTTGTTCTCTTTGTCCAGTCTTTTTTCTAAAGTCATCATGTGTTTCTTCCCTACTATTCATCTCAGAAAACTTCTGATTCATATCATCCACAAACTCTCGTCTTTGTCTATCAGGATTTGCTGCATTTTCCTTCGATTTATGTACATCAGAAACAGCAGCATTAACATCCATACTACGTTGATGTCCTTCAACTTCTTCAACTCCCTTCTTAGGATCCACACGAGAATGTGGAACAACTGCAATTTCTTTCTTAACCTTGGGTTTTAACCTACTCTTTCCCATCAATGTCCTCTACGTAGATTCAAATGATTTTAAAAAGGTTTTAATCTAAGTAAAGGAATAGTTTTTACTGGAACTTCAGTACTGGAACTTCAGTCCATGGGACCCGTTTAAAAGCAGAACTTCGAAGCTTATCACCCAACTGTGACATAGACGATTTATTGATCCAAAATTCCAAAGGTTTCTCATCTGCAGCCTTTGGGAAGTAGTAAACAAAAACCAATTCCACCCTTTGTACAACTCCAACTTGAAGGACAATTGTACAATCCGAACAGATAAGAGTGACTGTCTTTCCCTTTACTGCAAACTTCTCAAAATTGTTAGCCTTATTCAAAATCTCTTCCCGCTGCCATTCGAAAGCCATTTCCATTATTCTATCACCTCCTCTTCCGCTTCTTCTTTTTCCAGCTCTTGCTCTACTTCCCACGCCTGTCTCTGTGCTTCCATGTAAAAATCATATTCGGCTTCATTCATCATTTGCTATCCCCCCTTTATTCTATTTCCCCTAACCACTTAAACATAGTATAACAGAATTTGATAGAAATGTCAAGTACTATTTGAACTTTTCAGAATAATTTATGTGATAGGTAGGGAGAGGTGAGGGAGGGGACCTCACCTCTCATGAGAAAGGTGTTGGGGGGGAGGTGTTGAAGAAATACAATTAGTACCATTCGGATTTCCCTTGTGCCATCTTCTTGTCCCGAACGACACCAATAGCTTTTCGCAAATTTTCAGCGTGCTTCTTTCCGAAAGTGAACATCACATCATTGTCAATGTCCCACCAGGCCGTTGGATGATAAAACTCTTTGAAAGGATACTTGGTAATACCATAACCACCTTTACCTTTCCAAGCATACGTATGCTCCAGCCTTTCTTTCAAATGAATCTTTTCATAAAACAATTCTGGAATAAAATTTTGATATTCATGAACATTTTTTGCTGTTCCAAGCAGGTAAAGAGGTTTCTTTTTGAAATCCTTGATTACTGATATCTGAACCACAAGCTCATCGAAAACTTTGGTCATACGTTTCAATGACTTGGGCAGAGCTCCAAACTCAAACTCTGCCGAACCCATATAGTCCATTCGATAAAGGTCATCGACAGACGGGTTCTCTGATGGGTTTTCAACTCTTTTCATTCTCTGAATATAGTAGGGGCTTTGCATTAGTCTTCCTCCAAGATAGAATCTGCTTCGCCATAGGCTTCTTCCATGTCCTTTTCCATTGCCCTAGCAGCTTCTTCCCATTCTTTCTCTTTGACCGCCAGATAATCCTTTTGCATTTGGGTCTTTATCATACCATGGTTTTCATAACAAAAGGGATCGCCGTAAGCCCCACATTCAGGGCATTCAGGGCATATACAATCATCATCAGGCATCCCACCACAAACTTCACAAGGTTCATCATAATCACCGGGAACCGAAGTTACCCCCGGTGGATAAGACCATCCAAAAATTCCTGGTTTCATTTTGTTACTCCTTGACTGGAATGTAAATAGTGACCCGACGAAGAACAGAAAGTCTTCCCCAAACTCTGGTGGGTTGACAAGTAACTTTATTCTTGGGAAATAAAGCTTCTAAGGTTCTGGTTACCACAACGGCTGAATTCTCTTGAAACCTTGCTGTAACCCTATTGTGATGTGAATAAGGACCATCAAATTTCTCAAACACACTTACTCGCATCAAACGCCTGACCAAATCTCGTTTCTCTGAATTTTTCATGTTCCCTCCTCAAATCTAAATACATTATAACAGATTTTAAAGATTTTGTCAAGTATTATATGAAAGGTTTATAAGATTTTCCTTCTTCTCGATAATGAATTCGTTGCAGATAGTTCAATCTGTTTATGGCATCAATAATCTCTTGCCTCAATTCCTTGAATTGATCATCAGTCATCTCAGGAGGAAATCTTCGATTCAATTCTTCAATCTCATCTTTATCGAACATTATGCGGCCTCCTTGATCCAAAGAACCAATTGGTTCATTCTCGGCTGCTCGCAGGAACCACCATTACCCCAACGAACCCAACGTTTATTCTTCCAGATTCTCAAATCCCGTTTCTCATCAATTCCAGCAAACTCTTTGGCTGCATCATAATCAAAATCGAAATATCTAACCTTACCCTTATCGTTCAATGCATAAACCGTGCCCAGCATACATTCCCAAATCGCCGGACGATGACTGGGCGTAGGTTTCATGTGACGACCCTCAACCCCTAAGTAACTTCTCGTCTTTGTCCCCATTTGTTCCCCCTATATTCTATTTCCCCTAACCACTTAAACATAGTATAACAGATTTTGGAGGATTTGTCAAGTACTATTTGAAGAAATTATTAATTAAATACTCTAGCCCGGAAGGCTGCAAGAAGAGATTTCTTAACTGGTGAAACGTATGATTTCGATGTCCAAATTTTTGGTTCCCAGACCGTAGGTGTAGAGACTTTCTCAATCTCCTCTTTCTCCTGGTATTTGTAATCACCATTTACAACTTTATGCATATGGTCCCCAACACCTCCTTGATGGAAGTAAATATCGGCTCGGATAGAATTGCCGGTGGCCAAACAAACGTCGACAGTCTTTCGCCGGTAAAAATTCGGGTGTCCTTCCAACCTGTCCAGCTTCAGAAGAGTATCAATGTCAACTTCGTAAACCTCTCCAACTACAGTGCAAAAGGCTTCGTCTTCATGAACGTAAGGGATTCCAGATGCATACATTCCATATCTTCTTACCGTAACAGCATCTCCAACGAACCTGGAATCTTTCAGCAACCTATTATTCCCAAAACCCTTTCGCAATGTTCCGTAGACAAAAATGTTGGTTGTTATTTTCTTTTTCATTTTTAGACCCCCTTTAACAAGACGCTATACCGAAGAACGCAAAGACCTTAGACCGAGAACCTTTTTTAACGCCGTGGCGACGACAGGCTTCGGTACGCATAACGCCGGTAAATTCATGATAAAGGGCCGGACCATATTTGTCCGACTTGTCTGAAAGTTCATAGACCTGATCGCCAAAATTCTTCTTGGTCGGCCGTTTTGGGAAATTAGCCTTTCGAAAGCCATGCCCTGCTTTTTCAGCAATCGAACCAGTATAGCTTCGATGACCGTACTCATGCCTCGCATCTTCGATGGCCCGATTAAAGGCTTCCTGCACTGTTTTTCCAACTGCTTCACAATAAAAATTCGTTGCTCCCATTTTGCTTCCCCCTATTTAAATGTTCTCCCCAACCACTTAAACATAGTATAACAGAATTTGAAGGATTTGTCAAGTACTTTTTGAACTTTTTACTAACATTTACAATCTTTCTTGAAATAATTCCGGAGTTTAGCATAAACTTCTTCGAACGTTGATTTTACCAACAGATTCTCCAAGTTATGAGGGACAAGTTCATTACATTTGCATTTCCGTTCATCAGGTTCCAATCCCCAATGATCCATCTGCATAGTAAAAGTTCGTTTTCCTCGAACATAAAACCGCACATAATTTTCTTGTAGAATTTGAATAGGGTCAGCCACTTCTTTTGCTTTTAAAGTATAAGCAACATAATCTGAAATGTAATTGTATACTTCTTCTAATTCAGGAGTGAGTGAATCAAATTCAGGAGGTTCACTTTGGATAAGTTCTTTAAAAAGATCAAGAAGGTTTCGTTCTGCAAACCAACTTGAAATGTCAAGTATCTGAACGCCAAGTTTTTCTTCTTTCTTGGTATCCAAAACAACAACATTGTAGAGACTCCGCTTCTTGGCTCGTATAAAACGAAAGTCAAGAAAATCCATACCAGAACCTTTGCAACTGATTTCAATGAAATCACATATGGGACAATTTTCATTCCAGGTACGGGGACATACAATTGAACCATCTTCAGGAAAATAATGTCCCAAGTATTCGAATGTATATCTGGGACCTTCTTCAGTCACATAAGTCAAGATTTTTATGAGATGAGGACCATTGTCTGGGCGCCAAATAGAAATAGAATTATCTTCTGTTGAAATAAGATGGTTTAACATGATTGCTCTCCTTCAAGGGGGCCGAAGCCCCCTAGTTATGTGGGTTATTAGTTAAGCAAATTTTCCGGTTGGTTATTGTAGAAGGATCCAATCAACTTCTCCATCCTTGCATATGCCGCAGTAAAAAGAGGGGAGGTCCCAGGTTTGCGCGTCTTGATATCATGGGTTGCAATAGCCGTAAGAACGTTGTACGCACCCCATTTGGTTTCGTTCTCACCATATTCGTTCATGATCGGCTCGTAACGGTCCTTGATGAATCCGGCCTGTCGATCACTCAACATTCTGGGAACCGGTGATTTGGTCTCTGCTTCTTCATCGGTGAGCGGAACTTTGTGCATGTCAATAAAATCATTGAACATCTGCTGTGGAAATGTAATCTCGGCCCAATCGCTCCAAACGTTTACCTGAGCACTTGCACGATCCACATTCAATCGAAACAGATCTTTCAATCTTTCGACAATTCCCTGCACCAGATGTTTGAACCGAAGTTGTTGGTAATCAGTCCAACCCATTAAACCATTGACACAAATCTTCCGCCACAATTTCATGTTCATTTCCAGGGAAGACTGTCCGTTGTAGGAATTGGAAATTTCCAGCATGATCTTGACAATGTCATTGTTGCCGGTGACATCAAAAGTCATATTATCCGCATCGAAGATCATTCGCCGAATCCAGGCGCTTCCATTCGCATTCATATGATCCTGAATGGAATGAATTGAAATTCCATCTGTCGCCTCCTGAATCATCACATCCAATTCCCTGTTGGTAACCAGATTGTAACCAGGGCTGATAAGACCGACTGGGGAATGATCCTCCATATTGACCAAAAGATCATATCCGGCCTCAACGGTGGGACCAAAGTGTCCATCTGGTGTGCGAGTTTTTGCCACCAGTGGGAATCGACCCACTTCGTAAAAAGGATTCACTGATTCATCATTCATCGTCTGTAAACTTGTTTCCATTGCCTCCATTTTTATCTCCTTTCTTAATTTAAGTTCTTAATTCCTCAACCTCTTATTTGTATTATATAGGCTACGAACTAAAAAGTCAAGTACTATTTGAAGAAAAATGTTCTTAATTTAAAATAGTTTGTGAATCAATATGTTCGAAACCAGTACCTAAGACACCCTGTTCCCTATCATTCAAAAGTTTATTCCACGCTGTGATTATGATGTCTATAGCTTCCATCTTTCCCGGAACATCACTAGCCTCTAATTTTGTGATAGCCCGATTAAAAAAATTCTTAGCAACATCAACTTGTTCATTGTGACAACAAGATTTTGCAATTCGAACACATTTATCAGCTATCTCTAAAGCTTCCATAACATTATCCTCCAAAAATTATATCCAAATTGTATCTGGTGAAACTCTCCTTTGATCAGAAACACGCAATTTATTACCCAAATCATGAAGTGAGCTTATGTTCATCCAAAAAGTCTTAACTCCCTCTGTATCATCATCTGGAAAGGAAGTAATAAGTATAAGCCCAAGACCAGCCTCTTCCGTAAGCCGGATCCGACCATCTGGATGTTTAATAACAACCACACCATCCCTCACTGCAAATTTCTCGAAGTTGTAAGCCTGATTTAAAATTTCCTCTCTTTCGAATTCATTTGCTTCCATAAGTACCTCCAATTTTTCGTATCCATTTCCCCAACCACTTAAACGTATTATATAGGCTACGAACTAAAAAGTCAAGTACTATTTGAATAATTATATAAAAATCTTCTGTTATTACATAGATGTAGCGGCCGGGGGAAGCCGCTACATCAGTCGGGGGTTGTTGGGAGGTTAGATTAGAATTCAGAAAACTTATTTGCTACATGTTCACCGATCGTTGTAAACGAATGACCATCCTGACCATCTTCCAGCAGAACGGCATCATAATCTCGTCGCCCATCGGAACGGGTTGCCTGATCCAAATCATCCCAAAGACCCATCTCCTCTGCTTCATCATGAAAATTATCACGACCCATAAGATACTCGTCTTTGGGAAAGGCAAAATCATATTTGTAAGAAGATTGTTTGTATGGAGATAACTGATATCCACCAGACCTTGATGATTGTGCAACAACCTTCTTTCCTGCATCTTGTTTGTAATGGCTATTGTAAATCAATTTTCCACGTTTAAAAACCAACATCTGTCCAGGTGACAATGATTTCCAAGGACCACTGGTAAGTGGTTGGGTGCTGGTTACATAGCCTACCTTATCTTTGAGTAAATGAAGGAATCTTTGTCCCTTCATATCCCTGTAAGCAAAGCACAGCTCGCCGTTTGTAGCAACCACACACATTTTGGTATACTCATTAAGGGTTTTGAGAAATTCATGAATCACCTTGAAGGTTTCTCGACTCTCATCTTTGGGTTTCATTATCCTATCTATGCAATCCATAAATTCAATGAAAAGGAGTTCACTGTCCAGCTGTGTAACAGGTTTGTAAGAGCAATTTTCCTTTACATCTTCTTTCAACTCATCAATCTGTTCCTGAGTTGCACTACCATTATGTGCAAAAGCCCACATCTCTCCGGTAACTTCACTTCTCTTCAACATGGGCTGTGTATTCCGATAAGAAACTTTGCCACATGATTTTTTCCGAACATGAGCAATGACCGCTCTGGTCTTTGGAAGTCCACTTTGAACCGAAACTGCATGGGCTACCATGCTATCGGAAGCATTAGTGGGCTCTTTCATCAGAGTGAAGTCTTTGGCTTTTGCCATATAAGAGGTGATTCCCCAACCATCCGGGTTAAGGTCCCCACCCTTACTGTAAAACTTCCTTAAATAATGGTTCGATACTGGCCTTGTTTTTTGCGTCGTCCTTAAATATAACCAACACATGATTTCTACCCCCGTTTATTTTATTTGTGGTCTCTCCCCAACCACTTAAATATAGTATAACAGATTTTGTTCGTTTTGTCAAGTACTTTTTGAATATTTTTGAATTTTTTAAGTGGAAGGAAGGAGGGGTGGCTGGGGAGGCCACCCCTTGAGGGAGGTTAAGCAGCTTCTTGTGCAGGTTCCTTTGCATTAGCTTTGAGAACCTTAGTTAACGCAGCACAGTCATTTCGAAGATCCTTCATGGTATAAGATCCATTTTCCAGGGCGTCCCTCATTACTTCTTCAGTCAATCCAAGCTCGATCAACTTTTCTCGTTTCTTGGTCCAATATTCATCTTTGGATGTTGGAAGCCGGCCGTCATCCGGAATAAGCCAATGATTCTTTTCCAGAATCTCCAGGAATTTATCGCCAAGCTTCTTCCACAGGTTGATCTTGACGATGATGCGTTCGCCCACAATCTCCAACAGCTCAGTACTGTTAAATCGATAACCCCGTTTGCGAGCAGCAGTAAGGTTTCCGGTTACACCTGTGTTATTGGGTTCAACGTGGACTGTATCCCAATTCAACGAACACCACGGATGCCAATGGTCAAAAGGTTCTGTATTCTCCCACATACCATCCGACAACTGACCCTGCATCTCCGTAAGGAAAATTATCTTCTGCTCCATATTTCCAACGTTCATCGTTCCATTCCATTCTCTTCTCATTTGCTACCTCCCTTTATTATGTATTTTCCCCTAACCTCTTAAATGTAGTATAACAGATTTTGTTCGTTTTGTCAAGTACTATTTGAATATTTTATCGATCCCGATACATTGTAATTCCCAGACTATTGAAAAACCATTCAGCAGCCTTTCGACTACCACCAACATGCCAGTAAGTTCTATCCTCTGGTTCTTTGTTACTTTTAAAATCGTAAATGTAAAACTCGTCTCCCGTAGTAAAACGAACAACCCACTCGGCTTTCACTTTACCAAAAGGATTGGAACCCTTTGGTTTACCCAGAAGCTCAATCAACCGATCGTAAGTTGCGTCGATATACCCAACAAACCCACCAGCTTTACTTTTGTGCTCAACTACTCTCCAACCAATAGTTGTGGTAACGTTTACGGTTCCTCTCATCTGTTTACTCCTCCTTTAGATGGGGCTGAAGCCCTAATCTTAAACATAGGGCAAATTAGCGAGCATCTCATTCACGACATTGGAGTAATTATCATCAAAATCATCTGCTTCGGGATCCAAGTCTACACCTCTGCTGAAAATACCCTCTCCGTGGGCAACAATGGTGGTAACAATATTAACTCTCCAATCGTCAACATTGAGAAGGATAAAAAGTTCTCGGTGCATATTGTATCCTTGAAGCACGTAACCAAAATCGGTCTGGGTACGAAGCTTCCAATTGCCGGGACCAGATACTGGTACCACCAAATCCAAACCATTTTCACCAGTAAATTTAACTTCGATATTAACTCCCATTTTAGTACCCCCTATTTAAATGTTCTCCCCAACCACTTAAATATAGTATAACAGATTTTGTTCGTTTTGTCAAGTACTTTTTGAATATTTTTACATAGAAATAGGGGCCGAAGCCCCTTAAATTTTAATCGTGATCAAATTCCTCAATCCAGAGAGTCGTACAATTGAAAAATTTTGCCATCGCGTCAGCAGCCTTTCTAGCACCCCATCGACCAGGATTCAAATTGCTCTTCAGTTTCGAAAGATGATAACCAATTCCCATACCTCCAGGGGCAAGTTGAACGACTCTTCCCGCTTTCAACTCCTCTGTCATCCTCTTCTTCTTCTCCTGAGTGATGTTGAAACCTTGAAGACCAGGAACGTCTTCAGCGTCTGCTCTGCGAATGATGCCATCCCGCGCCAATTCAATCTGCTCTGCCAAAATTTTATTAGCAGAACTGAGCGGCTCATTGTACGATTGTGTGCCAAAATAAAAAGAATCGCTGATTCCGCGCCGATCGAAGGTGAATCGCTTGCCATTCGGCATCACGAAATTCGTCGTCCCACAAATCGTCAGCTCCTGTTTTCTATCGTAATCGCTGAAATCGAAACGAAAAAACACCTCGACACTGCCATCTTCTGCAAAAAATTTGATCGAAGGTGGTTCCGACATCCAAGGATTCTTAGAATTATCACATCCAAAATCCTCTTCCCGACGAAAACCATCAGGTGTCTCGAGAATGTCTGAAAGCTCGATCATTTTCTCCAGTTTCCAATCTTCCATAGTACCCTCCTGTAAAAGGTTCTCCCAACCACTTAAACATAGTATAACAGAATTTGGAGGATTTGTCAAGTACTATTTGAATATTTTTACATAGAAATAGGGGCTGAAGCCCCTATCCTTGAGTTCTAGGTATCGAAATTAGCGAAACAACTGGAATCAGTTACGTACTCAAACTCGACTAGAAGAGCACAGTAAAGACCAGTGAGATAATTTTCAGATTGCACCATTTGGTTGCCAACAGGACCAACACTATGTGCTGTTGGAACACCAGTTACAGTTAAGTTAAGAAAACAATGTTGTGCTACGAAGGAAGCAGCCGACCAAAGATCCCAACTTGCATCCTTTAAAGCTTCGAAAATATCCTCAATGGTCTCAGCATTACGAATATCCTGAATTGTGGGATCATCGAAATCAAACGACGTACGAATTTCCATCTTAACTTGTTCGAACGGAAGTTTATGGTCATAACCAACAACGATTCCAAACTCCGCTAACAAATCATCCAAAGAAGAATCTTTACGATATTTATCGAGTAAATCGAAAAATGCTTTGGCTCCACAATACTGAGCTGATCCCCAATCATTAATCGAAAAGTCATCGTTTCTTTCTAATTCAATTATTAAATCCATTTGTTACCTCCTGATTATTATTGGACAGGGGCGAAAGCTAAGAAGGAATCTGCTTCAATTATCTTTCTCAGAGTATGAATGTAATCTCCCATTGCACTGGAAACATCTTTCTTGTAGAAGTTACATTGTGCTTTGTACCTCCACATTTCTATAACATTACTGATCGCCGAAGTGGAATTGTGCTCCGCTGGAAAGATGATGAGTTCATATATTTTTTTGTCTCTCTCTGCCTCCAGATCTGCCAACAATTCTCTCCAGGAACAATGAGCATTTCGAATAAATTCGGAGGTTTCTTTGTGTAATGCAACTGTTGCTTCCAACTTTATAAGTTTTTCTAGTCTCTGGCGAGCGTAATAGATAAAGGTGTAATCATCTTTAACCTTATCGATAAAATCTTTTTTGTCTTTTTCATACTTCTCAATGGCCCTAGAGGGAAGCATTGCAAGTTCCCGAATAAAATTATCTCTTTGTTGTTCTGCATGTTCTCGCATCACCGTTTCAGTAAGTCGTTGTATCACATCTGGATGTTCCCTGTAAAGATGTTTAATGGCTGCAATCTTTCTTTTGTAAGGGGCTCCACAAACATCACAGGTAAAGGATTCATTCAAAGAGGACAACGACAACAGTTTACTTGCCGCTTTTTTTCTTGCTTCATCAATATTCAGTAGCATTGTTGTCTCCATTGGGGGCCGAAGCCCCCATAAAGTTAAGCTGCTCTCTGGCGAATGTAACTTCCACCATTATAGTAAAGCTTGGCAAATTGTTCGGGGTAGACGGTTTTGAAAAGGAGAACGCTCCAAATTCGGCAGAACCCTTCTGAATCCCGGCGGTTGGTATCATGCAAATCCGGTGCAGAAGAATGCAGCAAAGCATGAGCAAATTCATGAAGAAGGGTTATAATGGAGAGTTTTCCACGCATGGTGATGATATTCTCATCAGGATCGAACGTAGACCCACCGGAATAGGAACCGTCGATATCTTTCATACGAAGCCGAGGACAAGCAATCTCATAAACCTCCGACAATTCTTGGACCAGCTCACCCATTGCTTCAAACCGCTTGTCCACATCTTTGTTGCTGGTTTTCTTCTCCTGGAACTTCTTCAGGGCCTGAACAGACATTTCATTTAAAACCATTTTGTTACCTCCCTCTTTAAAATTAACGTTTAATTTCCCTAACCACTTAAAAGTAGTATAACAAAATTTTAATAAAATGTCAAGTACTTTATGAAGATTTTTTAAAAATTATCGATTGCAAATGGACCTGATCTGCGTCCAGGAGAATCCCATTTTCTTCAAAGCATTAGCAAATGGTCTCCAAGCATCCTTCGTTGCTTTCCACTCCGGATCTATCCATTGTCCAGGGGGTAAGTCGCCAAAATAATCATTGCACCCATATAAGTTATAGACTGCCTTAGCTCTACGCACAAGCTTCTTTGGGTCCCTGATTAACTTCGCCATCTTAGCAGCCTGACCCCTGAACGGAGAATTATCTCCATGGAAAGTATTCCGCTGCCATCGAAGACCTTCTGCTCTTTCGACATCTTTTGCCGTTGGAGTAATTTCATCAACATTAATCATATTTGGTTCCATCTGTTATCTCCTTCTTAAAACTTTCTCCTTAACCATTAACTATAGTATAACAGAATTTGATAAAAATGTCAAGTACTATTTGAATATTTTTACATAGAAATAGGGGCCGAAGCCCCTAATCTCCTTCCTTTTAATGTTGCTTTTTGGAAATGGTGAAATACGTGGTTTCAGATTCAGTGACCACCTGGTTGTAAAGTTCCGGGTTTGCTACTGCAAAAGCATCCCACTTACATTTTCTGTTAAGACGGGATCTCGTCTGCAGTGTCACTAAACCATCCTCTGTATGAACCAACGTTTTGGTGGAATTTCCCGGTAATTGAGATTGAATAGACGCCCGAATCTCAGTCATCTGTTTCTTAATCTCTTCGGCCTGAGCTTTAAGATCGAAATACGCAGTCAATTCATCTAACAGCATAGCCTTTCTCCTTTTCTAAAATTTACATTTACCCTATCCCCAACCACTTGTTCATATTATATAGTATAAATTTGAAAATGTCAAGTACTTTTTGAATATTATCCCATAAATTCTTTCAGGTAACTTGGTGTATTATCTTTCATATAATGGGTAACCAGCTCACCGTACCTCTGTGCTTCATCTTCAGTCATATCCATATGATTAACTAATTTCAACATGAAAGCCGAAACTGTTAATACCAATACATCACTGCTTATCCACTCACGTCCAAGGCAGTTAAGAAACAGTTGAAACATTGGATCTATAGTTAACAGCTTATCCTTCTTGTCAACTGGATGTCTATTCTTTACGTTCCTTCTCCAAGAATTCAAGTTGCTACAGCAACCAGCTCCCGCATACAACTCCTGTTTGTAAGCCAGGCCAACCGAACCAGGAAGTTGCATAAGACCACATAAATACCTCTCCAATGCTTCATCCCAGATAAGTTGAGGACAAATCTTAGCTCCAGGGTAAAGCCTGACAGAAGCAGCACATGGTGCTTGCATGCAACAGAACCCACAACCCACGCATTTTTTCACAGGACCAATGGTATAATCCATAGTTAACCTCTAATCGATGTCTGCTTCCGGGTAACGTTTCAAATCTTCCTTAATTATTTTCCACATACGTTCATCTTCTTCTATTCGAAGGCAACGTGCATTGAAATTACAATCATGATAAGTATAATAATCTTGTTCCTCCAATGCCATGTACGTTTTCTCATCCGTAAATAGAATGTATTGTGGTGAAAATCCACTCTTAATTCTCTGATCAGTACGAATGCCACGTACACAATCCACCGTTAACCCTTTAAGTTTCTGCAAGGAACACAAGTAACTTGTAACTTGATAAGTGAAGCAGCCAAATTCTTTGTATTCTAGTGTTCCCGGCCGAAAATACCGAACCAGAACGCCCTGCTGTTTAGCAAGTCGATGAACATCTTTACCAATAAAGTCATCTGGAGAAGATGTAAACTTGTCACCAACTTTCAAACGAGAGAAAAAATTATCTTTGTTTTTTGCTGTGAGATGTCGCATTTAATCCTCCTTAATCTGTCTTAATATAGACCCGATCATGAACAAACTGGAACCATCTGCCTTCGATATCCTCGAATGTGATTCCAGTATCACTTTCAAAATCCTCTGGATCCTCCCAGAAACCATCGATGCACCAATCTTCAAACTGTTCCAAGGTTTCACATTTGGCCCATATTTCCTCATCACCAAAATCTTTTTCCTGATACGATGTATCTCCCATTTACTACCTCCCTTTTAAATTTCCTATATTATATAAGGTGTTGAACTAAAAGTCAAGTATTATTTGAAGAAAATTTCTGCTTTATTTTGCGAAAGAAAAGACAGACGATAAAATATGCGTCGTTGTGTCTTAGAGCATATAGAATGAGGTTCATATGAGGAAAAATAGAGGTACTTTAGAGGGGTACGGACCCCCGTTTCCGGGAGCCCGTAGGGGGAGGGGATGTTAGGGAAGATTTCCACAGGCTCGTGCATTCTCCATGAGCCATTTGTTACCGGCACAGTACGCTCTGGTGGCAGCACGCCGGTCTCCGGTAAGCCGGAGGGTTTCTCGATAATCCCGGTTTCTAGCGGCAATGCCCCGATTGGCAACTCGACGTTCTTCTCTTTCGTCCAAAATAAAAAATGCTGTTCTATTTGGGTCTCTCATCAGTCCACCTCCACATCATAGGATTTACATTTGGGACATTTGACATTGTAAAGACTTTTGGAAAGTGATCGTGAAAACTTATTACCACACTCCATACACCTCAACCAGACCTTACCTTTGTCGACCATTTTGCTACCTCCCTTTTAAATTTAAACCATTATATAGTATATTAGGTGAAAAGTCAAGTACTATTTGAATATTTTTATATACTAAAATATTAATAAAAATGGAGGTTTTATGATTGCTTTTGATTTGGACGATACAATAGTCAACACATATGACTACATGAAAATTGAGTTAAAGAATCGATTGGGCTATGAAATAAAAAGTCCTATCGAAAGAATAGTTATTCCAGGAGTTTCTGAGGAGGAGATTAAACAAGAAATCAGGGATGCTTTAACACATCTTACCAAAAATCACTTGGAACCTGAAATAGAAGTTAAAACAGCCATCAAAACCATTCGAAAGTTAACAAGTCAACCTGTTCCAATAGTTACTGCTAGGTACCCAGGGTTACAAGAAGTTACACAGAAATGGTGTAATAAGCAATTTGGTGATGATGTTGCATTAGTTCTGAAAGACAATCATGAGAAGTTTGAGTATCTAATGAAAAACAACATCAAATTCTGGACGGATGATAGAATCGATGTTGCTTTGCAATGTAGTGAAGGGATGGAAAAAGTTTTTCTAATTAATCATCCTGAATGGAATACACATGATAACTTACCAAAGAACGTAGTTAGAATTGAATTCATATCAGAAGTTATATTTCAAATATTTTAAGCAGTTATATCACAAAGAATCTTAGCATAATCACAAATAATCTTGTGTTGAATAAGTTTCTTTGTCCACCTCTCTGGTATACTTTTGTAACCATAGTAGGCACCAGCTAACTGTCCATATATAGCTGCATAGGTATCAGTATCACCACCATTGTTAACACATAATATACATCCTTCCTCAAAGTTAGGTGTAGTTAAAAAAGCCCACAAGGCCATCTCTAAAGATGTCATTACGTAACCAACATGTTTGCTGGTATCTGGTTTCCTTGGATTAAGTAAGTAATCATCAAACCAGTTACTTAAACTTGGAAAAAGGTCGTTACGATAGTTAGCAACATCTTCTACCAAAGCATGTTTCCCTAGATGATCATGAAAACAACAAGTTATGAAAGTTGAAAGACATGCAGACGCATCAACACACATTTGACTAGGATGAGTTAGTAATGTATGCTGTTTACTTCTCTTTGCTGCTAATTCTACATTATTGTAATAAAATAAAGGTACTGGAGCCAATCGCATCAATGAACCATTGCTCAAATTGTCATCATGGGGATCTACTCCTTCAGTTATTTGATCAAGCAACATGTAATCTTCTAAAGCTTCTCTTGTTCTGTTGCCAATATCAAAACAGTAACCTCTGCTGCTAAGAAAGCCTCTGGTGTACCAACTGACAAAATTTTCCATTTGATTTCTTAAATCAAAAGTCCTTCTGTCGATAAGACTATGAACAGTGCAAAGAGCCATAGATGTATCATCAGTCCAATAACCATCTGTCATTTCAGTTAAAGGAGGATTTGGTATCGTATGTATAAACTCTAGAGAAGCACCCAATGCGTCTCCTGTTGCCAAACCAACCAAAGATCCCTTAAATCTTTCTTCTTTAGTTAAAGACTGATATTTATTTTTCATTTGTCTCCTCTATTTCATCTTCCCAGGTTCTAAAAGTAATCCTTCGCCATAAATCTTCATTCTTTGGATCTAACATATTCTTCCCAATACGACAAAAACTATGAGGTGATGCTTCGATCTGTGTAAACTGTCCACAAGGTGTATCTGGAAACCAATCGTAATGATGAATGTTACAAAAAGCTTTACGTCCTTCCCAAGTTAAATGAGGACATTTCTCTGTACCATCCAAAGCCATTAAGTCATCATCAGTTAAACAGTCCATATCAAGATCTTCTGATATAGATTCTGGCTTAATAATGATTACAGCATAGAAACAACATCGACCACACTGTAGACATTTCATTCTTCATCCTTATAAAAACGTTTGGCAAAATTGTTAGCAAAGTTATCAACCAAACAGTCTTCTTTGTACAATCTCTTAACTGCTGCCAATGAACCAAGCTCCTTAACCTTATTTCGTATATACTCTTTTGTCTCTGGTGCCAATGATGGTTTCTTTTCTTTCATTAGTAAATTAACCTCTCTGATTTCCAAATGTAAACTAATATATAATAAAGGTGTAGAAAAGTCAAGTATTTTATGAAAAAATATACAAATAGTTCTTGACAAAAAATGTACAAGACTATATAATATGAACCAAGTTAAGGGGGAATATAAAAACCCCTGGAGATGCTTACCAGGGGATTAAATAGGAAGGGGAAAATGGAAACTCTGTTAGAGATTGATAACTTGATCAGCAAAGCTTTTGGATGTACGAAACTTAACTTTCTTTCTTGGCGGAATATCAATCGATTCGCCGGTTTGGGGATTTCGCCCCTTTCTTCGTTTAGAAGCGTACAATTCAAAAATACCAAAACCATGAAACCGAATGGGCTCCCCATCTTTGATGACGTCCTTCAAACAATCGATGAATTCATTCGTCAATGTTGCAGCGTCCTTTTTTGTAAAATTGGTGGCCATGGATGGATACTTTTCTTCGATTCTTCTAAACAACTCCTCTGAAAAACTGTTCTTGTCCTTCATCTGTAAAACCTCCCAATAAACTTAAAGTGTCAATTTGAAAATGGCAACCTCTTTCAGTTACCAAAGTAGAATCTGGAAGAGTCTTGTATGACTTCTGTAAGAAATCATTTTCATCTTCCTTGTCTACAACCAAAGATAGTAGGTGTGAAAAAACGTAGTCTTCCGGTTTGTCTTCAGTAAATAGAAGTACTGTATCCAAAGATTTAATGTTTTCCACAGGTATAATCTTTAGTTGCATAAATTAGTCCGTTTCAACATAAACGGCCTCCGCTATAACCGACAACTTCTCGTACCACCGTGGATCATCTGCGTGAAATTCAATCTCTTTGTAGAACGTTTCCACGTCGTGTGGTACTACATAATAAGGATCGCTTCGATCAAAATCGACGCCACAATGACAAAGTTCATGAAAAACCAATTCTTTTCTCTGTTCTTCATGCATTGCTTGGTAAATGTTTTTGTCGAGATACAAGAAAAAGTCGAAACCCTCTGGAGAAATTGCTTGATCATTAGTTAGAAACTTTACCAACTCGTTGCATTTCTGCATTCTACCAAGAACAACACGTCCCCCGTGAGTCCTTTTCTTGGTATCGAAAATTGGTTTTATTTTAGCTCCAATTAACTCATCAAAATGCTCTTCTAATACTACATTTACTAACTCCACAACATCTGGAGTTACATCTTCATAACGATGGGCATCAGCCATATCTCACCTCCTACTTTGCACCTAAAATTTCAGAAATATTAGGTAAATCTTTATCCCCTTCTTTTTCATTACGCTTCTTATCAACTGCTAAACTTGACAGTTGTTTCAATAAATTTAATCTCTGCTCAACAAATAGTTTCTTCATTTCAAAAATATTTCGAGAAAACCTAGTTACACCTTTTGTCTTCTCTGCGATGTCGTCCAATTGGCCATCAATATATTCTAGAGTATCTAGAAGTTCTTTCTTAACATAAGAAAGGGATTCTGAAAACTCGGTACTTAATTCGGAATCCGAGTTAGTAGTGGCGGGAAGATTAGAATCTGAGTTAGTTAAATCTGTCATTTTGGAATCAAACTTGCTTCATCATCTTCCTCATAAGAACCTTCTGCCTCTGCAAGAAAGGCTAAAAAGCTAGATATATGGTCCTTATGTTCATTTTTATCACTAATTTCTAAGAACCTAGGAACCATAAGGAAATTTATTCCAAACCTTTCGGATATAAATTTGGAAATTTCGAAGAATTTACGTTGAACTTCCTCTGACTTCCTAACTTCTGTAAGAGATTTTGTTAAAGAATCTCTTTCCTCTTCCGTTCCTTTTCCCATCATAGTTACAAAACCCAAAAAATTAACCGGGACAAAGAATGCGGGGTTACTTGTTTCTTCCATAGTGTCCTCCACGTAGTTATATCATGTCTTCCCTTATCTTAGAGAGAATTTCCTGAATTTTATCTCTCAATTGTGTTATCGTAAAACCAAAGGAACGACATAATTGACTCTCTGATCGTTTTCTACAATCCAAAATACCATAGTAATGAGTTAAAATCTTTCTCTCATCCTTATTCAATTTAGTATTTATTGTATCTTCTAACATTGATCTGGGATTCTGAGAAATATTTAAAATGTTTTCGGGATTACTATGGTAGAAAACTTCTGAATTACTATCATCGATCTTCAAATCAGAATGGTCTTCACCATCTTCGCCATATACAGAAGCAATGTTACATGCTGCATAAATCTCTAATAGTTCAGATGAAGACAAATGAGTGGATTCTTTTCCATCTCTTTTTCGACTGGATGATAGAAATTTTATGTACTTCTGTTGTTTTGGACTTTCAACCTTCAAAAAGTACATTTCATTGTTACATCCATTCAAAATACTTTCCCAAATCCACCAAGAAGCATAGGTATTAAATTTGATCCCCTTTTCGAAATCAAATTTATGAGCTGCCTTTAACAATCCTTCATAACCATAACCCACTTTATCCTGGAAAGAAACACTAGTTACTCCACGAGCAATACTTCCAGCTTTTTTCTTTACCAAAGATAATTCTGAGTTACAAAGTCTCCAAACAACTTTCTGTAAATAATCATCACAAATGGATTTAGCCTTGTTTCTCTCTTCATCAGAAAGAACTTCACTCTTCATTAGCTCCTGCATCATATCAAAAAGGAAACATCTTTTTGGATGAAGTTCGTTAACAATATGCTCCAGAACAACAAGTTCTTCACCTCTATCCAAAATTTCTTCAATGTCAGTTATGTAGTTAGGAACAACTGAAGTGTCTTCAATACGAAAATTGCTTTTAGTTAACCGTTTTCCTTTTAGATAAGTGATGATGTTCTCGAAGAATAATCTGGTATGCTTTAAAAAACCCAACATCTTCTTTTCTAGAACCAAACTGTCATTTGCTATTATAGTTAAATCCGAAGTCATTTAGTTATCTCCCGGTTTAGTTAGTTACCAGTTGATCCAAATCCCCCTTCACCTCTTTCAGACTCAAATGATGTGGCAACATCATTGGTCTCAATAAAATTGAGTTGAAGAACTTCTGCCAATTTCGCCTGAGCAATTCTGGCACCAGGTTGTATAACAACCCCCGAACGGGAGCAAGAAAGTAGAGCCACTTTTACTTCACCTCGATAACCACTGTCAATGGTTCCAGGCGAGTTAACAATAATGACACTATTCTTAGATGCAAAGCCAGACCTGGGACGGATTTGTATTTCATAACCCTCCGGAATAGCAAACTTTACACCCGTAGAAATTACAGCAACTTGGTCCTTCATTAAAACTTGCGAATTCTTAATGGCAGCACGAAGATCAAAACAAGCGTCACCGGGTTTGGCATAAGTTAAAGGTCCCCATTCTTTCTTCTTGTAGTTAGTTAAGTACTCCACATAGACATCTGGCATACACTAGTTACCTCCTTCACATTCAATTAGAGTTCATATCCCCTAGCACGAGCTGCAGCATAGATTTCTTCCATCTCTTCATCACTGAGAGCATTGCTTCTATCCAAATCTGCAAGAGCTTCTTTCTCGACGTAGGCCCATGTTCCAGGTCGTCCCTTAGATTTTGACTTGGGTTTATTCCATCCCTGTGTACATCCTTGGGTCTGAGAATCTATGACTTCCCCATTATCTATGTTTTTAGAAAGTAGAGTTGTAAGTCCACTAGAAATTAGAGCTGCCAGATTAGCATTAATCATGTATCATTTTCACCTCCTCTTGCTACTATTTAAATTATATTTAACTTACGAATATTATATAGGTTTTGTAATGGAAAGTCAAGAGAGTTTTTGACATTATTCTTAAAAAATATTAAAACATAAGAAATGAAAGGAGAAAATCATGGCTGAAGTAGATTTTGTAATGCCTACCAAAATTCAAAGTGCAGAAATATGGTGGGAATTCTTACTTGCAAATTGGAATGGAACAGAGCAAGAACCCAAAATAAAACAATTGATTTCAAAACTCAATACAGAACAAAACATCACAAAGTATAGATTAAGAACAAATAATGCTTTTAACGATTGTTTTGTAAGTGGGTTCAGTGCTGCTGTACAAAAAATATTCGATGAGAAAGAAAGTAAAAAATCTGACTACATGATTCGAATACTAACAACATTAAACAAAGCCAGAAAAGCTGGGGATTTAGGAATTGATACAACAACAAAACTATATAAAGAGGAATTGTTAACGAATTCAAACACAATACAGTTAACGTATAAACCTATTGGTTCCATTGAACTAATTCTCGAAGATGGTAGAAGAGGTATTGGTTCACAAACCATGGTTATGGAAGGAAATCGTCTAAAAATCAAACAAGAAATTTCAGATGGAACAAAAATAAAGACTAGTTATCAATACACTAAACTGCCATTTAAAACGTATCGAGCATTACAAGCGCTAGATGTGTTAGTCGCAAGTTCATACCTAATAAGATCTTCACTTGCTAGTTCCAGGAGGGTTCGGTAATGTTCATCACTTTTACAATAATTGCTGCCATCATCTGTACAACTTTAATCATCCTTGCAATAATCGAGCATCACAAAGCTGAAGAAGAAAAAGAAAGGTACCTGAGAGAAAGCAAGAAGATTGTTGTCTGGCATAAAGAAGATTGTCTCTCCTAAGTTAACGCAGTTATCTCATTTTCGCCTATATATAAGTTACGTAGTAACTTACGGTCGAAGTGTTCGTCCGAGTTTTGTTCTACCTAGTTAACGCAGCTTTCGCATTTTCGAAAGCCTTGGAAATATAGTTAACGCAGCTTTCGCATTTTCGAAAGACAAAGAAGAAATCTTCTATATACAGGTTACGTAGTAACCTGCGGTCGCTTTGAGCATTAAGTTAACGCAAGTTACTAATTATCGAAAGAAGATACTAAACTAAAGAAGAAGAGGAGGTAGCAATGAAAAATCTTCTTAAAAATCTATTTGAAAACAAAACAGTCACTCCTTCAGTTAGACAACAAATCTTAACTGAAACCACTGGTACTCTATCCACACTAGCTTTCCTTAAAGCTTTTAACAGTAAAGAGGCAAAGGTCTTTCTTGAAATGACTAGACAAATACTCATCGATGAAGGATATCCAGAACAAGAAGTTAATGATGTTATCGATACAATTTATGGTTATAAATCTGCAATCGAACAATTGCGAGAACATATAAATGAAAAAGACGGCGTTACATTTAGTAAGACTGATGTACAGGCTAATGAAGGGTAAAAGGTATATAAGGGTATTGGGAAGCATCTTCATTAGCCTACATACTGCGAATAAATCCCTCATTTAGAAGAAAGGATGTATAAAATGGAAGTTAATCAAATAGTAAACGAAGTCTGCCCAGAATGTAAGCATAATAAAAAGGGTCTTTATACACTCACTCCACAAAACTGCCCAAAATGTAAGGAAAAGAGTTACGAAAGAAATGGAATCTTCCACTTCGATTGTTTATCTTTCGAATCGAAATAGAAAAACATCGTTAAAGGAGGATTAAAGTATGTTTGATGAAAATGATCTTTGTGAACGATGTAGAAAGAATAAAAATAAGAATTACCAGATAGATCCAAAGAAATGTCCAGACTATATGGGGACAACGTACCTCTCAACTGGTAAAGTAAAGAAGTTCGATTGTAAAAGATTCGAACCTGTGGAAAGGAAATTCCCACGATGAAACTTTTATTAAAGAATTTCGTGAGGAATAATCCTTTAGTTGCAGAAGCTATGGAAAAATTCTTTACAGCATTGCTTCTACCCTTCGTAATATGTGCCTTCGTTATATACGAACTTGCCAAATCCTCTGCCACCTTCTCTGAGGGACTTTACGTTAGTATAGTGTTAAAAAATCTTTTTGGGAAGTACTATCAGAAATTCTAGAATGACTTTAGACTCCTTCTAGAACGACTCTAGAATTTTCATGTCCACTTCCAGAGCCTTTATAGCAGATTTCTTCTTATAAATGAGGAAGGGATTGTTTGAAGCCGCAGTATGGGGTTTTAGCAACTTTTAATTTTTTCGATGAGTCTTCCTAAAATAGAGGTTTTTTCTGTCAATAAACAGTAGAATACCCTCATTACTTCCTATAAAAACATCTAGAGTAAACTCTATAGACTTTTTCTGCCTACAATACAAGTAATGCCTCATTACTTCCTAGAAAAACATCTAGAATACATCCACTACACAAAACTAGAGGTTTTTTCTGCCTACAATACAAGTAAATCTCCTATTCTACCTATAAAAATATCTAGAACAAACTTTATAGACTTTCTCTTCTAATCAATACAGTCCTTCTAGACTACCCCTTTCCTTACTTTCAAATAAGGTACTTCCTTTCTTTTTGTTTACCTTTCCTTATTAGGTTTCTTTTTCTTTACTTTCTTTTTGTTTTAGAATTTTTTCTTTAGGTAAGGTTTCTTTTTCTTCTTTTCTGTTTTTTTGGTTAAGACTCGTTCTTCTTCTTTTGTCGAAATTCTACTTTCTTTTCTTCAGGATTTTTTTGGATCGTCTTGATTTCGGTCTGTAACTTGTGTCGAAAATCTACTAAACTATGATTTACTACTGAATATTTTTGGAGGATTTGTTTTGGATGATATTGAGAAGCAGAGGAAGACAGAAGAATTTATGAAGATTTTGGGTTTGTCTATTGAGGAGGTTATAAATCAGACTGTTGGGGAGATGGGATTTGCTTTGTTGGTTTTTGATTTTGGTAGGCCTGGTGTTAGTAACTATATTTCGAATGCTGAGCGTGGTGATATGGTAACTGCTTTGAGGGAGTGTGCTGACAGGTTGGAAGGTGGTATGGATATTCCTCCTGTTACTTTACCGGTTCAGTAGGGGAGGTATTTTTATGGATTTGGAAGTTTTGCATTCTTGTTTGGTTTCTGTTAGAAATAGTCTTGATGCTGTGATTGATGTGGTTGCAGAGGAGAGAGGGGTTTCTTTTGAGGTGGGTAAGTGTCTTCCTTATAAGGCGTTGCATAAAGATTTGAAGGAGATTTTTCATGAGGAGGATGAGCCTTTGACGTTTGAGGATTTGATGATTCTTCTTGCTAGGAGGGGATGGGATATTCATGGGAAGAATTTTAAACAGAGGATTCGTACGTGGTTGGAGAGAGGAGATAAGTCATGATTAGTGGAAAAGATGTTGAAAAGATTCGTTCTTCTTTGGTTTCGATGCAAAAAAGTCTTGATGAAGTAGTTGGTTGGCTTGAGTGGAGTATGGTAGTTGAGGAGCATAAGAAGATGGAGGAGGAAGAGAGGGAGGAGGGCAAGAAGATGACGTCTATTCTTGTTCCTGTTAGTACGGTAAGGAGGAATTTGATTACGATTTTTAAAAGGGAACAGGGTACTTTATCGTTTAATGATTTGCTGGTGATTTTGTTTGAGCAGGGGTGGCCGATTAGTAATGCTGGATTTAAGAAGAATATTCGTACTGCTTTGTCCAGCTTGGTTGAGGACGGGATTTTGGAGTATTTCGATTGCTCAAATAAAATCACTACTAATTCCAAGGATGTTTGGAAGTTTCGTGGGGCCGAAGATGTTGCTCCTTATAGAGCGTTGAAAAAGAATTTGATTAGAATTTTTAAGGAGGGACCGGGAATTATACATTTCGAAGATTTGATAAAGATTTTGGCTGAAGAGGGGTGGTTGGTTGACAATGCCAATTTTAAACGTAAAGTTAGTAATACTTTATCCATTTTGGTTGGAGAAGGATTTTTGACTTACTCTAGTAAGGGAAATGTTTTGACTTATGCAATCGTATGAGGAGAGGATTATGGACAAGGAAGTTAGTAAAATTTTTCGTCGTTCTTTGAATTCCATTCGAAAAAGTCTTGATGAAATGTCTGATTTGTTAGGATTAGCTGAAGATCCTGTTGAAGATCCTGTTGAAGATCCGAATTTAAAAGATGTTTTGCTTGAAATTTTTAAGTCTGAGTTGAGACCTTTGTATACTACTGATTTGGTGACGATCTTGCTTAGGAGTGGTTGGACGATTCATGACAGAAAGGATTTCGAACGTGAGATTCGGCGTAATCTACTTGCCTTGGTTGATGAAGGTTATTTATCGTATTCTAATATTCAAATGGTTTGGAAGTTGGTAGAATTTAAGGAACCTCCTTACAAGGCTTTGAAAAAAGATTTGAAGAAGATTTTTGAGCAGGAGAGAGGTTCCTTAACTTTTAATGGAGTTTCTTATGCTCTGGCAAAGATGGGGTGGGATATTAGTGTTGAAGATTTTGATGCTACTTTGAAATCTTCTTTGCAAGATTTAATTGAGGACGAATTTCTATTATACTCGAATATACAAAATTCTTGGAGGTTGAAAAGACAGTTTTAATAAGTTGAAATAAGACTTCTAGAAGGATTCCTGTAGTTAATCGTTAGTTTTTTATATGCTTGTGTGCTATTGAAAATCCCATCCGGAGTTAGTATCAAATTTCCTCCTATCATTTGGTAATCGTTTTTGAATATCCATCCTGATAAGTAGTCGACCAGTTCTGTGCAATAGTAGGCTTTATTGCCTGAGCAGAAGTCGTAATCGTATGGGACGTGTTCATCTGCAAGGGCTATAGCAATTTCTCTTACGTTTGGGATTGGACCATTGAGTGGTCTAAGGATTGATATTGCATCGGCTCTACAGAAGTTTAGAATGTCTTCTTGAGTTACTCCTTGGCTTAATGAATGGACAACATCGTTTTCTCCTATGTAGGTTCCAGCATGTCCCCAGAATCCAGGAGTTAGAATTGTGTTGAGGTATCCATCGAATCGTCTTAGTAGTATGTCACCGGTTTCTACTACATCTAAAACTTTTCGTACGTCCTCACCTCTTACTTTATGCATATGAGGCCTGTATAGTATAAAACCGGGAAGTTTGTGGAAGTAAATGTGGCCGGTTAATTCTATTAGGGCTCTTGGTGCTTTAAGTTTCATTTTTAATCCTCTTCTGGATTTTCCATCAGGAACTTAATTTCTTCCAGCGTCCTTAAATTTTTATCTGTCATTTATGGAATTGTGTTCTAATATCTTCTCTTAGATACTCAATACCAGCTAGGGTGTCTTCCACGACTCCAAGGATTCTAACGTTTGTGGTTTGGACGTTCTCTAACGACTTTTGAATTTTCATATGGAATTTTTTGCTAAGATGTATTGCAATTAGTACAACGATTAACAAGAGCACTACAAAGTATAAAAGTGGGTTTATAGTTATCATTTTTCTATCCTTTTATTCAGAGGTTTTTGTTTTATTTAGAAAACCTTGGTTATATGAGGAGGTTTTACTATGCCAGCTGATTTTATGAAATGCATTTCCGATGGTGGTAAGATTTGGACTGTTACTGGACCAAACAAAAAGTTCGGTTTGAAGAAAAATCAGTACAGGAAATTTTGTTCAAAGGGTGGGAAGACCTATTCTGGTGAAACAAAAACAAAATTGAAGCCAAAGAAGAAGTGATTTGAATTCTCCATTTACATCACTTTAGATTCCACTTCTTGTATTTATCTTTCTTCTTGTTGCCAGTATTCCATTTGGGAATATTGGTTCTTATCCACATGGGACAATTTTCCAATTTCTTTTCACGATATCGTTTCAAAATCCGAAGGGTTATAATTAAAAAAGCATAAATTCCAAGAATAATACCTGTAAAATATAACCACAACCAGTCTTTCATCTTTAAGCACCTTCTATGAATTGTTCAGCAACAGCATCTTCAAAACCTATATAATTTTTTACCTGGTTGCATCCCTAAAATTTAAGTTCGATTATTTTTAGTATTTCCTGAAAATATACTAAAATTAGTTTAAGATTTTATTGGAGAAAAAATGTCGAAGTATTCTTTAAATGTAAATGGAAAAGTTGAGGACTATGGTTTTAAGAAGTTACAAAATAGTCATTATGCTTTCTACATTGGGGGCAAGTTAATTGGACAGGTTTTTAATTTAGGTAAATATTCTGGATGGTCTGCTGTGTGGAGAAAACCTCATCCTCTTAATGGGACTGATGGATTTAAAACTAGATTAAAAGCTTGTCAATTTTTGTTAAAGATGGAGGGTTTGATATAAAATGGAAAGCAGTTCAAACAAGTCAACAGCTTCTTGGAAAAGGAATAACATAATTTTTATTGGAATCCCAGCCACCGGAAAATCAACCTTCTATCAGAAGAACTTTGCAGATACGCATATAAGAGTCAATCTGGATATGTTGAAAACCAGAAATCGAGAATCAAAATTAATTCAATTTTGTATTGAAACAGAACAACCAATGGTTATCGATAATACCAATCCCTCTAAAAAAGAAAGAGAAAAATACTTTCCCTTATTGAAGAAAGTAAAAATGCCGATTATTGGTTTTTATTTTCAGGCAAATTTAGATATCTGTATAAAAAGAAATGAAAAACGACTTGATAAAAATCTTCCAAAAGTAGCTGTAATAGCCAGCTATCAAAGATTAGAAATACCAAGTATGAATGAAGGTTTTGATAAATTATTTTCTGTTCACATAACCGAAGATAGAGCCTTTAAAATAACTGATTGGAAAGAAAGGAAATGATAAATGGATGCTTCACAAATCATTGACGGACTATTAGTTTCTATGACAATGAGGGAAGTAGTAAAAAAGCATTGTCATCTTGACGTAGCACAAGAATATCTAGAAAAAGATCTTTACGTTCTACGAGCTTTGACTTTCATGAAAGATCAGAATGAAAATAAGAGTACATCAATAACCTTAGCCAATCAAGATTGGTATAAAAGACTTGATAACACAAAACCCGGCTGGAATAAAGACATTTTATAGGAGATTAAAATGAACAAATTAGACGATTTATTTGAAAGAACGAGACTTTACAAAGGTAGTGAAAGTAATCGAAGATTTATGCCCTTGATTCCAATTTGTATACAAGTTACTGGTATAGATTGGAAGCGAGTTACAAAAGGATTAGATAAACCCTTCGATACACGAATGCGAGATTTGATGTGGATTGTTACTGAAGCCATTGTCAAAGAAACTAATGCTTGCATTGGGTATATACAATCAAATGAAATCAATCTGATTTATTACAATGACGATTTGAAGGGTCAAATATTTTTCGATAGAAAAATAATGAAAATGATTTCTGTCATCTCTTCTGTAACTACTGCAACATTTAATAGATACCTTCCAGAAGTAATACCAGAAAAAGCACACCGTGTTGCTGTGTTTTCTTGCAAAGCTTGGGGAGTCCCAACATTGGAAGAGGCAGCCAATATTATTCTATGGGAAGAAACTGTCGCAATTGAAAAAAGTATTTCAATAGCAGCAAGACAATATTACTCACATAAACAATTGTTGGGAAAGAATGAAGAAGATAGATTAGCAATGTTACTTGAAAAAGATATGGATTGGAAAAACGATTATCCTGTTAGTTTTCAACGAGGAACTTTTTTCCAAAGAAGAAAAGTTTCCAAAAAGTTCAATAAAGAGGAAATTACAGATCTTCCACCAAAACACATAGCAAGAAAAGATCCTGATCTGAAATTTGAAAGAACGGAAGTCAGAAGATTAGACATGCCTCCATTTTCCGAAGTAATCAATAGAGTAGGAGTTATTTTCAATGGAGAAGACCCAATTGTTGATACAAAATAAGAGGGAAATGATAAATGGATGATTTAGGCGACAGAATGAAAATGTATGAAGGACGTGAAAGTAAACGAAAGTTTCTTCCTATGGTTCCAATCTGTGTACGAATTGATGGTAAAAATTTCAGTCAATTTACAAAAGGATTAGAACGTCCTTATGATGTAAGACTATCAGAATTAATGGGTATTGTTGTTGATACTCTTGTTAAAGAAACTAATGCCTGTATTGGTCATACACAATCAGATGAAATTAGTCTGGTATATTACAGTGACAATTTGAAAAGCCAAATATTTTTTGATAGAAAAATATTGAAAATGGTTTCTGTTTTAACTTCTGTGACCACTGCAACCTTTAATGCTTATTTAAGTAAGATGATTCCTGAAAAAGCACACAGAGTTGCTCTATTCGATTGTAGAGCATGGGAAGTCCCGACTAAACAAGAAGCAGCCAATGTTATTTTGTGGAGAGAATTTGATGCTACCAAAAATAGTATTTCAATGGCAGCAAGAGTATACTATTCCCACAAACAATTACACAAGAAAAATGGAAAAGATATGCAGGAAATGTTATTTGAAAAAGGTGTGAACTGGAATGATTATCCTGCTAATTTTAAACGAGGAATGTACTTCCAAAAAAGAACAGTCCTTAGGAAGTTTGATACTAAAGAAATTGAAAAACTTCCACCAAAACATGAAGCAAGAGAGAATCCTGATCTAGAAATTGAAAGAACAGAAGTTAGAAGACTAGATATGCCTGTATTTTCTAAAGTAACCAATAGAGTAGGAGTTATTTTCAATGGAGAAGACCCAATCATCGAAGAATCAAATTGAGTTTAAGTGTCTGACTTGTAAATGGGAACCAATCTGGTCAGAATGGAAAACAGTTATTTCCGAATTAAACCCCGAAAAATTTACTAGAGATGGTATTTGTCGTTATCCACTACCTGCTCCAATCAAAAGAAAAATGGGATATATTGTTCAACGAGACGACCAATTTGCTCCTGTAAAGCAATGTGATTGTTGGGAACCAGTTACTACTAAAACGGAGGATTAATGTGTATACTCGTATAGATTGGGAAAGTTTTAAAGACACTTACAACACTTGGAATAAAACCAATTACAAAACGGCAGAGGAATGGATTGCTGATCTCTATAAAGAATGCGAGTTTTATGTAAGACCTCTAGCAAGAAAATTGGGACTTTCACCACATGGAGTTACACGGTATCTAAAAGAGATAAACATCTTTGTACAGAAACCAAGGGGTGGAAGAAGATTTTCTATACATCCTGGAGTAAAGCAAGAGAACTTTTTGCAGATACCTCCTAAAAAAATGCGGGATATGACAATAAAACAAATAGCTGAGAAATGTGAAACTACTAAAGGAAATGTTATTCGTCTTCTAAAGAAACACAAACGGGAATTCATGGGTGAAAGATCTAAAAAACGTAGAACTTTGAGTTAAAGGATGATTTGAAAATGGAAGTGTCTAAAGAAAATACAGAAACTATTATCAAAAATATGCGTTCAGAAACAACTAAAATTAATTCAAGATGTGAGTACATTGAATTAATGCAGGAAAGAATAGATAAACTTGAAAAAACTCTCAAATCAGCAAATGAACTATGTCGCTCTACAATGCAAGTTGTAAAAAGAAAAGGCAAAAATACTGAGTGGTTGATGCTTGAAAAATGGCTAGAGAATTCACTGGCCTTGCAACAATCTGTTCTATACCCTAAAAAGGATTAAAATGGATACATTGCTTGATAAATTAATTGATAAAAGTGTTCATTGTGTAAAGTGTGGTGCTAAAATGGAGGAGTGCGATTGTTGGGAAAAATGTTCATGTGGTTGGACTAAGGAAAAAGGAAAATTCTGCAACAATCCTATTCATGATGTAAAACCAATTTTAATTATTTCTTCATAAGGAGGTGGTAATGTCTACAATTCTTAAAGATGTTACATGGGTTAGTGGAGCCAGAGGAACTTTAGGTATTGGTACTGTAGAAGTGAATGGGGAATTACAATTACGAGCATCTATTGTAAGTGGATATGTTTCAAAAGAAGATAAACAAACCATTGCCGATTGGGGAGGCCGAGTTGATGTGTTTGCCCTTGAAAAAATGATAAAAGAGGTAAAAATAGCAAATGGTTTGTGATAAATAAAGGAGAGAAGTAAATGAAAGATTATAGAAGTATGCAAGGGAAAACCTATATGCCAGAAAGTATTCGTTTTGGTAGTACTAGTATTCCAGTATTAGAATTTCTAAAAGGATTAGAATGGGATTCTACTGCTTTGGGTTTTGTTCATGCTCTACGACCTAATATGATTCGAGTAATTACACCTGGTACTGCACTAACTGTTGATTCCCAAAGATGGAGAGTTACTGTTGTTGTAGATGAAAAAAATATCATTCAAGAAATTAAACAAGAAGTGCAAGTATGGCTACCTGATGATGTTGAAGATGGTTATGGTCTTAGAATTAAAATGAAAGTTATGAAGATAAAGATATAAAAAGAAAGGATTTTATTGCTGTGCACTTCTTTAAGAAATTATACGAAACCCTTGTTAAATGCCAACCATTCAGGAATAATGAAAAGATAAGTTTGTCCTTCTTCTAAATCGTCATTAGAATCTACTTCTACCTGAGATTTTGGTAACCACTCTTCTATTTCACCATCTGAAACTAAATACGCTGCAGGACTTTTTCGTATAAGTTCCAAATCGATTTCTACATCACTCATTCTTTAAACTCCTGATATTCATATACATTGAATGTGCACCATCTCCATTGTAACCTTTATGTTCTAATTGTTTTCTAACAATTGCAACCCATTCTTCTGCAGAGATTACAAACTTTTCTATTCTGGCATTACTCCTTAACCACCACATTGGAGCTTCCAACCAAGATTTTTTATCTGCTCTATACAATCTACTCATTGTATAATCAGACTCACTTGGACAATGTCCAGCACAGAATATATAAGCCCTATAAGCCAGATAAAATTGCCTTCTTCGTGGAGCCAAGAGAAGAATTACATTAAAAGATAAATCTGCTCCCTTTTCCCAGTGCCCTCGTTTGGCTTTACCATCAGATAAATATTCCCTTCCACAAATCCCAATATCATGAAGGAGAATGCAAATTAGTTCCCACCAAGTAGGCCAGGATTTATATTCTTTTCTCCACGCTTTCAAAACTGAGTAAGGATGTAGAATAAAATGATGACATCCAAACAGATACGATTTTGTTCCTTCACTCATCAATTTCATTTTAGCACAACCTTTAATGTAGATTTTAGTAACTCTTTAGCTCCACTGACACGTACTGTTCCAAAGTAAATCCTAGGTTTGTATCTACCTTCTTGGTACTTCAATAGTAGACTCCTTCCAATATCCGAAGTATCACTATACATTCTATTTACTATTTCAACAGTACAAATCTCTTTACTAATAAACGGACCATATCCATTTCCACGATAAGTGTAAAAGTAGCCTTTGACTTTTTTTACTTTCATATTATTCTCACTCCATTCCTATTATTTAGTATTTATTCTAGAAATAGTTTAAAATTTTAAAGAAAAGTGATTTGTGAAGAAATTACGTAGTTAAACTAAAAGAGGGTGTCAATTTTATGATTTGACACCCTCTTTTCTAATTAAACAATTGTACTATACTTTTATTCCAGCTGTCGACCAATCAACGTCAACTGATTGACATTTGTTTTCAAATCTTCCAACGACATTAAAATTAGTGTCTGATCGATTTCACTAATTAAAGCGGTTTCTCCATTGAAAACAAAAATTCCATCCGATAGTATAAGCAGAACAACACCAGCCTCCTCATTTAACTTTGAAACTTGAGCAATAACAATCGTTTGTAATTGGGAATATGTTACACCCCCTCTAACAATTTCTTCAATGTAGGTTTCCCATTTATTGAACATATCAATATATTCTTGTTTCTTCCAGAGGTATGGAGCCTTGGCTGCTGTTACAAGCATTTTTTGGGCAACGCAAGGATTTTTAATCAACTTTGCGATCACACTATTTTCCGGAGTTGCTCCGACGTCATCATAAATCGTACAAGGTTGATTCCAAGGTGTTGGAGTTCCAGCACATCCGGCAAGCATTGCCAAGACTGCACTAACGATTAAAAACAGAAAAAATTTTCTCATGACCGACCTCCTGCAAATAAAGTTAAATTATTACTAAAGTTTTTAATAAGGTTTTTAAGAATGTTTGATATAATAAATAAGAGCCAAAGCTATTATAATCGGTAAAATGTAGCTGAGAACTAACAGTAGAGTTTTTAATTTGCTTAATTTTTTCATCCTAGTTGCTTCACTTATAGAATTGGCTAAACTTCATCTGGTTGCATAAACAGTTCAGTTTCGGCAGCACGTCGTCTGACTAATCCCGTCAGCGTTTTTCCACCAGCCTTAATCCAACGAGCCAATTCGGAAGGGACAGCATCATAATCACCTGCATTTAATTTTCTCAGGAGTGTGCTGGTCTTTAAATTTCCAGCACCAAGATTAAAGGTAAAACTTACCAATGCAGCAAACTGATTGTCTGTCAAAGGAACCTCTATATACCTTTCTACTGCCTCTTGTGCTTCCTCCAGATCCTCTTGTAGAAGTTCCTCTGCCTGTTGTCTTGAAACCCATTGTCCTTTATGCACATCTTTGGTATGTCCATATCCAATAGTCCAAACTCCAGCTGGACAAATATAAGCTTCGGCATAAAAACCCTCGAAATCTTTTATCAATTCCAAACCTGCTTTGTTAATATTTCTAGACAATGATATACTCCTTTCAATAGAATGAGGGTGTTGCATGAAATGAGAGGTTATAAGATTTATGCTTTCCTTTAAGTAATCTAAAATTGATTTTATTAAACGTAGCAACATTCTGATCCCTAAGTCTTATGAATTTTCTTTCTCGAATTTCTTTCTTTCCGATGGAGTTCCAAACATTAAATTATGAAGCTCTTCTCCTAAATCAAGAAATGTAGAATAAACTGCAGCTCCGAAATATGAATGTTTTGATTGTTTATATCTACGTCCTGCCTCTTCCAGTAGTGCCTGTTTTATTTCTAGTATCGCTTGAGATTTCATGATCATCCTCAACTACAAATTCCTGTAACCCTGGTTGTTGATTATAGGATTTGATTAATTCATCAACTTGTTGTAAAGCTTCTTCAGAAATCCAATACATTTGTAGACCTATCATAAAAATAATCTTTACGTCTACAAATGTTTTAGAAATTAAAGAGTTGCATCGATGAGATCTATGAGGAAGGTATCCCAGTACTTTCTATCGGCTGTTGCAGGAAGATCACTATTTTTAGAAAGCTCTTCAAGTTCATCCATAAGAGCTTCTAAAACAGGACCAACGTATTTAGTGTAGTGAAAATAACCCTGCTTCACATCCCGTAGAAAACCAGATTCTTTTAGAGGATAAGTTATGGTTCCTTCTGTTAAAATTTGCCTGGTTTGATAAGCGGCTCTTAAAGCATGTGAAACTGCTTTCCAATCAATCCCTTGATTTAATTCAGCCTGTTTAGCACGTTCACCATAACGATCATAGAAACTTTGAACTATTTTCTTAACATACAATGCTTTACTAGTAGCTTGAAACTTTTTTCCACAGATTTGATATTGAGCAATTCCTTTTGGGTCATCTTCCACAAAATAACAATGTTCACCATCTGGAAGTTTATTCCATAACTCAGAAAGTCTTGTATCATCTGGAACAGAATTTAGTAAATCTATAAATTCTTTGGTTACGGCTAAACGACTACCTTTTATTCCATATTTAGCCGCCTGTTTCCTAGCATAGCGAATAAAAGAATCCATATCTCTGCTGTAGAATCTATGTTTATTTCCTACAATGAAATCCCAAATCTCAGAAGATTCCAAAAGCATATGACTTGGAGCGTGAAGCATGTCTATAGCAACAGTTTGTCCTTCACATGCTAATTTTAAAAAGTAGTGGAGAGAATAGATTTCTATATCAGTATCATCAGAGGTATTTTTTTGTCCCTGTCCTGTTTTCTTTGGGCTGGTGGAATAAGATTTTGGGATTCTTCCAAGAAATATCTGTTCTTTAGTTGGAAAGAAAACCCCTTTGTAATCTGTGTCAGAATCAGGTGTGTTAGTTCCATATAGATGAGAACCAAAGATCATATACACTATTATTTTTTCATTAACTGTTAGTTTTTCATTTATTATCATTATCATTCTCCACAACTTCCCACTGTTGAGGCCATGCTATAGTTCCATGACATTTTGGACATTCCACTGAAAATGAGGGTCGAATTCCATATTTGTCATTGATTATACAATCCTCTTCTACTTCTATTTCAATCTCTTGTCCACATTCAGGCTGAGTACCATATTCATCTATTCCAAAGAAACCAGACCATATTTCTCTTTCACAAACAGTTCGCAATTTCATCATTGCTTCCAGTTTTCTTTTTTCTTTTAACATTCTTTTCCATAGTTCCACATAATATTGGAACCAGATCCATTAATACAGAATGAATAGCAGAATTAGTATTTTGGTATTGGTCAGTATTGGATCTGATATTTCCCTCTTTGATAATCAACTCAGAAATTTCTTTAATTGCTGGACTTATTGTTGCCATATTGACTGCTCCATTGCTTCCATTGCTTGAGCAACACAATCTTTACAGATAGGGAGTTTACTATCAATTTTACCAGGACAATCTGGCATATCCATGAAATGACCCATACAGACATTAGATTCTGTAGATTTTAAAAAATCATTTATATCGATTGCACTACTCATAATTTAAATCTGTCCAAACCTTGCGGCCAATTCCTGATCGCCCCAATCAGTCTCTTCCATTTCCAAAGGCCACATATCAGGATCTTTCTTATTGCTTTCCACAAATTGGTTTTGTAGATCATCTAATTCTTTTTTAGCCTTCTCGATGTAATCTTCTAATTTCATTTGACAATAGCCTCCGCAACCAACTCTTCATGAAGCTCATGAAGTTCTTGAAGCTTTTGTAACCATTCGGGATTTCCAACCAGAGTTATACTAACATCCGATGGTTCTGATTCCTCTATGGGTTCTGCCAGAACAGCGTCTATAGACTTCTTCAGACTCTCTAGACGGGCTGATTCCTTCTTTAATTTTTCCCTTATATTAGTATCTTTCATTGTCTCTCCTCTCTTATCAATTATGATTAACTCAGCCACAGTAATTGCTTCGCAAAGTTTACATCCTGATTCATGATATAGGTGTTTGCTGCATATGGAATTGTCACAATTCGGATAAGTGTCAAGTACCCAATTAATTGCATCAACTATATCTTTCCGAAAGTATGAACGAAAATATTCAGTTTTTCCTATAATCTTACGAGCTTTTTCAATGTTCATCAATCGACCTTTTCAGAATCTGAAGCAACTTGAAATTCCTCTTCAATTTCTTTTAGAGTTTCAGAGTAATTAAAATAAGTATCGCATCCTTTCTCAGTAATTCCAATAGCAGTTGCTTTACATCCAAAATAACCTACACACAGTATATTGTAAAAACATTCAGTCCGAGTACAGACTATATTTGTCATTATCTTTCCTTTTATCCTTTATAGGTGTCTTATCCTGACATCTTTCACAAGCAACTCCAATTTGTTTCCATCTATTTGACACACCTTTTGGTTTCGTAGGAACCTTTACTATATAATAAGTTGCTAGTAATGAGATTGGTTCTTTACAAAAATAGCAACGTCTCATTCAATTATCCCTGTATTTCACTTCTAGTAGTTATTTTAACTGGCAGACCGGACGCTACCCCGGCTATGAGCAATTTGACGGATCGTTTAGTACCCCATCGGTCGAGCCCTGGACATCCACCCAATTACTCCCGTGCTCGATACGGTGCGCTTTCGCTCCAGCGCCGCTGCCAGCTATTTTTAATCACTTTCTAATCCTCTTTTTCTTCAAACAATGTTTACATGTCACATACTTCCAGTTTCTATGTATATAATAAGAGAAACCCTTATACAACATTTTGGCACCCACACATAGAGGAGCTTTTATCTCTTCGTACTGACCAAACCCTACATATTTTGTAGCAGTTTCCCTACCTTGTTTATGTATAATGGGTTCTATCATTTTAAAGTGGAACAACTTGTTTACATTTCTTACAAACAGCCATGAAAAAATCATGCTTACAATCTGTTAGACTTGTTTCTTTATACTTCTCTCCACTTGGATTTATCTCTTCTTCATCAGGATCTGTGTAGACATTAGTAAGAAAAATTTCTTTGGGATTTAATTCCGTACCTGCAGTATTAAACCATAATCCTGAATGAGTTTTGATTAACATTTCCCCAGGAAAGTCAACTGATCCATATAAACCTGGGTTAGCGTCTTTGGAACTAAAAACTTCTTCATGAATAATTACGATTGGCATTCTAATTCCCTTTTCACTTTAAAATTCTGCTTCTTAATCAAATCTATTACAGGACATCATTCGTCTATGAATTAAATGACTTTTTGGTTTAACGTCGTAAAGATGAACTTTTCCAAAACCAGCATACCACCATGCTTTTTGTTCTGCATGCCTTTCTGCAACATGCATTAAATGTTGTAATTCTTTATAATCCTTGAATGCCTTTTCTTCATCACGTTTAGTTTCACTAACGAATGAATTTCCAACATATATTCGTACTGAATCTGTTGCTTCAGTAGTACTTGTATATGTTGGACACGTATCACAAGTTGGATACGTGTCGCAAGGATGAACTATCATTTTCAGTATCGCTGAATATTAACCCCGAAACCATTCTGGGTATGTGAAATCGTAATTGACATTCACTGTTTGATTCTTCTCAAAAGTCCTCTTCAGCAATGAGGTTCCGTACTCACCAATCTTATCCTGAAATAGAACTAATCTATCCCACGAAACTTTTGGTTTTGTAGATTTGAAGCCTTCAATTTCACGATCAAGTGCTGGTATAGTAAAACCAGGATTCCATGCATCCCTGACCCTTGTTGTTTTAATCCAAGGAGGCATTACTGGGTCAGCAGTTGCACCCTTACCATATTTGCAAAAGGCAAGCTCTGCTGACCGAAGCAAAAAATTCAGGGTAGGAAGCAAATCATATCGCAAGTATTTAATGCGATCTTCAATAAAATCCAGGTCATTTGCATCAAGCTCTGGAAACCAAGGAACGTCAGAAAAGGCATCCATCAACTTATTCCTTTTATCAACCCATTCATCCCATCTGGAAGCATGTTGTTTTCCTTTAAACTTCTCCCATTGTGAGGGTGACTTCTGCTTGCCCACAAATTTTGCCACCGGATGTGGAAGCATATTCGGAATATGTAGTATCATTTCAAAGGCCGGAACAGAAACCTTCTTGGTTGTGCTGTAATCCGTAGTGGATTTGGGCCACTCTTTTTTCTCACCCTCATCACGAACTATTCCCTCATGCTCGAAACGTTTTTTCAAAAATGACAGGTGTTCAAGTTCCTCTTGCAACCTTTGATATGCAGCCCTTGTTTTCACATAATATTGACCATAAACCTGTGATCTCCTAGCCGGATGAACAAAATGCTTAACGGTAATGTGATTTCCAAGACCTTCATCATTAAAATGGTCTTTGATATCTTTTGGAGGCATAAATTCGATTCTTTCCCATGTGGCATCGAATTCTCCGGTCAAACCTACAACAGCAAAAGACCTGAATGCTCCAACACTGTCTGTACCCATTACATTTGCGTCATTTGTCAAGACACTGAAGGAGAACATATCCTTATTTGCATTCAACCGTAGAATGGGACCATGACGGTTCTCCTTAGACACAACGTTCTGTCCTTCCGTAATGGTAGATCCTCTCATACTATGATACGTTGGAAAATTTACAACCATTTTCCTTTTTGCAAATTCATATAGAACAGTGGATAAATCCAATCCATAAGCAATTCCGTCCAATGCCAAGCCGGCTTTTCTTTTCAACAGATCGAATGACCACCAACCCAAAATTTCATCGATCACATCATCACTTAGAAGCATTGTCCGATCAAGAACCTGACCCATTACTGAATCATCTTTCATTTCCTTTAAAGTCTTTGCCACTTGTTTCATTTGTAGGTCCTCCTAGATTAAAGGTTTTCTGGAAATACTACCAACAAACCATCAGATTTCTCACCCCAATCAATCCGTAAGGCAGGTTTCGAACAAGAAATTATAGATGTGCTTTTGCATCCCTGACATTCTACATGTAACTCTTCAGCATCCTTTTTCTTATAAATCATGAATTTGGATACTCCACAAGCTCCACAACTCATCTTTTGAAGATTAGTTGCTGCCATGATCCTCCTCTATATCATGTCTTTCAAACAAATCGTGTCGATATTGGTCATAGTCAATCATTCTACCATTTTCATCACGAAAAACCCATCGACCATTCATAGCATTTCCAGCAGGAGTTTCTCCATATTCACGGCGAATACTTCCCTTGCCATTAAGTATGGAGTATATATCGTTTCTTATTTGCTTAACCTTCAGCATTTTAATCCTCACCAAACATATCAATAGCATTCTTACAAATTTCACAGAAGAATTTGCATTTGCCATCCATGATATATTCGTATCTAGCTATCTTTCTTTTTATCCCATTAAAGGTAAGTGTCATATTATTATTAGTATTTTTATCAACTTCTCGATGACAAAAACATTTCTCATTATCACAAAATTTCATTTCAATTCCATCTTCAGGATTTTTGCTAGTTTTAATGCAATATCTGGAGCCAAATTTCGTACAAGATAATCGATTGGGTAATTTACTAAACCTTCTTGAGATATGGCATAAGATGTTCTTCCCTTACCGGCCTCCACTATTACATGAACTTGATGTTTAAGAAAATCGTACTTGGATTCCATAAATACTTCCAAACTAAGTAGATCTATAATTTCTATAGATGCATTTGGAGCAAAGTTATCTGGATCGAAGTTTAGATCAAAAGGATTCATTAGTTCCAATTGGACCCTTTCAGGAATTATAGAAAGTTTAATCTTTTTTGGAGGTAGTAATATAGAATTAATACAGAATTTTTCAATGGTTTGAGTAAGTTCACGAAGATGCCAAGCAGTGTCATTAATAATTCTTTTAGATGCATCTAAAGTCTGTTCACATACCTTTAAATCATCCTGTAATTTTGCAATTTTTTCTCGATGTCGCCTTTTCTGATTTCGACCGTATCGTTTAGACATTTTATTTCCTTAAAGAATCAATATCAACCATAAAGTAATTGGCCTCTTCTTGTAAACAGTACTCAATTTCTTCATCAGACATTTCAGGATTACGTTTCCTTATAGTATCTTCATTATCTGGTTCGATAAAATCGTAGCCGTTAGTTGGTACACCCCCATGACTTGCACAAATAATAATCTGAAAAATCAACATTACTACAAGCAATGTAGCCATTTTATCTACCTTTCTCAGTTAATTAAATACAAGACTACAAGGTATACTATTGCAACTCCCAAAAATATCATCAAAACATTGTTGCTAAATCTATTCTTCATTTATACCCCCTTAAAAAGCTGCCTCAAGATGTGAGAGTTTATGACCTAAAAAACGAATTGTCATACCAAGAAACATTTCTATCTCATCCTCATTATGCTTTACAGGTAGATTAGATACAAATTGTCGAAATTCGTACATCTCTTTTCTTCCAAGAAATAAAATGGTTGGATTTTGTCCTAGAAGTTGATAGACCCTATCATATTCCTTATGTATTCTGTGTTCTATTGATTCTGACTCTGTTGTCATTTTAAATCATATTTGCTGGTGGAAGTTGAATTTTTTGATTCCATGGTCTCCAAAGATGCAAAACATAGGGATGACAATTTTTATATTTGCTTTCTGGTGGATGAAATTGTAAAACCAATTCTTCTTTTTCAAAAAACAAATTTTTGACGAAACACATCTCATTCCAAGTTGGACAACGATGTGCAACAGAAACGGAAACATGATCCCATCCATCTCCACAACCAGAAAGAATCCTTAAATCTGTATCAGCATATGGGATCAAAAAAGCTCCCTCTATACTTCCTTTTTTGGGAGTTGGATACATAGGATGTTCTACTCTCAAGTCTTCTAGATTAATTGGAAGTGAACTTTTCATAGAAAGAATCTCCTAGTTGTTAAAGTGCAAACCTTTACTGTCTGTCTTCTTAATTTTGCTAGAATTTGGAGGTCCATCATTTTCAGTTCTAATTCCAAATATTACCTTTCCATCTTGAAAACGCTCCCACCAGGCTTCTAAAGTAAAATCTTCCATAGAATTACTAGAAGCTATGTATAAAGATCCATCGGACGTAAATTCAACGTGCATTTCCTTTTTCCTCCAACCATTTTCGAAACTCATAAATTCGAATCTCTAAATCACCTAACTCAGATGAAACCCGTTGCAAATTAGTCTCAACCTCAGCTGGATGGTTTGAATCCCAACCAAACCTCCTGGCTTTACAAATCAACTTGATAAGACTTGAACATTCAGTAATTACTTCTGAGCATTCCTCAATAAGCTGATCTGGAGGGAATCCAATATCTTTATATTTTTCATCCATTGTTAACATCTTCCAGGACTGTCTTTAAAATCCAGAGAGCTTGCATTTCATCTGTTCGCATTTCAAGAACTGCTTGCTCGTGTAGTTTTCTTAGAAGATAAGGATGGGAGTTAAAATCAATATTCAAAATATTATCACTATCCTTAGCTTTTGCAGCTTTTTTCTCAGACACTTTCCCTTTTTCCTCAGACACTTTCCCTTTTTCCTCAGACACTTTCCCTTTTTCCTCCAATTTTTTCTTCCTTCTCTCAGCCATTCTTAACTTGAAACATTCCTTTCCTAGACCATGCTTAAAAGGTCTTTTAGTAGCCGGGTGTAACATGGCTGGTTCATTTCCACATTGAACACAAAGAAAATGTTGATTGACAAGTCTTACTGCCTCGAGTTCATCTGCCAGTTTTTGACCAACAGAACATCGATAGCAACTGTTGAATTTTCCTCCATTCTTCTTTAACTTATTAACCTCCCACCAAATTCTAGCACAGGCTTTTGGAAGAAGTTTACACTTCCTCCTATCACAGTTCATAAGGGTTAATTGATTCTCTTCCGCTAATTCCTCAACTGTCTTATCAGGTGGAGGTGTTTTACTCAATTTATGTCTATAGTCAAGCTCCTGAGGACCAGATAAAATTCCGGACATCTCTAAATATTCTTACCTATCAGTCCGAGAAGTACTCCTAAAATAATGAAAGTTAGAATCCAAGCAATTATTTCTGCAAATCGAACTGTTGTTTTTAACTTTTTTTCGTAAGGTTTCATTCCATAAATCGTAGATAATTGAACCTCAGATAATGCACGATGTTTGTTTTTTACTCGAACAATCTTTGTGAATTTCCCTTGATTATACATATTATAAGCGGGAAAATCTTTTGCACGCGACCGGTTCTTGGCTTCAACAACATCATAACCAAGCATAACTCCTGCACCACAATCTTGCATCCATTCCCGATAATAAAGGCTTGGAACATATTTAAAAGGAATAACCTTTGTCACTATTTCCAGGCCTCGATATGCCACAAAGAGTTGATAGTGGTAACATTCATTGAGAAACCTTTATTCAGCAGAAGCTCGGTCAAAGAAAAAGCAGAATCCGATGTTATTGTTCCAATAGTCACGGTTTGTTCTGCATTGAAAATATTTGATTTTTCCGGTTGTGGAAAATACACAGTACATTCTGATGTTGCATCCCCACCATGCTCAGCATCATCACAATGTGTTGCTGCTTCTGAAGACCAAAAAGGACAATCTTCATTTCCACAAGGAATTTTTTCCTTTCTTTCACGTAAGTAAAGAAGTTTCGTAGATTTAGACACCTTCGACCTCCCCTTTTATACACAAAAGCAAATCATTCAATTATTATTTAGTATTTTTAGCAGAAAACCTTCTAGGTTTCGATTCAAAATCTTTAGGATTGAATTCCAGATTCAACCTTAAAACAATTCCAACATAAAGATCTTGGAATCAGTGCTTTACAAGAATCACATTTAGGTACAAGTAATGTTTCCTGACATTCATAACAAAGAATATCATCTGCTTGTTGAGGACAACCACAACTTGTACAGTAAACCTCGATTCCCAAGAATTCCATCCGTAAGGTATCATCTAAAGCCAAATCAATCTGCTTATCTATATCGTGTGGATATAGATCTTGAAACACTCCAAAAGATCTTTTAAAATAATCTTTAAAATCCGTAACATTTTGAAATTGCATGTCTTTAGTCCGATAGTTATAGATATAATTAGTATTTCCAATCCTCCACTTCATATAACAAGCTGCTTCCAGGAACAAGTTTCCTGGTATAAGATGTCGATTGAATGAATACCCGATAATTTGGCAATTGATTAGGAGGTAAAGTATCGTATACTTCTCCTTTGTAATCACTCCTAGCCATGAAAGGACGTAAACCCAGCATCTTCCTTGGTTCTGCACCAGTAAAAAGATCACCAGATTCACGGTCCATAAGGATAATTTCTTTGTATGGTTGTACTTTGTATCTTTTTCTGCCATGTCTTATCAGTTCATAAAATCCCCGGCCCTTTTCATATGATACACCCTGCTCAGCAATAAAATTTTTGATTGTACATTCATCATCAACAGGAAGAACCTGAAAACGACCAGATGGAACAGGTATAAGTCCATCCTTTTCAAAAGCATACTTCCTTGTTCTTGGAGGTCTTTTGTATGTTGGAGCCTCGTACACTTCCTCCTCTTCCGAATATGTAGCTTCTCCGGTCATGACACTGATTGAAAAAGCAAGATTTCGATTCATACGACCTTGAACTTTAATCTCATCTACAAAACGATCCAAAGCCTCAGGACTTTCCTGCTTATAACAAATGGACATAACCAAATCACGAATATAAGAGAATTGATCTAAAGTCAGGTAAAACCCTCCAGTTTTTTTAGCAATCTCTGTATAAAAAGGTTTAGAATGCCATCTGGTTCCAGGCATACAGTGCACACCATAAACATTGATTTGTGCTTCAAGAAGAAGTCCCAATTCATTCCTCCAGTCAATACGATCACGATTTTTCCTGTAATCTGGACCATGAGGAACATCATCACCAATCATAACCAAAACTTTGGAACGACCAGATCGCCAATCAAGTTCAGTCCTAGCCTTATGTAAGACCAGCTCGTAACATTCTGGTCTGTCATATCCATCCGTCGGACCAACTGTACGAACAAAATTGACAATCTTATTCTTGTCTCTGGAAAAGTTAAAGACCTTGGTTACATACGTGTACGGTGCATCATCATAGTCGCCATGGGCAATGAATGCTATCCGAAGGTCAGGTATGTCTTTAAATAATTGCTCACAGGTCTCACTAAGATATCGTCGCAACTGTGTTAGACAAGGGTACATTGATCCAGTAGTATCAAAGGTAAAACAAACATCGATTGTATTGTCCATAAAAATCTCCTTTCTTAGATCATATCGATATCATCCGCTGTTACAACACCGAAAGAACAATTCCTTTGGTATAGAACAGTATTCACTGCAACAGCAAGATTCAAACAATGCTTAGTTGGAATCATGACAAATCGATGACAATGACGCAAATAAACTGATGGTATTGAACCATCCTCAGGACCGAAAATGTAAACTGCTTTATTTGGATGTGCAAAATTCGGGAGCCATTCGGAATTTGGTTTAACCTCAATGGCTACGAAACTGGTATCTGCTGGAAATCGATTGAATGGTTTGTCATCATTGAAAATTCTGACGTCTTTGTATCCCTTCATTCGCTCCTCTCTTGGAAGTCGCCAACCCTTCTTGGTTTTAGAAACCAAGGCTAGACTAGTAAGGAGTCTATCTCCAGTAAAAATTACTGTTTTAGCACCATAACATGATGCTCCACGAACAGCAGCTCCAACATTATGAGGATACTTCGGATTGGTAAGGATGATGGCCGGCAGATCTTCTTCAGTAAAAATTTGTTTATCTTTAGGGATATTGATATGTGCTCCAAGATCAAATTGTGGTAATTGCTCTCTCATAATGCTATTTCCTTAAATAAGGGTCGTCTTGTTCATTGGCTGGACATTTCTGAACCTTTGGAACTCTTCCAACATCAGCCAATCTTATTTCCAATTCTTTAGGTGTTTCAAGATTAAAATGCCATAACTCAGAAACAATACCTCGATAGTAATTCATTGCAACATCTCTAACAGCCGCATGAGGATGTTTGTAACCAATTATCTCCAAAGCATATACAAAATGGGTAGCAAAATGAACAGAACAGTAATTGATTTCATTTTCAATATCTTCTATGTCTGGAAGGTCAGCTTTTCTACACATAAAAGTGTGATGTTCGTCTGCATTTTGTAAAGTATTGCTCCTCATCCATCGACAGACAGTCTTGATATTCTTACAGAAATGAGTATCTGGAGCACGGAGGCCTTGATTAACTACTGTCTGCATTTTCCAATGGAGAAGACTCAACCATTGATGTTGAACATGGTCACAATCCATCTGAAAAGAGGGAATGTAGACATTTTTATTACTTCTTCTGTAGAACCAAGACATTCTATACCTCCCTCCATACAGTAATAGAATCCACATGTCCTTTGAATTTAAGGAGTTTTTGAAGAATATAAGTCTTCTTCTTTTCAGATAGAAATTTCAAATCAATAGGTTTCCAATCTCCATTAACTGGTTTTACCCAAGTACTTATTGAATAAGTTCCTTCTGCTTCTGGAAAACCCACAGAAAGATTCTCATCTATTGTATGAAATTTTACATTTTTCTTTGAAAGTAAAGTGATAAAAGGAAGACTTAACAAAGCTATAATGGTCTTTCTTATAAAATCTCGCCTATTCAACATTTATCTCCTCGAACATTGTCTATGAAGCCAGGACATGTAGCATCTTTCTCCGATTTCTTTCAACCCAAAGAATCTATCAATATGTATTCTTGACATAATCGACACATTCTTCATTACAATTCGAACTATTTCTATCATTGCAAAATTTCATTCTTTCGCAAGAAAAGTAAGGTTGAGGAGGTACTCTCACAATTGGTTTTGGAACTGTCTTGGTAAAAATTTCTCCATGTACCTCTACAAATCTAGGCCATAGAACTGCTGTAAAAGGTCCATAATCTTTATTTTCACCTATTTTTAAATCCTTTTCTAATTCCTCTATTGCCAATGCTTTTTCAACAAAAGATTTAGAATACATATAAGTATGTCCATACTTGTCATAAATGGTATATTGAAAACCACCATGATGATTCACAATTACTCTTTTGGTGGTTTCTATTTCTCGTTGTTCTGGAATTTCTTTTTCACCCTCCCATCCACAAGTTTCACAGAATTGTTGTAATCTACGACCTGAACACCATCTCCTATTCAAAACTCTACTTTCACATTCTGGACATTCTTCAAGTTTCATCGTCTGACTCCTTCAATATAATATGTGGATTTGCTCTGTTAACAAGTTCTGAGAACTCTTCATCCGTCATATTTTCAAGAAGAACCAACATACAACGCAATTCAGGACAACCTGTTTGTTCTCCACGTCCACTAGCACCGTACTTACAATCACAAAATCTGGGTGGTTCACATTCTGGATCAAATGAAAAATTATCGTAAGAACACATTCTCCGTTGAATCAATTCAATATTTTTTCTAAGATTTTCTCGATTATCGATAAACATTGTATCCTCCTTTTACTTCTCCCATTCCCACCAAGTTATATGTGTTCCACCTTCAATAGGATGAATGATATAACACCATCTGCCCCATTCGAATCTGAACTTAGATAATTTGAAACGCTTTTTAAGCCTGCCTTTCCAATCACAATCTTTACCAGTGAATTTCTTCGTTCGATAGGCCCGGTAACCATATGAAAGACTAAAGAAAAGAATAAAAACAAAAGCTACCAAGATTAGGTAAACGACGGCAATTTGAAACCATAAATCTTCTAATTTTGGAAAAAGTTGTGGATATCGCCCTCTCATATGTCTATTACCATTCCTTGTTTTGCAAAGAAGAAATTTTCTGGAAGTTTATCCTCAGCATTAGCAAGAAATACATCATCATGTAAAGGATCATGATGTGAAAGCATAACTTGCTTCGCATTTAATTTCTCCCCTTCAGCAATACAACTACCAATTGTTCCATGTCCCCATCCCTGCTTAGGATTGTTTGAATTCATATACTCCTCTTCAGTATATGCAGCATCCATAACCAAAAGATCAGAATCTTGACAGTATTTTTCAAATAGCACATAAGGAGAGCCTAAATGTTCATGATCACCACAGAAACAAATGACCTTTCCACGATACTCTACTCGATAACCACAAGCCCCATTCGGATGATTCAAAGCAAAGGTTGTAATCTCGACTTTATCATGAAAAGATGAGAAATCAAATGAATCCATAAGATCTGGTGAAATCAAAACTTGTTCACCAGGAATAACATCCAAATATTTTTTCTGGGAGGGCATGCAATCATGATACACAGGAAAAAATGGAGGCAGTTGTTCATGTCGCAGATAATCCTGCACTTGTTTCCTTGTCTCACCAATAATTCCATCGAAAACAGGACCAATAAAAAGGAAATGATTCTGCTTCATATACAGTGGGGCGAAGAAAGGAATTCCCTGAATATGATCGTGATGAAAATGAGTCAAACAAATGACTGCTTGTACTGGATTGCCTTGTAGAACATGACTAGGAATATAATCATTTCCCAATTGACGCATTCCGGAACCACAATCGAGAATAAGGTGAGTTTTGAGACCTTCGAAAGAGACTTTAAAACAAGTCGTGTCTCCTCCATATATAATTGTGCTATGTTCCTTTGTTGACGGTGTTGGAATGCTGCCCCTGCAACCATAAACTGTCAGTTCCATAACATGCTCCTTATTATTTTTCATAGTGAATTCATCCACCACATTTAAATGTCTGGATCATTACTGGTTATCTTCTTGATCCTTTTCCTTTACATGAAAACGAATTTCATTAGGTGCAATAATACGAATGAATTCCCATGCTGTTTGATCTTTAAGAACTTCCAGCGATGGAATCGCACCACCTGCTTTCTGAAAACAGTCAGCCAAATTTAACAGAATATCAGCCAGAGTTTCTTCTTTAACTATAGGACCAGAAATTCTTATTTTAGTCCTAGACTCACAACTACGAAACAATGAAACAAGCTCTTTAAATTGTTCTTTCGTCCATCTAGGCACGTTTCTATCAAGCCATTGCTCTATTTTGTCTTGTATATCCACATTAAAACCCCTCGAAATTGTAAGTCAAAGAAAATTGTTCTTCTGTCATTGGTTCAGCTTCAAAACAAGCACGACCTATCCTTCCACACACTGCAAACTTTTTACATAGAACACAAGAATACGAAGGATTTAATTCCTCTAAATCTTCTTTTCGAAGTCCTCTGTATTTTTGAGAAAGCTGTTCGTACTGTTCTTCAAATGTAGAAACTTTTGCAAACATTTTACTCTTCCTTCGAACATTCTTTATCCTTCAAAGCCCAATCCCATTTAAAGAAAGTTTTGTCTTCATACTTAGTCAATTTGGATAAAGCTAATTGTTCAAATTTCTCTTTGGTTTTCTTTGTAACTCTTTTTTGTCCTGCCATGAATATAGCCGTTGAAGCAAGAGTTTCCATATCAGCTGCCATCTCACGATATTGATCCACTGCATCAACCACTCCTTGAGTTGCCGTAGCCATTATGACATTGATAAAATCTGGCTTTTCTTTTACCTTTTTTCGTATTTGGGCCAATAGAATAAGTTCTTCTTCAGTCATCATCATATTCCTTGTATTCTAGCAAACTATAATTAATATTAGTATTTTCTAAGAATTTAGAATCTAAATATCGGTTATAGAACGATTATGTTTGTACTCCTGACTTCTTTCTTTAACATCACTGTACAGTTTCGTTGGTCCATATACTGATATAACCTGCCAACCATTGGTCCATATTCCTTCATCTTTTAATTTTAGAAATTTTCCTTTGATTGCAAATTTAATAGGTATCCAAGTAGTGGTGATGACATCACCCCTTCGAAGTTTACATTGCTTCATTTCATAGTCTTTCATTAAGATCCTTTCATCTTTCGTTCGTACCAAGAAACTTGTGAATCGCATAATTGTTTGATGTGTTCATAACCAAGTTTCTTCAAAAATTGTTTGAATTCATCTGTATGTTTCCAAGATAGTTCTTTAGATAGCTGTCGAAACATTCTATCGTCATCATCCCATTCTGAACTATGTTGACAGTATTCAGGAAATAACTCTTCTAAATATCCATAGGGTAAAGGAATTATAATGGACTTGGTATGTTTAAAAGAAAAATTAGCAACAGATTCACAAACAACCATATGAAACCATTGTTGTAAATCACCAAACCATTCATTCATTGACATCCAACCTTCTGAACTCTTCCAGGGAATACATTTTGGAAATGGAATACTTGGAATCTTATCACAAATCCACATTGTAAGCATGTAAAGGTAATACAAACCAGTTGAAACTTCACTCAAATGAATTGATGCTGTATGGAAATAGTCATTAAATCCTATGTAGTAAGTTCTCATTTTATGTATCAATCCTCATGCTTGGAACTGAACTAGCTTGGAAACTGGTTTCCAAGTTGCCGGTAAACAACAATTTTACACGTTTTATAAAAGGAACTTTCCAAAATACCGACATAGAAGTGGATCCTTCCGGAAACTTGTCCAAGTCAACAACTGCATAATGCGGTAATTTTGAATCTCTGTCACCGTGTGAAACCGGTAATATGTCCATTTCAATAAACTCCTTCCTCTACCCATGCAGCACAGGTGAATTCTCCTTCTTTAACTTCTGTATAACCAAAGTCATTATGAATGTAAACATTCTCCTTTTCCGTTGTTATTTCAAAGAACTTCTTATCACTTACACCAAGCACAACTATCGTACAAAGAGGATCAGTTATTCCTAAACCAATAACAGCATGTGCAACCTGAGCTGCTATCTTACCAACCGACATTTTTAAATTTTTTCTATAAATTGTTTTAACTCTCATTTATATCTTCCTTATTTGCATGTTCAAAACATGCTATTGGATTTATACCGGCGTCAGCTAATACAAAATCTTCAACTTTAACTTTCAACTCTTTACCACAGACAAAACATTTTGCAGTTAAAAGTTCATTTCCCTTTTGTAAATAACCGATCCAAAATCCTATAGACCATGAAACAGAATGAAAGGAATGACAATCATCACAAGACATAATAATTGGATCAGTTTCTATAACACTATACTTCTCAGAAAAACAATCTGGACATTTCATTTCTTTAACCTTTTCAATAATCTATCCAGCATGACAAGATCAATCTTTTTCATCATGCGATTTGCCATTTTTTCAGATCCACCACCTGCTTTAGTCCAAGCCCATAACATAATAGAAGGATCTTTACCAATTGAATCATCCAACTGTTTACGATGTTTGTCACAAAGATTTGCCCATTGCTCACCATCTTTGGCAATTTGTGGATTTGTTGCTTTTTCTTTACAATCTTTCCAAGTACATTGCATTAAACTACCTCTAAGAATTTTCTTCTAGAATGGAAGAGTCAATAACAATGATAGTATCTCCCTTTCTAAAAAATCTAGGATTATCAAGTTCTTCAGCTTTATTCAAAGCAGCCTGTGCAGCACTACTAGGACCTATAATCTTTGCAAGTCTTCGAACAAGTTTAATATTTAATTCAATCATCTTTTGGACAGGCATCATTAACCTCGTACTTTAAAACAGCGACTTTAAAACAGCGACTTTAAAACAGCGACTTTAATTTTATCGAAAATTCCTGTCTTCTTAGCTGAGATAAATTCTGTTAGATTTTCTGTATTTGGGAATGTCCCAGCAAAGGTCAGGGCTCTATCGTCTAGTGTGACCGACGCTGGAGGCTTGTATGTAGGAAACCAAAGATTTAATGGATCTCCACTCGGGCCGACTGGCCATCCATAATGAATAAACCATTTCTTCATAGCCTCAATACCACCTTCCTGATGTGAACGTGATGAAAATATATGAACATCGAATCTATAACTATAATCGGTTATTGCTTCGAATGCTCCCTCCATTGGAGGATCAGGAATAATATCTGCTCCCTTCCATCCACTTGTATAACTATGAATCACACCATCGAAATCTAAACATAGAATTGGTTTTCTTTTTTTCATTTCCTTCCTTATTCAAAAGGATTTCCACTAATTGGTCTTGGATTTTTAGAAATCACAATTAAATCTGAATCCTCCTCTTCGTCATGATATGGCTCCAGATCAGGATCTTCTTCCGGGTTTACATGATTATCAATGTACTGATGATTTCCAGTCATCTTTAAAACAAAATTTCCAATAGCCTCTGCTGGACTTATTATAGAATCTGCATACCAAGAGTGGAAATCATCAGTAGTTGGAGTATCCACACCAAACTTCTGAAAGAAATCCTGATCTATATCCACCACCCTAACTCGAAATCCTTTGAAAAGTCCATCCATGTACGAGTTTTTCTTCTCATCAACTCGAACAACTAAACCTTGAATATGGATATCCATTTTACTCCTCCTTTAATATTATTAGTAGAAAGAGGATTTTTAAAAGGTTGAAAATTCACTCTAGTAGTTTACAAGATTTGGATATTAAAAAGGAGAGTTTTCACTTCTTGCAGTATGGCTAAAAACCACGTCTTCTTTTGTCTTCTTGGAACTGCAATTTTCTTTGTAACTTTTGCCTTTGTGCAGCAGTCATTCCACCTCCTCCACCACCACTATCTATAGACGCAACTTTTCTCTGTACTCTTGGTTCTATCTTTTTAACAGCACGTTGTGCAGCCTTCTGCTGAAGTTCTTTTTGTTTCTTGAGTGCATCTCTTTGAAGATTTCTTTTTTCAACATTCCTAAAATAATCCTGAGTAATCCAAATATCTGTACCTTCTTTAGATTCCACCTTTCCCTGCTTTCTAGCTTGTGCTTGTCCCTTCCCTTGTGCAATTTTTCCACTTAAAGCTTCTGTAGACTCTGACTTTAGATTATTTGTAGAATTCTTCATATCAAATAAACCAATGATTTCAGTTTTTATGCCCATCTCTTCCATGATTTTACTCATAGCAAATAATGTGCTTCCCGTATCTAAATTATGATTTAAAATCCAAGCACTCTTCAGTCCTTGTTTCTCATCCAAACCAAGTTGAATTTCCATCATATCACGTTGATCTTTTAAAGCTGCTCTCTCTTCTGGACTTCCACGATCAAATTTCTGTTTTCCAGCTTTATCTACTCCACCAACACCCATAACCTGACGAAACATATTTTCAGCAGCTGGAACTCTGTATCTACTACTTCTCTGTCGCATGTTACTTTCAAATTTTTCTGCTTTATCTTTACTCCAAGGAATTACATCATCTTTATGAGCCCAACCTGCAATATTTTGAACTTTCGCATCCTTTGGATCTAACAAATCTGGATCAAATGCAATCTGTCGATGATCAGCTTCACCACTAACAATCTTCTGTGGACCTTCAAGTCCATCATAATGCTTTCCAGTCTTTTTATCTACAGCCATATGAACTCTTTCTGAAAGAGTCTTTGCAACCCTAATGTGTAAAGATTGAGAATCCTTCTGGCTTGACGATTCTCCTCTCTCTTTAGCTTCAGGTGTAAGGGTCTTTGGAGGAACTATAATAGCATCAGGCATTCCCCAACCTAAATCTTTAGCCATATTTAAAGTTAAAGCTGCATAAGCCTCCACCTCTTGATCTGTTGCTCCTCCGGCATTATGTCTTTTAAATACTTCTAAAGCACTTTCTTTAACACTTTCTCCAGTATCTAAAGTATGCTCATATCGATATACATGCTTCTGTGCTTTAGTTTTGTTAGTGACTTTGTCATGAACCTGTTTAGAAGTAACCCCTGATCTCCTTCCGGTAGGAGAAAAAACCTCTTTAGAGTAAGAAGATCCTGGTTTATAGGCCCAAGATTTACTAAATGTTTCAACATCAGGCTCTTCTTTTATCGATCTTCTAAAGTAATTGCCTTGTATTGGTCTAAGAGAATCAACAATCTTTGGAATATTTGCCTGCCCAATAAAATCTTTACTTGCTTGCTTTACAATATTATTTATACCAGAAGAACTAGCATCCCGAAGACCCTCTTTACCTTTATCAGCACCTCTTATTGTATTAATTTTAGATTTAAGATTTTTATTGACATCTACCCAATACTTTTGGACATGTCCAGAAGAGGTTGAAATCGGCGTAGGAATTAATCTAGATTTTCCAGATACTTTCTGAGAAATGGTGGGTGGTTCTGACTTTTCCCTTCGTGGTCTTCCTTGTTTTGGAGCTTTTGTTTCTGGTTTCCTTACTTTCTTAGTACCTTTCGAACGACCAACATTAGTTATTGGCTCCAGTACTTTGTAAAAGTCTATATTTCCTAGCAATCTCTTCTAGCTCCTTCTGGTCTTTCTCTGTTCCAAGAACTTCAAAGGTGGAATGTAACCCAAAATTATCTGTAACGTATCTGTAAACGTTATAACAGCTTTCTAAAGAATCTTTCGTTGCCCAGACATGAAAACTTAACAAAGATGGATTCAAGTCAAAATCTTTTATGTCATCCACATAGGACAATTTTACATTATCTAATTGATCTACAAAATCATGTAACTGATATAGACTTGGGGTAAAGATATCAAAATGTCCATCTTTCATTTCTGGATAAGTTTCTATTACAGAAACAAGAATATCTGTTAGCCTTCCATATATTCTATCTTCAAATTCTTTAGGAAGATCTATCTGATGAATAAAAACTCCGATTGGGTAATGTAATTCATCTTTTCCAGTCATATCGTTCTGTAATCTATAGTAATCTGTCATTTTTGCTTCTCCTAGTTCAAGGTTTTAAAACAAATAACAAAGTAACATCTAAAGTTATTTTAGTATTAAAAATTAAAAAACTTCAATAATTTTTTGAATTTTAAAGAATTGACTTGACAGAATATCGAATCTCTCCATCAGAAAGTTTTCTGCCAAGAATTAAATAGGTGGGTAGTTCTTGTTCTTCTTCTAAATCAAGAAATTGGATAGATTGACCTGTGAAAATATACACCCCTTCCTCAAAATCCATAGACTCTTCAAGGAATCCTATCTGTCGAAAGATTTCTTTTTTATCAAATAAACTGGAATTATAAAGTGATTCTGAGATTCTGATTTTTCCTCTACCCATTTTATTCCTCAAATTGAAATTACTTTATTTGATGTTTTTAAGATTTAATTTAGAATCCTGTTCTCTTAAAAAATTGAAAATTTTCTTGTGTTCTTCCAAATCTCCTTCATAAGTTCCTGTTCCATACATTGTTGGATCGAGACCAGGTTGAGGATCTTTTATCCAATCTGGAAGCAATTGAACTATCCTTTTTACCATTTCCTTTTTCACTTTAATCTAATCCATTTCTTTGCTGTAGAAATTGTATTCATTCCATTTCCATCTTTCACTACCCATTCTCCAGTTAAGGATTGCTTTTCTATTCTTTTCCAAAGTTTATGTTCACCGTTTTCTAATCTAACCAAAGCCTCCATTACTTTATAACCTGGAAGATAATCATCTATTGAAATCCAATCTAAAGACATTGCTTTTCTCCTTCCAAATTTAATATCTTCTTGAATTATTCGTTTTGGAGGCGGTGGAGGAACTCTCGGCGAGCTCAAGTTAATGGGTTTTTTATATGGGGCAATTTCAAATCACTTTTCTTCCATTTAAACATTGGAACCTAAACCCCATCTAGTAAAAGAAATGAACCATCTTCTGGATACTCAGTATAATAAACATATAATCCAGGACCAGAATGACTTAGTTCACCTTCTTTAACTTCCACCACTGTCACTTCTGTTTCTTCATCTCCACCGAAAAATTCCAGAAGAGCTTTTGCTTGTTTGTAGGTGAAGTCCATCTACACTTCTCCTTCATAATCTAAACCATAGATTCTATCGCAAAGTATTAAAGATTTACTAGCATCCTTTGACACACCATTTATACCGAAAAGCGTACATTTACTGGAAGTCTCTTCAGAATCCCCATGTTTCCAGAAATCACAGTCTGTCCAACCCATTCCATCGTAACAATGACCTGAAGTTTTAATAACCTTCACTCTCTATCTCCTTAACTACTACAACTTTAGAACCCAGTAAATTCAGGCAATTCGTTAAATTCACTCTCTGTCATGAATACGGGTTCAAAAACAGGCATATCACAACCACATTCCCTAGAAGCATTTATTTCATCAATCATTTGATCTGGTTCAATCACAACTGATTTACCAGGAATACTTTTAACATCTTCGTACATTTTGTAATATAATTTTTCCATCTTACAATCTCAATATGTTTCAAATCTTCACTCAAGAAGTTTGTCAATCAAAGCCATGCGTTCCTGTTTTTTATCTGGATCTACCTGCCAATTTAAGGCTCCATTATCATCTGGTGGTAGAATAAAAGGTCCAGTTGTATAAATGTGAATTCCTTCCGGTCCCTTTACACTTTCATCCGTCCAACGAACTAATTTAAATCTCCATCTTGGATCTGGTCCACCATTCAACCAAGCTTCCAATTCTTTACATACTTCATAACGTTTGTCTGCATACACATAGTAATGAGGCTTTTCAAAATCATTCCTTGTCACTATATGAGTTCCACTTCCATACGTAATGGTTTCCCATCCAACCGGTGATATCCGAACCTTTATAAATTCTATTTTTGACCAATCGGGCTTATCACCAAAAGGTTTATACAAATCATCGTATATCTTTGCTTTGCAATCCATCTTATTAACAGATAATGAAGGCCAATAGTAATGCTTTCCTTCATCACCAACTGCTAGCCACATGATCATCTTTTCCATTATTTCTCCTTAAAATGTGAGGGGTGTGTTGTTACACCAAAGGCAACTGTCTTCTTTCATACAGTTCAATTTAACGCCACTCTTTAAAGGATTCCTACTTTTAAGGCCACCTTCCCCTCAATTAATGTTACTTTGGATGATACAATCTAGCATAAGTCATTCGATAATTTGGATCATTTTCAGATTCTGGAATATCTGACACTACCATGAAAAAATCATGTCCAGAAGAAGACAGAATTTTTTGATTCTTTTCAATTTCATCTCTTATACCACTTTCCCATGGCATTTTATCAATCTCAACTCTGCCACCAGAATACCATTTACCCGTATCTTTGTAGTAATCGACTTGCACCAACATTCTATTATTCCTCAAAAAATTTATCACCAAGAATCTTTTTAATTGCTTCAGATAAATCTGGTCTATCGTATCCCTTATTTCCATCAATACTTTTTAGTAAAACCTGCAGTAATCCTTTGTGTAATGTCTGAATATATAATTCGACAGCCTTTACTGCTTCTTCGAGGATCCTCTCTCTAATGTCTCCCCTTTTTAAATATTGTCGCATATCATTTATGGCTACCGAATTGATTTCATCTCGTAATACGTTTTGGAATTTGTAGTTACCAATAAGCTCTTCTACAGATTTTGAAATGATTTTTACCTTGGTCTCTTCATCCAATGAATTGACGACATCACTGGCAATTTTTTCCCTGATACCATCAGCAATCATACTTTCATCTATTTTCATTGTATCCCTCCATACTACTTAAACCACCAGAAACAAAAAGAAACTGTTTGTCTTCCAGAACCAAATGTATCAATAAGAGCAGTTCTCCATCCTTTTACTTTAACCACATGATCTCTTGCTCTTATCCGAAAATCATATAATTGTCTTTCATGGCTCAATCTATTCCACCAGATAAAAGTAAATAATGGTACCAGGAATCTTTGCATCTCTATTTGGCTCCTGTAAAATCCATAATCAGTGGATTGTCTTGTGGGATTAGATTGGCAGGAAGCTTGCCATCCCATTTCTTGGCCATTGTCAATTTTGCTTCAGCCAGCATTTGTGCAATTTTAACATCTATTTGTTTTTTACGATCTTCTGCCGCCGCAGCCCATTTACTTGCAGCTACAGCTTCTGCTTCTGCTATCTCAATATTCATAGCATTGGTCTTGGCCTGTGAAAGTCGTTGATTCTCCTTAATGGAAATATCCATTTCAGCAACAAAATTTTCATTAATCTTGTTTTGAATTTCTTTATCTTCATATACAAGACCTTCTGAAAGGCCGACATTGGAAATGGTCACTCCCATCTTCTTGAAGTAGTCCACTGTGTCTTTTTCGACTTTATCGATAATGTCATTTTTCTTGTCTCTGCCAACCTCAAGGGTATATTTGGCAAATTCTCTACTTAAAATGGCATTGACTCTTCCACGAACATTATTATCTACAATTGCTGAAAGTGATTTTCCTGCATACTTATAAAGAAATAAAGCTGCATCTTCTTCAAGAATCATAGCGGTAAGATTTACACCAACTCCAAACCCGATTGAATCAGATGATTCAACCCATAGGGCTTGATTTTTATTTGTTGATCCAGTTTTTGCATCACCCGTCCATTCTCGTGTAATGGGTGATCTATCAACCGTAATGATGTCTACAGTAGGAATCCATTCATACTCCCACCACCATCTCCCAGTACTAATTTCACGAAGGGGCAGATAAATTCGTTTGGTAGCGACCTTTTGTTGATTGAGGAATTCAACGGACATAAATGCTTTTTGGCCTGCTTTGGTTACTCCTTCAACTGGAATGACAAAAGCTGTCTCATTTGGTTTGATTGTTTTGAATCTGTCTGTTTTTGCAGGTCCACAAGCAGTAAGACCAAGCACCATCACCAATAATACCAGAATGATAAACTTCTTCATCGACATCAACATCTTTTACTACCTCCATTTTTTCATCAAGGGTTTAATCCAAATTAAAACAAGAATGACAACTCCTACCAAAATTACAGCAGCCGGAGATGAAGTATTAATCAACTTCTGTACCAAAGAATATTGAACAATTCCATCTTCAACTTGTGCAACTGCAACTGAAGCTGTGAACGAAGTTGAAAAAGCCCACCACAAAATTTGAAACAATAACACAAATGCCACTATAACAGTGGAAAAAATTATTCTTAACATGACTATCCTCCTCACAATTTTTCTATATTTGCCGTATTAGGATTAATTTGAAAATGCTCATTTTTCATTCCATAGATTTCCCATTCTTTACCTTTTGCCTTTGCTACAGTTGAGAAACCTTCAGACACCAAGAATTTTATTAATTCTTGTGCTTTATCGTAAGTGAACTCAGCTTTGATTGATACCCATTGCATGATTCGCTCCTAAGCAAGTATACTACACAATTTAGTAAATGATACTGGATAAAAATTATTTTTATCCACACCCACATCATATTGCAATCCGATAGACTTCATACCTCCATGAGCGTGTCCATGAACTTGCCAACTCCCATGATAAGATCTGGGCCAATGCCGCATGGCATAATGACAGGCTACTATATACTGTCCTTCAATCTTCTTTTCCCACATGGTTACTAGTTTTTGAGTCCCTTTCAACCAGTAATCGTGACTCCCTCTTATAAAAATGTGGTTTCCATTTAGCTGTGAAATGTAACGCTTAGCAATGGATGTATTTTTCAATGTAAAATCACCAACATGAACCACTGTATCGTTATTGCCAACCATTTGATTATTTCTATCAATAATGGTTCTATCCATTTCTTCGATAGATAAAAATGGGCGGTCACAAAATCTGATTATGTTCTTGTGTCCATAATGCTCATCTGCCGTAAAAAAGTACATCTATGACCTTCCTTTTTTAGAATTGTAATGGATTTCTCCTTCACTCTCTGTTCCATCCCGTTCAATCCAGTTTATTGCATCACAAAAAGAGCAATGTCCATCAATTTCATCTTTTTTTGCTACTGTATCATAACAATCTCCGCAGATATAGGGGAAGACTTTTATATTACAATTGGAATGAATTCTTTTAATCTCGAAACCCTCTGCCATTTCTTCATCTTCATTCCAACAAGAATTTATAGCAGCTTCTTTAGCTCCATCCATAGTACTAAAGTGACCACGAACAGGTCTAAAAGTTACTTCGTAAATTCCATCTTCTATACAAGTACCAGAATATTTCTTCTTTGGAGGCTTTGGAACAGAAAGGCCACAATTGGGACAATAATTTACTGCAGGATTTAGGGTCTCTCCACATTTTTTACATACAATGTATTGAATTGTGTTTTCCATAAGTTACTCCTTCTCATATTTTCTTTTGAGCGCTGCCAATAAACCCTTTTCTGCATGTATCACATCGGCTTGCATATTTCTATGTTCTTTCATTTTATCTGCAACTGTTCTTTCAACAATTTTGTCGACACATTTAGAACATTTAAGAAAATCTGAAGGTTTTCCACAGCTATCACAATAATAAGGATCGCAATTTGTACAAAGAACTTCAGATTCACTGACAAGCATTCCACAATTGGAACATACTGGAGTATGTACTTTTAAGAATAAATCATCAAGAGCTAAATCAAGTTGTTTATTTTTAGTAGCAGCTGGAAATATCTCTTCAAATACTTCTAGACTTTTTTTGAAATATGCCTTAAATTCTTTCAGTTCCATTTTACTTTTTTCCAACTTCCACTTCTTCTAATTTCTTCTTTGCTTGTTCACGAAATTTTTCTTCTTTATCAGATTCATACCAAGAAGGATAAGTGCCATGTTCGTCTAGAAGTTGCATAATAGCATTTTCTTCTTTTCCAAACAGTTCTTTAAATTTTTCTTTGGAGTATGCTGCAGCATCTTCACCACCGACACCAACAAATAGAAAACAATTACTAATGGATTCTATGTATCGAGCGTAAATAGCTTCCCTTATTAGATTAACCCCTTTTTGATAAGCGGATTTTTCTATGCTATCATAACTGAAGAATTTACTGCCAAACCTTTCTAGGGCTTTAATAACATTGAGCATATCAGACATATTTTTAGCAACATTTACGCAATTCTTTTCAGCTTCTTTAACGAAGTCGTTCATTTTTTACTTCCTTTCTTTCTGTTCTGTTTAGATTACATCCCGGACTATCTCTTGGTACGTTACAACCTTGTGGTTCTTTGTACCATCCACAATCAGGACAATTTCCATAACCATATTCTGTTTCAGAATCTGTTTCAGAATTTATAGGATCATAAATCCAATCTCCTTCCTCAGATTCTATAATATCGAGATAGCTTGCGTCCCAAGGACGAGATTTGATATTGTACCTTTTTCCCTTTTCAGGTATTGTATCCATCTTATTCCTTTCATACATTATTAGTATTTTTTAAACAATTCGCATTGGTTTATTTTCATAATGCAGAAAATGCTTATTATCTAATTTAAAATCATCATGATAATGGCCAAAATGCCATTGTTTAAATTGCACATTCCTTTCTATCCAGTCTAAGAAGGACCGTAATGCCCTTTCAGCATCTCTTTTATATCCTAGGTCGGCTCTTTGCATTAACATCTCAAATGCAAGATTTGAGCAAGCATGTGTGAGGATAAAATCGACACAATTATCAAAATTTTTCAATTTATCAATAGCTTTATCCATTTCTCGATAATTTGGAATCTCTTGATACCACCAACTAATCCTGGTTAATCTTCTATTTTTATCAATGGATTCCCCACCTCCAAAGGTAAAGACCTTTCGATTATCTATTTTGTATACATTTCCTCTTTTTAAATAGTATATAGAATCGGATATTTGTTTGACAGTCGATCCAAATTTTGGTACATTGCCAAACTCATCTGAGAATAGACGATCAAAGTTTTCATGGTTACCATCTATGAATAAAGTGGTCCATGATTTTTGATTATACCATTCAATTAATCTTTTTTCTCTTGGGGAGGATATAGCATCCCAGATTAGTCCCATGTCTCCAAGAACTATTAAATAATCATCTTTGGAAAGAAGTTTTCCTTCAGGCCAATTTTTGGAAGACAGTTTATCTTTGTCTTTAAATTCGTGAACGTCACCACAAACGTAGATCATAAGTCACCTCTAGTACTAATTTTAGTAGATTGTAATGAAATATAGTAGAGTTATATTTGGAAGGATTGCTAATACATCTTCTATCGATTATGCAGATCGCTGTTTATCTATACTGTCTGTAGCCCTGTACTGATTATTATTGCGAGAACGTCTAACTATTGAAACAAATATGCTGATTCCGGATAGTAATGTTCCAACCAAACCCATTGCCATAGCGATCAACGCCTGAGTTTGAGTTGCTTTCCCTTCAAGTTCTGCTCTGGACAACAACAGGCTTTTAATGTCGTCCGTGTTCCGTTTATTAATTTCATCCCTCTGTGCCAGAGTTGCTTTGAATGTTGTTTGTGTAACTGTACCTGAAATCTGATCCCTGAGTCGGGCTATATCTGCTCCGTACTGCGTTCCCCTTGCAGCATACTCATCTTTGTTTACAAATTGAACCGCCTGATCTTTAAGTGCGGATCTGAATTCATTCATTCCATCCAAACGTTTTTCCATAGCCACTCTTGCATTATCAGTTGCTTCCTTGACGGCATAGAATCGAATGTCCATTCCTTCTTTAACCAATTCAGTGGACTTGGTTATAGAGTCTGACCTAAGTTTTATTTCATCTTGCAGTTCTTTAAATCTTGCATCAACGTACTGCTTCCATGTGATTGTGTTGTAGTCTTTGATCAAATCCTTGACTTCTGTTCTGGTCATATAATTCTGAGAAGTTGGTTCAGTGCAATAAACAGTCAAAGGGAAAAGTAAAACAATTAGAATCAACGAAAATTTAAATTTAGACATAATATTTACCTCACAAACCTCATAAAAAAAGGTTCTAGTTTCTTCCATTTTTCCCATAAAGTCCAGCCAACCGCCATAAGGAAACTGAACGGGATAGCAATAGTCATCATAATGGATACAGCCGGAGAAACTACTAAATCTTTAATATCTTGATCCATCTAAAATTACTTTTTCATTTCCCTTTGAATCTGCATTAACTTATCCATTATTCTATCGGTATCTTGCTTTTGTGTTTTCTTCATTTCTTTTAGATCGGAACTGATGCTATCTTGTAATCTTTCTATATGTTCTTTGTTTTCTTGAATCCTCTCTTTATTCTGATTTGCACAATAAGCAGAATCTGTAGCCCAAATTCCCCAACCCAAAAGACCGCCTAGTAAAACGGCTATCAAGGTATTTATGATTACTTTAATACTCAAAATATTTTTCATAATCAAATCCTCCCTTCATTCAATGTTTTAGATTTGGAGAATTAACAAAAAACCTCTCATTAAAATTGTATTAATGAGAGGTTTTATTCTATTAAATTACGCTGTTATTTAGATTACAAAGTCATCCTTTTCGAACTTCTGTTGCTCACGAATTCCCCTAGCAGAAGTTACCAAAGAAGCATATTGAACATCTGAATCCTTGGTTACCACCTGTCCAATAAATTGCTTATTAGTTACAGTCTGAACTTTGTAACCATCTGCAATCTCTTCCGATGTACAGGTAAATTTATCATTCACGAACTTCCGAATGACGTCTTTAACCTTTTCATCTTCAGCTTCTTGAGTCCGAACTAATTCCTTTTGCAATGATTTCATGTCTTTCACATTGGTTTGCAAAGCAACTCGGGTTCTTGGAATAGGAGCATCCTCTCCAAATTGTTTCTGGTACTGAAGCACTAATGAACCATAAGATTCTCGAATCAAAGGTTTCCAAATGGACCGGAAGTAACTGTAATTTGGGGTAAGTTCGATCCCCATCACATAGCCATTCATTAAGATAATGGCACCGACTTGATTTGGAACCACTTCAAACTGCGCAACAAAACTATCCAGGTCGTCCTTAAAATGATCTAAATAAACTTCCAAGTGTCCGGTTATCCGGACACCCAAAGAATTATTGAATTCTCGAATTGGCGCCCAAAGTTTTGAATACTCCTTCTTGTTACGTGTTAGAATTCCGGCTTCTCTCAAAGACCAAGGAAGAATAGTAAATTCATGTTCTCCCCTAGAAATTAATCCACCTTGAGTTTCCTGAATGCAAGCACCGTAGTCTATGCTCTCCAAAGCCTTGGATCTCAGAATCTTGGCTTTTGGGGTGGCATGATTCTGTGCTCTCTGTTTGGTCAATACTCCAGTACCGAAAGGAACAATTCCAATTTTATCGGTTGGATTTTCCATATCCATTTCACCATAATTTCTGGTACCGATAAGAATCTTGGTTGGATCACATACATTTTCATTCACATCCTCTGGTTCCCGAAGGACAGGAATGATAGACATGTACCCGACTTGCTGAATTTTTCCTGGTGTCGTTCCTTTTAAAATTTCTCGAATGTTCATTACATTTCCTCCTTTCTAAAGCATTTCTTCTTCTGAGAATCTTTTCACAGCTCTATCACCTTGTCCAATCAACTTAATGGCACTGTTAACAATGTTGGAAAGTGCTCGAACTGGATCCGTTTCCAACATTGGAATTAACATATTGGAAACCAAAGACTCTGGTTTGGAAGCAGGTATTACAATCATCGATTCACTTAATGAACGCAAACCCTTTCCGGTCTCAGATGCAACCACAGGGTTAATCTGGTAAATTGGTCTTTTAAAACCAACACGCTCAAACGCCATAAGGATTTCATTAACCCTTCCACTTGGCTGATTTTCATAACCATCGGAGATTATAAAAATGGCGTCTGGATCTTTCATGGCCAAGTTAACCAAACCAGTAGCAAGGTCTGTTCCTCCCCTTGGCTTATGGAAATTCAGTTTGGTTCCGGTTGCATATTCAATATCACATTTATCAGCAGTTTTTCTCAGAACATCTCTGATAGCAAATGTGATAGCCATTGGTCGTAACTTTTGAGTGTCATGACCAGACATGCTATGTGAATCGTCCACCAAAATTCCAAGTCGTTTGAATGAATATGGAAAACTTGCTGCAATCTTTTCCGCCTTCACTTTTAAGGCTTTGGCAACAGCATCAGTCATTCCCATTTCAAAAGCATAAATGTAAAGGTCGACGGTATTGGACTTCATTGGATCAAACTTAACCTCTACACCAGCTTTCTGAGCTTTCTTCTGAACCTGACGTTTCTGCTTATTCGTCATGGTCTTTTTAGTCAGCTCAAGAATAGCTTCCTGAGGAACCTCTTTATGGTAAGTTGATCTGATTCCTTCCAAAACCTCCATTGGAAGACCCTTACCTTTTTTGAGATCTTTCTTGGCGTCATTAAACGCTTTGAAAAGTTTTGATTCCGATTCGCCGATTGGACATCCCAGAATAAACCGTAGACTGTCCAAAACCAGAACATGTCTTTCCGCTAAATCTACATACTGCAAAATGAAGTCCTTGACGATTGCGAATCCATCGGCAGTCATCCTGTCCTGAGAAAGAATTGATTTCAAAATTCCGGTTCTTCTCTTTCCCAAGGCATGTTCAAGGGCTTTCCGCATTTTGTTTCTGTATTTAACAGCCCACCAATCAATGCCTTTAGCATTCAACAGGGTCTCAAGGATAATCCTTTTCTTCGCCCTTGAGTTGTTAATTCGATTTTCTCGAATATCGGAAAACAAATTTAACATCCTGTTTGCAGGAAGATTAGCAACCAATTTCTTCAATATAAAGGTTTCAACGTCCTGAGTCAGGGCAGACTTGTTATGCTGTTCCCATGTATTTCCAAGCATTGCCATTGTGGCTCGTTGTATGGAATAGTCCGTTACCCCTGGCATACAATGAACAGCCGCATAGACCCCACGGTCCTTTGAGAAGATCTCATGATGGACTTTCTTTTCCATCTCTTCCTTCTCCTCTTTGGTATTGTAATGAGTTGCTCTACCTGTGTTCACACCGGCCAAATTCATAAGGGAGATAACTTTCTTTCCAAAGTCCTTCATCTCCTTCTCAGGAATGTGGTCAAAATGTAAAACTTCAGGTAAATTCCGCGTTACTAGTTCGTTTCTCATTGTGCATCCTCCTTTCTTTGGTTAAAGTTCCGTTTCAATTACTGTTACTTCCACTGGAACAGCTTCCAGAGGAATATCTCTAAAATCCTTGATTTTACTTTTTACTTCTTTTGGAAGTTGGGAAATAGAAAAACCATAATCTCTAAAAGAAGAGGTTGCTGTTCTTTCAGAATTGTAAAACAAAATTCTTTTCCTATCTTTCTTGTTATCAACAGCAACAAGATAACGTTCTCTTGGATTTCCCTTCGCAATTATTTTCCTATCCTTGGACATAACGATCCACTTTTTTTCTTTGCTTGTAAACATAAGACCGCTTCTCAACATTGTCTTTCTCCTTCGTAAAGGTTCTTGAATTTCTCTTCAAATTGAATTTTTTGAATTTCATCTCTGGCATTCAAAAGACAATGACCAATTTCAGCAGCAGCAGCATTAAAAGCCTCACGTTCTGTTGCTCCAGTAAATCTGGCAATACCATCAGTAACGGGGGTTTGATAATTAATTTCACCGATCCATTCATTTGTACTCTTTCGAAACCAAGTATGAACATTAAGTTCTGTCTGTAAAATTGGCTTTTCTATAGAATCTTGTTGCTTTAACCTATTCTCCAATTCTTGTTTTAATTTAGAAATTGAATTTCGATTTTTCAAGCAAGAGTCACAAAGAGTAGGACTTCCAGGCTTTGAAGCACATTCTGGACATTCAACAAATTCCAAATCTTCCATTTTAGCCTCCAGAAATATCAGAATTTTCACGATCAATACTTTCACTTCCGATCAATTCAATCCGAATAATCTGATTACAAATTATTGATCCATCATTCTGAAGTGTAGAAATGATATCGTAACCAGATCGAATGAAAACTCTTGAACTGTAACCATCAAAAGTTAGTATCTTATAAATGTTCATCCTAAATCTCCTCTCTTTCATTCGAAAAAAAAACCGTGACAACCAAATTTAAATAAAAAGGGCCATCACGGTTTGTTTAAAAAATTTGAGAAATATTTAGCAGTTATGTTGTATATAAGTGCTCTACCAGTTGAGCTAACTCCCCATAAAATTGGCGGGGAGTGCAGGATTCGAACCTACGACCTCTCGCATATGCAGCGAAAAATACTGTAATAGCTGCCAAGCTTCTCAAATATTATAAACCAAAGGTTGGATAAAAGTTATTTCATAATTTGAGCTCTACCAATTGAGCCAACCCCCCATAAGATTTGGTGGAGGGTATGGGATTCGAACCCACATCTTCTGCTTACTAGGCAAAATTTTCTGTAATAACTTTTTAGCCCTCTAGTTTTATTTACATCTCAAAGAACAAAATTTATTCTTTCAAAATAAGCTAGAAGAAGGTTACAAGATGTGTAAAATGTATTGCTTGATCCATAGTCAAGTGCCTGTACCAATTCGGCTACCTGGCCATAAATGTGGTGGCCAGGGAAGGGCTCGAACCTCCATATTTCTGTAACACCTTCTGAGCCTTCTAGCTTATTTTCAAAGAACAAAATTTTCAACTACAATATATTATTAGTATATTTTTATGCTTTTAGAATTTAAAATTTTGAGAAATTTTTAAATAGTCATTTCTTTGTAATTTTTACACCTGCTCTACCAATTGAGCTAACCCCCGTCAAATTTGGTCGGGGGTGGAGGACTTGAACCTCCAACCAAGCGTTCCGTATTATACTCTGTAATAACTATTGAGCTTCTCAAAATTTTAAATTTTTTAGGAATAGAATAGACGAAAGTAATATTTTGTAGATATGGGAATTGAACCCACAACATTCAACTTTTGAGGTTGATGCTCTATCCAATTGAGCTAATCTGTAATCACTTACAAGCTCTATTCCTAAAATATTAGAATTAAAGGATGGGAAAAAGGTTGATTATTAAATTCTTGATTATCAGTCAAGTGCCTTAACCAATTAGGCTATTTTCCAAATTTTTGGCTGGAAAAATGGGGATCGAACCCATGGTATTCTGAACAACCTTTCAAGCCCTTTAATTTTAAGCTATTCATTTGAAAAAGAACAAAATTTTAACTACAATGTATTATTAGTATATTTTAGAAGTTTGTCAAGAGAAATTTTTAAATTTTTGAATCACAATCATCAATGTCGGGCAGAATTAAACTGAGTACGCATGGTGAAAGACACTGCTCCATTTCCAGAACGGTGTTGAAAAACCATCGTTATTCCAGGTAGGGGTCTTCTAATCGGAGGTCTTATAGCTAATTTTTCAACAATCTCTACCATATGATTGATTAACTGCATTCTAGAAGAATTTACATCCCCAGAAATATCTGGATGATATTTCTTGGCAAGTTGTCTTCTTTTCTTCCGAACATCAGATTTAAAAAGATCCAAGTTCTTCGATGCCAATCTAAAATCTCTGCATTTAGAAACAGAATCGAAAGAATCAGGTGACATTTCAAGATTAGAAAGAACTTCTTTCATATTAACTCTTCCCAAAGTGTCCTCCTATTTTTTCTCTCTAAGATGCGGTGGTTTTCTAAATCTTATTGCATCAGCATTAGAACGATTGGACTTTGGAAGTTGCTGTTTAACTCTAGCAGGAATGTTATATTCGGCAACAGGCTTCCCAATCAATTTTCCATGTTCATATTCTTGGACAGGAATCCAATTCTTATAGATTTTTATTTCAGCATTTTCGGGAATTAACTCAAAATCATTTAGTTCTTTGTAGCTCATTCTAAGTCTCCTTCCTATTTATTGTCATTCATCCAATGAAGAAAAATACACTTGCCTTTAGATTTAATACAGGCAGATTTAGTTAAAGAACAAATTAAAGTTTCACCAACAGACCCAAGTATGCCAGGACAAGTTTCTATTTTGCGTTCAACATCTTCTGCTTCTAATACCGAATTTTTACTCATATGACATACTCCTTCAATTTCGATTTTACAATTTACCCCAATATTCTTCTGGCATTTCAAGAGCCATCTTTAAAGCACCTTCAGCACCTGCAAATTCCGCATCTTGAACAGTTATAACATTCCCACCTCCATAAGGGATTAGACCTTTCTCAATCTCTCTGTCAATACCTTTTAATCTGGAACCACCTCCAGCAACAATGATATTGTTTCTTAGTTTTTCTTGAAACTCTGGATCAAAATCGGAAATCAATTTTTCAACAGCCTCACAAATTGGAGCTGTAAATTTAAGACAAGCCTCATACATTTGTGAAGTTATATCATATGTCTTTGGCTTACCACCTTCTCTGAAAGTGTGTTTGATTTGCTCAGAAACCGTAACAAAACCATACTTTTCTTTTAGTTTCTTTACAATGTTGTTTGTCAGTTGTACTTCTGGATGATTTTTCAAAATTGCTTCTTTCAATGTTTCGTCTAAAAAGTTACCAGCAGTTGTTAAAGTGATTTGATCCTTCTCTTCTGGAAAAGAACCATAAATCCTTACTAAATCTACTGTTCCAGCACCACAGTCAATCATTAAAACTTCGTCAAAACGATCCAGTCCATAAGCTACTGCAAAAGGTTCAGATACAATCAAGGTCTTGGAAACTAAATCATTTCCAATTTTAAGAATGTCGGCTTTATTTTCAACTCCTGCTTGTGCAGGAACTCCAATAGCAACCATTAGATTATCGTCATCTTTTTTATCTGGTATGGCATAAGCTAATAGATTCTTCAAAATTAACTTAACTGTATCCATAGCCAAAGAATCGTCTTTGTTAATAACACCATTGCTCAATGGCCAAACCATATTTAAAGAAAGTCTATTTTCAATAGCATCTTTTCCAAGAAGGTAATTAGCCCCAAATCTCTTACTTGATATAAGGTCTTTAGCATAACCAACCACCGAATCCGTCGTGTATCGTATCCCTGTTGATGTTGCAATACTAGTTCTACTTGTTCCCAAATCAATACCACAATAGTAAGTTGTTCCCATTTTATATAGCCTCAATTTGTTTTCGTAAGTCCAAATTTTCTTTCAAAACTCTTTCAAACACTTTCAATTTACCTACATTTTTAGTCTCTTCAGCTGTCAAGTTCATAAACTTGCTAACCAATGGAAGATCACCAAATACATTAAGTCTGTTTCTAGCCCTATCTCTGGATGCAGCAAGTTTTCGTAGTCCAGTTTGCAAAGCTTCGATTCTCTTCAACAAAATAATCTCAGTAGAATCTATGGATTTAAAAGAAGAGTCCTTTTTAGTACAAATAGGACAAAGTTGTGGAAAATATGCTATCTTCATGATTATGTGTCACCTTCCAAATTTTTAGTATTATTCCTCTGAATCAACTCGAATTAGAAGACCTCCATGTTTCGGACAATAGGGATCTGGAACCCATCCTTCCTCCTTAACTGGAGGTTCTTTACAACATTCATAAATCCATTTTGTTTCTTTCTTTTCCTCTTCTGCAAAGAACTTTTTTATCTTATCAACCACATCAAGAATAGAAACACTAAATTGAAATGTATTTCCATCAATCCCATTTACATGCATAAATTCATTCCAGGCCTCGTTAGCAGATTCATCCAAATGTAAATCTTTTTCAATTTCGTCGTTGGTAGACATGACAATTCCCTGTTATTACTAAAATTTGATAATAAATAATGTTTTGCGATTCATAGGGGAAATAGAATGCTTGTTACCTGTCTAACAGAAAAGAATTTTGGATATACATTAGAAGAATGGCAAAATGCAGCAGATACATTAGGATATGAAACAGTATCAGATATGATTTATTGTCTGTATGAAGAAGAAGGTTGGGGAGTACGTAGTTTTTCAAAGAAACTGGGTTTTTCATTAGACACTAATAAAATGGACGCTTTGGGTGTTACAAGAAAAACAAGTGGTGGTGCAAACTTTATAAAAAATACCAAAGGAATATTTAGAATACTTGGTCCTGATAAAAAAGAGAGAATATTCATTTCCAAAAGTATAAAGGAAAATAAATTCTCAAACGTTCGATGTAGACATTGTGGAAAAGTTCTAATTACTGAGTGGAAAGAAAATTTAGACTGTAGAAAAATTATAAAGAAACATCATTGTTTCGGTTATATAGGTTATACAAATAAATGTCATTGTATAGATCCAAAAATTGTTCACAACAATAAAATTCTATGTAAAATTGCTAATAAACATGGATATGAAACTTTTTCAGATCTTCTTTATTGTGAATACGTGGAAAACAAAAGAGTTCCAGAACAAATTGGTCTAAAAATTGGAATAGAAGCAAATGAGATAGAACTGAATATAAGAAAATGTGGAATAATCTTATGGCACAAACAAATAAGAAAAAAGGTTAATATAAGTGGAAGATTCAGAATGATATGTGTGGATGGAAAACGTAGAAATTTTCGATCTAGGATTGTAAGTGAAACCCAGTATAAAGGTCTCTATTGCATGCACTGCAAAAAAGAGTTAATTCGTAAAATCAATTGTGATGAGAGAGAGGCTATCAACAAAATTCTAAAAAATCATGTCTGTAACTTAGGCCATACATCTGCCAGAGTTCCCAAACCTTTCTTCTCTGGAACATGATCCTTTTTATTTGTAACTTCGTCTTCGACAATTCCTCTCTTCTTTAACTTTCTCTTTTTGGAATTCTTTTTAGAAACCAAAAATTCTTCAAGTTCTTTATTTTTCTTTTCTTCAATTCTTCTTTCTTTATTCCTGTTAATAGTTCTAGGCTTCACAAAAATTCCCTTTTCAAAAAGTTGTAAATGATAATCATCCTTCGATAATTTGTTCTTGTTCGTTATCTGGTTTGACTTCTTGTGTACTAGTTGGTGGTTTAACTGGAGGATTATATGCTCCAATGTCTCCAGCAACATTCAAATAAGTATCCGAAAATTTGTCTGGAATTTGAATTTCTAAAGTCCAACCAAAAATGGAACAAATTTCCTTCAAGAGAGATGCAAGTTCATCAATCGTCAACTTCTTATCTTGAAGTGCTTTTGGAATTGAAGAAATCAAAATCTTTAAAACGGCACCACCAGCAAAAATGTACTTTAACCAAGTAGGCATGAGAACCCTCCAAAATTAGGATTTATGAAATTCTATCTTTCTCTCTTATCTATTTCCTTATATCCACAAGCCCTGCAGATTTTGATAGTAGCAGATCAAGTATTTCTGATGGATAAACTAGAATGGCATTTAGGACATTCATTTCTAGTGTAAGTTACAGCTCTTTTCAACTCAACCTCCTCAGGAATTTAAACAAGGTTTTTTAAACTATCACACAAAACAAATAAACGAAGTAATCAAAAAGTTAAAACTTAGATTTTCCACCTTTAGAAATAATTGGAAAGTAGAATAAAGGATTAAAAATTTCCTTACATATAAGAAAAGCAGAAGTTACAAATCTATAGAATTACAATTTTTTCATATAGAAAATAATAAAACCTCTAGAAATGAAAAGAAATTACAGGAAGTTTTTGTAGTCTAAAAAGATTTGTATCGAAGATTTCTATAGGAGGAATGAAAAGAATTTCCACAATAAGGAAAAAGAATTAGTAGATCCACCAGGGATATCCAGATACTCATTGAATGAAAAAGATTATTCTTCAGGGAGAGGAGGGGGAGGATTCATATCCTCTTCATCTCCCGAAACGTCAACTTCACTGATCGGAATTTCTTCCATGTCAACACTTAGAATTTCATCAATTCCTTCACCTTCCCAATGAAAAGCTTTCATAGTCTCTTCATGTTCCGGATCTACGACAATTCGAAAACTGTATCCTTGGTCACTTAGTTGTTTAATGTAGTCCAATAAACGTGCAATCCTTTGATCTTCATCGTAAGCAACCACTGTTATTTTTTCGACCATTGTATCTTCCTGTAGAGTCTCATCCATTGCAGAATCATCTGGAGGAAGATTTTCATCTACAGTTTGATCTGGTGGAGTGTCATCAGGATTTCTAAGGGCCTGTTCTTTAACTTTTGGAATCAATAGCTTTGTCAAAATTAGTACCTCCCTATATATTCATCAAATGAAAATCAAAAGCTTTATCTAACAAACCCAACTTCGTTTTTATGATAAAATTTTGATCTTCCGATAAAGAAGCGAAATTTATTTCAGAAAGAGTCTTGTTGAAATCCTTAATCGAAGACAAAAACTGAATTCTACTGTCATTACTATCTAAACTAGGTGGAATTCTTTCTAGAAAATCATCTAGTCTACTACACAAAGAATGAAAATCCATAATGTTCTGCTCCTTATCCCCTTTAAATCACCTTTAAGTTTTTAGAAAATAATCATTATTTACCACATTCCATCCTTCAAATAATTTCCTTTCGAATCAAAAACTGTTAGATAGCAATTAATTGTCTCTTCATTTTCAAATACATGATTAACATAAACTGTAATCCTGTATCTACAAGGTGGAGGATCCAATGGTCCAGGTGGAAGTATTGAACCCACAGGAGGTGGTGGAGGTGGTGATTGAGGAAATTCTTCTATCAAAAAAGAATCCTGTGATATTCCATAATTGTAATATAAAATCGTTCCAGAACTTCCAACTATTTTTAAAGTTAAATCATTTTTTTCTAAAGGATAAAATGACCAGATATCAAATCTAGGATTAACAATTTGTGGAATGTAATTCCAATTGAAATATTTTGGATACTTTAGTAACAATGGAGTATTAGTTAAAAGACCTTGAACGAATAAGAATCTGTTTGCACTATCTGGATAGTAATAATAGTGTCTTTCTGTAACTTCTCTTTTGGCATAATCTAGAATGATATACTTTTCTGAATATGTTTGTTGTTCAACTACATAAGAGGTCCATCTGGTAGAGTACGTTGTAAGGATGTAATTCTGCGTAGAATACCTTGTAGTGTAAAAAAGATAGAAGGGATCTTCTGTATATGCTGATCTTTCAGTAACAACATCTGCAGGAATATCCCACCGTAAGCATGTTAGTCTCTCGGTATACCCTATAGTTTGATCACCAACAACGATGACCCCTGTTTCTGTATTCATAAGAACTCCACAACAAAATCAATGTAAAGAAAAACATATGTTAGTATCGAATGTTTTAAAAGGATTTCAAGAATGGGCGTACCATCAATATTATTTGGCGATTCAGTTCCTGGAATTGGAGATTTACAAGATGATAGTTATTCACTTCCAGGAAGTGAAGATGCACAGATTTCAGACGTTTTAGGTAAAGTGGAACAGGTTATATCCGCCGCTACAAGTAACAATATCAATATAGCTGGTGAACATTGGGATACCTCGCAAATCAGCGAGAGAAATACTCAATATACCTATCATGAAGTTCTAGAAGATGAAGATGGAAAGGAATTTAAATTCAAATCTGATGTTGGCTCTGATGCAATTGGAAGAGACATGATAGATTCCGGTATATTAAAATTCAAAGCAACAGAGGAAATCATAAATTCCGGTGATGATAAATACATTTCTTTTCTATCTGATTGTTTGGGTGCACTAACTAGTGGTTCATCACTGGGAAGTGTGTATACATACAATGTACAAGAAAGGGATGTTGATATTCAACTTCCACTAATTTATCCAAGAGCAGATGCAGATACTAGATGGGAGCTAGTAATGGATGCTCCAAATTTAGATGCTGCAATAGTACAACCAGAAGATCCTTCACCAAAAACAAAATCTTATATGATAGGAAGCATTGGAAGAGGAGCAATTGGATTGGTGATACATTTACTAGCTGCAAACATACTATGTACTTGTAGCACAGCGGTAATAGCAGCGTTAACTTTCCTAAATGCAAACTTCTTCGGGACTATAGCGGCACATAGAATTGTAAATGATATGAAAACCGTTGACTTCGACGGAAACGTATGGGGTGAATGGTTAATGCTCAACAGAAGAACACAAATATTAGAATGGGCTATTAACACCATAAAACGACAAACAATGTCAAACATAGACCCTTACATATTAAAGAATATTGAAAGTCCAGAAGGTGCACAAAATTACACAGAACTAAAAATATTTTCAGAAACCATAAATGCGATCAAAGGAGCCCTATGTAATGCTCAATTTAATATTTCAACTAGAATGACAGCAGCAAATGTAACTAAATATTCAGCTGGTGGAACTTCAATAATGTTGGATTCAAAAAGTTATCGATTGACACAATCTGGAACGGTAGCAGTTCGAAACTCATCGAAGAGTGTAGTTCCAGCTGAAGGACATTTTAGGATGGCCAGAATGTTGCGAAGAAGAATTTCAGTAAAAGATGGGGAGATAGCAACAGCAGATGTATCTGGGGAATGGAATGATGGAGGTGATGGAGGTGGTGGAGGTGGTGGAGGTGGTGGAGGTCAAGTAGATGTTGGTGGAGGGGATCCAGGAGACGATGAAACAGGAAAGAATATGATAAATGCTTCTATTAGAACAAATCACTGGGATTCTGCTACAAAATTTAGCTCATGCTGTCCAACTAGTGTTATAACAAAATCAAAAAGTGTAACTTTCTATTATGAAGAAGGTGTTACCGGAGCAATAAGAGAAGGCATTGCTCTTCTACAGACACCAGGAGTTTTAACAGGTTCGGTTAAAGTACAAGGGTCTGGAATGGGAGAAATGACGTGGAGCTGGTTAGAATAGATTATAAAATCGAGGTATAATATGTTATCTGGAGTCTACATAGGAAGAAGTGATCAAGCTAGTTACGACCTAATATCAACAGGAGATTATTTAAATCCAATATCACCTGTTTTCAAATTAAAAGACACCAAAACTGTTGTGAAAGAAGAGGAGACTCTATTTCTAATAGTAAATGATATTGAATTAGAAATGATAAAAGTGGAAGTCAGGGGTGTAATGTCGATGGTTCGAGTTTTCCTCTCGTGGGATAGATTACAATGGACAACAACAATCCAGAAGAATGAGCAATTGAATGCAATAGGAACTTTAGTAAAAATTCCATTCTACATAAAAACTGTGGTTGATGATTTCCTGGAATATTTTGAAATATCTGGATCTAATTCATATAAACAATTCAAAATAAGATTGGCTTATGTCTGATTCTCTTTTCGAAAGAATCTTTTTATCCTAAGAGCTGTTCTTTCACCAAGAATAGAAGCAAGATCTTCCTCAGTAGCCTTTTTTAAATCCTCTGAAGTTTTATAGCCTTCATTGTATAACTTAGCTGCTCTTCTTGCACCGATATTTGGAATTCTTACTAAGTCTAACAACTCATAACCAACTCCATACTTCGTTCTTAATTCTAGAACGTCAAAAAGATTAGAAACAGTTAAATTTCTTCTGCTCCATCTGGCATACATTGAATCTATTAAAGATATAGCATTAGATGATCTTCCAATATCCTGTTTAATTGATCTAGAAATGGCTCCAATCAATGGATCACGTTGTCCCTCATTGCCTGATAAACAATCATAGAAAGCTATAACATTTGGAAGAACATTGACCAAAGGTACACCCGTCTTAGAAAGATTTACACCCCTTCCTCTAAGTATAGCAGTCCAAGAAGTTAAATAATCTTCAACAATGTTCTTTCGAGAGAATCCAGGATCATTACTCGGAATAGCTGACATTGCCCAAGAAACTGTGTAGTCATCCTCTAGAAGATTTGGATCAATTCGAATAAGATCATCGAAATTTTTAAACCAATGATAGACATCAAAAGGACTAAAATAAAAGAAGACACTGACCTTTCCAAGTCCAGTAAGAATTAATTTATTATCTTCAGAACGTGTTAACATTTTATATTCTAAAAGAGTGTTCAAAACTTCTTCTAGATCATCTTTTGTAAACTCTGCATTTTGCAAGTGAGCCAATGATCTTTCGTACCACACAAAAGCATCATTTGCTTGGTAAATATCTCCTACATGTACACCTCCAAGAATATGAAAGGCTAAGGCATCAATCCTTTTTAATCCAGATGTTATATCCTTTGGATTCTCTATTAGGGTTTTCCACTTAGATTCTTCCTGTTTTGGAACTAAGAAATAGACATCACCTTCTTTATCATATTGAGGACGACCTGCACGTCCAGCCATCTGAATTAAATCAAGCTCATCTATCTCACTAAGTCCACGATGTACTCCTACTGAAATCACGTTTCTAGCAGGAACATTCCTACCCCATGAAAGTGTAGGAGTACTTACTAAAACTCGTAATGTTCCATGAATGAAGGCATTTTCAATTTCTTGTCTCTCATTCAAATTCAAATCCGCATTATGAAAACGAATATCTTCCTTATGAAGTTTGGAAAAGGTATTCATCAGTAATCTTCCAGCATTTTTATCATGACAAAATACTAAAAATTTCTGATCCTTCTTAGAGGCAATTACTCTGACTGCTGCAGATATTTTTCTAGATTGTGTAGCTTTATAATTCATAAATCCGCTACCAAATCGAACCTCTTCGTAAGTGATATAATGCTTCGTTAGTTCAACTGGTCGCCAATGACTTGTAATAGATACTGTTTTCTTTTCATTCAAAATAGCTAACCAAAGACCTAATTCATTGACATTTGGCATCGTTGCTGAAAGGAAAACAACACGACAGGTTGGATTAACTTTGGTAAATCGCATAATTCCAACTTCCATTGGATGTCCTCTATCACCAGCCTGTCCAAGAATATGAACTTCATCAACTACTAAAAGACCAACTTCATAAAACCAGAAGTTCTTCTCTGCTTCAATCATCCTCGTACGACTATCCAGCATTTCAGAGGTCATCAGAATAATATCTGCAGCGGCTACTCTCTTCTGAAGAGCAGCAGTCATTTGATAATCACCTGTCATGATGACAATTTTATAACCAGAAAATGTCTTTTGCCAATCTTCATATTTTTCTTGAGTTAATGCTTTTAATGGGCTAAGATAAATCACTTTTCTTCCTTTAGCCAAAGTCGCAAACATTAACAATTCTGCACATATTGTTTTTCCAGAGCTTGTATTTCCTGCAACAACAACATTACAATCTTCTTTAATGTAAGGGAAAATTCTAGATTGTAATTTGTTAAAAGTATCATATGGATAAGGGTATCCATCTGTGGAAATTAATTCGATGTTATCTTCATTTTGAGTATCTTCCACTAATAAACTATTATCAACTAGTTCTTTTGTTCTAACAACTAGTTTTTCTTCTTTTTCTACCTCTTTTTCAATAGATTCATCTTCTTGACTAATGTAACGCTTTTGAAAATTTGGATCTTTTCTAAGGACCTGTTGCTCAATAGTAGTTCTTCCAGTTCCCTTTCCAATAATACAATTCAATTGGGCTGGAGATAAGAAATGTTTCTTCTCTAACTGATCTCGTAAAGAGGTTACAAAAGTACTACCATTATTTGAAGGACTAGAAAGTAAAGCTTTTATGTACTCGTAATCAACTACTTGAGTTTTGATAGCCCTTTTTCGAAGAACAGAAATTCTAGAAAGAATTCTTTCCCAAACAACACCAACCCTATTAACTCTAGTGGTTTTACCAATTGGACGATTTTCAATATCGTTCCATAAAATACATCGAATAGCATCTTTTCCAATATCTCTAGAATGATTGGTTCTAACATCCACAGAAGAAAAAATTCGAATTGTTATATCATCTTTATCAGTTTGAATTGAGTAGATATGCTCTTTCGAATAAGGAGTGTCTGCTGTGGACCATAAACCAGGGAAATTACTTTCCAGAAACCCTTCAAATTCTTCTTTAGTGAACATTGTGTACTCGGTCATTTTATCTCCTATTCTAATTTATGATTTATTTTAGTAGTTTTGCAAATAATTTTAGTATATTTCTTTCTTCTCTAGGAACATTATAAATATACGAGTATTAGTAGATGTGGAATATTTTTCTACGAGATAAAATTTTTGAAAAAAGAATGGAAGAACCCTCAACCTTTACATACCATATTATAAAGGCTATTAGCAAGAATGTCAAGTGTTCTCTAGTAAAGCTTCCAGAACTGAGGCTTATTTTCTACCTTGTGGAAGACTTTTCTTCCACTTCCACTTCCACATCAATTTCCACACGGAAGAATAATCGATAGAAAATGAAAGAAAATAGTCCCTTATTTCCAGAAGGTATGTCCCTTATTCTTCGTCTTCGGTGCGAAGCGCCGAGACGGGTGCAATTACGTAGTAATTGTACTAATAGTTACTATTTACTAGTTATTAGTTATTATATATATTATTCTTTGATATTCCTTGAATAGAAGCTTTAGCTTATATTCCTTCTTTGAATGTACTTATCTTTCTTTCAGCAGAAACCTAAAAATGCATTCCTCCGGAAAGTGGAAGGTGGAAGAGTGAAATCTAACGAAAGGATGATTGAAATCTACCAAGATTATGGCATTAAATTTTTCGAATTTTTTTTCAGTATGCGATATTAGAAACTCCCATAGATTCTATCAGAAATTTGGATTGTGTTGGACGAAAACTAAAAGTAAGATACTAAAACCTCTAAGGTCGCATGGGGAAGACCTGATAAAATTCAAAACTGATGATTAGCAGAGATCGAAAATGTCAAAAAGTATTGCTAGTATTCGAAGAATCGATAATAGAATTAGAAGATGTGAAGAAGTAAAAAGCGAGGATTGGAAGAAGATTGAATTTTTCATATCCAAGGTCTGGGAGTACAGAATAAAAGAAGATCCAAGATCCAGATTAAACCTTCCATTTCTTAGAAGAAATGACAGAAAAGAATTAAAAAATTTCAATAGATACCAGTGGAAAGATTTCGAAAAACATATAAAATCTAATAAAATCAGAAGAAAATTTGAATTGTTGCGAGAAGAAAATAGACTTGATAGAGCAAAAAAATCTGTTAAACTTGGTCGAGAAACATTAGCAATTGCAGGAAATATCGAATTACAGTTCCCACGAAATGTAGTGGAAGTTTTCGAGTACTGGCAAAAACTTCCACTAACGAAAAGAGTTCGAGTTCTACTAACAAAACCACTTAAAGGCCAGAGCAAAATTTTTCAATATGCAATTAAAGAAATTCAAACAAAACTGGAAAGAACATCTAAAGAAAAAATAATGGAGGTGATGAAAAAATATTCTGATCTGCTAAGCATTATGGAGAAAAAATCACCACCTGTTTATCGACAGTTTGGATTTTCAGTAGACCTAAGACAATTCTTCAAAATTTCACAGTACAACAGAGATCATATATCTGATAATGCACCTCACAAGGATGTTTCAAGTTGGTACGCAACCTGCAAAAAAGATACGGTCACTTCACTTTACTTTCGATACTCCCACATTGGTAGATTTGGAATAAAGCCTGAACACGAGAAATTATTCAATCTATTTCTAGGCTACTACTGGAAATGGTTTGTTCTTCCAAAGAAAAACAAGAAGATTAAGAAAAGGGCAGAAGATATTCTTGATGATCTTTCCAAATCTATACTAGAATTATTTGAAGATGGAACCATAAATCTGGAAGATTTTGATTTCTTTATTTTGACAAAAGTTAATTCAGGATTTTCAAATTACCTAGCTTACATTGAAACTTATCACAGAGAGCTTTTAAAAACAGATACTGATGATGCAGAAAGAGGTGTTCGAGCAGTTTTTAAAAGCCTTGAATGTGTTAGAAAAAATAGCAGATTATTAACTTTCCAACCAAGGGAATTAACTAACGACTGGACTTATGATAAATTCGAAAAATTACTAGAAACAGAAGAATCTTCTTTAGCAATTAAATACCAGATCAGAGAAAAACAAAAAGACGAACAACCAATCGTAACCAGAACTAGAAACTCAGTAGAATTTGCAAGAGAAGCTAGCAGACTGAATGATGAACTTTTCACACTACAAGAGAAGTTTCTAAAAGGAAAAATAACTTCTGAAGAAGCAAAAAGTGAATATGCCAGAATCACAAAGTTAATGGAAAATCCTCTTGGAGACAAACAGGATATTGAGGATGAAAAAGAAAAAGAAAAACGAATAAGAAGGGAAAAACTGGAAAGAAAAGTTAAAGAGAGGATGCAGGAAAAGAAAGTAGATTATGAAAGAAAATTACTGAAAGAGAAAAAGAAAGAAGCACAGATTTTAGAGGAAAGGAATCGCAGAAAAGAAAAGAAACTAAAAGAACTTGAAGAAAAACAGGCAGAAGAAGATCAAAAGATTATTAAAAATATTCCATCCCTTATGGAACCAGATGCAGTCCTTGATTCAAAACCAGATGATGGTTTTGAAAAGTACGTTGGTGACCTTCATGAAGAGGATGCAACCTCCGATCTAGAAGTAGATCCAATGATACTGTGGGAAGATCAAGTTTACGATACATTTCGTTTGAGGGATCCATGGAATAATGATTTTAGTTGGACTTTCTTCGACACTATTTCTGGTCAAGAAGTAAAATGTGAAGTTGTAGATGGCATAAGAAATGTTCCATTTCGAAAGACAGGATTAGGTCCACCAAGAGGTGTTAGAGTTTGGACTTGTCCAAATGGTTTGCTTTTTATTGATGGAGCCCCATTGCTCCGGACTGGAAGAGATACAGTTCGACTTGCCGATTTTCAAAATGGAATCTTTCAAAAACCAGAATACTATGCAAAGATACGACCTGATTCTTTCAAGATAACGAACGAAGAATTTACACATTTAGAAACAAATGTTTTGCATTGAAGTTAACCCCTCTCAAATCCCCCACATTGCTAATTTAGATTCACATGAATATAAAGTTATACAAATTCACATCAATCGCCTGTATGCCCTCAATGCTTTGTTGTACAGAGGTTCAAAAACCTAAATTAAAACTCTTATTTAGGATTGACAATGTCAAATAACATTTTTATCTCTAAGAATAGTTTTGAACCGTATCAAAAAATCCTCCCATCTATTTCTTATGAAAAAGATTTGAATATTACATTGAAAGATGGTTTTGTAACTGGAAAAGTATCTAATCTCCTATTTCTAGTGGTTATAAGGGGTACTTCTTATTCTAGAATTAAATTGTTTGTAAATCCCACTTCTGTCAGCGGGATTTTATTACAGATTAGTAAAGCAGATACCCTTGGGAATCCAATTGGATGGACAAATGAAATAATATATGATGATCTTGAATTTTCAAATCAATCTGACTTAGTAGTTCCATTCGTTTACAAATGGATTGTGTTAGATAATATATACAAAATCACAGCTCAAGATTGTCATTCAATTTTTGATATCTTTGTGGAGGAATGATGAACACAAACATTTTTCTATCTAATACTAATGTTGCTCCATATCAAATCTTAACCTCACTTAATCCAGAAGATACAACAATGGATATAAATTTTTCTGAAGATCCAGCTACAAAATCTAGTTCAGGAAGTATATACATGATTGTTAAATCTGGAAATTCCTTCGATAATGTGGAAGTTATAGTTGAAAACGAATTGCAGTCCGGAGCGTCTCTTTTTATAACCAAAGTTGATGAAGGTGGGTCTCCAATAGGTTGGAAGAAAAGACTTATTTTTGAAAATCTTGGTTCCTATGAAAGTACCCAAGATACTATAATAATGTTAAAATACAAATGGGAAGTGATAAATAATGAATTTGTTCTAAAATTACATTCCCCTAATGCTTTCGTAAATATCTATTCTTTCTAGGATTAAAATATGACAATTCTGAGAACAAAAGAAAAACTTGCTAAAGAAGTATCGGCTATTCTTAGAGAAGAAAATTGTGCAACCAGAAATTTGGAAGAATCTTTGATTGTTTTAAAATTTCAAGACGGACATATTCATAGAAGGCTTCCAAGTAGCAAAGAGGCTTTGAATGAAATGATTCAAGATGTTGTTTTAGAAGAAAATTTAAATCCAAGATTTTCTGCTGCAAGCTCTGAGGAACACAGATTAAATATTCGACCAATCGTTTTTAAAAATAGACAAGCCATAGGTGATATTCTTATGATGACTTGTGCTATCAGAGATTTTAAAGCTACCTTCCCAGATTGGCCTATCAATGTTTCCACTACAGCAATGCATATATGGGATAATAATCCTAATCTAGATAGATCAGTTACTTTAGATAATGCTGAGATTGTAGAAATTGGTCCATCTAGATTAACCAATGCCAGCAATAGAGATGATAGACATTTTGCTAATGCTTTTAGATTAAGCATTGAAGAAAAACTGGGTGTTTCTATACAACAAGGGGCAATTAAACCTGACATATGGATGACAGAAAAGGAAATAAGTGCACCTCCTCTGATACAACCACCTTATTGGATTATAGTTGCTGGAGAGAAAGGAGATTGGACAACCAAAACGTATCCTTTTTCAAGATATCAAGAATTTGTAAATAAATTTCCTGATCATACTTTCGTGCAAATAGGTGTATCTGGGGGTAGACATAAACACCCAATTCTTAAAGGTAACAATGTCATTAATTATGTTGGACAGACACAAGGAAGAGCTGATGGAATTAGAAAATTGTTTAAGCTATTCTATCATGCAGAAGGTTCCATTGGAATGATTAGCTTCCACATGCACCTTGCTCCAGCTTTTAACATGCCTTGTATTGTAATAGCTGGAGCAAGAGAACCAGCACGTTTTACCAGATATCCTGGACACCAATACTTAGCAACAGATGGTTGTCTACCATGTGCAACAACCAATGCTTGCTGGAGTTGTGATATAGACAAATCTTGTAAAAATGTGGTAACTAATGATAAAGGTGAAAAATTTCCCTTATGCGTTGATATTATCAGAGTAGAAGATTTATGCAATGCTTTCCAAAGATACTATGAAGGAAACAGATTGTTAGTAAACCAACCAAGAGTTCTCATTAAACCAAATATAGCTGCTCCAATAGCTTTTGAAGCGAATAAGGATGTAAATTTGGATGCAATTGCAGATCTTCCACAGAAAATGGGATTTGAAAAATGGGGAGGTTCTAGTATAACAGATAAAGACTGGATCTTTATGAAAAATGTTATTGAACAGAATAAGATTAAAACTGTTTTAGAATTTGGTGCAGGACTTTCTTCTTGTTTAATGAATCAAATGGGTCTGGATGTTACAACTTATGAATCTGCATCTCAATGGGTGACTAAGTTCAGACAAAAGTATCCAAAATTAAATATACATCAATGGGATGGGAAAACAGAAAAAGATGTGGACATGACCAAAACTTATGATTTAGGTTTTGTCGATGGTCCTGCTGGTGGATCTAATAGAGAGTGCTCAACAAAAATTGCTGCTAAATTATGCAAGCATATTATTATTCACGATGCTGGACGTGAATGGGAAACCAAATGGCAAGAAAAACATATCAGACCAGGATTTGCTCACAAAAGAAATGGTGGACATCGTTGTAAACTCTGGACTAGAAATATAGAAAACGAAGAACAAAAACCAACAGTAAAATCCAACAAACCTCTATTGAAAATGCTGTTCAATGGACGTGGTGAAGGAGGAGCCGAGAGTTCTACCACATGGATAATGAACAGATTTATTGAAATGGGTTGGGATGTTCAATACATAACACCAGTTAGGCCATCTGCTACTTTTAATAATCTTGGAAGTCATCAAGTACAAATAAGCAACGACTTAAATGAAGTTAATAAGTCTTGTGACATCCTTTGTGTTTATACCAATGACTATGTGTGGGAATTTCCAAAACTTGGCAATTACTTCTTAGATGTAAAAGCTGATAGAAAAGTAATGTGTGTAAATTTTAGACTTGGTCATATTGGAAAAATAGAATGGACAAAAGAATTTGATGACTACATCTTCTTGAACTCATCTTTGGAAGCAGTCTTTAAAGAAAGAGTTCCAAATTCCAATACACACATATTAGCACCACCAATTGATTTAACCCCATTCTATAAGAAACCATATATTGAAACACAAACAAAATTGCAACTTATCAGACACAGTAGCCAAGGGGATACTAAATATCCTAAAGATTTTAAAGAGAAATTACAAAGAATCATTAAAGAATTTCCAGAAACTTTAATTCGATTAATGCCTGCACCCTCATTCTTAGAACCGATGAGCAATGTTGTACAGTATCGTAAAAATCAACCTGCTATTCCAGATTACTTACAGATTGGAAATGTATTTTGGTATCATCTTCCAGAAGGATATCATGATCAGGGACCAAAAGTAATTATGGAAGCAATGGCAACAGGCTTGCCAGTTATAGCTGATAATCATTCTGGTCCAAAAGATAGAGTTATTGAAGGGACTGGATTTTTATGTAATAATTTTGATGAACATATCGAAGCAATGAAAAAATTACTTGATTCAGAATTTCGTCTTAAAATGGGTTCTGCTGCAAGAGAATATGCTAAGAAGGAATTTGATCCTGAAAATTGGATTAGAAGAATTAAATCTGAGTGAGACTTTCCTGTAAAGTTACTGATCTATATTCGATGCTAGATGTCATTCCTGAAACAAAATCTCCCATCACAACGTCCTCACTTACTGGACCGGTACGAAGTAGCACATAAGAGGTTCTTAAAGCAGGTGCTTGATATACAATAGAATTTTTTTGGCACCCAGAACCATTATATATTATATTATCTTGTATTAATGGAACTCGATAGATAAATCTGCTTTGTTGTATAGTAGGGAAGCTTTGATTTGTAGATGATTGTACAATCCCCCTTTCAGCAATTACTGTATCTTCAAAATAATAGGGTAGAATTTTTCTTGGTAATGGTGATAATGATAAACTGATCACAGACCATCGATGATCTTTACTATAGTCAATAGTTACTACACTATCTTTGTTTTTAGACAAATCAAGATCGTCTATAGAATCTAGTACTCTTTCGAACTTTACATTATATGTGTATTCTCCAGTATCACCACCCAATTCTATAATTGAAGATCTAATATATTCAGAGGAATCTTTTAATATTGGATTTTGAAAAGTTATTTTTTCTATAGTTGTTTTAAGAACTGAACCTGGATGCTCTACTGGAAGATTAATAGTTAAATCAATGATGAAAGAAACTTGTTCATTGTCTCCTTCTGAAGCTGATAAGTATTTTGTTGCTTCTAAGTACAACCCATCCACATTTTGTGAAGATGTTGAATTTAAAGTTCCTAGATTATCTCCCTTCTCAGATTCTATTACAACAAAATCAATAGATCCTGAATCAGCAATAAAATTCCAATTAACTGGTTTTTGTTTGAAATAAAATAGGGAATCTGTGTATCTTCCAAGTCTACTAGTTTTTTTGATTGTCATCTTGAATCCCCATTTTTTCTTTTATTTCATCAAGGCTGGAATTAACGTTGTTTAATAAAACCGAATCTTGTTGTGTATTATATTTTACTACCCAATCTGATAGTTTTACAAATGTTGCATAATAACTAATACCAATTAAAATTGCTACTATTATTCCTACTATTGCCGGAACTCTTCGCAGAGCCCAAGCTTTTAATGAATCCAAGGATTTGTTAGTATTTTCTAAATCTTGCTTTAATTGAGTTACATCAGAAGATATTCCAATAACTATAGATTCTATGCTAACTAAAGAATCACGATTTTGTGGACATATACTTCCTAAACTTTCGGTTTTCTTTTCTATCCCATCAAGACATTCTGGAAGTTTTAGCAAAGAGTGTAATGTTTTAACCAAGTTATCTAATTCAGATAAATGGGTAACCAGACTTTTTTCACTTCTGCCAATACTATCTTTAATATCTCTAACATCTCTAGTATCTGGCATAGTTTCTTTAGTGGAATTCATGAACATGCGAATCTCAGAAGTTGTCTTACTGATGGATTCCACCATCATAAGAATTTTATTTACAACATTATCTAGTTCGTTCATGTTCCCTCATCTCTTCATTTAAACCCTTGAATTTACTATGTTGTTCTTGTAAGTCCAACAGAACATTATCTGCTCTTTTAGAAAGTTCTCCTAATCGTTTATTCTTTTCATTTCTTTCATAAACCAATGAAATTAATGGAGCAAGAATTCCCAAATTCCTAATTTCCAACTCTGTCCAGTGTCTTTCATAATTGCACTGTTCACAAACTAGTAATCCCCAAGGGGTAGCATCAGCTAAGTAAATTGGAACGACTATGATAGATTTGCTCCCATATTTAACAATCAATCTATTAACTGTAGGTCCAGTTGTATCTTTTGGCAATATATGTTTAATTTTCCTGTCAACCAAAGCTTTATGCCACCAATTCATATCATAGTTTCTGTCATCGAAACAAGGAAAGTTTAAATCTTCGAATTCACACGTTTCAACAGTATCTTTCTGCCAAAAATCAGTGATGCCATAATTACAAGCTTCCTCATAATCTTGTATATTAACTGAATTTTCTGTTCCTTGTAATTTTAAAACTGTCATTCTATCTGCTTCTAAAATAGAACCAAATTTTCTTAACAGATAGTCTACTTCATTGTCTAGAATGTCATTTTCTAGAATCCAGGTTACTGCCTTAGCTAATTCAAATGAAAACTTGGAGGCCATTGCAATTTCTTTAGTTTTCTGTTCGACCATCGTATCCATTGCTAAAAAAATAGAATGTCTTTCTAAGGCATATCTAATAGATTTAATTAATACGTACTCATTCAAGTACTCTTTTACAATATAATCTTGTGCTCCTCGACTAACAGCATCAATAGCTATAGATTCTATAGAAATACCACTTACAACGATAATAGGTATTTTTCTAACTTTCTGTTTAATCAAAAAGAAAGAATCAATCTCTTTGCTATCTGGAAGATTTAAATCTAGAACAATAATGTCTATTTTATCATCCTCCTTATCAATAATCTTCAGAGCCTCTTTCATTGTATAGGCTATAAAAACGTCATTTGAAATTGATGAAAGATACGAAGACTCCAGCTCAGCAATCTTTTCATCATCCTCTATAATCAAAACATTTAGAAGTTTCTCCATCATATACCCTCAAATGAAAGAGGTTCATATTGAATTAGAATTTTAAACGAGTACCACATTCAAAACAAAATTTTATATTGGGTTTATGTTTCTTTCCACAACTTGAACATGTCAATTTCTTATTGACAGTTACAGCTTGTTTAACATCTTTTGAGTTACTATGACCTTTCAATCTTAGAATAATCACTTCTGGTTCTTCCAATTGTCCAATGTATCCATAAGTAAATTTTTGTTGTGAATTCGAACCCTCAACTGTTATTCCTTCATCTTCTAAAGGCTTAGAAAGTTCTCCACAATCAGATATTTGATTCATTGAACAAGAAGATATAAAAGAGTTGTTATTTCCACTGCTTGATGAGTTTGAACTTGGTGAACTAGATAATGTTGCATTGTATAATGTTGTATTATAGAAGGGTGGACTCATATTGATGTTGAAATTACATGGATATGTGTAGTAAGTTGAACAAGTTGTCCATGGAACCAATTTTTCAAAAGCAAATTCTATTCTAATTAAACCATCATCTGGTCTGTCACCTCTATGCTTTTGAATTTTTTCTGTTTTTCGAATAAATCTGAATTTGTTTCCAGAATCCATATTCTCCAAGAATCTTTCCAGTTCTAAATCTGAATTTGGTTCAAGAATCAACGACTTACCAAATAAAACATCTTGTCCATCTATCTCTACTTGAACACTAGCTTTTCTACAATGTTTATTCTTCAGAAGTATCGAATATTCACTTCCAAATGGAAGCATAACTGTTTCTTTTTCTATCTCTCTTAGAATTTTTCCACTTTCTTTAATCACTGCCACAAATTTTTCTTTATACACCATGATAAATCCTCCTTATAACGGCATACCGACTAAATGCCCATTGTTTAAAGTCGGTTTAGGATTTTAGAAATTCTACAGTGGAATTTCTATATTTCTCAATGTTTTTCTTTTCTTCCTAAAACATCATACAACCCGAATTTTTTAATGGAGTTTTCCAATGTTCACTACTACACAAATTTCAGTGACGACAGAATGTAAAAATTTACAAATCAATTACGTAGATAACAAAGATTTTTATATCTTTTCTGGTGAAAGTGGAATTTATATTCAAAACAGTCTTCAGTACATAATCTTTGAAGATGTTATGAGACATTTCAAATTATTTGATTCTGTTCTTCCAGTCAATAAAGACATTTCTTTACAGTATATGGCTACTCAATTGTATGAAGGAATGACTGGAGAAGTAGTTCTTCACTTTCTGAATAATACCATCACCTCATTATTTTTGAGAGATTTAGCAGAAGAAGAAAGTTTTGCTGCAATAGATATTGATAATCAAAGTATTGTAACAGGATCTGGAACAAGTATGCCATCAGTTATTCTTAGTAAGCAGACTCCTATAACTTGTTCAAACCAAAAACTCAAAAGAAATTCATTATTATTTCTTACAGATAGTTTGTTGCAATTCACATTCGATCCAAAGTACGAAAGATTAATTTATCCCTTTAGCTTAACTGAATTTTCTGCATTTTATCTTATATTTGAAGAGAGTGGAGTAGATTCAATTACAGTAACATTAGATTACATACCTGATGATGTACTTCCAAGTAAAAGTGTTGTCATACATAAACCAAGATTTCTATTCGGTTCTGGAGACGGGACTTGGTGGGCTTGGAATGCCGTCACTTCTACATGGAACCAAAAAAGCCCTAGTGGAACCTATTTTGAATTTTCAGAATTTCTTGGAGTAGCAAACACATATACTGAATATGAATCCATAACAACAGCCAACTTTGTTAGCAAATTTGGTGAGAGCACTCCAGAAAATAAAATAGTGATTTTAACTAATAATTACCCACAATTCCCAAAAATTGTGGATCACGCTAATTGGATCGATGAATATGATTCTGACCAATACTTATATATCATTAATGATAGCAGCAAGGCAACTTTTATCGTTGGAAGTATTTAAAAAGAGGACTTAACATGAAATCTGTTTTAGACTTACAAAATGTCAAGGTGAAAGGTGTAGTTTCTTTACAAATACTAGATCATAATGGCAATGTGAAGAAAGAAATTAATGATTTTAATACAGCAACTTTGTGGGCAAAAACACATACTCCTCCAGGAAGTTTAAACTTAGATTTAATGTTCGAAAGTCTTGGAGAAAGATACCAAACTTCTTACAGCAAATATGTGCATACTATGGCTGATGAGATTGGTACTGTTGCATCTGGAGCAATAACCTCTGCTTTTACATATACAGAAGCAGAGAAAAAGTATTCGATATCTTTTGCTTGGTCTAATTCATCTAGTGCAACGAAAGATTTATATGGGTTGGTTTCATACCATGGAAGGAAAATATATACAGTTTTCGATTTAAGTGCTTCTAATATCAGTATAGAACCATTAAATGTTGTTAATGGAACCTATACAATAACGTATGACATGGACACTCCAGATAATCCGGCTTCTTCATCCTTTTCACAGTCTACAATATCAAATAGTAATACAATAGCTTTAAATTTAATAAGTCCTGTATCACCAGAAGTTATAAATTACAAGTATTCTAGAATCTTTTCGAAAACTTCTGAGTATCCTGGATGTGATACCGATGACTCAACGGTTGAAAGTTCTGCTTTAGTAACGATAACAAGTAGTGGGGAAAATAATACTGCTTTCGATTATAATGGGTTTTCGGGTTTAAACGGAGAACTTTACTATAAAATAACATCAGATGGTCAACCGAATGCAGCAAAAGCAATTCGATACCTTGATTGTGCTCCAAATGCAACTAAAGCATTCCCAGGTGCTCATAAATTTTTTGATTCATACTATAAATTTTCGAACGATAACCATATTAAATTGAAATATCTTTATGGTGAAGAGGATGTTGCTGATCTTGGATATTCAGACTCTGATTATTTTACCATTCAGTATAAAAAGATAAAAGCAATGCGTTTACCCACAGATATTCCAGTTAAGCCAATTAAACTTCAATTCCCATCCAGTTTAACCAGATTTGCAGATACAACAAGTATTGTTCGTATAAATGATAGGGGTGCATTTATAAGAGACTATATATACTCTACTACTCCTCCTACCGGTGCAATCCTCGACCCCTATATTAACCTAATGCCTTTTAATGTAACTGAAGATTCTAAACAGCTGCAATTTATAGCATACTTGTATTGGCCAAATTCACCAACATTAAAAGTAGCTATAAAAACCAGACAGAGTCAAGCAAGTATCACATCACATTTATTTATAGATGGTGTGGAATATACACCAACTAGTACAGTAAATGAAGCATCATATGCTTATACAGCACCACTATCAACTGAAGATAGAACTCATTACTATGTGGCTTTCGAATATGATATATCTTCTCTGACCGCTGGATCTGGAATTGTGATATTCAATATAAATGATCATGGTAACTACTGGTCTGGAATGAAAATGACACTAGAATCCACAATGTATGGATATGTAGTTCCATACGCTGGGTTAATAACAAACAATAGTGGCGAGATAATGAATTGGATATCATCATCTTGTATTAACTATGATGGAACTAATCAAGAGGTTACAAATTTAATCACGACTGAAGCAGATGCTGCAAAGGTCGACTTGGTTCAAAATGTAAATTCTGCAAATGTAGATACACTTTCACAATTTCAATATGGTATATGGGTCACAGAAGCAAATTATACAGCTGGAAAAATAGTTGGAAACATAGAAGAAGGAAATGAAGGTGATATAGTAAGTTACTATTATCGGATTAGAAATTCCAATTATCTTAATAACATGTATGAAAGAGGTGACATTTATGTTGTTCCAATCTATGTGGATGATCAAACAGGATTTCATTTCTTAGATTATAGCACAAGATCTGAAACGAAACACGATTTTAATAGAGCTGGTGACATAGACAATATATGGCGACAATATGCCAATCCAGTAGAAGACTATTATAAATTGTATATATCTGCTATTTTAAAAACTGGCGATGTTATTGATATTTCTGGAAGGTCTCTAACATTAAATAGTGACGAGTTCATGGCCCTTTCTACATTTTCTAGAGATCCAGCTCATTCTGATCATCGAACAAAATTCTATTTGATGAAAACTGCAGCTCAATCTTCGTACGATTATGTAACAACCAAGTGGATATATGCTGATAATACTACTGGTTATACTATAGGTTCAGACACTTACTTATTTGAAAATACTATTCAAAGTACGGAAAATATAGCAGATTTAACCTTAACTTTCCAAGGATCTTCAGTATTTGTTTCCGACGAATTTTTCTCATTTCCAATTAATGATAATCCATATTCTCTAATCATAGATTCATTAGAAACTTGGAAGTTACGAAAACTTTCTAATGTTCCATCCTCAGAAGGTGACTATGATTCCGAAAATGTAGTGAAAGATCATTTAGGAACAGATGATATTATAGTAACAGAAGAGGATCAAGAAACTTATAGACATTTTATTCATGAAGATATCAAAAGAGATATAACACTTCTTCTTCCAGAAACTACAATGAAAATAGCGGATAAAGATTTTACTGATTACTATGTCTATATGGTTATTCAAAATTCCGATGTATATACTGATCCACATCTATATGTTCCTAAGTACATTGGGACTGGAGCTACCAGAAGATATGTAAATATTGAGAGTTTGTATTTAACAGATGGCATGCATATAATTCCATGGTCTATAGATCAATTTGGAGACGACATTACAACAGAGATAGGATTAAATGAAAGAAAGCACTATTGGACAATATTTCCACATAAAGAATCCTTAAAAAACTTGTATCCTGAAATAGAAAATACTGGGATAACTTTATATGCCTACTTCATAGCAAAACAAAAATCTGAACTTCTGGATTTTGAAGTAGAAGTTTACAATAGAACATTAGAAGATGTTTCCAATGTTTACACAAAAATAAATCTGCCATTTTGTGTGGATAGAAATATAGACGTTACCGATGAAGATGACACATCTTTAGACTTCTTAATATTGGATGATTTAAATCACGAATTGTCTTCTGATGTGGATTGTGGAAATGTAATATTTGTAAAAATGCCTTCCATAAATGCTGGAGTAAGAGTAAAAGAGGATTTTAGACCAATAACACAATACGATGCAAATGGAATTTTAGGAAATAATGCAGAGTATTACAAAACTGATTCATTTTCTGATTTGGGTTATGATTCCAATAGACCAGTTATATCTAATACTAAAGAATTCGAAAATTGTGGATATGTAACGTATGAAAAATCTACTTATGTCAAACCAGGCACTAGCACAATAAAAATAGTCAGTTCTGAAACTCCAATGAGTCAAAGTGCTAGTTCTTTTCTATCTCTTTACATAGTTCCTTCCAATATTCTTACATTAGCCACTGCCTATAATGTGACTGAGTATAATGTTAATTCAAATTCCTTCTATTTTTCACAAAGTACTAAAGGCCTATATTTCGATATACCTACAGATGAAGATAATTTTACGATGGAGTTTAAAACACTACCCTCTTCCAGTTACTTCACTATTTTTTGTAATGAACCGGCAGAAGATTATAGTGCAACTACAGGTGTATCTTTTTCAATAACTGGTATGGATCACATGACCTACAGAAAACTAGTTTTCTATAGGGACAAACATAAAACGAATTGTTATAACCTTAATGGATTTGAAGGAATTGAAGACTCTATAGTTCCAGATGATTTCACACAGATTGGAATGAATATCTATGCAACTAGATTATCGTATTCTGACGAATACTCAGATAAATTCATCATTTACAATACATGTAATCTAATATCAATAATCGCTTATGATTTGCATCCATTCATTACAAATCAATATTCCAAATTACCAATTGCAGTGTATCCTCCAGATTATTGGAGTTCATCATCCACTACCTTTAAAAAGAGGAAGAACTTCTGTTTCCCAATACATAAAGTTACAATGGGGACAGAAGATTCATACCTTTACACTACTAATAATACTATTACACCTCTTGAAAATGCTGGTCCACAACTATACTTATTCAAATCAGAAGATTTAAATTCAGAAGAACAATTTAAAGTTTGTACATATGCAACTACAGATTTAACTCCACTACGAACTTGCTATTCTAATAGTATTGGAAACTTCATATTTACACAAGAAAATCCAGAGGAAATTTTAGTCTTCATAAATCCAAGAACCAAGAAAGAAAATGAAGACACTGATTATTTTAAATTTGTAAAGAATTCAGATTTACAAAGTATTCTTTCTTCTGGTTATAAGTTTGATTTTCCAATATCTTATATTGATGAGACTTATGCAAACTCTAAGTACACAAGTTTAGAAGTTACACCTCTAGAAGTTGCATCATCTACTATTGTTCTTTTAGAAGATAGTATGACTGAAAATGTTATAACTAAAGTAACTACAAGATTTTCGGAAATTGAACAATCCTTTTACGGAGCAAAAGATTCGGATGTAAGTGTAAGTTACAAAATCTCTAAAAATACTGCTACAGAATCCCTCGATAACGATCCTATGTTATGGAGTTTGGCTTCTAGATACGAACTTAGTAGTGGAATACAATCTGTAGATTCAGAAACAACAATTACAAAACCTATAAGTTTAGCAGATAGTCAATTACTAGCAAAGGATGATGGAAAAAGATGTAATTTAGTTTTTGATGACACACAAATTCCAGTGGAAGATATTACCAGACTCGGAATGTATTCATTACATGGTGGTCACTATAATTATAAAAATACTACAGGAATTTATAATAGTTATCCAACTTTATATGATGAACCAGAATTCGATTCTTATATACTTGAAGATTTTGTTGCTCCAACCAAACTTAATTGGAATATACATTACAATTCTGGTTCACCGGTAGATTTTTCAAACGATTCCATTAAAATTACTCAATACTCCACTGATATCACTTCCGTAGATTCTATAATGCCGGGCAGCGAAATCGACGACTACTATATCCAATATAAATTTAGATTTAGTGATCAGTTTGATGCTACATATGGAAATTACTTTAGAATTTCTCCTTTTTATATAGATAATGATCATCGTTTTGAAATAATTTTAAGGTATGAGAAAGTTAGTAACGTTTCCACTATAGAAGGCAGATTACATAGAGCTTATGCTAATACTTCTGTAAAATTTTCGGGTGATACAACAGACAGAATTTATCAACATACAAACGAATGGTTTATTTTAAAAATTCATAGAGTTGGTCAAAGTATGGGTGTTAAATTATGGTTGGAAGAAAATGAAGAATCAAATGCCCAATCTTGGTCGGCTAGTCTGGAGAGCTATCTTACAAGTCCTACTAAAATCTATGTCGATTTTTATTTTGGAACCAGTTCTGAAGCTAGACAGTATATGGAACTTGATTCAATCCTGTACTTAGAAACTAAAAAAGATATGAAATTATATACAGCACCAATGTTAAAGATTATAGATGAAACTGATTCATCTGAAAAATTCTTTTGCATTGATCCACAATATGGAGTTCCAAAAGAAATAACTCCCATCGTCTCAATTCTTACAAATGATGAAATTGATAACAATCTTAATTCTAGAATAATTGGAAAATTTGGAGAAAGTAAAACATTTGCAGGTTTTAATTCGTTGTTGTCACAATACAATAACGGAGATTATAAACTGTCTATTGGATTCCTTGTCTATACCAAAATTTCATCTATAACATATATTCATAGTTTGTCAATGCAAATGGAATTAAACGATACGTCCCATTACAGCGATGTAGACTGGTGTTATGTTAATATCCCATCCCAATATACCTCTAATACAAAATCGGCTATTGTAGGTGACGTAAGCAGCTTTATATTGAAAGTTTATAACCCTAATGATGTTGATATAACAAATTATACTTTAAAATTAGATGTAGAGGATTATAGTTTCGGAACTTTTTCTTCTGGAATTGTAGCAGTAGTTAATTCAATTCGTATTCCTACTCTATATGAAGCAGAGGATGGATCAATTACAACTAATATGGCTAATTTCAATGGAAAAGGAATTTGGGTTAAAATCGAACTGCTAACAGCGGGTCAGATTGTAGATATAGAGCTAACAGATTATGTCAATTCATACACTGCTTTAGATCTATTTAACTTCTACGATGATTTTACTACTTTAGATACCAGTTTATGGGATATAAGTTACGATTTTACTGAATCATCAGTTTCAGCAACAGAGGAGGAATATGCTACTGATAGTCACTGTTCCGAAAGAGTTTTAGCAGCACAGTACCCAATTCCATTAAGACTGAATTATAATAATCAATTAGAAATCATGTATGATGATACAGATAGAACGCAAATACATGGAATTGCTATGAAAAATGCATTATCTAATGATCTACAATATGAAATTAAATTCCATACTGAGTTACAAGGAAATACTACAATGTATCAGCCGCCAAAATGTCTGGTATACATGATAATGGATTCTAACACATCTACAACACTCAAAAATCATGGTATTCTAGGAGATCGTACAACTAACTTGGATGATGGGTGGCGAGAGTACGATCAATTTTTTCGAACCTGTCTTCGAACTGGATATTCAAGCCATAGTACAAGTATCACTTTAGCATCTGCTGAGGAGGCAGATTTATATTTAGGTAATGGAAACTCCGGTGGGGAAACAATAAGTTTCTTCTGGCGTGTTGATGAATGGTACGATTGGCCTAATTGTGAAATGGCTAGAAGAAATAATCATTGGATTTTAAGTAGTTCTTCTAGTTCATTAACATGTTCGTTCAATGGAGGTGGGACCTTATCTACAACAATGTCATATCTTCCAAGAGCTGCTGACCGTGGTATAGCAATAGACGGTTCACAGAACATGTTTATTTGTATATCTGTAGATTATGATAACAACAGAGCAGATTTATACGTCGATGGTGAACTAGCAGATAGTATTACATCCGGAGTCACTGTGACTCCGGATGTAACTGATTATTTAAGACTAGGTTTTATAAATCCCGATCATCGTTGTGCAATAGCTGTTGTTAGGGTTTACGACCAGTACTTTAATAAAGATCAGGTGGATATGATATATCTTTACGATACTTCTAAAATGTGGAATTATGTAAACAAATTCTTGAGTGAGATGAAACTGGTAACAAATTTGGAAATCGGTTTTGATGAAGATATTGATATTAGTTCTTCTAGTTCATTTTCAAGTTCAAGTAGTTCTTCTAGTTCATCATCAAATTCAAGTAGTAGTTCAAGTAGTGCTTCTGGAGCATAAGAAAGGAGTTTTGAAAAATGTCAACTTCCAGTGTTCTCCCAAACGAAACAACAGATGCTTTCGTTAGAATGTCACAAGACAATCAATATATCTCTCAGCAGCAGCAAGAGATTTTGGTCCCACATAAATTTCCTAATACATCAGGGAATGTCCTTATTTTAACAGATGTACATAGAGGTCCAAATTTCTTCTATTGTTATTTTGATGGACAAGCTGCATCTAATGTTGGTGATGACGATTTAATTCCTGATAGAGAAGCTCCATCTGACGATTTACTATTAGAATATACAATGAATTCGTACGATGGATCTACAGTTTACGACACATCTGGGAATGATAGACATGGCACATTAACATCTGGAGCAATTATACAAAGTAGTGTGATGAAAGCTATATCTGGTGGGTATATGACAATACCTAGCATTAATCTATACAGCCCTTATGGACTTACAATATCTTTCTGGTATTATAATGTAAGAAGTTCTGTTGACACACGTGCCTATTTCTCATTTAGTAATGGGGTTAATGACGTAGGACGCATAAGAATGAGGACAGAACAAAACTATAGCTTTCAAGATAGAATATATATAGAAGATCGTGATTCCAACAATTATAATATGTATGGAAGTAAATATTACGAACAATTTTTCTTATGGAAGCACTATTTAATAACCATAGACACTAAACCTCAATGTTGGATATATAAAGATGGGGAATATATAACAAGTTGGTACTATTCGTATACCAGAGCATTACAAAATGTTGATAGGACCGCTAATTATATTGGTGCTGGTAACGAGGACGAATTTAGAGGTGATTTTGATTCTTTCAGAATATATTCTAGAATCCTAAACTCGTCTGAAATATCTGAATTAGCAAAACAAGGGTTTGGAAATACTAATCTACCAGTTTTTGATTTCTGTTCTGTTTGGAAAACAGAAGCTGGTACGTGGACAGTGGATTCACAATCATATATAAAAAGAAGAAGATTTGCATTCTTCTCCGAACATTATTATCCAAGGGCTATAATCGCTGTTCCTATAGAAAGATTTTCTTATGATCAAACATTACGAATGGTACGAGTAGTAGATGCGAAAAATAGACTGTTGACAACACCTACTAATATTCCATCTATTACAACAATACATCCTAAAGATGGTGATTTTTCATACAAAAATGAACCATCTATTCCAGATGATAGATATACTCAACAAATAGAGAAAAAAGGGTTGGATGTTGCTTCAGATTCTAATGTTAGACTTGGAATCTTGACTAAAATAGAGACCAATAACATAAAGATTGTGCTAGATTGGGTACGAGCAAGAAAAGCAGCAGTAGAAGAACCAATTCAACTAAAAGAAAAAGATTTAGGAATTTTAACAACCAGAATTCCAACTAATTGGTTTTGGTTTGATACAAGTCAAGATCAAGAACCAAATAAAACGAACATAGATTCTATTATCTCTAGCAATCAAGACGTTGCAGGATCATTTCTTGAAAGAAAATGGTTAAATTTTCCAGAACAATCAGATATGAAGAATATTCCATATAATCTACAATTGTATACAATCTAAACGCTCTCACCACCCATATACAATTCAAATGTGTTTAAGTAAACTTCACATCCAATTGGAATTACATTTTTAAACCACAATGGTACTGCTATTGGATGTGTTGTTAGTCTTAAAGTTTCACCAGATTGCCATGTTCCATTCCAACCATCAGCTTTTATTGTAAGATAGGGTCTTGAAAAATTTGAATTAACTGGAGTAAAATCTACTCCTACATATCCAGTTCCTACATTTCCAACAGTGTGACCAGAACAAGTAAACTGATTTGTGTTTACCATTGTAAAGGTCCAATCCTGTTCTAAAGTTCCAATGTCATCTAATAGAACTGTTAATGCAGTTCCATTGAATTGTCCACTGACACTATTAACCACAATTGAATCGAAAGAAGTTTGTAAATCTCCGTATTCTAAAACTGTACAAACGCAGGAATTATTTTTATTATAGATATTCAGAACCTGATCTCCAGATTCTAACTGAATTGTAACATCGGTCCCATTAAAAGAAACTGTTATGTTATCATGAAATTCTTCTGTTTCATAATTTCCTAACCAAATAAAATCACCATCTTGTAATGTATCAACTAAAGCTGAATCTTCTAATGTCACTTCTATTTGTGTATCTCCAACATTAGTGGATTGTCGTAAAGCAGCAGCGGCATAACGTCTTCCTGGACTAGCAACAATCTCAGATTGTGTATCTCTTTGAGTTCCCAACATCATAACAACGTAATCATCCGAATTAGATGGAGCAGACATAGCAACTCGAAAACTATTAATCATAAGATTATTTGTATTTGATATCTTGCAAAAAGCTTTTCTGTATCTAGTTTTTCCTGCTAATCTTTCAGCATCCGTAATATCTGGAAATAGATTGTTTTTTACTGTAGACAATGATCTAACTGGTGACATCAAACCACCATTAGTAGTAGCATTATCAGAATTTTCAATCGCTTTAAACATTTGTATATCTTCGGAAAGGACCATAGTAGTCATATGTAGACTCCTCAAAGTATTCTCGTTTTCAAAGGTTTTTAATTCAGATACTAAAAAGTAAAAAGGAAGGAAAATCTTAAATAGGAGATTTATAAATGTTACTAGATAATCAGTACCTGGGAAGAAGAGGATTTTTAATTGGAGGGGGACCATCAATCAATACTGTTACACAAGAAGGTTTCGATTTTAAATCCTTAGAAAATGAAATTACAGTTGGTGTCAATAAAGCCTACAAACTTTTGAATCCAACAATTCTTTTCTATCAAGACGATTATATATGGGAAAAATTTCAAGGTGAGATGTTACAACTACCAGAATCTACTGAGATAGTTTGTCCTTATTTCACAACCGGAGCAGGAAATGTAAGAAATTCTTCAATTCATGCTGTTCTTGGGAAAGCTAATCTACCAGAAAGTTTCTCAACCCCTATTGGAACCAAGAACAATGTTGGAGTTACTGCTCTAAGAATTATGTACATTCTGGGATTAAATCCAATCTATCTTGTTGGAATAGATTTGAGAAAAGAGGATGCATCTCCAGAAAAATTTAATTTTCATACCGATTATGATTATAAAAGACAGAAAGTTATATCCCCTGAAAAAATTGCAAAATTCCGAAAATACTTTATAGAAACTATTGATGAAATGATGAGAAAGGGAAGGGAAATATTCTCTTGTTCTAAAGTATCAACCTTAAATGCTCACATTCCTTATGTAGACTTGAAAAACATCATCTAGGAGTCAATTCAAAACTGGAGGTTCGGTTATGAAATGTATAGATGATGATTTTAAGGTAGATGTGAAGAAAAAGTTAATAGAAACTCTTCTGTCAGTTAAAGTTTGGTGCATACTAGGAGTCCTTATATTGTCCTCAATATTCTTGGTTATTGATAAAATAACTGGCACACAATGGTCGACTATGAACGGAGGTGTAATATCTACCATAATGGCCGTTCGAGAGGCTTTTAAAGTGGCTAAGGTTAGAACTCCAGATGAAACCATGGGAGAGGAGAGAAATTTAGCAATATGAGCTATCAATCGATTTACGTGTGTCCCGAATGTAGAACAGTGTTATGTTCTGTATCGTATGGACAGGTTTGGACAGTGAAAGAACAAAATGAGATTAGGAAAAAACAAGAGAAATTACACAAACGAAAAGTAAATTGTTCCCATTGTAATTGGAATGGAACTTACCAACAAGCACATGCTGGGTAAATGAAATGAAAATATGTAAATTTATGCAACACCGTGGTGTCGACAAGATGTTAAAAGCAGCTTTAGGCGATAAGCTACAACTGTATCGACATAGTCAAGATACTTTTTCTTGGGTTGACACTGGAGAAGTTGAATTTATAGACTCTGATATTCCAGAGGATATTGAATGGGATGCTATAATTGTTGATAACATAGAAACTTGGGATTTCTTACATAATAGTGGAATAAGAACTAGAAATAAGATTTGGTATGTCCATGGAACCTATTCGAATTGGTTAGGATTTCAACAAGATGCAAATAAAAAATTCAAGGGTTATCATACTATCTTTACAGATTTTGCAAGAAGAGATTCAGTTTTAAAATGGTTTAAAAATGAAGTAGAGTCTACTCTAGTACTGCCTATACATTTAACTCCAGACTACTTTGTAGAACCAAAAGAATCTAAAAATGGAAAATGTTGCATTATTGGAAATAGACTTTTAAGTGGTTGTAGATTAAATGATAATTATTCTATTGTTGGAAAGACTATAAAAAGTGTACATGAATTTCTTGGGGATGATAGACTACAAATATATGGGTGGAATGATCATAAAGAGGATCAAGAAACTAGATTAGCAAGTCTTCCAAAAAATTGTGTTAAAGAATCTATTGTGATTAAAGATCTTGGAAATTATTCTGTTTCATATCATCCATCATTTGTTCCAACTCTCAGCTTTGTACAATTAGAAGTTATGGCAGCTGGAATAGCAGTTGTAACAACACCAAAAGTTGATTTTATATCTGATGGTTTCTTCCCTCCAGCATTTCATATTTGTTCCACTACAGAAGAATTCATGGATGCAATCACAAAATTGACAGAAGATTCAGAATACTCTTATGAAGTTGGAAGAATAGGTCAGGAATACATAAAAAGAAAATTTCCATTCGATTTCTACAAAGAAACTTTGAATTCATATCTAGAGGACTTTTTGAAATGAAAACAAATGTAATTTATCATCACTCTGGAACTAGAATGAAAGAAATTGATGATAATTCAGTTCATCTGGTAGTGACTAAACCAAGATTTCCAATGTATAAAAAATGGGATCGTTTCTATAAGAATGTAGATTTCGATAAACAACATGCCTTTTTAAAAAAGGCTTGGAAAGAAAGCTATAGGATTCTGGTAGAAGGTGGTATATGTTGTATTGTTATGTCAGATATTACAAGATCCATTAATAAAGTATTTCAATGTTATCCAAACTGTTCTAAAGTAACTATCGTATGTAAAGACATTGGTTTCAATACTTTAATTCCAATCATATGTAGAAAACCAGGACAACCAACAACTAATTTTATGGGAAGTGGATTTTTACCACCAAATGCTTATGTTAAACAAGAAGTTGGAAGTATTATAATTCTTCGAAAGGGTGGACTAAGAAAATTCAGTGAGAAAGAAAAAGTGATTAGGCAGGAGTGTGCTTACTCTAAGACAGAAAGAGATACTTGGTTTCAGCAGGTCTGGTGGTCTATTGATAAACACAAATTGAATGAAATGTCTGAACAGATTGCCTACAAATTAATTAGAATGTTCTCCATAGCTGAAGACTTAATTGTAGATCCTTTTGTAGAAAAGGGAAATGTAATAGGGACATTTTCCAAATATTTGAAAAGGAATTTTATTGGTTACTATTCTGATAATACTGATTCGAAAGTAGAAATGACCAATCTTAAGAACCAAATCTAAGAAAAGATAAACCCGTTGAAAAGTTGACAGAAGTATCCAATGTATCTCCAGGAAGAACCATAATGGGAATGTTTAAACCCGTCCATTCATCTACGATTGGATACTTTGTATCTGGAAATGTTCTAGAAGAATTACTTGCCAATTCTTGCTTTTGCTCATCTGTTACAGCAATCTGAATTCCTTTTAAAGTTGGTTTCCTTCCTTCTTGCTTTTTTAAGTATATGATATACACTTCTCTGGAATCCACAGTCCTATTATCTGTAAATATAAGATTTCTAGCAGGAAAAACATTTATAAAAGTTTCTTCTTCTTGTAGTAAATTTGGATATGCAATGACTTCAACAGTATTAAAAAGATCATCAGTATTTACTTGAAACAGAAAAGTACTTCCTGATGTAGGAATTGACATATAGATGAACAGACAATGAAAGTCTTTAAAATCGAAACCATAACCACTAAGTGTAACCAGATTAGCACTTTTTATTAATTCCCAATCTTCTTTTCCTTCATTCAAAACCTGCAGTAGTTTATTCTTGTATAAAACAAATTTTCTAGTCAACACAGTTTGTGAATCAGCATCCATATCAATGAAAAGAAGTTTATTATCCTCCAGTAAAACAAGGATTTTACATTTAGTTAAATCTTCTTCATAGTAATTGTGGAAAAAAGAAAAACTCCTAATATTTCCAGATGTTAAACCCACTATAGTTTTATCTGTCGGCATTACTTATTGAAACCCTTTTGAAATTCCAAGTATTTGGTAGCCTGTTCTATAGATCTTATCATTGCTTTGTGTCGACTTTCAAACAATTGAATTTCTGTTTCATTTTTCGCACCCTTTTCATCATCAGTTTTCAAATTCTGGAGCATAGACAACATAAACATTTTATCGCCCCTCTTACTAGATTCTTCAGTAAACACATCTGGGTACTCTTCTGATTCAGCTTCCTGTTCTTTTTCCAACATCTTTACTAGATCTCTGATTTCCAATTGTGAAAGATCATTGAAAACATAATTGATAATCCATGAGGTTGGAGGAACAATTCCAAGGACTGCCATTAATTGATTTACAACCATCATCCTTCGAACTATCATGTCAACAACTTCAATCTCTTCTTTATTATCCACTGGTGGAAATAAAACTTCGACATTGTATTTACTGCTCTTACCTTTATTTTTAGACAATACTTCTTGGTATAAATCTTGTAGTGTGTAGGAACATTGTTTCTGATAGATTCTTACCATTCTAAAGAAGGTCTTTTCTATCTGCCTTCTCTTTTCCGCATCCGTCGTATCAGAGAAAATATGACCAACAAATAAGTTATCAACAATCCTGTTTGAGAATATACTTAAATCACCAAACCCTTTAGAAGATGTATCAGCCGCTATGGTTTTTACATCTGTTTTAGAATCCTTTGTTATTGGAATAACCAAGTCTGCAGACATTGGAATAGTAGACTTTCCAGAGTATAGACTTCCACTTTCTGTATCCAATTTGAATACTGACTTTAATCTGGATGTGAACCCTCGAACAGAAGATTTTATTTTTTCTCTAGTTTTTCCTGTGACATCTAAGAAGTAAACCACAAACCTTCTGGCTCTAGTGACATTGTAAATAACTAATGATTCCTCTAATATTTTTAGGAATCTCCATATAACAATCAAATTGCTTAATGGTCCATCATTTTCACCGGGAATAGAGCCATCTGAAAAATGTACAATTTCATCCACCTCAAACTTCGTAACTTTATTTTCTTGTTCGAGCTTTAATATTTGAGCCTGATCAAAAGAACCAAGAGTCTTTACTTTCATAGGATCTGTAACTTGAAAGAAATTCTCAACTCTTCCTTGATTATCCAACTTCATAATCATTGTTTTACTAGGTATGTAACTAAAACCAATGATTTTCTCATTAGAATCCTTTAATTTTTCTAGAAAAGCATCACCAAAAGATACAAGATCTTTCCCAATGAGATAGATAAATCTTTTTATTTTGGTATGTCCTTCCCAAGACACTAGGAATTTTAAAATTTCGGAGTTATCATTGTTATCATCAATATCTTCCACATCTTGTAGATTTTCAACAACCACTTTGTAGTCATCTACGTTAACAGCAGAATTTCCGTAAGCTATATAGCTAGCATATAGTTTAACTGAGTTTCGAACTTCCGGATTTTGTGAAATCATTTCTGCTATAGAAGCACATGATTTTAATCTATCTTTTGGAAAGTTGTATATATTCTCAATGTTAGAACTAAATCCGAAGAATTCATCATAAGAAACTTGTGATTTCTCTTTCACACTTTCCATAGTATCCTGAAGCTCACTCAAGATATCATCTATCTGTTCAGAGTCGTACCCAGACTCTTGCAGTTTATTTGTAAAACTGTCTATATTAAATTCAACTTTTTCTTCAGCCTTACCGAATAAATTGTTTAGTAAACCCATATTTTGATTCTCCGAAATGTAAAACACAAAAATAGAACAGACTTTGTTTAGGTTTTAGTTCGCTTTTTCAAAAACATTCCAATACAAGCATAATTTATTCTAAAATGGAGGTCTAGTTTTGGCCATTGATTTCAATTCTGATGATTTTCGAACTCTTAAACAAAAAGAAAAAAGAGATATTGTTATAAATGAGTTCAGAAAATGTAGTAACGATTACGAATATTATCTTTTGAATTATGCAAAAATACGGCATCCAAATGCTGGTGTAATTCGAATGGAACCTTTCGACTATCAATTGGATGTATCTATTCCAATCTCCATCCCGCTTCTTCATAGTAGAAGTGAAAAAAGTGTAGAAGAAATTAAAAAATACAAAAATGCTTTTAATTACGAAAAATGGTGGAAGGAGGTTTGTGAAAAGAATATTGAAATGTCTAAAGTAGTACCTGTAGAATTTCACAATTATCATAAAATTACCGCTAAACAAGAAGATTTAAAATCTAGAGTAGATACAATAGTTGTGAAGTCTAGACAGACAGGATTGTCAACCATCTTTGAACAGTTGAGTTTATGGCACATAAATTTTCACCCTTCTGCTTATGATTTAGTAGTTTCACAAAGAGATACAGAGGCCAAGAAATTCGTTGGTGATATAATTTCTTCTTATGAATTATTGGCTGCACCTTTAAAATCCAAAAAACTCAATTCAAATGAACATGAAATCAGTCTAAGTTTAGCTGGACATAGAGGTTATAAATCTGTCATACAAGCCTTCCCACCAACAGTTGGTGCTGGTAGATCCTACTCACCAAACTTAATTATTCTAGATGAGTTTGCAATGTATGGAAAGAAAGCTGCTCCGGTTTGGACGGCCATATCAATGTCAGTTGCTGCTGGCGGAATCATTGTTATTATATCAACCCCAAAAGGTGTTGGAAATTTATTTCATAAAATGTGGGAAGCAGTTAATACAACATCTTCTTTTCATATCAATCTAGCTGGAAAAGTAGATGAAGATCTGGAAAAAGATGTTCAAGTTTTTCGTCCCATGGCCGTTCATTGGTCACAGCTACCACAATCAGAATTTGAAAGACGTGGATTTACAGATGGTTTGGCTTGGTACAAACATATGAAAGCCAAAATCATGATGGAAAAAGATGAGAGAGTTGCAGCACAGGAACTCGATCTAAGCTTCCTTGCTTCTGGAAATACAATAAATGTAAATACCATTATAAACCTCTTAAAAAACTGTCTGGAGGCTAATAAACCTTACAAAATAATGAAGGATAAATTGAGGGATTTGATTGTTTACGAGAAACCAGTAAAGGGGTGTGAATACATTATTGGGGTAGACTCTGCAGAGGGACGTGGGGGGCATCTAAGCGCGTTTCATGTAATAAAATACGCAGATGGTTCCAAAAATATGTTACCAAATGTAGTTGCAAAATTTTCTTCCAATACAATATCTCTCAAAAATTATAAGAACATGATAAAAAGAACCGGATTTTTGTACAATACTGCCTGGTTGAACATTGAAAGGAATAATCACGGGCATGTTGTTTTAACAGATTTGATGGAAGATGATGAATACCCAGCATCCAAAATCATAAATAGATATGATCCAAACAAAATGGTTTTTATGAAAGACGTTAAGGGTTGGCATACGGGAACGGTTGCCAGAGAGATTATGTTGAATGCCCTTTTTAATTACGTCAGTGAGATTAAAGATTTGGCAATTCCTAAAGATACTGCTGAGGAATTTAAAACATTCATAGAAGACAATGGTCGATGGGGTGCACAATCAGGTTATGACGACGACCATATAATTTCATTAGCTTTATGTATCATTGCTAATAGACTGTTGCCAAAATACAAGAAATGGTTGCAAGAAAATGATGATTCTGTTCAGGAACAAGTAACAGAAATTCATTATGAAGAAATTTATGAAGAAGGCAACGTAGAAATTATTCCAAATAAAATATTGGAAGAAACCAGGAAGTCTCTTGAACATCCAAAAAAATCAGTCTTAAAAAGAAAAGAGGAAATAGATCTGGAAAAGTTAAGGGACGAATTTAAACTCATAACACAGAAGGAATTGGTAAAGCTTAGGAAAATGAAGAATCAGCCCTTCTATGGATTTATGAGTAGGATAGTTCATGAAACAGATTTAGATCAATATGAAGCATTTTAACGGAGGAGTTTACTATGTCAAACAAGCCATTATTTGTTCCTGTCAATGATACTTTGGATGATGATACTTATTTTCAGAAACAGGAAAAAGTCTCGGAGAAAGTTAGTGAAAATGAAGACCAAAGACCAAATCTAGAAGAGTCTCCAGAATTTATCTGGGGATCCATTTTTGATTTATTTTCTGGTCCCAGTGTTTATTCAGATGGTAACAGGATCTTTTTCCACAGCGAGATTCATAGAGACAGTGTGGAAGAAGTTAAACAAAAGATTATAGAAGTCAGTCGAGACATTGTTCCAAAGTACATTGAACTTGGAATCAACAATACAAGTGAAATGGAAATCAAACTCTACATTGATAGTATGGGTGGATCAATTGCAAGTGGTTTCAATCTTATTGATTTCATGAGAACACATTATATTCCAATCACAACAATTGGTAGTGGAACTATTGCTTCCATGGCGACTTTACTCTTGGTTGCAGGAAAGAAAAAATATCTGACTAAAAACAGCCATCTTCTTGTACACCAATTTAGAGCCGGTTTCAGTGGAAAAAGAGAAGAATTGTTAGATTACTTTAAACATTTGGAAGATGTTCAAGAACAGTTGATAAGTTTTCTAACAGAAAACACAAATTTGGAAAAGAATCAAATGATAAAGTTGCTCAAGAATGAATCTTGGTTGACAACTGAACAAGCCATACAAATGGGCTTTGCTGATGCTATCATTTAATTCTAAATAGAGGGTTTAGAAATGCCAACTCCCTTTGATGAAGGACCACCAGATGGTACTGATTTAGGTTCTGATCTACTTGATGGCTCTATACTTGATGCTGCTTTTTCACAAATGGATGCTGCAGCAAGAGAAAGAGTTATGCAAATCCTCCAATATGTACAAGGTCAAACAGATAGAATTAGATCTGGAACTGGAAGAGGATCCACGTCAGGTGGTACAACTGCAACACCAGGTACTGCAGCTTTTGGAAGAGTTGACAACAACACCGCTACTAGAGGTAGTGGTGGTATCAACAGTGCAGATCTAAATGCCATTGTTGAACTCGTCAGAGCATTGGGAGGAGCAGCAGGTAATGTTAAACAATTCAGCAGTGAATTAAATGCAGCTGCAGCTAATGTCAAGAATTTTTCAGCAGGAACTAAAAATCAAATAACCAGAGAAGAAAGAGTCTCTGGAATAACAAATGCTGGTATTTATCAACAACGTACTGGTGTTGTCACTTCTTTAAGACAATCTGAAATCCAAGCTACAATGATGGGGCTAAACAAAGCTCCTTTAGCATATGGCAGGGCTCCACACAGACAGGCTGCGCATGAATTTGGTCGGATAGCACAACAAGGAATGAATCCAGATCAAATCAATTCTTTAATGGGAAGTCTAGGACGGTCCTTCGATTTCTTAGGTGCACGTGCTAAAGTCCTGGATGATGTAACATCAGCAATGTTTACTAGAGGTAAACTGGATCAGATGGTTAATGCTGGTGCCTTCAATTCAATTCCACAACCTCAAAGAATGAGCCTAATATCAAATGCTAGAACTGGTTTGGAACAACGAACTGCTAGACATATGGCCGATGTGTCTGGACTAACAAAATCTTCACTTGAAAGATACTCAGCAGCTTACCAAGAATCCTACAAATCTTTGGGCCATTCCAGAGGAATATCTTTAGACGCGGGGAGCATTGGTGGAGGTTATAGATCTTCTCCAACTGCAATGGGAAGTTATGCACAAGACCTTATTAGACAAGTACAAACTGCTACTCAGGTAAGTTCGACCAAAGGTGCAACTGGTGCTGTTGTACAAGATTTGTCAAGATATCGTGGAGCTTTAGGTGCAGGTGTTATACAAAGGGTTCAATCCAATCCAGAATTGCTCAAAACCCTTGATCAAGTAAATGCTAAATTCAGAACTACAGCTTCTAGTGGAGATACATTTTCTAAGAAATTAGAAGATGTACAAAAACAATTTAGCTCATCTAGAATGTTACAAAGAAAAGTGGCTGAAATGGATCCAAGTGATCCAAGATTCGCCACTGCCAATACAGCAGCCATAGCAAGTTCTGAAAGAGCTATGCAAGCCATGGATGAAATCATGGCTGGAATGGATAGAAGAACACTTAGAAAAGCCGGAATGAATGATGCTGTAAGTCTGACAGACACTATTAAATCTCTTAAAACTGGAGAAAGTATTCTAGGTGGCGAAAGGGGCCTTAGTACTACACAAAAATTTAAATCTGGAACAGTTGAACCAATGACCCAAACAATGGGCAAATTCGTTGAAATGAATGCAATGCAACTCCAGTGGGCATTGATGTTTGGGTTTTCCAGTCCTATCTTCCAAGGACTTACACAAGTTCCAATGGAATCCACCTATCAAACGATGGGACCAGTGCATCAGGCTTTAGGAAGCCTTACTGGTATGCAATCGTTCCAACAAGAATTTACTGGTTTTGCTCAAACCGCTCCAGCAGTTATGAATGATATGACTTCAAGAGTAAATACAATGACATCTCTCTTGGGATCATCGATGTATGCACAACAAGCCGTTGGAAAAGCATTAGAAACTGCTAGAACAAAACCTATCCAATTTCCAGAGGCCATGGAAGTTTTAACAGCCATGTCCATTTACCCTGGTACTAGATCACAAGCTACAAATAGTGAATTTCAAGAAAAGATGTTTGATGCAACGCAGTTATTAACAATGCTTGCACCTGAACAGGGGACCAGTGGTGCAGTGTTTGCTATCAGAGAGCTTTTAGCAGGACAATTTAGATCACTGGAAAGAAGATTTAATATTTCCCCAGAAATTATTGCTGGATATGCTGGAAAATCCTATGAAGAATTTAAGGGAGAATCTGGAGCAGATATGATTCGAACTTTAAATTTAGGTTTATCCAACATGATGGGTGGTCAGGAAGTCCTTTTGAAAAAAGGAGCACAATTTGATGTACAGATAAAGAATATTGGAGACACACTAACCAGTTCTATAATTGAACCAATGGTTACCAATATTAGATCAGAATATGCAGGTCTGCTTCAACAAAATATGACTCCAGGTCCAGGAGGATCTAGAATAGAAGGATCAAATTTAGAAAAAATACTTCCAGAAGCTCAAGTAAAGTTGTTTCAAAATGCTGCATTAGAAAGGGCAGCAGTAGATGTTGGTGTGAAATACGATCCCAGTAAAAATCTTGCTCAATATCTAGACCAGTTAAAAGGTGAACCAGGAAGACAAGAACAATTTCAAGAAAGTTATGGTCGCAATGTACAATCCCTTGTTCAAGGTTCATATGGAACAACCCAAGGAATGTTGGCTCTTCTAACAACTGCCTTTAACTCAGCCTTATCCCCAATTATGGAAGGGTTTGGAATATCTGGTGGTATAGCTGGACTTGTTGAAAGATTTGGTGGCAGAACTTTAGAAGGAATGTCATCTTTTAGGGGAAGAATGAGTGCCATTGATAGAGGGGAGGTGGAAACTCCAGAAGGAAGACAAAAAGCCAAATCAGACGCAGTAGTTCGATATATAAAGACTTTCATGAAAGATTTGGAAGATTCTGTCAATGATGCAATGGATGGTCTAGCAACTGGTCCTGGTTCTAGGGCTATAAAATCTGTGCGGGATTCTCTTGGAAAAATTGGAATGCGTCTATTCGAACCAATTTCACAAGCTATTATGGTCCAATCTGGAAAGGCTGCATTAGGAATGCCTGGACAATTATTTGGTGGAGTGATACAAAATACTGCTCAAGGTGGTTTAGATTTTCTGTCTGGAAAAGGTGGCAATATTGGTGTATCTGATATTGGTTCAACCATTGGTGGAGCCGGAACTTGGTTACAAATTGGCAAAATTTTTAATCAACAGGCTAAGTGGTACGAAGCTACACCAAAGATAGCTGGATTTGCAATGATGCAAAGAAGTTTCGAAAAATATGGAGCTTTAAGAAGATTACAAGAGAGAACTGGACAAGCAGATTATTCTGATCTAGCAATGCCTGTAGGACTGACTGCTGCAATGATGTTTGGACCTCAGCTTGGAAGAGGACTCTATGGAATGGGTAGAGACGCTTACAGAGATTCAAGCTCTGCAATTGCAAGAAAAATGGCCTCCAGAACTGCACAAAGAGGTATGAACCGTTTAGTTTATGACTTGGATGAAACTGGACTTTATGTAGGAAGAGAACCAAAAAATCTAAGAGAGAGATTTGGACTAAGAACACCTGGAAAATGGGCTAGAAGAGCTGGGATTGGAGCAGGAGTGGCAGCTTTAGGACTTTCCGCTTATGAACGTTACCAATCTGTACAAAGAAGTGGGGGAGCTCCAAATGCATGGGATATTGGATCTATACTTTCTGGAGGAGCGGGAGTATTAGGTGGTACTGCTGTGGGTATGGCTGTAGGAGGTCCAGTTGGAGCATTGGTAGGTGCAGGAATAGGTCTTTCTGGATTGATGGGACAACAATTCCTTGGACAAAAAGGTGATGAACAAAGACAAGCAGAAGCCCTAAAATTCTTTAGAGAAAGAGCGGAATCCACAAAAATTAGACCTCTTGAATTAGCAGTCACAGAAACGAAAACGAAAGCAGCAAAGGATGTTGAAGGAATAAATGAAACTTATGGTTTAGTTAAAAATCAAGTGGTTAGTCCAGAAGAATATGATGCTATAAAACAGTATACACAGGCTTCATACTCTTTACCTGCTAGAAGAATGCTTGATACATATGAATCTTCTGTAGGTTTAATTAGAAAACAACTTAGTGGAAGATCAGATGTTTCAGCATCAAAATTGTCATTACTAATGCCACAGAATGATTCAGATCTTAGAAAAGAATGGCAGAGAAGTGACCTAGGACAAATGGTGGCTTCTCTTGCAACTGAACCAGGAAAATATTTTGAATATGATAAAAAAACTGGTAAAGTTGGAGAAATGAAAGCTGGAACAACAGATGCTTTCGTACAAGCTATAGGTAAATTTGTAGATGCTATAGGTCAATTCACAGATATTAAAATGAAACCTGATTCATATAAAGCTCTTCAGAATCTTTTTTCAGAAGGTGAATTACGAAAACGAGCACAACAAGGTGCCGATTATAGAAGAGCAGATGTTGATGTTTTTAAAGCTATCCAGGCACCAATATATGGAAAAGCCTTAGATAGAGCTTTATATCCAATAAAAGCAGAACCAATTCCAGATGCTACTATAGCCACCAGAACTGAATACGAACAAAACGTTGCAAAAGTGGTTGGTACTGTAAATCAAATGTTTGGTGATCAATTTACTAGATCTAGGAGCGCTATAACTTTAGGTGTAGCTAGTGGAGCCATAACTGCTGAAGAGTGGACAGCTAGTGAAAAGAAAAAAGGCGGCTTATATGCCAGATTATTACGTACCGGAGCAGCTGATGTTGGCACTATGACCAAGAACTTTCCAGATATGATGAGTTCCCTTCTAATGAGTGGTCGTAGTATGGATGATATTGGTAGACTCATTAGACCTAGTATGAAAAGAAATATGAGCACAGATGAGTTTGAAAAACAAATAGTAGAACTAGAAAAGGCCACATCTAGTGGTAATACAGGATTAGCTAAAAAACTTCTTGATGACATGGCTGGTAAAACGAAAGAAGGTCAAGGTCAGTCTTTAGAACAAGCTAAAAATCAAGAGGCAGATGCTAGTAAAACTGCGTCAATAGGATTAGACAGTGTAGCAAGTTCAGCAATTATAGCAGCTGAAGCTTTGAACATGATTTCCAAAGGTATAGTTACTACCACATTGGACAACACAGCAACTGGTAGAAGAGAAACCTACGATAAAAACGATAATCCATTAGCTTATGTTCCTCTGGATGGAAGTAAACCTGACTCTGCCGTTGTTCGAAAAGCTGGAGAAGGTCCTGGTAAAGATAGGTCTGCACAATTAAGTATAGATGAAATGTATGCACTACAAGGTTTACAACCAGTGAGAGATAAGGACGATAAAGTTATAGGTTACAAACCTTTAGAAACACCTATTAAAGATAAAAAAACAGGTCAATATAGAATGAATAGAACTGTTCAGGATTTCGGTTGGCCTGAACCAGTAAATAATAAACGGTGGAGTGATATCTTGTTCGACACAGAACTTGGACATGATGATATCAATTACCCTCCAGGGGAATCTCCTTCGAGCTCTAAAGCAAAAGCTGCTGCACAGAAAAAAGGTTTGCGTCAATTAGGTTTGGGTGCTGCAAAACATGGAGTTCGTACTATTAATCCAATGCTTGGATTGATGCTACAAGCTGCAGATTGGTTATTTGGAGGAACTGAAGCAGGAGCTGCAGAAATTCCTGGAACAAGTCCTACTGGAGATGAAGTTCCAGGACCACTTAAAGATATTTTGGGTAGTTCCAAATCACCCGTCCGTCCTGGAACGACTCCCGGAACTGGTCAAGAATCAACTCAATGGGAACGTCTAAAAAGATCTGCTAGAGAGTCATATGAAGAAAGAAGACAAAGTCAAGGTAGAAGAGCAGCAGAGTCTACTGGATCTGGAACAGTACCAAGAGGTACTGTTGCAGAAAAATCTATGGGTCTTCTTTCCTCTGGAAGCAGGACTCTTGAAAGATTAGGTGCGGATCTGGAAGCAGAAGGGTATGGTAAAGATTCAATTCAACAAGCTTTGGGCCCATTAGGTGCAAGAGCCCAAGAAACGATGAAGCAATTGCAATCAAAATATGGAGGAGGAGCAACTGCAGATGGCAAAACAAAAGAAACTGATCAGGAACGAATTTCTAGGTTAAGGGACTTTAATGCAAAATATATAACATCCACAGATCCTTCTACTGGAAAAACATATCGTGGCAATGAAATGTCTCCAGAGATGTTTAGAGCTGAAACAAGAGCTAGACAATTTGCAAAACATCGTGCTGAAGGTGCTAATCCGATGAAAGCTTTAGCACTAACAGACAGAGATATGGCAGAGAGTCAAGCTTTACTAGATTGGGGAACAGGAGGACTTAAAGCTGGACACAAAATAGGAGATCTTTTTGGAAATTCTTTTACAGTTACTCAAGAAGAAGCAGAAGCATCTGCAAAAAGAATTGCAAAAGCAAAAGGAGCAACAGCCGGAATATCAACTGAAGCAGGTGCAACAGCATCAGGTTCTGCCAGAATAACGAAAGACGCTGTTGAACAAGAAATTCAAAAAACAAAACAAGTCACAGACAACGTTGCAGCACAGCAGTTTTTTGGAAATATCGGAGCCGGAGGAACTGAAGGACCTGGAAAGTATACAGAAGTAGAAAGAGCCAAAATACAGGAAATGGCTAGTCAAACCGGAAGGTCATTTGAACAACAAGCCAAAATTTATGATAGTTCTGGTGGTATTAGTTATAAGTCTCTTAAAACCAGTCCAAAAGGTTCTGGTGGCATAACAGTTCCTGGAGCTGGAACTGGAGGAACTGAAGTTGGAAAGTATACTGTTGATCCAACCCAATTCTCACCGACACTTATGGCTTTACAACAAAATGCAGGAGGAGGAAATGTTAATAGTCCAGGAAGCAACATACCAGGGAGTTTGCCAGGAAGCTGGATGGCACCAGCTGGAAGTTCTGCTAGAGGATTAGCACTAAGTCCTTGGGGAATTAAATTACAAGAAGAACAATATGAGAAAGAAAAGGCTGCTGCACAGGATGCTGCTACAAAGGAGGCTGGTGGAACAGGACCTAGAATGACTCCTGAAGAAGCAAGGGCAGCAAGACTTCGGGAGTGGAATAAAAAATGGCAATCTGGAGGTGCTCCACCAGATGAAGGTTCTAAAAAAATAGACCCAGCATTATTAGCTGGTCCTAGAGATTATGATGCCTATGACCTTGTTGGGGCAGAAGAAGATCTTGCTGCTAGAAAGGATAAAGAAAGACGTATTGCAATCAATATGTCTATGGGTGGTCCAGAAAGAACACGTGAACAAGCAGAAAAATCTGTTGATACAGCTCAAAAACTAGTTGAACAGATGGGTGGAAGATTTAGTTATGGTTCTTTTTCTGGTGGTTCAGAAGCAGATAAAATAGGAGATAGCGTTTCACAAGCAATAAATTCCATTAGTGGAGGTCCTAGAAAGAAATTAGAAACTGATTTAGGAACACCTACACCAGAAGGATCAAAAACACTACAAGAAGTAGCTGCTTTTAATCTAAGACAATCTGCAAGTGATAAGAGTTTAGGAACTGTTATAGAAAGAAATCAAAGTGATGATCTTCAAAAAATGAATAAGGAAATGAGCAGCTTCGACACTTTATCAGGAATACAAAGACAACCTCCGGCAGTACAACAAATAGAACAGAAACAACCAGCAATGCAGAATCCAGAACCAGTAATGAGAAATTCGATGCAACAACAATCGGGAGGACCAGCGGCAACTCATGTCACAATTAATACACCTTCAGCGAGTTTGTATGGATAAAAACGTACCTTCCATAAAACCTTGATGTAGGAGGATCATTATATATGGAAACAGCAACACAAGGAATGGATAGGTTTTTACTAGCGGACGTAAAACCCCGTAAATTGGAAGGAGTTCCAGTAATCTATCCTGACAGACCTGGAGTTAACAGGAATGTATATTCTACAGAAGAATTAACAAAGGCAATAGATTTTTACAACAAGTTGACGGAACAAGATCCTACCTATAGATATTCATTCGCTAAACACCCAAAAAACGAAGAAGAAGAATGGGTTGGTTTAATTGCAGGGTATATGGATGATATCTATTTCTCAGATGGAATTGTAAAAGCAGATTTTACATTATTTCCTACTGTATGGGGTTGTTTCATTTCCTGGCTACTTGATAATAAATATAAAATTGGTCTTTCTATAAGAGGAGGTGCAAAAAAACGTCCAGACACAGCAATTGTTAATAACACGACAGTGTCCGTTAATAAAAGAATTGATTTGAAATTGCAAGGTGTGGACTTTGTTGTGTACCCATCCTACGTTACAACACATGCTGCAAGTGATAACATAGTAGAAAAATCACAGCATCAGGAAGTTTTTATTCCTGATGCCAAAGGAAGTAAATTAGAGGGTGAACGAGTGTTTTTCGATTCTCTAATAGAAAGTTTTGCAACTAGGGTTGTCGAGCAAACAGGTAAAAATTCGATTTCTGACATAAAAGAATTAATGTTCGATAAAACATTAAAAACCAGTTTTAGGGAGGATGAAATTATGAAGACAGATGAAACTTACGATAAACTTGTTCTGGAAAAGGACAAGATATCAAATGAGGTTGAGAGGCTCAACCTAGATAAAGAAAAATTGAATCAAGAGGTTGAATCTCTACAAGCCAAAATGGATGGATTGACGAAGGAGGTGGAAGAGAAAGAAACCCTTATGACTGGTTTTTCTCAAATTGCATCTGAGACTTCGATCAAGGAAGCAAAAGTGGAAGAACTCAATAAACTGATAGAGGCGAAGGAAACAGAAATCAAATCTATCGAAGAGGATCTGGAAAAGGTCTTGGAAAAAGCCAAGAAAGGTGAAATGGTTGTGAGGATTGCTGGGATGATTTTCAGCAAAGATGAAAAACCAAGACTTCGGGTTGTATCACCGGAAGAAAGAGTTACAAAATCCGAGTGGGCCTCCGTGAACAAGGAAAAAATCAAAAAACTGGTATACCTGTCTGAAAACGAAGACGTTGCAAAACAGGTATTTGCCCTTGTTCGAGGAATGGAAAATCACGAAAGTCTTAATCATCCAATATACCAGCCATTTGCCTCTCAAGAAGAGGATTTTGATATTGATCTGGTTTTGAATGTGAATGGATTGACACAAACAACAGATTTCATTCAATCACTTATCACAGATTCACAAACCAAAGAGGAAAGGGCATCTGTGCTTCGATTTTTGAAAGACAAGTATACAGCCCTTCAAGCTGCTGGTCTTGCAGAAATTCCCTCCTCACTGCGAGATAAAGTCATTGAGGTTATCGAAGGGATGGAGATCGAACAACATGAAACCTCAAGTATTGTTGAGCCACTTATTCAATACGCTGTAATCAATGATTTTATTGACTTGGAAACAATTCAAGAAAATATTAAAGTGGATGCAGCTGGGCTTCAAATGAAAGTCATCGATTCCATTATCGATTCCATCACAAGAAGTGCTGATGAAACAGCAGAAGAGGATGACAAAGGCACTGATGAAAAGAAAGAAGAGATTCTTGAAGCACTTCAAGATGAAGACTTTGTTACCAAATTGATTGGTAAAGAAGAAGGTTCGGATGAAGTCAGTGCTTTTGCACAAGCTTTCGATATTACATCACTGGAAGATTTCAAAGAGAAGTTTGTTGATGAACTTAATAAACTTCTGGAAAGTGGTGATCATACTACCTCTCTTAGCATGATCCAAAACCTTGCCTTAGCCTTTGTACAATCGGAAATGCAAGACGTTAAGGGGTTAGATAAGGTCATGGGTTCCTGCTTCTCAAAATTGTCAGATATGCTTAGTGGGAAGACAGATGAAAACTTGTCACCCGCTGATGGTAAAGAGAATTCGGAGAAGGATTCTGCTCCAGTAGAAGATGAAGCAGGAAAAGACGTGGAAGCGGTCAAAGAAAAAACAAAGGACCAAAGAATGAGTCCTGTGAAAGAGAAAAAATCAGAAGGGAAACCTTCTGGAACAGAGGAGGAGATAGACGCCATGCTATTCGAAGAAATTCAAACAATCCTTCAAGATAATTTCGAAGGGATAGAAGTTTCGAAACCAGAGGATATTGTAAAAACCATTAACAAACTTACAGGCGATTACCAACAGACTTACATGGAACTGAACACACTTCAGTTAGAAGGTCTGAAGACGAAAGCCACTGAAAAGCTTATGGAAGCTGGATTGGAAAAAGATGAAATTAAAGCAGCCCTTAAAGAGGCTTCCAGTCCAGAAGAAGTAGAAGCAGTTGTTGCCGAATTGGAAAAGAAAACCGAGAAAGTAACCGAATCTGTTAAGGGAAAAGGCAGATCCGTGGTAGAAGATGTGGCGCCGGATACTGATGCTAATGCCCGGTTCCAGAAAGTTATGGGAATGATATAAAACCTTTGTAAGAGATTCATTATAAATAAGGAGGATAGTTGCTATGAACGAAACAGTTCAAAAATATGTTGATATTGCAAGGCAAGATATTGCCGGGATTCCGGAAGATATGCTTGATATCTACAACGCTCTGCTGGACAACGAATGTAAAGAGCTGACAAGAATTGAAGAGCAGACTTCAACAAAGAACATTGACAGAATTGCTACCGTGTTTCTGCCGGCCATCAAGAAATTGGCCAGGGATTCCATCATTAGCAAAATTGTTGGTGTACAACCAATTCCGGATAGAGTGGCCATTCTACAGATGTTGGATTATGTCTATACCAACGCTCATACGGATGACCCAATGTTCACCAGTACAGCGGACCAGATTGCAGCAGGGGATTCAGTGGTTGATCATCCCACCACCGAGTATTCACTCGGGCCCGCGGAAGGTGAAAGCATCACACAGGGAATCGACTTCATCGTGAGGGAGATTGGTGTTAAAGCAATCCAGAGAAAGTTAGCTGGTAAATGGACATTTGAAGCCCAAGATTCCAGTGACAAACTTGGTCTCAATCTGGAAACACAGATCACCAAAGCCCTGGCAGCGAAAATCGTAGAGGAAGTGAATTTTGAAGTCCTTAACGATCTTTACAATGGTGCAAGTGGAGGTACGGCAACATGGACCAAACCAGGAAGCTCAGACTCCCCACAAATTAAAGATCGGAAAGAAAAAGAATTGTACTTCCAGATCATTGAAGTTGCCACTGAGATTTATAACCTCACAAGACGTTATCCCAATTTCGTGGTATGTTCACCCAGAACAGGTGCATACTTCAGAAGAACAGGTGAATATGTATCTTACACCGACGGAACAAATCATCAGCCACAAATTTCCAAAAGGTTGATCGTTTCCGGTACGTTGAATGATGAATTCGATATTCATATCATGCCAAACTTGAATACCGATGACATCCTGGTCGGGTACAAAGGTCCCAGTGAAATGGAATCAGGGTACATTTATGCACCGTATATTCCAATGATCATCATGGACAGCTTCTATAACGTGGAGAACTGGTCATGGATTCGTTCAGTCGGTTCTTTCTACGCGAAGCAAATGGTCATGTCAAAACTTTATGGTAAAGTCACTGTCGTGACCCCATAATTTATCACTTGGCCCTATAATCTACTAAAGGTTAATAAGTCGCCATTAATTTGGCGACTTAAAAACAACACAAGGAGGGAATTTTAATATGGCAAATCCCACAACGCAAAATGCCCCCGTAAAAGGATTGCTTGTTCTGGTTTGTGATGATATTTCACAAAGCGAAATTATGAAACTGGAACCGATCCTGTTAACGGAAACACAATATAACAACGTTCTTGCCGGCACACAGTCTTTGACTTTGACGGTGGAAGAAGACGAGAATGAAATTAAATCAGCAAGTTTGGCAATACCAGCCTAATTGATTTAATTCAAAGATTAGAAGGGGACAGTAGAAATGCTGGTCCCCTTTTTATATAACCGGGAACTCTTCTAAAAATCCTTTCTGTAACATGTATTGAAAGACCTCACGCTTCTTTGGAATAGCTTTTTCTAATTTAGACTCAATATCTTTCTTCATACTTACTTTTTCTTTGATTCTGTATTGATTATCTAATTGTTCTGGAAGAAAAAAATCTAAATTAGGTTTAGATCCAACATTAAAAATATTTGGATTTGAAGATATGATCTTAAAAACTATACTAAAAAACTTCTTGAATCTATTGTAAAACTCTTCATTTTCTTTGTAAGGAAGTACCATAAATCTGGTTCCATATAACTGATAAATTTTAACTAAAATAATGTCTAAAAGATATTTGGTTAATATACTTTCTTTCCCAACATTTTCTATGTTAGAATTTTTAATATATGTAAACCAAATGAACATTCTATTATCAAAGTAGAGCAACTTCTTATATGGATCTACTTGTTTCCTAATATTATCATACCTATCTTTAGTCCATTTATTTGGATGCTCATCTTTCAAACCCTTTGTTTTTAATATCAACTTGTTTATCTTTCCTTTATTTACATCTATATGTGGAAAATCCAATCTATCCATTGGTTGATAGGCTAGCATTAAATAAGTGAGGATGATTTCAATATCTTTCGTTTCAAAATCAGATTCAAGGTTAATGTAAGATTCTAACATCTTTCCATATTCAATTAAAGAGATGTAATTATGTGAAATCTCTTTTCTTTCCATTTTTGCTAATAAATTTCGAATGAATCCTTTGTCAACCTGCTCTGATTGAAGTAACTTCTTTAAATCTTGGACCTCTTTTATTCTAGATTCTCCTTTTAATCTTTCCATTAAATCTTTCATATTAGATCTGTAAAGTAGAATGGGATTTTCCTCTTTTTTCGTAGAACTTTCTTTTTCGGCTGGTTTACTTGTGGAAGAAAATCTAATTTGCTCAATATCTGGTTCTGGAAATAAATGCATCCAATCTTCTTCTAGTGTTTCCATAGGGTCATAAATCAAAACTTCACGATTGCCATCGTCGATTATTGAATTTCCTGTGATAACATTAACTAGGAAATCTTTATCTTGTATATTTCTGGTTTGTACGTTTCTACTCAATAGATAAACTTGTCCTATGGTCAGAAACCTGTTCTCCAGTTTTTTATGTTTACAAAACTGCACTATTTTTGGACAACTAGCTGTACAAAGGTTTCCACTTAGCGTACATCTAGTAAAAGAATTGTCGTAAAGAAGATCATTAACATTAATTATGCCACGACTAATACCATACGAAACTATTGAATTTACCGCATTACAAACTACTTGTAAAAACGGTAGGTATAGTCGGGCATCTAGGGGTTTTTTGTTGGATCAGTAGCCTCCTCTTTTTCCTCAGGAGACTTTATACCCTCTTCATCTGTCATAGTAGAACCAGGAAGTAAAGCTTCCCGGAATGATTGTGGCAATGTATTGATATTTATTTTTACCACAACATCTATCACTTTAGCCAATTGATTAGTAGTAATAGAATCTAAATCTTTTGGTTCTACACCAGTAAGGACCTTGGACATCAACTCTTTTATTAATTCTAAAGAATCTGTATCCTTTAACATATCTCGCATTGTTACAAATACGTTAGCAGAATTAAATTCCTTTTGTTGATCAGGGGTTAGCTCGGAAAGTATGTTTTCAATAACTTTCCGTCTAACCCCTTCTAAAGCTTCCATGAACCTTCCTAGAATTTCCATTAATTGGATAGCTGGCATTGGTGTCATTGCATAGTAAGAAGAGCCAATAGCAACGTACTCTTTCTTTGAATCGGTGATCAATGCTTCTAAATCACCTAGAACATCTTTTGGGACCTGTTCAATCGTAAGTTTTTGTACTGACATTTCGACTTTTCCTTTCTGAATTAAGCAATCATTGCATCAATCAAAGCACCAACATCCTGTGGTGTTGCAGTTTCATCGTACTCCAAAGACCCATCTCTACATTCTGCCTGTCCATTTTGCCAATTGAAATTGGCACGTGCGGTTCTAGTTCCACCTGCACCCTCATCTGTTCCAAAAGCTTGAAAGGTAAGACCACCACCCTGCCAATCTGTAGGACTTGCATCTGTGCTGGTATCTGAAAAGATGAAATCTACCACACCAATCATCGTAGCAACCTGTCCAGTACAAACTTCTGCTAGTTTGCCAGAAGCTAGCGATTCCAGATTATCTCTCTCGCTTATAATACTGTCAATATTGGCAGTTACTCTAATTGACATTTGACCATCAGTATGTGTATAGATTGTGCTTTCACCACCTCCACAAGGTTTTGCTCGATTGATAACATAACCCACTTCTGTGTTCGTATCAACATCATCTTTTGCTACCCAATTAACAATTGCCTGATCTTGAAGACCAACATTGGCACTTCGCAAGCAAATATCGCCTTGAACAGCTTGGTCAATAGATCCACAAGAAATAGTAACTGTTGTGGTTTCAACCGTAAGGTTTACAATAAACAACTTAACACAGGAATTGCCACACTGGAATAACTCCCTTCCACTACTAACTGAATATTCTGTAGCACCAGTTTCTGGAATTCCATAATCAACAACTGGACATGCGCCCATAATAAGTACCTCCTATTTAAAAATTCTATCTAAGGTTTTATCAATGTTCGATTAACATCGACAATATCGCAACGTTATTAAAACCGACCTCCTTACTAATAATGAACTCCCTCTACCATATATTGGTTTTGATATATTAGATAACATACAAAACAATCTGGTATTATTACTGAGAGTAAAATTTAAATTTTCCACCAATTCCAAATGCCTATTTATATACCAATCTATAAATTCGATTATTTTAGATCCATACGGATCAAAATCTGGATCAGTATTCGTGTCAAATGCCATTGTTATTGTTTGTCTGTATTCTACACTTGGAATGATTTTAACATCTCCAAATTCTGGAACAACGAAAAATCCTATGTCATTCAGATAAGTCGTTGAATTCTCAGTGCTATCTGCTTCATATATGGTACTGTAGTACTGTTGTGTGTTCCATATCAACATTCCATAAAATGGTGCATCTGGAACATCAGGTTTTGTTTCATAAACTAAAAAGGGTTTGGATGTGTCATTCAAAATAATATTTCGAATCTCTGAACCGTATTCCTGAAAGATTTTATTGTAATTGTAGACACAACTCATTATATCACCCTTGCATCTCTAGGATATTCAACCCAAATTTCATAATCCATCGAGCTCATTAAGTATATGTGAATATAAGCAATTCCTAATGGTGCTGACGTATACATATTTTCATACTTCGCATTAACGTCTTTTAATGTAACCCAAACATCAGGATCAGTACAGGTAGAATGAATAATCCCAATTTTATTCAACATTTTATTTTGTCTATACACATAACTAGACAACCATTCACCATTAACGAATAGAAAATAGGATCTAAAAGTTTCTTTAACAGTTGGAGGTGCTTGCTGTCTAATATCGAAAACACCACCCGGATAGACGTATAATTCCCCTTCATATATGAAAGATCCACCCTTTATTTGTTTTATTGGTTGTCCCTCTTCATTTGCTGGCCAATGTATAAATAAACCATCTACTATTCTGGTTTCCGACCATTGTAACATTCTGGTAAGAAATCTATCCAGATTACCCCCAACATAGTAAGTGTTGTCCTTCCCTTCTGTGTAGTATAGAATTCGAAGATACAAACCATCCATTCCCATAGAAACGTACATCATAGATTTATCTTCATCTATAGAAAATTGATTTTGTAGTATTGAATTATGCAACGAATAAATCCTATCCAGCTTGTAGACATTCTCCTTTCTGACATTGTCATAAAGATAAGCTTCCACAGTTGTTCCATGTACCATGCAGTATCTGAGGTATACAATAGGTTTATTTAGCAATACAATTTCTTCTTTTAAATACACAGCTATGGTTTCCTTCCATCTGTATTTTAATTATGTTTTAGGACCCTTTTACTTTATCAAGATCAAAGAGTCATAAATCCTTTGCGTTATTATCGGATAGCCCCATCTTACTCGTAATCTTACACCACACTCTTTTATCAAATCCTTGTGAAATTCCATTCTAATTGGAACTAAAGAAAGTCTTGGATAAGTCCAATCGTATATTTGTGGTATCGTTTGTAGGTCCTCACCCATGGTTGTAATTTTTATATAACCTTTACTTCGTAGGTAATCTAAAAATTCTTGTGGAGTTCCGTATTCAGATTTTCGATAATTGCTTATTTCTAACCAAATCATAAAATGTACTAAACCTTCTTGAGGACATGCAAAAAAGCCATCAATGTATTTTGAATCTGTTCCAGTTATTTGGTAAGTGGTGGCGAGATACATTGAATTAGTACCCATATTAACTGAAACATTTTTATTATCTGTTGCATCGATGAAGAAGAAATCTAAATCCGAAAACTTGTCTTCTAGGTCAAGAATATTAAAAGTGATTAAATCTGGAGTCACAATTTCATCAGTAAAAATGTCTCTGTATTGTGGATCAATAGTGCCAATTTCAAAATCCGTAGTTTTTGGACTTACTGTGAAAGAGAATTGTGTTGCACATGATTCAACAAATTGCTGAATGATTCCTGAGAAGACATTCTCTTCTGTTTGTGCTATACAAAATCTTTGATCAGCTTGTCTAAATTTATCTCTTGCATGTGTGATTACAAATTTTTCGTCTACATACCAAGATTTAGCATAAGCATATCTGAATGTGTCGTAAATGGACCAGAAAACATTAATCCTCTCATCGACTAACATTACTTGTTGACTTGAAACTGTGTATCTTTCTCCAGATTCTTCGTATGTTATTTCTAGTGTTACACTTCTTTCGTCGGTATGTTCCTCAGAGGAATGTAAAAATGCTCTTCTTCCTTCACCCTCAACAGAATAGAATTCATACGTGTTGTTTACTTCAGTATAGATTAACTCTCTAGATACTAGAGACTTTACTTCGGCTGTAAGGATGTAGTATCTTTCATATGTTGTATTTGTTTCAGATTCATAGGTGTTATATAAATGTGGGTGAATATTAACATCAGTATGTACTATTTGCCATGGATTGAAGGTTCCAGATATTCTTTCTGATACACCTCTAATTCCCTCTTCAGAAAATCCATAAATAGAGGTAAATCTCCTGCTTATATAATCTTTATCTGTTATATGATATTCTAATCCAAATCTTCTATTTAACTTTCCAGAAATATAATTCTTGAAAGTGAATCTCCTGGAAGTAATAGCTTTCCTCCAGGCAGTTTGCAGCTCTTTAAAAGTAAGAATTTTGCTGCTTATTCGAATTACTTGTTCTGCTTCAATTTTCCAGGATGTTGTAGCTTCCAGATATTTGACATGAAGTATATAAGAAGTTTGTAGATATTTTTCTGTAAAAATCGAATAACTTGTTATGAATTGTTTTTCTGTAAGGATTCGATAATTTATATCAATCTCTTTTTCAGTCTGAATTTTCCATTTGGATTCTAAAGTATTAGAGAAATAACCAGTTGTCCATGAAGTATCTAACAAATCTTCTATAAAAATTCTCCAGGAAGAATCTAGAACTTCATACTTTTCTGGATTGAAACTACTTGAACTTGATGATTCACTACTTGAGCTTGATGATTCACTACTTGAGCTTGAAGAAGAGATACTTGAGCTTGATGATTCACTACTTGAGCTTGAAGAAGAGCTACTACTTGAACTACTTGAACTTGATAAACTACTTGAACTTGATGATGAACTACTGTATATAATATCTTCGAATTCTACTTGTATTAATTCATGTTCAACATTTGTCCAAGAATCTAGAATTTCAATATTAAAAGAACTGCTTGAAGATGATGATTTACTACTACTTGAACTACTTGAAGATGATGATCTACTGCTGCTTGAACTACTTGAACTGCTTGAACTACTTGAACTACTTGAAGATGATGATTTACTACTACTTGAAGATGATGATTTGCTCGAGCTTGAACTGATTGATGATGAGCTACTACTAGATTTACTAGATGAACTTGATGATTTACTGCTGCTTGAGCTACTACTCGATTTGCTTGAGCTACTGCTGCTTGAACTGTTTGAACTTGATGATTCACTACTACTTGAAGAACTACTTATTGAACTACTACTGCTGGAACTTACTGCTTCAACAGAATACTCTAATAAAGAATCCCATAGACTGTTGTATGTAGCTTTGATCCATGCCGCTGAACGGGCGGTGGAGGATATGCAGACCTCATCAATTATACCATTTATTCTTTGAGGCGTACTGGTGGTGGGGTTTTGCGCTCCGATAAACAAAGGGTTAGAAATGTCTAATATACCACCTGTTGTGGCTCCGGTAGTGGTTTGGGCTACTCCGTCAATGTATAGGATAGCGGTTGTCCCGTTATAGGTTACAACTACATGTTTCCATGTATCAACAGGGAAAGCCGCATCAGAAACCGGATCGGGGGATGTCCTGCCATCGTCAGCGAAAATAGGAGAATATAACTTTTGATCAGCATCATTGTTGAGTAAAATCAGATATTGTCTATCTGTATTATTTATTGACGCATCCATTTTAGAAATGAATCCGTCGAAGTCCCCTTTTGAAGTAATATACGCTACCAACGAAACAGTCAATTCAGACATATTTGTAAGACTAGCGTCTGCTGTGACATTTATTTGGTCATCAGTCCCATCAAACTCTATTGCATCACCAGCCTTACCAGCAACCAAGTCAGCGGTGGTCATGCTTCCATCAGGAGTTCCATCATTGGCATTTGAAGTGGAATCCTTTATAGCACCAGAAGCATCCCCGTTCGGATCTTGAGCCATATGCCAGACGCCGACAAAATTGGAATCCCAAACATTATGCGTTACAGCATCGGTGGTGTCGCCAACATAGGAGGTGTTGTCATCCTGAGTAGAATCATAGAACAGATAAAGAGTAGTGTCTGCGGAGCTTGATATCGTTGGCACTTTTACATGAAGAACGGCAGTTTCATTAGCATCATCCCACTTTTCTATCTCCACGAATAGTTGACGATATGATGAATCTGTAACAGCTATTTTCTTTCTATTAGCATCAGAAGCAAGTTCGTCAAAAACCGCTGTTGTGTCTGCAGAAGTAATACCACAGGATGAATTAAGCTGAATCGTAACCGGGAAATCAACTAGATCTTCATCAACTTTAGAAGAATCTATGGTAAGTTCTAAATTATTAGCCCAATCAGCAGGATTAACCACTGAATATGTTCCAGTGCGAATTGCATCAATCTCATCCGTTGTCAGGATGTCTTTGAAGACGACTACTTCGTCAATAAGGCCATCGAATGTATTTGGCGACGCTCCACCAATTTCAAGAGGACCATCTTCTATATTGATATTGTTCGTGGAAGTGCCACTCGCATTAATGATTTTGCTACCCGCTGTATCATCCCATAGTACAAGTTTCCACGACTTATCTGAATCGTTGAAAGTTAACCCTACATGATACCATACCCCGTTCGATAATGACGAAATACCATCCGTATCTGTTTTATAAACCTGCTCAGTGCTACTCCCACCGTTATACCCTATGTAAAACCGTAATCCTCCTCCGGAAGAAGAATGATCCAGCCAAAATGTCGTCTTATCAACAGCATATTTAGAAACTAATCCGCAGTAAGTCGAAGCACTTTCAAGTTTAAACCAAAATGCTAACGAAAAAGCCGGAGTAGTTGCACCATTTTTGATCGGAAATCCAGCATCTAAATTTGAATCAGTAATGGATAAATTTTCATCGTTGTCGTGCTCTAGATCCGCACAGGCAGCACCCTCCTTATAATCACCAGTGCTTGTGCCGACAGTGTTATTGTCTGTGAGCGTATTTGTCCCGATGGAATCAGTTGTTAACGCACCTTCTTCGAAGGACCATAAAGCTACACAATTATCATCGTTAGAAAAATCATTATTTCCTAATGTTGGTCTACTAGATGAGCTTGATGATTCACTACTGCTTGAGCTTGATGATTCACTACTGCTTGAGCTTGATGATTCACTACTGCTTGAAGAACTACTTGAACTGCTACTGCTGGAACTTACT